AACGAAATGCTTATCAGAGAATACAAAGGCGTCAAGTTCCCTTGCCCCGGTGTCTGCACAAATAAGTGGGATACCGAAGATTGGAAACAGTGGATTGAAAATCACAGAACCAATTAGTTATTAATTAACTTGTACATGATTGGTCAGTAAGTAAACGAACGAAACACTTTAGTAAAGGATTACCACCACCATGCCGAAGAAACCCACCGAAACAACTGCACTCGAAGACATCCGAGCCAAAATCGAAGAAACCAAACAGGAAATGGCCGAAAGAGACCAAGTAATCGAGGCGGCGCAAGAACTGAACGAACTGAATAAGAAAGCCAATCAGCAAATCGACATGCTGAACCGACTCGCAATCTGCGCCGACGACACCGATGTTGACTGGTTGATGGTTTACAAAACGCAGTCCCACCGCTTCAACAAAGGCGGTACGCCGCTCGAAATTCTCCATCTGCTGATTGCGGGGAAAATCGAAACCAACGATAAAAACTGCCTGACCCCGGCAGATGTACGGGACCAGTTGATAGCACTGGGATACCACAAATACGCCGCTTTCAATAACAACCAAGGCTATGCGTTGGTCTACGGTGCCTTGCGAAAAATCGGGGCAATGGCCGGAATGCAATGGATGAACGCCATCCGAGTCGGCATCTACATCTAAAACCCACTAACCACGATATCCCGTTAGGTGAAGCTCATACCTAACGGGATATCTGTTTATATTCAACCCCCTGTACATGATAATCAATTGCTTATAATAAACTAATTCGTTAGCATGTACACAATGGAGCATGAAGCAAAGTAACACAATACAACGAAACTGACGAAAAGAAAAGAAAAGTAATTAGTTAAGTTGTACATGATGAGATGTAAAGTAAAACAAACAATCGCCACACTAACCAAAGACGCACAGAGAAGAGAAGGAAAAGCCCATGATTACACCGGAATCAATCACGACCCTGACCGAAGCCGAAAAGCTCCAAGCAGATGCGCTCGAAGCACACTGCGACGGAATCATCGGACCCGCAAGCCAGTTGGACCCCGCCCAGAAAGATTACGTTGTCGATATGGGTGCTTACGCCAAGGCCGCCAAGAAAGCCGACAAGGACTTTGTCCTGTCCATCAAGGTCCGGGCGAACGTAGCCACACGCTACGAAGAGGCGAACTGGAAAGTCGCTTACGATGTCGCAACGTCCAAGCTGACTTTCACCATGCCCAAGGTGAAACGCACGTACAAGAAACGTGACCCCTCGCCCGCCGTAGTCGTACCGCCCGCCGAAGCTGCATAACTGCATAACCGCATAACTCCGAAGCTGTAAAAATATTATCGGAACGGCCCCGCTGGAATTCCACCAGCGGGGCTTTGTTTTATATTAAGTTATTAGTTAGCATGTACATAAGAAGGTAGTTAAAAGGCAACGTGACGCAACACCCCCGACCGGATGGCCCTATATAACTGGGCACTGCGGGGGAAGCCCCGGCATCGTCCCCCGAAGGGATGCCGGGGCTTTGTTTTATATTAAGTTATTAATTAGCATGTACATAAGTAAGTGTTCAGAATGAAAGGAACAACAATGTCATTGAACGTGAATTTCGACGAATGTAAACCAGCCTTTGAAAAATGCGACAAAGGCTACAAACCCGAAGGACCATTTGCCATGGTCAAACGTGACGAAAAGGGCAATATCACACATCGTCTTACCCATACATGTCGAGCCATCGTTGGAATGCTCATGGGCCTCGGCATGGGAAGAATCACAGGAAAGACGGTTAACGAGTTCACCGAAAGAAGCGAACTCTGGCAGGATGTAATCGGACCATGTGGACCGGGATGGTGCGATGATGCAGAGGACGAAATCAAATACGTGCGAATAACCCCCGAAGATATCCGCAACCATATCGGCTTGGCCTCCAACGTGTCCAAAGAGACAAATGCAGTCTTCTACAAGAAGCTGCGGGGCAACGTCAAGGACCGTCTGTGGAGACTGGCCCAGAAAGCCGCCCAAGCTGCATAACGAAGGTCGATGAGGTGCGACCCGCCATGCAAACCAGCTCAACAAGAAGTCCCCGCCCCGGATGGGTGGGGACTTTCCTTTATATTAAGTTATTAGTTAGCATGTACATAAGTAAGTGTTCAGAACGAAAGGAAACGACATGGACGCAAATCAGGCAGCAGACAAACTGGCAAAAGCCGCTAGTAAAGACACCAAAGGCAAAGGCACCGACCATCTAGGCACCAGTATGAGAGACATGCTGAAGGCTGGTGTAAGCGACGAGGTGCTGCTGACAGGCATGAGTGTGGCATCAGGGTACTTATCCCCCGAGTCCGCCGTAGCCTAACCCCCCGCCCCCTAACCCTTGGCCCCGCCCCCTCCGGGCGGGGTCTCTTATATATTAAGGTATTAATTAGCATGTACAGGGATTACTTTACTAATTAGCATGTACAAGATAGTGCATGAGCAAGTCGAAGACCCTCATCATTGCTGCTCTGCTGTTGGCCCTCCCTGCTGGTATCGTACTCGCAGGAACATGGCTGACAGTGCAACGGCACAAACGGAAAGGACTCACCGATGAACATCAAGCTCGAAGCAATGGAACAGGCACGCAGACAGGAGCAGGAACGACTCACCACGAACTGCTCACCGTGTACTCCTGACGAACACTGTGCCGAGTGCCCCGGTCAAGGGTAACACGACAACATACCAGCATCCCCGACCCCGCAGCAATGCGGGGCGGGGTTGCTTAGTTACCTTGTACATGATGGGGTGTAAGATACACCACCATGAACGAAAGGAAACACATCATGGACGCATCGAGAGACGAGAGAGTGATAGCAATCAGAGCCGACAACCTCATCGGTACAGACTCATGCTCATTCATTGATGAATGCTTGAGTGATGCTGACATCGTAGAGGAACTAGACAGGCGTAACATAGTGTCACCTGTCGATGCTATCAAGCACCTCATCGACGCACAGCATGGACAGTACGAGCGAGGGTTGGGTACACGAGCAGGCGACGATGATGACCCCATCCTCATTCAGTTCAACGACTGGGTAGTCAGACGTGACGCTCACCTACTCACACTACCCAGCTAACCCAGCCCAGCCCCCAGCCCTGCCCCGGTCAGGGGGCAGGGCTGGGTGACGTAGTGACGTACCATGGTATGTTGCTACCTATATATGTAAAGGTATTGATACGATGCACCCGAAAAAAAACCACGCCACACTAAAACATAATTTAAAATTAAAAAATTATTTTCAAAAAAGTATGGCACCCACCCCCCTACCCCCCCCTCCCCCACAATAACGCACCTCTGTCTTAGTTTTGGGCCGTGGGGAAATTCGCATACATGTTACATAATTGATAACATATCAACTTTTGGGGTTTTGTATAGGGGTTAAAAAATATACACCGAATAAGGTCCAAAAAATCGGCGGGGAGTTTTGCCATATCTACATAACTTTTTTGTCAGAAATTGTTGTTTTTCCGTATAGTGTTGATATAATCCACTAATCAACTGTTAACCCAAAAGGAATAAGATTATGCTAATAGGTCTCGAAAAAGAGTTTTTTTTACTGAAAGATGGTAAGCCCCAACCTTTGAATGCGATTTCACTTCCATGTGATGAGTGTGGTTGGCTGGTAGAAGCTAGAGGTGGACCTCATCTATCAATCATAGATGCTGTTTTTAGCCTTAAATCTGCCGTTTATAAGATAGAAAGGTCTATTGCAGCGATGAATGCCAAACTGCCTGCTGACGAACCCCCATATGTTTTGAGCGACAATCCTGTAATGAAAATTGACCGTGCTACTAAAGTGAAGTGTGCTCGTAACTTTGCTAAAGGTATCATTAGTTATCAAAACTTACATGGTCATCAAAGCCACCGTCATTCTCTTTCAGAAGGTACAGCGGGTGTTCATGTAAGCTTTACAGAGAGCCAAGCGGTTTACCACGATAAGAAAAAGTATGAATATCATCGCAATTTCGATTGGCCGCAGATTTTCATCAAGTTAGATAAAGCTTTTGCTGAAGAAATCAAAGAATCAAAACGGCGTCCCGGTTTCTATGAATTGAAAACAGACGGTAGGGTAGAATATCGTTCCCTTCCTGCTAATGTAGATTTGGATAAGCTGATTAACGTATTGATGTAAATAAATAGTCCTGTTTCGTTCTAGCAGCGTGCTCCGTCTTTGGCGAGATGATTGGCCCGCTGCTTTTTTATAGTTCTGCCCGTGCTTGTCGTCTATCTTCTAAGTCATCCCAGAGTCCACATTGGGCTAATTCGTTATCTGACATTTGAGCGGTTGCTCGTTCTATTTGGGCTTCTAGTCTAGCTACTTTATCTTGGTCATAGTCCATAGCGTTTTCGGCTCTGCTTAGAGTGTCCATCCAGCCCAGTACTCTTTCTATTCTTTGGGTGGCTTCTTTTAACTTGATATGTTCTAAGAATGATTTCATTGTTTCCTGATGGATGGGAATTTAGGCATCGGCACACCGGGAATCTGTCGTGTTGGTTCAGGTTCAGTATCAATGAGTTCATCGGCGAATTGTTCAACAGCTTGTCCGTATTGTTTATACAAGTTTTGTAATTGTTGTATTTTCCCTCTGTCATCCAGTTCGACATGTTCCCAGCTATCTTTTATACCTTGAAGTTGTCTTATTATTACATCGAGTAATTTATCTACGCCAAATTCACGTTCTTCTTTAAGTTGCCATTCTTTATATGATTTCATAATCGTTATTGTAAAACTCTCATCAGGTCGGTTAATTCTCCCACAGTTGCTAACTCTCCTTCTTCGCCATTAACATTTAAATGGTCTTGATATGCGAACGCTTTGTTAGCTTCATGTACATTAGAAATCATGTATAAAACTGCCATGCGTATCAGATATTTTTGTCGCTCACGAGTGTCTTCATTTAATTGTACGTTTTTATATTCTTTGAATGATTTCATAACTTTATATACTCATTCTAAAATTATTATTTTGGATTAGCCATTTAATCTATAGACGAGTAGTGCATCTTCCATATTATAAGCTTCATATGAGTTCCATTTGATTGGATATTTATCAGGGTTATTTACGTAATTTATAATTTGGAATTTTGAAACATATTTGTTTATTATGGCTTTAATGCCATCTTTAGAGATGGATGTTTTATGACATGCTCTTGTTTCAGGTGTAAAATCCCAACGTATTTCAATATCTTTGTATTCGCTATAATCGGTCCATTTTGATGTTGACCGTTTGGAAAGTTTAAGTAATCTCTTAGAGAGGGGTGGGTTTAAGGTTATGGCTGGTTTTTCCCATCCTAATTTTAGTTTCCTTGTATTCATAACATATTATAAGGAATAATTAGGATTTTGCAAAGACTAATGGATTTATATTTAAAAGGGAGCACCATGAAATTTGAAGAATTTGTTATTTCTAAAGAAGGCCAACTTAACGAAGGAGATACCTCACAGAGTTATTCCCTTGCAAACAGATTATATATTGCTTTAGAAGAGGAAGTAGCTCGTTGGGGACCAATGCAACGTTTTGGCCGTGAAATTAGGGCCAATGAAGAACTTTTACAAGCTCTTTCAGCTTGGCGTAAGATACACTAGGTTTATTCACCATGCCATTCATTTATATGGCCACTATATGGAATACATTCTTTAAATTTTTGTATTAATACTGAATCTGGTAATGCTTCGTTAATACAATCGTTATAGTCTTCCATATTGAGGGATATTTTATAGACATGAGATGAATTACATCCATACCAATTATCTGACATTGACCGCATCGCAAGTTCTTTGTTATCTACGGATAAACAAATTGCTTCATACCAACTTGTTTTTTTGCCTGTAAATTCATCAAATTTATGGTTTAACTTTAGAGTCCAGAAATCCCATCTTAAAGGTTTGCCTTGTTTTTTACAATATTGAGGCAAGTTGGTTGATTCAACGAATTTCAAGAAACACTTTTTTATAAATTGTTTAACTTTGTTTCTATCTTTTCTTCTTTCTCTAGACTCTTCAGTGCCTCGTACTACTAACACGGCAAAGGCAATAACGGCTGTTGTGATTATTATTGGTATCAACATAGTTTTCTCCTATCACATTCATTATAGGTGTGATATGGGGTCTTGTAAATCAGGTTATTGACAACTGTATAGAATAATGATATACTGTATTTATGAGTGAATGGAAAGCGTATCCTGTAGAGTCATTAGGCATTGTTAGAATGATAGCCCATCCTACTACTGGTAGTGATTCGGACCTTTTAGATGATGAGAAAGTCATAGTTGCTTTGTCTCATCAGCTTGCTGCTGTGACATCAGAATTAAATGAATGTAAAGAATATATTCTTAGTTTTGACACTTAATCCAAGTTTTATTAACAACCCCTTCGAACGTATCATCTGTGAACATATATGTTTTTGAGGATAATCCACCTTCATCAATTCTAATTGTGGCTTCCCATTGGCTATCATCTGAGCCTTTATCGAATTTGATATACCAAGCTACGTCATCAATTTCTTTTAATTGATTTTGTATTGTGCTTGGTTTAGAATTGTTTGAGGGGTCATTTGGTTTAGAGGGGCATCCTAAAACAAACATAAGCATAGTCAATAACAGGATTGTAGATTTCATACTGTTATATAGGTTATTAACTTGGTATAATACTGTGGGCGAGATATTTTTTGGAGATGGGACTCTTATATGTTATGGAATTGAAAGAAAGTATGCGAGAGTGGATGGATGTGGACATGGCTCAACATGAGTTAGCTAAGTGTTTAGGTGTTTTTGGTCTTCATACGGAAATGCGGCATTATAAAAGTGTTTATTGGTGTAACAATGATTGGGGTAATGAGTTATATGAAATTTTATTAAAATTGGCATCATTAGGTTTGCTTGAGCATCGTGAAGAGCCGGATATTCAATTTAGGTGGAACCCTAGATGTTCGCCACCTGATGATGACGGGTTGATAAGTTAATAACTTGGTATAATACTGGGGGCGAGAAATTTTTTGATGGTGGGAGCCGCTGGAAAGTTATTAACTTGATATACTACTGGGAGCGAGATATTTTTTTGCGATGGGAGCCGCTGGGTGCCCGGACACGTCTTGGGTAACAATATACAACGTTAGTGTTGTATATTGTTACCCAAGACGAGATGTTAATTCGTTGTGGATAGCACAACTGCGGGGACGCCGCCATCTGGGATGTCTTCTTCATCCCAACCGTTCTTCCTGTCTGATTCGGTTATAGGCCACGGGTATGTGTCGCCGCTCCAGCTATTCTCTGCTACATACTTAACACCTTGGTAAGCATTATACAGAGGCGAGTAACTATTACCTTCACCATCTTTAGACATCACAACAATACTATCTTGGTCAAGCTTTTGTAGTTCGGCTATCAATTCAGAAACTTTCATTTTTTAAGCCCTAACATTCTTAGTATCGTTGGAAGGGCTTCGTGACGTTTAACTATTCTGTTATACCTTCTTTTTACTAATCTCGCTTTTTTGGATGTTCTAGTAGTCCATACAGGAGTTTTACTTAATCTTTTAATATTATAAACGGACGATATAGAGATGGCCAATTGCTCTTCTTTTTTGATATGAGCCTCAAGGATTTTCCCAAGGGATTTCCAAGAATAATAACTGATACGGAAGTTTTCACGTTCTAAGAAACGATTCATTATTACAAGACCATCGGAGATTTCTAAGTCTTTTCCCCAAACCATATACTTCTTACGTGAGCCATACTCTTTCTTAAGTGTTATCAGATATTTGTCGCTCTCATTTATTTGCATGTTGTTTTCCTTGGTAAGCGTCTAGTATACCAAAAAATTATGATTTTGTAAAACATCTTTTTATTACGACACTTTGTTGATAGCATCTTTCCACGACGCAAACCACAGAGCATCTTCAAACGCTTCTTCCCAACCATTACTGCGGCTCCCATCGGGAAAAAACATCTCGCTATAATACTTATTCCCTTGGACTAAGACGTACCTAGGATATTCTTCTGGACCTACACGTTTAATTATTTTTTGTTTAGCAAATTCTGGGTTGTATTCATTCATTTTTGTTTTTCTTAAAGAAGTTTCGATTAAAGTATGATTCTCCACCAGCTAGCGTTTCAAACCACAATGCGTCTGGAAACGCTCCAAACTCACCATCGGCACAATAATACTTACCTCCTTGAGCCAAGACGTACCTTGGAAATTTTTCTGGACCTACACGTTTAATAGTGATATCAAAATTATCACGAATCCATTCTTTCCATAATTTCAAACTCTTATATTCTTTCATTTTATTACCTTTCAAAATATCCTAGTCAAACACCCCTACGCATGTAGGGAAAACCTCGGACGACGCTGTTTATGGCGGACCCTCCGTAGGGACACCCCTACGCATGTAGGGAAAACGACCTGCTTGAACGCTTGGAAATTTCTGGTACAGGGACACCCCTACGCATGTAGGGAAAACAAATAAAACAATCAGGAGACAAAGAGTTGGCTAAGGGACACCCCTACGCATGTAGGGAAAACGCTCTGTAAGCTGTCGTAAGGAAGACTCAGTGGGGACACCCCTACGCATGTAGGGAAAACTTAGAACTTTCTATGTTGCCGTTAGAACCCTCAATGGGGACACCCCTACGCATGTAGGGAACACGCTGCTGATTTGGCAACATTCAGAGCAGATGAAGGGACACCCCTACGTTGTAGGGAAAAATTAAACAATCGTTTTTTCAACAGAAAACCCATTGGTACACCCCTACGCATATGTAGGGAAAACATAAAAAGAGGAGAAATAAAACGAGAACACTGGGTACACCCCTACGAATGTAGGGAACCTATCGTTGCGATACTCAGACGTGGTATTCCTTGGGGACACCCCTACGCATGGTAGGGAAAATGGCCAAGTGGTTCACCGTGGCCAACCATGAACCGGGAACACCCTTACATGTAGGGATACAATCATCGGCTTAACAGCAACATTCCAAATCCAAAAGATTTACCTTTGCCTATACCTTTTTTAATGGTTTGAGAGAAATCTTCTGTAGAAGTTATTTTTAACTTACCTTTGAAAACAACTTTGTTATGTGTTTGTTTACCTATTTTGTCTTTGAATTGTATTGATGATGGTTGTCCTATATTAAGACCACATATAGTAAACCCATGCTGTTTACCTTTTCTCACAATCCAACGCACTAAATCTTTTTCTTCAGTAATAGCTCTATATTTTTTATTTTGTTTAACAACAGGATTTGCTGTTAATACAAAATTAAATATTTTTCCGTCCTTTACACCGACATCAAATTGTTTAACATCTGCGTGGAACTTTTTATCTGACCAATTAGGTTTTGTTTCAGACTGTACCAAAACAGAGTCATCACAAACAACATATAGGACATTATGGTTCTGTCTAGCCATTCCTTTTTCATCGGGGAATCCAGACATTACGGTTCTATGTATTTGATAATTTGATGCAATAAGTCTATAACATTCTGGGGTTGGTTTAAATTTTAATTTTGATAAGAACATCATTCTCCTTTACCAAAGTCAACATGAACAGATTGGATGTTTCTAGCCCCATATACTTTATCTGATATAGGAACATCCTCAACTCGTTCGCTGTCTATTGTTTTTTCATTAGTTTCTACAATAAATCTAACAACATTTTTTGCAGGTAGTTGTTTAAGAGCATCAAATGGGTTTTCATCATTTGTGACTTTAGAGATAATTGGTGTCGTAATAGGACATGCCAACCTTCCCATATAAAGATGATAACATGGATGGTTTAAGCCTTCAGTTATTTCATCCACGAGTATGTCATCGCCTGTCAATGCGACAGTGAATTGACTATCGGAAGAGAGGTAATATCTCCATGTTTGAACACTTTGTTTCCCTTTTCCAATCAATTTAACGAAATTACCAGCATTTTGGTAGTCGCATTCTTTTACACCTTGATTATCAACTCGCACCGCCATTCGAAGGCTAAGAAGTTCCTTAGCCTTCGAATGGTTAGAACGGATTCCCATAGCGGATTTAATTAAGCCTAGTATTCCGCTATAAGTTGGTTCATTGCGAGTTTCTCGATAAACATGCTTGCTGCTATCGCCCCAACTCTGCATACCTTTAAGTGTTAATATAATGGTTTTCATTTTTTTATCCCTTAAGAGTATCCACAACTTTTTCGCATACTTCTTGTAAGGACATCTTGCCGTCAATATCCTTTAAGGAGCATACAAACGTGTGAGAAGGTTTATTTCCAAAAGTTTCTTCTACTGCTTGTCGATATTCGAAGAAGTTACGGATAGCCACATCAGTAAGGCTTTCTTTATCTTTATGATTGGGAACTACTGGAGTCTCAAAAGCGTTCACATCGCTATTTGGTTGAGTATCCAAAATGTCCACAACCACAAGGGCAGGCACAACATTATTGGCAAATGTATTAGCTTTTCCTTTTGGTACGTCCATAGCGAATGCTGAAATGAATTCAGCACATGCCTCTGCTGTAAGATTGGCGTCATCAAGATTTTCCATAAGTTTATCAACGCAAATTGAAGCATATTGATAATAGCAGGAAGAATTAAACGACAATGAGCCAAGGTGACCAGCCCCAGTGGTATCCTCTTCCCCAGAGTCAATCTTAAGGTCATCTATTGCTGTAAAATAATCAAATTCTTCAGCAAGGGCATTCACACCCATTGCATGGGCGACCTGTACAGCGGCATAAACTTCATGGGTTTTGACGGTAGCTTGCATTCTTCCGAACATGGCAACATCGACAGTGATGCCAATAGGTTTCCCATGAAGTATTTTCTTGATATTCTTGATATCAAAATCGTCTTCCTTCATTGCCACAACAACTCTGTCAATAATGCTATCAATTTCTTTATCAGACGTAAAAATCAAACAGGATGTAAGGTTTTCTTTTCCTTTTTTACTATTTCTCTTCTTGTCGAAAACTGTGTTAACGATAGCATTGGCAATATTAACACGAGTTTTTTCATCTTCTACAAAATCCAACTTGTTGATGATTCGTTTAAGAATCATCTGTGTTCGAATTCCGTGATAAGCATGAACTTTTTCAGCGTCCATGTTCTCATGCCAGAATTCACGAACCATTCTCTTAAGACATTGGCTAGAAATTCTGGAGCGGCGGGAGCCACCAAATACACAATCTTTTTGTTCTCCACTATCATCCGCATTAGGTCTAGACACGGGGTAGTTCTTCAATAATCCAATCTTTACAAATTTTGACATTTTTTTAATTCCTTCTGTTATGCCATTTCTGGCGAGTTAATTTTTTCTTTTTTTGATTCTACTTTTTTTACTGGTTGTTCCCAAAAATCTTTTGAGAATTTGTTTTGAACCCACATATCATCTTCTTTCCACCATGTTAATCCTTGTAACAAATCAGCCCAATTAATCGGAATTCTTTTAGCTGCTGATAATCGTATCAGTGTTCCAAGATGTTGGAATACTGGGATTTCTTCTGTAGCATCTAGGAAAGAAAGAAATTTCCTATTCATTCCTTCTTCGCTATATTCCTTAATTAATGGTTTAATACTTTTACCAAATGATTTTGTGTCTGTATGACGTGGGTTGATTGCGAATAAGCGTGCTGTATGAATGAAACAGAGATTACTCCAAGATTCATTTTGTGTTGGAAGGTATGGGTAAATATACCTACCAATTTGAAACAGCTTAGTTGGGTTACTTTTCTTAAATTTTGACAATATAGCTGGGCCTCTTTTGCTTTTTGTCAATTTAACTAAATGGTCTATAAAATTGTCTATTCTTTTATTCATTTTTCTTTCCTTTATTAAACAGGATGATTTCGAAACTTTTTAAATTTCCTTTTTGGTACAAGTATTCTAACACATTTTTTCGGCTCCCACTCATTAACTTTCTTGTTTCGTTCATGAATAATTTGTGGGCCACTTCTCTTATTTTTTTCACAAAAGATATTTTTGCTTCTACTGTCTTTTGAGACATGAATTCTAGAAATAAGGTGTTAGCTTCGCTCCAGAATAAAACTTTAACTTGTTCTGGACTTTCTAAAGTAAATTGTTTATAGAGACGATAAACAAAACTTCTCAGGTGAACTCCTACACGATTAGCTTCTTCAACAACTTGACATATAATTTCCTGAATATCATCATTTTTGATACAGTCGGTTGAAAGAGGTAGTACATCTTCTGAAATCATTTTATATTTGGTTAATTTATCATCCATATAAAATCCATATGATTGATATCCAAAATCAATCATATCATCGAAGATGTCTAAGTTTTCATTGTTTGCAAAAACATACTCACCGTCTGCAACTCCAGCCTTGACAGAAATCACAAAGGATTTGAAATTATTCCATAAATGTTCAGCATGGGAAAAACGGAGAGGTTTATACCCATCTTTGGTGTTTTTGTATACTACGAATGGGTCACGTAATCCTTCAATCGGTTCATTACCCTTATCCCAATACATATAGGAAAAAGTTCCATTGTCATTAGGAAGTAATTTGATGCTTCTGGAGCAACGAGTCAAATATTGCATATATCCACGGACTTTGTTATCATTTAATACCGGGGACTCATCCTCCCAAACGGGACTATCTTCTTCTGTCTGCGGAATGTTAAGATTTTCATCTAAAGGATGGGCATTAAGCATAAATGTTTGGAATAAATTCTTTCCAGTAAGAAGAACGGGCATTCCACGTTGGCTAGACGCATGAAAAGTAGAACGATGTTCGCCAAGTCCTTTGCCAGTATTTAAGGCAAAAGATTGAAGTGTCATCAATTGAATAGCTACATCTTCAGCTTGAACAGACGTAGTTTTGATAAAATTTCTTGATGACCATGATGCATCGGCATCTGTTAAAAAATTAAGTCTATTAACAGATTCCTTTTTCTTTGTTTGAAGTTTGGGGTCTTGTAGGAAAGGCTTTTTGGTGTCTAGTAAATCAAAGCAAAAAGAGTTCAAATAATTGGTGGTTGATTTATCAAAACAACCTTTTTCCCAAAGTGCTTTCCACTCTTCCTCATTGTTCAATCCGTAAGCTCTATAAAGAACGGGCAGGAACATCCTAGTGAAGGCCAAATTTTGAAGAGGCTGAGAAAATGCCGTAGATTCAATTTCGTGAGCATGTTCAAAGACGGAGATAAGGTTATGGCTTCCTTGTAACGTTGAAATCCAATTTTCAGTTTTTAAGTCGTATGATGTCGTCATGTTATTTCCTTTCTTAATTATCATCATGTCAAGAATATACAGTATGATAAAATAAAAAGCAAGAGAAATCCCATATTGTTTTTATTTGAAAAACATATTTTTTAGAAACTTAACACCCCTACGAATGTAGGGAAAACAAAAAAAAGAAGAAGGAATTTCTCCCACGATAAGGGACACCCCTACGTTTGTAGGGAAAACTTCTCTAAAAATTTACGAGCATCAGCAACTAGCGGGACACCCCTACGCATGTAGGGAAAACCAGCCGCAGAGAGATTCCAGAGCGTTCAGTTAGGGGCACCCCTACGCATGTAGGGAAAACGCTAGGTCAGTTCTTCGGGGCCACGTCGCACGAAAGGAACACCCCTACGTATGTAGGGAAAACCTTTCTGAGTTGCAGATTCGGTCGTGACAACGTTAGGGACACCCCTACGCATGTAGGGAAAACAAGCAATAGATAAAGCATTGAGCGAAGCTCAATGAGGGACACCCCTACGCATGTAGGGAAAACTATAACATTTAGTAGTAGAGTAATATGTTGTGTTTAGTATTTTTTTAGTCTTTTGAGTTGTAGTCCATTTTCTAAATCATATTTGGCTTCGAAATTTGCTCGTTTTAAATAATTATTTTCATCTAGAATCAAAAGTCCGCAATATCTAAGTGGTGTGCGTTCCCACTCTTCTCGTATTGTTTTTTGGAAATAATTAAAGTAAGGGTTTCCAATAATTGGACATTGACTTTTTTGTAATAGTTCTATTTCTTTTTTATTTGGTATTTTTGTTAAATCGGGTGCAAGTATTTTCCTTTTTGGGTCTAAGTACCACCTTTTATCCCCTTGTTTATAGAATAAAATGACCACTTTCATTGCTGAAACAATATTTCTAGTGGATAGTTTATTCTCTTTTTCTTGTTTCTTAGAAGGATTTATGTTTAAATCATTATCTTCTTTTAAAACTATACTATTTGCTAAGTTTTCTTCTTTAACTTCTTTTTTTTCTAATTTGTCATGAGCTTTATTATAAGTTTCTTGTTCTTTTTTTGTAAGTTTTTCAAATGGTTTATACACATATTCAATTAATTCTTCAACCATATCTGGGATTTTTAATTGGGTCTTATTATGCAGTATATCATAAGTTCTTTGCATAGTATAAGAATCATAGACATAATTTTCTAGCACACCATCTTCATCGAATTCATAAACGACCCCTATTCTTGGAGAACGAAGCCCTAATGGTCGATTTATGATAAAGCGATGATTCCTGCCGCCTCGTTGTAACAATAAGTCAATTGGGCATAGAAATGTTAACATATAATCGAAATCTACATTAAGACTTTGTTCTATTATCTGAGTTCCTACTAAAATGGATATGAAAGGTCTTTTAGTACCATCTTTTCCATAATCACTAAGAACTTCTTGTGTTAATTTATCTTTATCTTCATCTCTAAATCGTGCATGAATTAATTTACGATGAATATCTGGGACCATTTTAGCTAGTAATTTATTTATTCTTTGTGCTTGTTTCACTGTGTTACAGACAATAGCTAGACATCCTCCATTTTTTATTTTTTTCAGAACATGTCCCAATAATTCATAATATTGTTGAACTACAATACCATTTTTTATTTTAAAATTAGGGTTTATATAAAAATGGTCTAATTTAATTGTTTTAGTTTTTTCAGGAGGTAATTTTTTAACAATTGTTTTATTTCCAGAAACTACACATACCCTAGGGTATGGAACGTCTTCTTTTAATTCGCCACCATAAGCTTCAACAAATTCTTTTTTCATTTGTTTTGTTAAGGTGGCAGATAGCATAATGACTGAACATCTTAGATTTTTAAGTTCTTTTAACAATCTTTTAATTAAGACTTGCATATAAGTGTCATAAGCGTGTATTTCATCAAAAATTACTACTTTATTTACTAGTCCATATAAACGGAGGAAGAAGTATTTTACAGGGACGACACCAAACAGAGCTTGGTCTATTGTGCTATCACCAAACTGTGAGAAAAACTTACGCTTTCCACTATTGAACCATTCAAATGGGGAGACAGTATCTTTTGTGTCTATTTTTTTATACCATTCATGAGCATTAGCATTGCCATGTCCTATTTGGAAATTTGCCTCTCCATCTGTTATATTTTCTAAATAGTTAACTGTTCTATCTACCATGGCATTTGTAGTTGCTTGAGTTGGCATAAGAATATGCATCCCACGATGTCCAACATTTGTCATTAACTTATCTGAGGCATAGAAGCCCACTTCTGTCTTTCCCTGCCCCGTACTCATTTCGACAATCAAAAGAGATGGTTCTTTTAACTTATCTGCAATTTCTATAATTGTTTTTTGTGATTCATATGGAGTTATATTCGGGAACATTTCCTCAAAGCTTAAATCTTTAATAGGACATAAATCCATTTTGATATTATCTAATGCAAATTTAGCCTTTTGAGGAAGGTCTTTTACATATTCTTGCCATGTTGTTTCTTCCCCTGCAAAGGGGAAGAAATTTTCATCGGAAGCAATCCAATCGGAGAGAGAAAGTAATCCTGAAAAGAAGAAATAAAAGTGTTGAGGCAACTTTGCTTTCTTCCATATTTTTGACGGAATTGGGAACACCTTTTGAATCACATCTATTGCTAATTCTTGTTGTTCTTTCCACTTATCATCTTTTAAACATTTAAAGAAAAATCTTCCATCTTGTTTTCTAGGTTTTGGGAGAACTGAGTATCGCCCATGATGACCACCAAGAAGGGAACAAAGTGTATCAGGCAATTTTCCATTCATTATTTGTTTAGAAAATACTTCATGTCGGAAATGTGGTTTGTTCTTTCCATCTAGACCAAAAAAGTTATACCCATCATCTTGTAACGGCTTATAAGCTTCAGATTGAATAGCAAAATTTGGTGTTATTTTACCAATATCATGATATGGAACTATTCCAACTACAAATTGTATTGCTTCATCTTTAGTTAATCCCAATGAATTAGCCATATATTCTAATTCTTCATCAGGCAGTATCCTAAGAAGAATTTCTTTAGCAATAAAACCCGAATCTAACATATGAAATAAAGCAGGATGTGTTTTCTTTGTTGCTCTGTCAAATTTACCCCAAATTTTATAATCTATTTTATTCATCACCCACCAATGCCCATGTTGTTCTTGTAAGGCCATATGATACGGCCAGATTGTAAGATATCCCACACCATTTTTTTCCATACTTTTCTTATATGGATATGAAATTCTTCAGATGTTACTAATTTTTTTTCAATAAGTTGGAATCCCAATTCAGAATCATCAACACCCATTCTATTAAGAGCTTCCCACAAATATCCTACTATTTTATCAACTGTTCTATATTTCTTTCTAATATCTTTATCATGCATTGCGACTTCTGCATGTTCGAATATTAGTTCGGCTGCTTCGCACACACGTTCTGATAATTCTGTACACATTTATTTTACCTTTTAATAGCGCCAGTTCGGATAATTGTCCACACCATTTGTTTCCACACAGTCTTTAAAGATTTTGCTCTATCACGGAAGTGTATCTCTGTCACAAGATTATCATTAATGAGTTGCATCCCAAATTCGGTATCGTCTATACCAATGTTTAGAAGAACATCCCACAAATATTCTTCTACTTTAAGCTTTGTTTTGTAATAATGATTTGCATTATGTAAGGCGGCATCTCTATGTTCAAACACTAACTCAGTTGCTTCAAATACACGTTCTGATAATTCTGTACACATTATTTTTCCTTTACCAGCGTCCTCTTCTTTGGAGGGCGTTTAATCCACCACCACATCCACCTTGAGGAAATTGTAATCCATTTCTATTTTGGTTAGGTCGGTTATTATAGTTTAAGGCGTTAAGTCTTGCTCTTTCTACCTTCTGAGCGGCCAGTTTCTTTTCTGCTCTTAATTTTCTAGCCGCAGATTTTTCTAATTTTGCTTTTTTAGCAAGTTCTTCCCGAATGTATTTCCCATTTTTTATTTTAGATATTTTGGACCCTAGGGTGAACCACGTATTTTTTATAATAGGCAGATTATCTTTTAAACAAGACATGACGAACTTCCCATTAGGAAGTTTACCAACCCTAATGGTATTATTTCCAGCTTTACAAGCGGTTACTTTTGCATCAGGGTTTAGATATAATTTATTCCTATGTCTTCTAATTGGGTATTTCTTAGTATCTACTTCCCCCATACTTGTTCGGGGCATACTTCTCAGTCTCATATCTGGTATAACGTATAATTTAAAATTGTTGAATTGATAATATGCTCCACTTGACCTTCTTCTGGTGTCATCGGGTGCGCTGAACAGAAAACGTAGGATACAGGCTGATATGTCTAGAACACAGGCCAAGAATATTATAAACCTGTTTTTTGCGTACCAGCTACCTATACCGTCCCATATATTCTCGTGTGGGAGTTTCATATTATCTCTTCCTTGCATCGGTTGGTTACGAATTATCCGTTAACTTTATCCGATTCTGCTCTACATAACAATAGGAAAGGGGAAAAAATGCCTAAATTAACACGAAAAAGCCCAAAAACTAAGACGAAGATTAAAACAGTAATCAAGCGAGTTATGGTTAAAGAGAAAAAGGAGTCTAAGAAGATTCCTTATAAAATCGAGATATTTTCTGACAAGAGCAAAAAGCCTCGATGGAGATTGGTAAGTACAAACGGTAATATTTTAGCTACCAGTGAAGCTTACGCTCGTAAGAACACTCGAACGAAGATAGCAGAGAACCTTGCAAGTGGTTTAGGGCTATCTGGCGTAGAGGAATCTGATAGAGTTGATTTGTCGTAAGATGTGACGAGTTACATTAGGATATCGGCTATAAGTCGCCATATGTTGCGATATACAAATACCCCCGGATGTTATATCCGGGGGTATTATTTTCGGTTATTTGCATATCAGTTTAAATTACCGGGGAGATGGTTTTTAGTCTTCAATGCTTTTCGTTATAACCTACTGTTCCACTCCAAAATATAAGAGTAGGTTATTTTCTTTTTTTTAAATTATTCAATAATTACTTCTTCTATCCAATACATGTCATCAGCCAGATAGCCTTTTGTGGTTAGTGCTATTTCGGTAATTTGAGAAGCTTCTAATTCACACGTAAAATTGAACGTAGTGTAGATATAGCCTGCATCTTGTTTAATACTGGGTGAATCAACTACTGAAGAGCTAAGGACTTCTCCCCATCCATTTTCGGTTGAAACATGTTGTAGGATGGCGGCGAGTTCTTTATCTTCAACGGTTGTATCTTGAATTGTATCGAGTGCTAATACCATTTTTATCTTTCTGAGGTGATTTTTAAATAACGTTTAAGTCTAATTTGTTTATTTTTTATTATATTTTGTTGTACGGCCTCTAGTTCTTGAAGTTGTTTTCCTGTAGTGTCATCTCGTTCGGCAAGATTTTTTCTAATTTTATTTAAAGCTTGCGTGATACGGGCAGAAACATTTGTAACGTGGATGCCTCTTCGTTCGGCCATTACACATCTTTTTTCTTCATCTAAAAATCGTTCTCTAAGCAATTGTTTTTCTATACTTGAGAGTTCTTTAGCGACATGTGCCATTGTTTCTTCAAAATGACATGTTCGTTGATATGGGCTAATCTTTTTATCTTCGAAATGGCTTCTTCGTTGATAAGAATCTTCGTTGTGGTACGAGATGTGATGAAGATAGCTGTTTGGCGACCGCATTTTAAATTCAGTTCTGAGTATATCGTAAGCTAGGAAATAGCCTTTAGAAACGATATATCCCATAACATTTTTGCTTCGTTGGGCATCGTAGTATTTTTTATATGCTAATACGATTCCCAAATCTGCTGCGGAGCGTAAATCATTTAGGTGTAGGTAAGCGAAGCATGGCGTCTGTCGCAGTTTTTTGACGACATAATTGAACAACTTTGTCCAATCTTCGTCGGTAGTAGGTTGCGTTTGCACAGCTATCATAATTACCTATCATTTTGCATATACTCCCTTGGTACATTCTCGGTTAACCAGACACCGTTTGTAGAAAGGTAGAATACGAATCCATCTGAAGACATTTTACCAGAATCCACAGAAATAACAATAGGTTTTCCCCTTCTTTTCCCGACTTGTATTGCTGTGTCCTTATCTACAGACAGATGCACATGATGTCGTTTCATCTTTTTTAACCCATCATGTTGTATAATATCCCAATTTTTTTGTACGGTGCCATGATATAGCGTATCAGGAGGGGTTTGTGCCTCATAATTCAGATTTATTTTGACACTATGGCCTTGAGACGCCCGAATTTGAGATTTATCTTCATTGAATTCGAATCGCTTTTTGTTGTTATGTTCTACAATTTCTTCCAGTTCATCCATAGAGATGTGGCAACCGGACAAAACTGCTCCTACATCTGCCCAACCTTGTTCATCGAGGGTGAGGTTGATGGTTTCTGGTTTATGCCTAAGAACTAGGCTAAGAAATTTACTTTGATTTACCATCTGCATCCCTCTTAACGGTGTCAATCCGCCACAGCAATCAATTCTTGGGTCTGGGTTACGGGAGTATTCTTCATTTTCACTCCAGCCGCAGCTAAAGCAACCCCAAGGGCCGTGTATCACGCCGACACCTACATCGACCACATCTTGTTCACATTTACAATTACATTCTGGACATTTCATATGAATGATTATAGTGCTTTTAGAGGTATTTGTAAATCTTATTTAAGATATTTTTTGATAAGGTCACTGGAATTTTTTAGAAGAGCGGTTAAACCGAAGTGTTTTGGAGAAACTTGTTTTAATTCTGCGAGTGTTGCCCACTTAGCTTTATCTGTTTCGAAGTTTAGTTTTGGTTTGAATTCATTTACTAAGCCGATAAAGTTATGGAATTTAAGGTGTTTATCTTCATAAACATAGGCTGGGAAGAGTTCCATATCGCCTTTAAAGCCTGTTTCTTCCCTAAATTCACGTAGGGCTTCCTTTTTCATATCACTTGATTCAGCTTTCCCGCCGAAGGATGCCCATGTTCCCGGTTCAGGTCCGTCTTGCCCTCTGAGTCCAACAAGGATTTTTCCCTCCGGTGAAATAGCTAGTATTCCGGCCCCGGTGATACGATTTATATATTTTTTGAATTCAAGTAGCACATCTTATGTATCTTAGTTCATCTGTTTTTTACGGCATTTCTTTCATAGCAGAATTTACAATTACCTTTATGGGTAAGTCCACCCGGAGACCCATTTCCAAGTTTTTCTCGGTATAAGACATATTCACAGTCTTCTACAATAATGACCACGCATACACCTTTTGGATTCTGCTTGATGTCTGATTTACTTGTGCTTTCAGTGCATCCAGATAATCCAGACAATAAACCTGTCATAATAAATACGACTAACGCTGTTTCTATTCCAAATTTTTTAATTCTTTTCAACATGTTAACTCCTAATAACTTTTTCTATATTTTCTCGTGCTTTAGCTTCGAATTTTTCTTTAAACAAATCTGTTCTGAATATGCTTTTTCTCGCTAGAAGAGTTTGGAAGAACTCTATTCTTCCTTTTTCGTATTCTTCTTCCCCGACAACGGGAACGAATTCTTCTTTAACTAATTGGTCAGCATACAGGAAGACTTCTTCTTCTCGTGCAAAATGGGACAGGTCAAGGTCCATTACTAAGTCAGACCCTTCTGGCCAAGTATTATCAGTATCTTTCATAAAATCTTTTGTGTATAGAATAATGCATTGTGCGTGAGAACCAACATGTGGCGGATTAGTTTCACCCACAAGAGCTTTCATAAACAAAGAACTTCTTTCTTCGGAATCTTCCCTTAGTACTTCATATATGGAATCATGAAACCAGATAGCAAGTTGCTGTGCTTTTGATAGTTTTATATTATGTTTTTCTGCCCATTCGAACATACTAAGCACATGTACTAGCGTATGGTATTTCCGGTCAGTACCTAGCATATACTTAAGAACGGTGTTGGTAATAGCACGAGGATATGGTGTCTGTAACCCTAAATCATGAAGAAGTGTAGACAGACCCCAAAACATATCTATAGCTCTACGGTAATCGTCCACCCAAATAAGATTATTCTTAAATGACTCGGACATTTTGATATAATCGAAATCTTCGTACATAATTTACCTCAATAATTCGACAAAGCAGATTAGCCCATCACCATGTTGGGCTGACGGTGGTGAATAACGATTGTTTGTTATTAATCTGGATTTAAACATTTTACCCTTTTCAAGTTTTATGTAATCAGTCCAATAAAAGATGTGGTATATTTTATCTTTATTTGTTTTAACAAAAGCTAAATTACCAAATACGTATTTTTCTTTAACGACAAAAGTTGTATATTTTTTTTCTTCTTTCTTTTCTACCTTTTCTACTACTTTCTCTACTTTCTTTTCCACTTTCTTTTCTTCTACTGCTTTTTCTACTATTACTTCTATTTTTGCTTCTGCTTCTACTTTTTCTACTATTACTTCTATTTCTGCTTCTTCTTCTACTTCTGCCACTACTTCTATTTTTGCTTCTGCTACTGCTACTTCTTCCACTACTTCTGTTTCCACTTCTGCTTCTTCCACTACTTCTATTTTTGCTTCTGCTATCTTTTCTGTTTCTGCTACTTCCGGGGCATCAGGAAAACAAACAGTGAAGAAGAAAAACAAAGATGCAAACAGGGCAAGGAAACAGAGTGTGGTTAGTGTGATTTTTTTAAGAGTCATGATTTATGGGCCTCGGTCTTGGTCTCAAAGATTCGGAAAAAGCTTCGGATATTTTGGCCATTGCATTCTCATCAATTTCAAATGAGAGTCTATTAGCAAGCATCGGTATCGAATGCTGGACATTCATAGGGCCGAAAGTGCCAAAAGCTATTGCTTGTACACATAGTTCTATTTCACGTTCGGTCAATTTCATTTATTTTCTTCTTCTTCTTCTTTTGTGAATTTTACGAACTCGGATATTTCTACTAATTTATGTCGCTCAATGATATGCGACCTTAATTTTTTATTATACAATTTAATATGGTAAACATCGAAAGGCTCACCATCTTTATTTTTTCTTCAGTAATTCTGAATATTTCACCTACGGGATAAGGGTATCCTCTGGGATACGGGAGATTGTTTGTTACACAAACTACTTGTCCAACTTCGTACATTCTTTCTTTTTTGCATCCTGCCAAAGAAAAAAGAGTGAGAATCAAAATTATTGGTAATATTTTATACATTGGTTAGCTCCAATTCGGCATTCATCCTATGATACCATGAGAATACGCCGCTAACATGGCGGCTTTTTCTTTAATTTCAACTGCCGTTACAGGATTTGGGTCAAAGGCAACGGCTTCTTGTGCTTTCTCGTGCCAATAAGCACGGGTTGGGTCTTCAAGGCATGACAAGTGTTTGAGAGCGATACTCAAAGCGGTCTCTGGCTCTGAATTCATAGACTCAGAATTAAGTGTATTTGGTTTAAATGGCCACATCTTTTTTACCTCGGGTCTGGAATGAGTTGACATAAAACATCTTTTTTATGTCTTATGACTACATGGCCTTTCATTTGGCCGCAGAGAACTTTTATGTGATAAACAATATCTCTTGTTGAATTATCACATCTTGTGATACGGTGTATTGGGCCTCTCCATTCTTGGTCATCTTTTAAGCAAACAACGTCACCTACTTGGAAAATCTGTTCTTCATTATTGGATAACTGCTGGTATATTGTGATGCCTATGGCACTAAATACAATGCCAACAATGAGTATAATCACTATTATTTTTCCCATTTTATTTACCCTTTTCTATTTCTATGAATTCACGTATATTACTTAACTGGTTTAGCACGATGACATGCCCTTTTAATTTTGGCTTATACAATTTGACATGATAAGTGAATTTTTTATCGACGTTATGTTCATGTATATCTTTAGTGATTTTGAACACTTCACCAACGGCATAGTCGTCGTCTACGATGCAAACCTTTTGACCAACTTTGTACATAGGTTCTTGTTTGCATCCTGTCAGAAGAAAAAGGGCTAAAATTAAAATTATGGATGTTTTATACATTATATTTTACCTTGGGTCTGGAATGATTTGAAACACTTCATTTGTTTTTTGTCTAAAGACGATATAGCCTTTTCTGTTTTTGTATAAAATTTTCACATGATAAACACAATATGTATCGGTAAGACCCTTTTCGGTCATTTTTGTACTTTTTGTGACACGAATTATTGGTCCTTGGAGTGTGGGGTTGTCTTTTATACAGACAGTTTCACCTATTGAGTAAATCTGTTTTTCATCTTTCCCGCATCCAATGACGCAAAACAAGAGAACAAGTATAATCCATATTTTATTCATTTTGTTCACCTTGGGTCTTCTGAGAATTTGTTTATTTCACTTGCCCTTTTTTCATAAATCACACTTCCACCTAAATCCTTTTTGTGAACCGAAACGTAATAAATGAACATTATACGATTGTTACTGGGGTTGGTTGCTTGTTCTACCTTGTCTATCGTTCCAACCATACTTCCATCTATGATACAGACCTTTTCGCCGACTACGAACTTTTTCTTTTCATCTTTGCACCCCACAATACAGAGGGCACAAAGTAGAAGGGGTATAAATAGTAGCTTTTTCATAATTATCTTTCTTGTGCTATGAATTCGAATACATCTTCTTCTATCATTCTGTATACAGCGTATCCTTTTTCGGGTACTAAAACCTTTACATGGAAGATGCTATATGGGCCTTTTACAATAATGCGTTGGATAGTTCCTACTTCTCCGGTTCGCAAAACCACTTTATCTCCCTCTTTGAAAATTGCTTCTTTTTTTTTGCAATCTGGGTTATGCCCACATCCCATGAAGAAGCAACAAAGCATCAAAATGACAATTAGTTTTTTTGGCATAGCATCCTTATCTTTCTTGTTCTATGAATTCGAGTATATTTTCTTCTGCCATTCGGTGAACAACATATCCTTTTTCTGTTTTGCTGAAAATTTTTACATGGTAGCTGTAGATGGGTGCATTACAGCCGCCTTTACCTTTCTTTGATACACGATGGATAGTTCCTGTGTCTCCTGTAACCCGCAGAGACACTTTATCTCCCACTTTGAAAATTGCTTTATTGTTGCTTGCGCAATTATCGCTATGTTCACATCCCATGAAGAAGCAACAAAGCATCAGAATGACAATTAGTTTTTTTGGCATAGATAATCCTTATCTTGGTTGTTCTACAAATTCGAATACGTTTGATTCGGGAACTCTGTGTACAACATGTCCTTTTAAATCTTCATTAAAAACCTTTATATGATAAAGGCTATCTGGACCTTTTGTTATACGAAGAATAGTTCCTATAATATTAGGTCGCATAACAACTTTGTCTCCGACTTTTAAAATCCCAACTTGTAAAACATATTCTTCTTTAGCCTCTTTAGCTGTCTCAGGAGTATTTGTAGTATCTGTAGTAGTATCTGTAGCTGCACATCCTATTATTAGAGCACAAAGCAATGCCGTCAACATCGGTACAAACATAATATCAATCAGTTTTGACATAGGTTATCCTACTTTGGATTTTCGATGAATTCTAATATGTCTTTTTCTTTTATTTTGTATACGATATGGCCTTTTTTCTTTTCATCGTAAACTTTTACAGAATACACATATGAAGGCCACGTTTCTGTGACCTTACAGATAACTCCAACTATGGTTGGTTTTTCTATGATAACTCGTGCTATGGAAGTGGGTTTATAAATAACCACTTTTTCTCCAACCTTGTAAATGGCTGGCGTGGACTCAAGAGCATCGCCACATCCTACTATGAAGCAACAAAGCATGAGAATAGAAATCAGTTTTTTTGACATAGGTTCACCTTCTGGCCGTTATCATATAAGCATAGCCAGAAGGATTATAGGTTCCCCTTATCTGTTTGTAAAGTCTTAGCTGACCCAAATCACATGTTTTTTTGCTCTGGAAGCGGCTGTATAGGCCCATCTCGTATGGTCCCAAAACTTACATTGCTGTTCAAGGACCATTACATTGTCCCATTCATCCCCTTGAGATTTATGTGCTGTGATGCAATATCCATAATCGAAAGGCAACGGGTCATCCTGTGAACCTTGGAAATCACATTTTTCCTGATTAAACTGTTCTGGGTCAAAGAATACACGATACATTTCATCATTAGAAGTGAATTCTATTTGGTTTTTCAATTTTCCTGACATAGTTGTTATATGTCCTTGCATCCCATTGAATACCCCTAATTTTTTATGATTTTTCAAGCACATGATTTTGTCACCAACTACAGGCCAGTCAGCATCGAATTCTTTTCTATATCTGACTTTTTTGTTCATAGCGACTCGTGTTTTGTTGAATGCACATATGATTTGGTCTGCATCATCAATATAATTGTTTATCTCATAGTTTTTTATAAAAACTACTTTTCCTTCTATACTTCGGAAGGAGGTGGCCGGATAACCCATTCTGATATGTTGAGCGAAGTGAGCAATTTCTCCAGCATTTCTATGTATTTTTTCTAATCGTAAATCCGGGTCCATCATTAACTTCATTCCTTCACCAACGGGTTCTAATTGCCCGTGGTCGCCCACAAAGATGATAGGCAGTCCAAAGGAGCATAAGTCTTGATAAATGGTCTTACTGACCATTGAGGCTTCATCTACGATGATTCCATCGAAGGCCAAGAACTCGGCCAGCCTAAAGACAGGACTTCCATGTTTATCGAGAATCATTTTCCCGTCTTTATCTAAAACAGGTTTATATATTAAACTATGAATTGTAGAAGCGGAATCTATCCCTTTTTGCCTTAAAACATTTGCTGCTTTTCCTGTGAATGCACATATGGCATAAGTAGGTAATACTTCATGAAGGTAAGAAACGACTGTCGATTTGCCCGACCCTGCCCAGCCTCCAATTGTGGTTATTTTGTTGTCAAATTTAAGAACTTCTTGTACAACATATTCTTGTTCATTAGTTAATTTAATATTTTTCATATTTTATTTCTTTTGTTGGTGGACTCGCAGGCACCGGACTATATAATTGTATAAGGATTATACCATGAATGAATTTACAAAACAATGCCCATCTTGCGGAAAATTAATTAATTGCAAAACAAAATATTACTTAAAAGAGTCAAAAAGAAAAAATAGGAATTGCCAATCATGTGCAGCAAAAGAAAGAATAAAAAAATACGGAAACAATGATAGTTTTAATAAAATATCAAAAAAAGGAGCACAATCCGGCGAGCTAAACCCATTTTATGGAAAAAAACATTCTGACGACGCTAGAAAAAAAATAAGTGAAAATACCAACCGAGAATGGATGAATACAGCAGAATATAAAGCAAAGGTGTCTAAGCAATGTTCTGGTAAGGGCAATCCAATGTATGGAAAAATATGTTATCAAATTTGGTTGGAAAAATATGGCAAAGAAGAAGCAGATAGACGTAAAGAAGCAAGAAGACAGAAAGCTTCCAAAAGTCTTTCTGGAGCTAATAATCCGATGTACGGCAAACCATCACCACAGGGGTCAGGTAATGGTTGGAATGGATGGTATAAAGATTGGTTTTTCAGAAGTTTGTTAGAATTGTCCTATGTTGTAAATGTATTGGAAAAACAAAATAAAAAATGGGTAAGTGCTGAATATATTAAAATACCATATGAATCATATGATGGACATCAAAGGACTTACCGACCAGATTTTTTAGTCGATAGTCATTTGCTTATAGAAATTAAGCCCGCTAAACTTGTTAATACACGTTTGGTGCAAATTAAAAAACAAGCGGCTATCCAATATGCAAAACAAAAAGACATGGATTATCAAATTATATCACCACAAATGATATCTAAGTCTAATTTGATACAATTGCATCAGGATGGACAATTTAAATTTACTGAAAAATATGAAGAGAAGTTCATTCAATATTATAGATAATTGTTTAAAGTCTATATATAAAATTTTAATATAAAGACCATATATAAATTCATGAGCATAACTTGTCAATATACAGATAACAACGGGGAGTTACAGTCAGCCCAAATTTGTGCTGGCTTAACTGAAGAGGGAATGGTTCCGGCTATCACCTTATGTCAACAGCCAGAACTTCTTGTAACGATTCCTAGTTACGGAAATGAATGTGAAGTAGTGGCTTTAGAAACAGACCCTATTCCGCCTACACCTACTCCCACAGGAAACGTCCAAAAACAATTATGGTTTTCATCGGTTATTGACTTTACGTTTGCCGGTAATACAAACATATACCGAGTTCCAGATGGTTATTATTTAATGATTGACACATTAGAGATTGTCACGCTACAGATAACTACTCCGGGGACCGCCCCAACTGTAAAGTTTGGTACTAGCGCAAATGATGATTTATTCTTTGGGCCAACCTTAAGTCAATCAAATGCCGAAAATGCTCGTCATGTGGCTGAAATACCTCAGAATTTAGTTACTGCAACTAATTACGTATCAGGTGGGGTTCATTTGAAATCTACGGCAGCGGTTCATATTGGATTGTTTATTTTTACTGGATACTTAATCGAAACAGTTTAAACTATTTTAAGAATTTTTTTTCGTAAGCTCTGTATATTTTGCTGTACTCTTTACCCCATATTGTACCATGAAATTCGTCTTCTTTTTCCCATGCTTTTGCATGACCCATTTCATGTAATAATGTATCTATTGCTGCCTCTTCAGATAGCATCTTATTAATTCTTATGAGATATTTGCCCTTTATCAGTTCACAATCCCCACAATAATCATCTGGCATTTTTACTCGACGCACCCTAATGGGATGGTCAAATAAACAATGACTTCTTAGATATTTCGAAATTCTGTAATATCTGTCGTACTCACTCATTAAAAATATTTATTCATCATAAAAAATATATCTTATCTATATTAAGATAGGTTCAGACCTTGATGGCTGACCAACGACCGGATGCATAGTGCAACGGTAAGAAAGGAAAAAAGATGTTAAGAGTACGAGAATTATCAAAAAGAGACGATTTTTTATGGCCCATTCAGTTCCAATTCAATAAGTTGTTTGATGAGTTTTTTTCAAATAAGAAATTAGATGCCTCAAAACATTCTGTTGGATATCCCAAAATGGACATTTTTGAAACAAAAAATAAATGGGTTATTCAGGTAGCTATTCCGGGTGTTGACCCTGACCTTATAGGAGTAGAAATTACTCCTGAGAATACTGTTCGAATATATGGGGAAATGACTGAAAAACGACTTCCTTCTAACCTTGAACTCGGTGGTAAATTCGAGAAATCACCTGCCCGAGGGGAACATTATGAAGCCATATATTACATGAAAGAACTTAGAAGGTCTAAGTTTGAACGTGAAATATATTTACCTGAAAATCTAGCGGGAGAGCCAGAAGCTATTGTGAAAGATGGAATGCTCACATTATCATGGGATTTTGAAGTAACAGAAGAAGAACCAGAACCCAAGTTGGTCGAAATTAAACGAGGGTAATATCAACTAAAAGACCCCGCTTCGGCGGGGTCTTTTTTATTTATTTAACGTTTGTTACGCCAAACGGAGTCTAGGGTAACAGGCATATGTACGATATTTGCTTCTGCACCGGGATAAGGCGGATAAACTTGATGGATGATAAATTGTTTTGTTTTTCCGGCTTTGAGTAATTCTCGTGCCACATTTTTAAACGCCTCAATGTGGTCTTTTCTATCATCCCATATTTCAATGATATCAAATCCTTTGTAATTTGCTACAAGTGTATTGACAACATATGTTTTATGAGCAAGCGTATTGGAATCAGGTTTTTCTGTGCCTTTTTTCGATGTTCTTGTAGGATAACCTTTTTCGGTCATAAAGTCTCCCGTATAGTACTCTTGATGAGAATTGGGAGACTTTTCTTCTGGGTGAACCATATCTTCTTTTGAGTCAACGGCTGATTGGAATTTTTCCCGAGATTTTTCATTGGCAGAACCAATGACTCTTCGGCCATACAATTCTTGTTGTCTTAGGACGTTTCTAACGTGGGCAGAAGCAACGCCTCTTCTCCCGGTAAGAAGAATAGCTACAGTATTAGGGTCGTTCTTTGCTTCTTTAAAAGCATCAACCACTTCTTGATTTACGCTTCCATCATAGAATGGTGCCGTAAGGGAGTCTTTACTTCCCCACCAATCTTTACCGCTCCATCCGTGTTGAGGGTCATCTGTTTTTGGTCTTTCTGGTACATTAGCAATTGTACCATCAAAGTCGAAAACAGATAGACGACGAGTAGGAGCTTCTTCCACATATTGTCGAAATTCGCCCATTCTTTCATTCCTAGCTTACTTTAACGTTTTTTTGAATGCTTCAGCTTCTAAGCCACTGATGATTTCACCACGTTGATGCGGTGGTACTTTACCAGAACCATTGCACTCTTCGCAACCCATTCCGTTACATTTTTTACAGGTATCTCCACCTGATGCTTCTATATCACCCCATTTTACTGAGGGTTGATGACCTGCGAAGGCTTTAACTCGTTTTGCCCACCAGCCACCTCTACGGTTTCTTTTGGTGCCGGGAGCGTTGAACATTTCTACCCAATCTCTAATTTGTTGGGCTGATAAACCAGTTCCTTGTTTTCCTTTAAAGAACTGACTAACTTGGTTGGGTTGGAAATTCTTTAATTTAAGCAGAAACAGGACGGCTCGACGTTCTTCTATTTGCCAACCAGTCGCTTTTGATTCTTTCCCAACTTGTCGCAGGGAGCTTAATGTTTCAGCTACTTTTTCAATAGGATTATACCTAAGAAGCCAAGCAAGAGCCAGAGGTTTATCATTTTTATCAGAAAATTCTGCTGGAACTCCTTTAGCTTGAGCAAAATTGACTCCGGGGAATATAACCGGAAGTAATTTTGTCCTATCATAAATAGTAAGATATTTCTTTGAATCTATGTCTGGGTCTAATAGACCTTTCAAAAATTCATCTCTGATTCTTTCAAGAGAGATACGTTCTGGGAGATTCATGAAATTTGGAATTGCCTTGGCAATTTCCGGGTCAAGTTTATCTCCTTGTCCAAATCGGCATTGGAATCGGATTGCTCTCATAATACGAACAGGGTCTTCCTCAAATCTTTCTTGAGCTTTTCCAACTGTTTTTACCTTACCATGTTTCAAGTCATGAAGACCTCTTCCAGTTGGGTCATATAACTTTTTATTTTCTCCATCTGCTTTAGTCAATTCAATATAAAGAGCATTAATTGTCAAATCTCTTCTACTGGCATCTTCCTTCGGATTATCCACAAAATCAACTTCTGATTGGCCATTTTCTGTACCTTGGCCGACCTTTGCATCTTTACGGAAGGTTGCGATTTCAAATTCTTCTTTTTCTACCACAGCGCTAATAACAAAGACTTTTTTCTCTTCACTATTATCTCTTCCTTTTATGAACCAAAGTTTTGTATCACCCTTTTGGGCATCTTCTATTTTTCTTGTTTGTCCATCTTCATCATAGAATTTTGAAGGAAGGTTTAGTTCATCTCCTTCTTTTCCGCTTTTATCACCAGTTCTTTTGAATCCGGCTGATGCGAGGATGGTTGCCACTTGAGCGGGAGTAGCATTGGTGGCTAAATCATAATCTTTAACAGTTTTACCTTTGATGAAGTCACGCACGGGACCACCTACCAAGTAAAGTGTTTTCTTGGGCATGGCTACGTCTTTACCGCTGGTATCTTTTTGAAGTACGATGCTTCCGCTATTCAGAAACGCTCTAACTATTGGGCGTAATTTTTGTGGAGGTATAAATCCTTTGTCAAGAGGGGCCGCAGCAGATTCGGCTTTCCAATCTTTGCTACCTTTTTCCTCTTTCAACATCACGTATTTTTTAAAGCTTCTTGTATTCATTTTATTGTTGACCTTTTAACATGGCAGTCATTCTTTCAGGATGCGTTTTCGATATTCTCACTACATAGACTTCTTTACCGTCTTGTGTCGTCCATGATTGTAGTACCTTTCCTAATTCTGACAAGTTCCCATTTTGAATTTCTTTTTGGACTCTATCATCTGAGATAGCAGCCTTTACCGCTTGTGTTTTTCTCTTTTTAGCATATTCTGTCGGAGAAAGTAGTCCTTTATCTCCTGAAGGGTCCATTTGAATCTCTATTTCTAAATCATTTGCGCCCATTTCATATTTATTTACATCCATGCCTGTGAAGCCCATAAATGGTTCTGCACCAGAATCTTTCATGGTATCTAGCATTCTATTTCTGAAAGCACTACCGATTCCTGTTGTGGCTTGAGTAGTCCATTTTCCTAAAGTAGAATGTCCTTTTTGAGATAAATAATCTCCGACTCCTCTTGGCATATCCATTGCGGGTTGTGAATACCTCATTTGCCGAACTTGTCTGGTTCCCGGCAAATTACCTTGTAACTCTTGAAGTTGTAACCACTCTTTAAATTTCATATCTTTTCCTATAACGGAGCTTGTAGTCCTAATCTAAATAGGAGATACGCAGCCAAAAGTACCCAAACAATTTGTATTACAAATCCAAATGCTGATTTCCATCTTCCTTCATTTTGTTGTGATTGGCCTTGAAGTTCTTGAATATTAGCAGCGTTTTGGTGACTTCTTTCATCTGATGCTTGAATAATAGGGATATTAGTATCACATTTATTCTGAAGCGATTCTAAATGAAGGTTCGTATCATGTACTCTGTCAAATAGTTTTCCTATGTCTCTTTTATATGAGTCAGGACTGGTTGCTTCTACCACAGAAAGTCTCGCAGACATTTTACTAATAGAGTCACTCATGTTTTCTATTTTTTTATCTGTTTCATCTTGCTTTTTCATGACAACTTGAACTCGTTCGTCAATCCTAGTGGAAAGTTCGAATAAGTTCTTTATTGACTCGGAAACTTGCAAAAAATATTGTTCGCCGACTGTCGTGTTGTTCACTGAATCTCCCATTAACGTACCTTAAATAAATGAAACGTTGTATTCTCTACTATATATACATCATGGAAGCCAAAGAAAAAGAAAAGCTTGAGATAGAAGAATTACCTGAGAATATGAAAGACATGATTCCATCTATAAACGTGGGTGAAATTCAAAAAAAAGAAGAAGAAGAACCATTAATAACTGATGATGTCCTCCTAACTATGTATGCGGAGATTGCGAATAACATTCGAGGAGACCGTGGTGAAATAGACAATATTTTAAATAATTTCGTAGATATGGTGTTTAATGAAGGAGACTCAACTACTTCAAGTAAAGAAGCAGTAGTCAACCTTATCAAGTTGAGGTCTGAACAATCTGATAAGATGACAAAAGTTGCAGATTTAATGACAAGAATAAAATTAAAAGAAAGAGATACTTTTCCACGTTATATGGCAGCTTCTCAAAATAATACCATAAATATAGGTGGAGATAGAAGAGCGTTGTTAGAAGCGATTACAAAAGCAAAAAGTGCCCAAAAGGATTAATATGAGTAATAGACATAATTTGGATGATTGGTTGGTAGAGGCTGACACACCCGCTGCGTCGGGACAACCAGACCCGATGGGTATGACCCCATCTAGTGACCCTGCGGATATATCGCAGGACATGAGTGACCCTAATGTTGCAAATATGCAGCAGCAAAATGCTCCTTCGGAAGACCCAAACAATCCAGAGGATGTGAATCAAGACCCAATAGCACCGGATATGCCAGAACCACAAAACGAAGTAACAGATTTCGAAGTGTGGAAAAATGAATATCTGAAAGAGTCCATCATAGGAAATGCAAATGAACTGATGGACTTGTTGAACCAAGTACGTGACAAAGAAAATCTTAAACCTTATCAAAGAAAATTTGTTGAAGACAATGTAAATATCCAATTGGTCCGATTGAATTCTAATGTGGATAAAGCATCTAAAGAAATACGAAGACAAATAAAACAACAGTTAGATAAAAACAATCCGGCTACGTCAGTAGTCAACCATGTAACATCAGTATTAGAGACAATGCCTGAATTGAACAGCATTTTCATCAAGTTATGTGGATACACAGGTCAAAAAGGTGATTTGCATAGAAAGTTTATCGCTGGTTTACTGGGTGGAGTTCAAGTTGGAAGTGGTGGAAATAATGAAGATATTATTTACAATGAAAAAGAATATTCAATATTGTTTTCCACTCGTTTCAATTCCAGATGGGGTGATGTCATGTTAGGCTCTTGGAGTTTAAGAAGTGATGACGCCGAAAGATATTTGGAAGAACCTGAATTAAAAAGATTACAAGAAGGAAGCCCAGAAGAAAAAGATGCGTTAAGAAGAAGAATCGTTATTGATTCAATAGCTCAACTTTTTGAAACAAGAGCTTTTTATATCAACGTAGTAGCAGATGATGGAACTCTCTTCACTCTTGGGTGGGATATAGCTAACTCTTTGAGAAATGCGTTTGTAGAAGGAAAATTAGTTGTAAAAACAAGACAATCTGGTGACTCAGAAGCAATGATAGATGACCAAGGTAAAATTATTCCTTTAATGGACATCAGTATTGCTTACGTAAAAGAGACGGGTCAACAGGATGAAGAAGGAAAGCCGGAAACTGAGGAAGTTGAATTTATAGACAGAAAAGACGGAATGCTTTTCTTAACTGCTGATTTGAAACTTATTCGAGAGGCATCCGTTGCTCTACAAGGTACATCATTTAAAGAAACACCTTATACGGGAAACCCCTCAGATTTAATGACGTTAAAACGATGTGTCTATTCTGCTCATGATTTGCTGATGAGGCAATGCTAAAGGAAAATAATGCAAAAATTTACAGACTTTGTTGGCAAAAAAGAACGAGATGCTAGAAAACAACTCGGAATTATAAAGAAAATTCTTGAAAAGAATGATTATCAGGTCTCTGATTTTCTTGAAGAAATAGGAGACCCTTACATATTCGTTAAGGCACCAAATACAAATGAAGAATTGTCATTTGAAGGCATTAGAATATACAAAATAGGAAGTGATATAGCATACAGAGTTCAAAACGAAGAAAAAACTCAGCCTTATGGAAAAGCTTATTCTATTGCTGTAGAAGAAATGTATGACGACTTTATTTCTGATAAGTTTAAAGAAGAAAAAGCTGGTCAAGAAGTAATGGAATCCGTATTTAAGGAAATAGAAAGATTTTTTACACAAAGTTTGATTGCTGAAAAGCAACTTCGTTCCGCAGAAATAGAAAAAAATAGGGACCAACTGGGCAGAGTCATCATAGGTGGAAGTGGCACAGGAACCGATTATAGCAACCTGATATCTAAAACAAGTGTTGGTAGCAACTAGCCCGTTGTAATATAATATGCCTTTATTGCCGCAACCAACAAATCCTGTTGTAGGGAACCTCTTTCAAGCAATGAATAAACCTTCAACAGTAGGACAAATACAGAGGGGGAGTATAGTTGTCTTCAATTATATGATGTGGAGACATGACCCTTATCCTTTAGTTCTTGTTAGTAGCACAAGACCCGGACAAGGCATTAAAGGGGTTAATCTTCATTATTTGACATTCCCATACATCAAACAATTATTAAGAAATAGTTTGATGTTTTCCTACAGCAGTATTAAAGGGGATAAATATATGGTGAAATCATTCAGAAGTTATAAGTGGAATGGTATTCGTCAAGTAAAAGTTTTAGATACAGATTTCCTTTTAAGAGTAATGGGCACAGTAAGGTCGTTTGACCCTAATCAAATTCAAGCAATACGAGAATCAGTACAAGAACAAATAAATCGTGTGGTAAATCCTCCAGCAGAACCTACACAACCTACAGGAGTTTTGGGATAAATTTGATTATGAAGAACTAAATAGAATTAGGAGTCCTCACCCCGTTCACAAAGATGTTTCTAACTAGACGGAAATAAATATGGCACAAGATGGTATCGGAAGACAAATAGGCGATGTTGATGCTCAGCAACTCATGTCACAGATGATGAAGACTCTTGATGCGCAGAAAAAAGGCAAAAGTAAACCTTCGAAAGACACAAAGGAAATGCTTGACCTTCTTACGAAGATGAGCGAGGACATAGAAGAAAGTCTAGAAGCAACTAAAACGTATTACAAAGAAGTAAAAAAATTCCAAAACGACGAAAAGAAAACAGATAAAAAACAATTAAAAAATGATGTTGGGGTTCAGAAAGCATTAAATGATGTTGTAGCAGGCATGAAGAAAGGTGCTGGCGGCTTTGGTGGAGGTCTCGGTGGAGGCGGTGGCAAGGGCGGTGGCGGTGGTGCTGGCGGTGGGGGCTTGTCCGGTGGCAACAAAGCTTTAAGCATAGCAAGTGGTCAAATAACTGGAATGCTTGGTGGCACTGGAATGCTACAAAATATTTGGAAAGGAACTGTAGAGCATGAGATAGAATTCATGCAAAACATGCGTAAAATTGCTTTCCAAACTCAAGGAATAACTGGTGACACTGAGGGACTACAAAAAGCATGGCAGGAAACAGGAAAGGTTGTAGCTCAAACAGGTAAAAACTTAACTATGTTCCAAAGGACATTGGTTACACAATTGAAAAAAGGTGTGATGAGTCGTGAAGACGAGCTTAAATTAACCAAAACAAGTTTGAACTTATCAACAATGATTGGTTCTCAAGCAGGGGCAACCGCAGACACCTTCCATAATATGCACGTAAGTCTTGGATTAAGTAATAATCAAATGGCTGAATTTTCTCGTGGTGCTCAAGAGGTTGCAAAATCTACTGGAGTTACAGGAGATAATTTACTTAAAGCAGTAAGTGCTGCTGAAGGTCTTGTCAAAGCAATGAGAAATGCTGCCACTATGAGTGCGCAAGCATCTAAAAATATATTAGCTATACAAGCTGGTGCTCAAAAGATGGGCGTCGGCGAACAAACCGATAAACTGATGAGGGGAATGGCTAGTAGTGCAGAATTGTATTTAAAAGCATCATCAGGCACACAAGCATTGTTATTCCAAGCGGCTGGTACTATGGGGAGGATGAATGAACTAACCAGTGGTACTATTGCAAATAGTAAAGCTGGTATGGCAGATATGGCCCAAGGTTTGGAGCAAATATTCAAGAACTTTGGGACAACCATGGAAGGTATAGATAATTTAAGTCCTCAGAGATTAATGCAACTTAACATTGCTCTTGAATCCGCATATGGCATACAAGCTGGAGAGCTAAAAAGAGTCGTTAAAAATATCCAAGAACAATCAATGACTTATGGACAAGTTGTAGGCAAATTGACTAAAGAGATGAAAAATGCCAATTTGACTACAGAAGAAAGAATTCATTTAGAGAAAAGACTTGCTGATGTTCATATGGGTGCGGGATTCTCATTCTTAACAGCAGTTGATGAAGCTGGCAAAAAAGCCAAATCACTACCTGATGCTATATCAAAAGCAACGAAAAAACTGGGTCCAGAATTAATTAATGAATTAGGTCTTAAGGGAATGGGGCCATTACAAAAATTCCAGAAAATGGCGTTGCTTACTGCAAATAAATTAAAAGAAGCAGGAGGAAAAGATTTTTCTGCTGACATACAAAATGCAATTTCTGGAGGAGATGTAGGAAAAGTTCGAGAATTATTGTCTGACATGAATACCGAACAACAGAAAATAGGTATTGCACAAGCTAAAAACTTAGACCCAATTACTGCAATTCAACATACCACAGATAAAATAAACGAAAGTATTCGTGCCCTTACTGGTCCTCTTATTATAGGAGTTCTGGGAATTTTAGGGCAAACAGGTCTTATGGCAGCATATCTTCTCGCTATGCTGGCACAAATGGGCGTCTTTGGCAAAATGGCCGGTGGAATTAAGAAATTATTTGGTGGTGGCGGTGGTGGGGCCGCTGCTGGAGCTAGTAAAGTTAGTCAAGGATTCGGGGGCAAGGCTGCTGGGGGAGCTATCGGCGGTGCTGCTGGGGGAGGTGGCGGAGCAGACGCTATAAATAAACCAGTTGGCATGATGGGCAAAGTTGGGGAAGCAATTAAAAATGGAATAAAGAAGCTTAAAACATTTAAATTTGCCGATGCCAAAAAACTAGTAGGATTACTGTTAAAGGGAGCTGTTGTTATTATCCTTTTATCGACGGCATTAATAGCTATAGCGGCAGCTATCATCCTAATTGCTAAAGGCATTTTGTACTTAACAGGCATGGACCCACAAGAGGCTGTTGATACTGCAATGGTAATAGCTAAATTATTATTTGCAGTGGCATTAATTGCCGGAGCAGTATTGCTAGGAGCAGCAGGATTATCTGTACTGGCTCTTTTACTTCCTGCTGTTGGTTGGATTGCATTAGCGATGGGATTAGGAGCGATTGCTTTAATGGCTCTTACTGCACCTTTAATTCTTTTAGCTGGTGCAATAATAAGTTTTACTCAAGGAATGTTAGAAACAGTTCCTAATCCAGAAGAAGCCTCTAAAGTTGTCGGTAATTTAGCAAGTGTTTTGTGGACTGCTGCAAAAATCGCAGGAGTTATTATTGGAATGACTGCCATGTTGACTGGATTAGCTGTAATGGCATTCTTTACTTGGATATTAATTCCTTTAATGTATCTTGGAGGGATAGCGTTAATGGCTCTTGCTCCTGCCGTTATATGGTTTGCTGGAGCAATAATAAGTTTGACATCATCATTATTGTCAACTATTCCTGACCCAAAAGCCGCTGCTGAGACAGCAACAAATTTATCTGATATTTTGGAATCCACTGGGTCAATTGCAGACTCTATAATTAAGGGTGTAGGTCAATTAGAAAAATTAGGGGAAATATCTATATGGTCCATAATATTTGGAGATGCAGCTAGAGGATTGTGGATAATTGGCCCTGTTGTAGGTATGTTAGCGAGGGCAATTAACAATATCATAACCATTCTTAAAGCAGCTTTTCCAAATGCATCAGGAGTTACCCATAATATAAAAATAGCACAAGAAGTAATGGAAGCCATGACTTCTGTGATAGAGTCTATATCTGAAACATCTGATGCGATGGCAGGATTGGCAGCATTAACAGATAAATGGATGTTTGGTATTTTTGGAGACAGCATCGCAGATGACATCAGAGAAGCAATCCCCGGATTAACAAAACTAGTAAGTTCTATGGCAGATTTTACTAAGTCTGTAATAAACATTCTTCAAAAGAAGTTCCCCAATGAGGAAGGGGTTACCCACAATATAAAAATTGCTAAAGATGTTTTAGTTACTATGTCAGAAATGTTGATGTCTTTCAGTGAGGCATCAGGTGCAATGAGTGAGCATTTAGTAGGGCTAACTGATAATTGGTTCTGGTTTGATTCGGTTGCGGATGATATTACAGAATCAATGCCAGAATTAAAAAAACTCGTAGGTTCTATGGCAGAATTTACTGGGGGTGTAATAGACATTCTTAAAAGAGAATTCCCTAACAAGGAAGGCGTTGCGCACAATATAAATGTTGCCGCAAAGGTTTTAACAGCAATTGCTACAGCGATGACTAAGATAGCAGAAGTGACTGATGTTCTTGGTGAAAAATTAATGCCATTAACTGATAGTTGGTTCTGGTTTGATTCTGTTGCAGACGATATTTTAGAATCAACAGATGATTTTAAAATATTTTTCCAAAGTATAACTACCTTTTTCAAAGAAGGGATTATCGGTCCAATTGATGGTCTTTTCTTAGATAATGGAGACAAAACAGTACAGAGCCTTATAAATCTGGCAAAATTAATTTCTGTTCTTCCTGAGTTCATAAATGGTGTTGGGGGAAAAATGGAAAAGCTTATGTCTGGTAACTCTAGTTTGGAAAAATTAGCTGGAATGAAAGACTCGTTTGGAGATAAATTCAGAGGAGTATCTGAATTTATTAAGCAAGGAATTCTTGACCCAATTGACGCATTGCCTGCTGCTAGTGAAATAAATAAATCATTACAAAAGGTGAATATACTATCCAATGTTTTGGGAAAACTTGTTGGTGTAATGGACCATCTTTCAAAAATCATGTCCATAATGTCTAGGACTAAGTTTGAGCCATCAAAAGCTGTTGAAGAAATAAATGGTTTAATGGCTTCTCTTGGGGGAATAGGAGGCGCTGATTTAGGAGAAGCAAAAACTGGAACTGCAATGACAGCACCAATGTCTGATGCTCATGACAAAATAAGAGCTAGACGTGCTTTAGAAAAAGAACAAAGTGGTGGTGGTAGTGGAGATATGGCACAAATTTCTGCTTCGACTTTGGACCAAATATCTTTGTTGGGCATACTGCACGAAGATAATATGAAGATTATTAACTTGCTAACACCTTCTGATTTAACAGGAAGTGAGGAAACAGCTTCTACTATGACTCAGAATAATAACCCAGCAACTCCGGCCCAATATGGAGGTTGGCAACAGGGTACTTCTAGCAAGAATACCACTAGAGGCGTAACATAAGAATAGGATAACATGGCAAACGGAAAAGCAACACTTGCTGGTGGCACACTTATAGAAATAGAAAATTGCTATATAGATGTTCCTAATTTTCAAAAAATTAAGATGAAAGCGCTTCCTGAATTAAGCGATTCCAAAAGTGCCTCATATAATGATGAGTCAATTATGGGAAGAGCTTTTCCATTAAAAACTTATTCTCACTCAGAAAATAGAGCAATCTCAATGACTGTTCATTTCTACACTATTCAAGAAAAAGATAAAGATGAAAACTTAAGAGCCATGAGAGCTTTAGAAAGTGCCGTATATCCGAGAGAACAAAATGGTATGCCGTTTGTGCCTCCAGTAGTATGTAAAATTAAGTGTGGAAAATTATTGGCGGATGAGGATTTATGTGTTGTTTTAAAATCTTATTCAGTAAAATTTCCCACAGATGTTGTCTGGGATACAACTACTTATCTACCATATAAGTTTGACGTAGAAACAACGTGGGAAGTAGTTTATAAAAGTACAGATTTGCCGGGACAAAAAAAGATACTACAATCGGGCGGCTAGGAGAGAGAGCGATGGCTAACAAAATAGAAAGAACTGAAATTCCAGCTACCGATATGGTAGACCCTTTAAGTCGATATGTTAATAGCGAAGTAATTTATTATGGAAAAAATAATCTTCTTACTTTCACCACATATAAAAGACAAGAAGTTGCAGCAGACCAATCTGAAGATAAGTTTACAGTGATTACTTCAGGCAACGAATATCGTCCTGATAAATTATCTACTCAAGCATATGGCGCTCCTGATTTGTGGTGGAAGATTATGGAAGCAAATGGCATATTTGATATTTGGGATTTCAAAGCTGGAATAAACATTCGCTTACCTTCAGACGCTAATATATTTTAAGGAGAATTGATGCCTCAAAACGCTTGCACAACACTTAAAGGACGCAGACCCATTGACGGGTCCAATATATCTCCATTTGTTCATTTTGGGTTACGAAAAAGTTCTGGTTTTAGAGAGGGTGAATGGATAAGTGTCGGTAACATTTCTACTTCAGAAAGTTTAGGGAGAGAGGCGGTCATAAAAAGTTTTGAATTCGGAGCATCTGATGGGGTAACAGCTACTATAGAAATTCTTGATGAACGTGGAGGTGCTTTTGATGCATCTGTAAGAGCAATGACATCATCTTTAGAAAATTTAGGCACAGCAGTATTCTGGTGGGGATGGATAGTTACTGATTGCGTAACTGGTGCCACTAGAATGGAAAAAGCAGGTCCAATTTATTTAAATTTAATAGACATGAATGTTACTTTTAGTGGTGGAAAAGTAAAATATAAAATAAACTGCAAAGATGCAGGAGGAATAGCAAAAGATATAACTGGTGAAGATAGCATTTGGGGTGATGAGAAAAATCCAATGGGGATAAAAGATGGTCTAAAGAGGATGATGGAATCTACAGACCCAAAAATTAACATTAAATGGATTAACAAAGATGGCAAAGAGGGAGCCGTAGACTTCAAAGGCGACCCTAAAGGCGTATGGGAATCAAATGGTCAAGATAAATTAACTATTGTTTCAGAATGGCTGGAAAGTTTCGTTACTACAAATGATAGAGGAACATATCCTGTCTGGGATTATACAAAAGAAGAACCTACATTGTTGTTAATAGAATCAGGTAATCCCGCTTGTTATTCTACTAATTCTCAGAGAAAACCTTTTGCGGGTATTTATGTTGTAAATGGAGGAAAAGACAGTAATGTTATTTCGTTTAACCCTAGCTTAAATTGGAAGAGTTTTTGGTCCAAAGCAACCACTAGAGGTGGCTCTAGTGGTGCCCCTGCAACGGGTAAAATGGTAAGTAAAAACGAAGAAGGTGTAAAATGCGAGGCCAAATGGCAAAGCGAAAATCTAGGTAAACAACAAAGCGTGACCGTTAACCGAAACAGCCAATGGAATGACGGAAAAGAAGGAAAAGATAAAGTTAACAAAAACCAAGTCACAAATAACCAAGCAAATAGTGTTATAGTGTCAGCCGGACCAGTAAATGCAGAATTGAAGATGCAAGGTCAAGTAGATGACCAATTTTGGCACCCAACTCAATGCATAGGTCGAGATGCCCACATTGTTTTGATAAACCCTTTTCATTTGAGAGCGAAAGATGGTTGTGAGTGGTTAGCAGAGCCAGTTTGTAATGAAATATTCACTTCTAAAGAATGGTTAATCCAAGGAGTTGCACATTCTATTAGAGAAGGTTCATTTGTTACTACTTTAAAAGTAATGTTACCTCCTCCTTATGGTGGAAGTGGCAAAGGCGGTAAAACTTTAGAAGCGTGGTCATAATATGGGTAAATTTGCAGATACATTTAAAAAGATGGAGCAAAGGATAAAATTCCTTGAAGGAAGATTTTCCGAATCTGGGTATGATATTGAGAAGATTGTCCATTCTCAATTAGGAACTATTCCTCAAGACCCACAACAGCATACCTTGTTTGGGATGTATACTGCTTTAGTTATTGATACGGCTGACCCTCTCAAACAAAACAGAATAAGGTTTTTCACTCCTCTTCTTCATAATTTGAAAACAACAATAGAGTCTCTTCCATGGGCATATCCAATTTCGTCTATGGGCGGGTTTGATGATTCTGGTCTTAGTTGGGTTCCCCCTGCTGGTTCCACAGCATGTTTGATATTTGCAGCGGGGAATAAAGCTTCTCCTTATTATATGGGAACAACATGGCATAGGGATAGAGGCCCAGACGGAGAACATAACTGGGGATATAATGTAAAAGAATATTACGATATTCATGAAGGTCACAGAAAAGGGTTTCTTGTTGGAGAAAATGATGGTTCTCAAGTGTTACCTCCATGGAATACTGAAAATTATAATGGAATAGATGTAGATTCTATCAACGATTTCATTGAAGACCCAGAAGCTCAAAGAAAAATCACATATTCAAACATTTATGGGTTTAAAACTCCTCAAAAACACATGTTGAAAATGGTGGATGGAGATTATAAATGTGCCCATAAAAATAAAAGAATGGAAATGATGTCTAGTGGGGGCAATTGGCTCGTATTTAAAGATGATTTTTTACATTCATTTAATCCAGATAGTACAACAGATGATGGATGTCCACCTGACGACCTCGAAACTGAATGTGTCACTGGCAGCGATGCAGTAGCAGGAAGTCCTTATTTTAAAAATGAGAATGAACTTACACCTTGGGTTGGAGTGGGCACTCCACAAGCAAACAAGGCGGAATTACCACAATCAGGAATACAGTTCCTTAGTAGGTCAGGTCATACTTTTGGTATGGATGATTCTGTAGAAGAACCGACTGGTGTGCCGGAATGGGAAACAAGTATAGAAGACTTTGATTTTGGTTGCACTGATAAATTTACCGGGAAATCTTTTTGGGTGAGTGCCACTGGTCATCGAATTGAGATGAGTGATAAAGAAGTAGAAACTAATGTAAGAGGAGAAGAAAATTACATTAGAATACTTAGTGCTTCTGGAAATAAAATAGAATTAAATGACCATAGTTTAGATGAAGAAACAGCAGGGTCTAAAAGAGGAATAACTCTTGAGTCTACTAGTAAACATACTATTGAAATGATAGATGAAGAGAATGTTCAAGGCTCTCCACCAAGAAAAGAAGGGGGAGAACCTAAAGCTAAAGCTAAAAAAGCTTTTATAAAAATAAGAAGTGGTTATGGGTTGGAAATCATGATGAATGATACAAACTCTCAAGAAGAGACGGCAGACCAATATATACAAATTTTTGCACCTCAAAAAGATAATACTCTTCGTGGTCCACATCAATTGAGATTTCAAGAAGCAGCAGAGGGTCCGGGCCAAGTATTTCTTAGAGTAGGTGGAGATTATTTTTGTTCAACATATGATGGTCATACAACCATTGTTGGTGATGTAGATAATAATCCATCAGATATGTTTGTAAATGTAAGTAACAATACCGTACATAATTCGGCTCAGTTCTATTATAACATAGCAGATTTGCATATGTTATGGTCTAAACGAGTTATGTTCTTGTTAGCCGGAGAGGATTATGAGGTTGACGGCGAATTAGGGCCGGGTATGTTCCCGGTGTTATGTCAAGCTCCATGGGGAGTTGTGACAAGCGACAGAGTTTATGCTTCTGCTTCTCCAGATGCAGCTTGTACATCCGTATATAGTTTAATGCCGTTTCATCAGTGTGATAGTGGAGACGCATAATGGAAATTTTAGGACTACCGTATCCGATACAAAAAGACCCCAGAGGATTTTTGCATACTCAAAAAGGAGTAGAACAAGTTAAATCCGATATGTTGGTTTTATTGCTTACGAATCCCGGTGAGAGAGTTATGTTACCAGAATTTGGAACTCCATTAAGAGACTTAATGTTTGAACCTAATGATGGACAAATAGAAGCAAAAGCAAGAGAAATGATAATTGATTCTATCAATTTGTGGGAGCCAAGAATTGTAGTTAGTGCAATAGAGGTTTCCTCAGACGTTGATACAGACGATTTGAACCCCCAAGACAACCAAACACAAAAAGAACATGTATTAAGTATAAAAATTATGTTCTCTGACCCCGAAAATATTCAGCAGATTCAAGAATTAAAATTGAATTTACCATTAGATGCTGGTTTAGGATAAATAAAATATGCCGACATTAAATACAACACCGACGCCTTATGAAGAATCTGGAATAGTTAAGAAGCCTAATATATTAAGCCTTAGTTATACCAATCAAGATTTTTGGTCTATGAAGGCTAGATTGATTCAGTTCATTAATGAGAGATTTGGCCCTAATGGAACTGTCCTACCAAATACATTTAATGATTTGGTAGAATCATCTGTAGCAATAATGCAGATAGAGAACTGGTCTTTCTTGGCTGATACTTTATCGTTTAAGATAGACCAAATTGTAAATGAAATATTCATAGACACAGTTACCGAAATAGATAACGCATTTAGATTATCTAAATTAGTAGGTTTTCAACCACAAGCACCAATAGCTTCTCGTTCGATGTGGGTTGCAACAATGAACAATCCATTATTAACAGATATTTCAATCAATACCCCTATTGCTGTAGATGTTGTTTCTGATAATACGCCTATCACAATAGAGCTATTCCAAGCAGACATCTTTAGGAACCCATTGTTTGATTCCCCAATAATAATCCCTGCTGGAAGTGTTACTAATACCAGCATTATAGGATTAGAGGGAAGAACTAGAGTTGATACAATTACGGGCGATGGCTCTGTAAGTCAAACATATCAACTCGAAGATTTCCCGGTAATTTATGATTCTGTTCGTGTAACTGTTGATGGGGTATTATGGGACCAAGTAACTTATTTTACAGATTCGAATCCAAGACGAGAATATAGAATAGAATTTGATTCTGATTGGAATTGTTTTTTAATTTTCGGAAACAACAGAGCGGGTGTTATTCCATCAGTAAATTCTCAAATTCAAGCAACCTACAGAGTAGGTGGCGGAACTGTCGGTAATATCGTAACTGGATATGTACAAACACAAACTCAAGTAAGTGTTCCGGGGTTAGGATATGCTGTGCCTGTTGATTTAAGAAACTACACAAGAGGCGAATTTGGCTACGACGGAGATACTATTGAGGATATAAGGTTAAAACTCCCATTGTGGCTACGTACCCAAGACAGGGCCGTATCAGGAGAAGATTATAAAATATTAGCAGACCAATTTGTGACAACATATCATGGACAAATTGGGAAATCAACAGCGGTACTTAGAAATCATGGATGTTCTGGAAACATAATAGATTTATATGTATTAGCGAAAGATGGTATAAACGGTCTACAAGAAGCAGGGAATGAATTAAAAGTAGACTTAAATGAAGAGCTTGTTGATAAAAAAATGTTCACTGATTTCATTTGTATTAAAGATGGAACTATTGTAGAGGTAGACGTACAGGTTGATGTAGCAATGGATAAATTCTACAAAAGGTCAGAAGCCGAATTTAGAACTCAAATAATAAATAAAATTAATGAATTCTTTGATTTGAATAATTGGGAGTATGGAAAAACATTGCGAGATACTGATTTAATAAGAAGTCTATCAGACATCAAAGAAATAGCGACAATGGACATTAATTTTGTAAAATTATCTGGTGATGATGGAACAACAATAACTACTAATTTTTTCGAAATCATCCGACCAGATGAAACAGACGTAGCGTTCATATACTCATAAGGAGTGAAGTGAGTAAAAAGATATATGAAAATCCAACAATTGCCGATGAAGTTCTGTTCGAGTTTGAAACTCCAGATGCAGAAGGTTGTTTAACAGCTAATCCTTATCGTATTGATACGGTAAAGATATTCTACATAGAAAGAAATTTCACAGGTGGAAACTACGGAAGATTAATTGAAGAAACCCCTAATGCTGATTTAAACGCAGAATTAGCATTGGCCCTAGAAGTTGCTTGTGATGACCCGACAGAAGAAAATTTGGCTAATGTTACTTTTATTCGAACCGAATTAGAATTAAACACAAATAGGGAAGTAACATTTTATTCTGAAGCTAAGGTTGTAAAACAAAACGGTAATGACACGATACCAGCGTGGTTGTCTACTGGGGACGAAGAAGATTATGAAGTAGAATTAGTTTCAGAAGACTCAGATGGATTCACCCAATATGGTCATTTCCAATTATTGTGGAATCCTCTTGGAATGATGGCTGGAGACTATGTTTTCCAATGGACATGGACATCATATGATTCTTCACTGGATGACAAAATATCTAATTATTTTGCTTTTTCTTTAGGTGGTGCTACCCAAATGACAACAAGCATCCCTACTCACTTTACGGACCCTGAAAAATATATAACATTGCTTGAACGATATAGAGCAGAGATGTTCAAAATGACATTGAGTGATGTAGATTTAAGTCCATGGGTTCTTTTAGGAATGGACAACGCTGTTGCAGATGGGTTTAAATTCCTTGAAGATTTAGCCAATCAAACAGTAGATTTAGTAGACGCTAATGCCGTAGCTGAAGGATTTCTCCCCGTTCTGGGAGATACATTTGGTTTACAGTTAAGGTCAGAAGACCCGACATTATGGAGAAGGCAGATTAAAAGAGCTATTCCTTTGTTCAAACAAAAAGGAACATTAAAAGGTCTTAATTCGGCATTGTCACAAGCTAACATCATACTCAAAAAACTTACAATATATTGGCAAGTCATTTCAAGTTACACATACCAAGAAGATTTTGATGTAACAGAAGATTATGAAACAGTATTCGATTTGACAAGAACTGCCTTAGTTCCTGTTGATTCTAATTTTGAAATGTATTACAGGGCCGCAGATAGCGAAACATGGGATGAATTAGTTATCTCTGATTATGGAACCTTTGCGGCATCTACTGTGACGTGGATTGGTTCTACTGCTCCTACACCTTTGGCTTTGATGACAGGTGATTCCATAAGAGTAATTTATAAAGTAAAAGAAATACCCAATGCAACGGAACAGGCTCTTGAAACATACATCAGGACTCTTCCAATATCTGACCAACGTGATGAAAGAGACCAGCTTTATCCTCCTAAGAACTGGAACGTTCGTCTTATTGAAGAAGATGATGCATTATTCGATGAAATTATTGAAGTACGAAACCCATATTTCGACTCACTTGTATATGGAGATGTAAGAACCGAATTCCCATATTCTGAAAACATATACAATATGGAAGAATATAACGGCAGTAAAAGGGAATCTACAAATCCTTGTGATATAGATAAAGAATTCTTAGACCCTTGTTCGGGAGGGATAAGTAGTAAATTTAGCGTAGACATAGAAATAGAAAACATGTCGAATGAACGAGTTCTTGAAGCTCAAGAAATTATACAAGAATTCAAGCCATTCCACGCCGTATTATATTCAATTAATTTATTAGGAAGTTTAAACGAATTCATTGAACCTCCTGTTGAACAAATTACGACTTTAATCCAAATAGACAAAACGGATGTTACATTAGTAGACCCAGTACAAACGATATTCAATAGAAGCATGGACCCGTCTACATATGAATCTATTTTGAGAGATACGCTTGCCACTTCTACAACTGTTGTATCAGGAGTAGGGGGGACAGGCAGTAATTCAGATGTTGCATTGTTTGCTCCTAATGTATTGATAAACGCATTCACCCCAGATTTAGATGATGATACTTTGACTCAATTAAAAGTCTTGGCTCCATCTGCTAATGTGGGCACTTATTCAATAGATAACCCAACAGAACATGAAGCAATAATTTCTGGGTCATTACCACCCGAAGCTCCTTTGTTGAATACGTCTTCTTTCACATTCCGATTATCTAATGAAATAATTAGACAAACAGCGGCGGCAAGCATAACTCAGGACGACGTATTTGGCTTTAGTGATGATTCTGTGAACTACGTTGCATTAGGTGTTCAGACTGAACGTGATGTTTTAGAGGGTTTTGCCACTAATCCATATCAAATAAATATACCAGCTTATGGTGGACCATTTAATATAGAGCAAATTCTACCCGATGGGTCTCTTGTTCTGGATACAGATGGTTCATTACCTCTTATAAATACAACAGGAATCACATACACCTTATTAGATGGTGATGGAGCAACCGTTGCTACAAGCGCTAGCGGGGTGCTAACGGTAAAACGCCGTGCTATTGTGACATTAAGAGATAACTTGGGAGATGTAGTTCTCATAAGAGGAGTTTCTATAACTGCTACAACGATAGACGACATAAGAAACTATATTGATATCGGAAATTATACGACATATAATAGTGTTGAATATTTCGTAAGTGGATTTATAGAAAATGAAACATTAAGTTTTTATATTGATGGATTTACAGATGGTTCTGTAAGTGGAGTTACAGTAATAGTAGAAGATAGAGTAATTGAAAACGAAACTGGATATTTTAGTTATAGAGGACTAACTCTTACCACGGTAATAGATTACGAGGCAACATTAGATATACAAAATGGTGCTAATCCTCCTGCTGTTCCAGTTGATGAGGATATTTTTAAAGAAAACTTCTTAATTCTTATTGGCAGTGATTATTTCGCAATTTCTGAAATAGATGGCACTACGATAACCTTAAGTGGTCTACCACAAAATTGGCCTACAGGAGGAACCCCGGTTACGTTTGATATATTACAATTTGAAAAAGATGAAGTTTCTATAGCAGAAAGAATTTATCCACCACAACCGGGATATGATTTCGACTCCATAGATAGAAGAGGGCAGGAAATAATCGAATACGAAATAGCAACCGCAACGCCCCTAGCCATGCTTGGGCTTCCTATGGCATTGAGTGCCACCCCCGGAGAAGACCATACTGTGCAACAAGAAAGTATTAATTTTGTAGTTGAGTGGCAAGATGAAGGAAAATAATGAAAATAGATGAAATAAAACCTAAAGGTCAAGTAGAGATTGTTATAGAAAATACTGACGGTGAAGTAGAAACCCGAGTGTTTGACAATACTGTATTAACAAACGGACGTAATGCATTGGCCAATTGTTTGGCAAATCAAATCGGTGATAGTTTTACTTTCTATATAGACAGAATGTTATATGGAGGTAGTGGAACTTCTGGTGGAGTTCCTAAATATGTAAGTACGAGTAGGAACGGGTTATTTGGAGCTACATTGGCTAACAAGCCAGTCATAGCAACAATCGACCCTGCAATACCTTCTCAAGTAACATTTACATCTGTTTTATCATTTGATGATGCAAACACCACATTGAATGAAATAGCATTACGAATGAATAATGAAGATTTATACAGTATGGCGACATTCCCAGATTTAAACAAAACAAATAGCGTACAAATTACATTCAATTGGCGTATTTCTTTTGTTTAGGATATATAAGATAGAAAAATGCCTGATATTTCATTAATACCGGAAGTTCTATATGACCCGCTGCAACCTTATCAGTGGATATACGATAATCTACCTTTAGAGAATATTCTTCTCAGACAGGATATGATTAATTCAGCAGTTGATGTTAACTCGGATATCCTTGTTGATAGTATCGGTACAGCCGGGACATTAAGCAATAGATTAGATGTATCTTTAGAGGATAATGGATATCTGAAAGTTTCGGCAATTAATGTTGCTGACCATGACATCGCTTTTCATACGGATGGAGTTAGAACATTAACGGCATCAGATATTTCTATAATAGACCCTCTTGATGTTTATCAATTACCAAGTATTGTTTCTTTCATAAGAATGTTAGGAGCAGAAAGAGATAAATTACTTTTAGTTTCTGATGAGGCAACATCATTACGACTTCAACTTTTCACAGAAGATATATCTAATACTGTTTTATTTGATGATGAAATTGTTGAATTAGTAGATACAGATACCATTACATGGGAGATAGAAGAACCCAACAAAATTAAGGCAAGAATGGCCTTTCCTTCTGCTGCAGCGCATGAACATAATTATGATTTAACTCCTGTCCATGCAAATATACCGACACCAGACTATACTAATTATAAGACTACTTCTGCTTCAACACCGTATATGGAAGATAGCTTAAGAGTTTATATAAATGGAATCAGGCTAAACGAAGATGATTTAGTATATGTCCCTAGTGCTGCCGCCAGTCCTACTTTCTCACAACTAAAGTTTACCGGGAATTATTCCGCTGGAACTTTTGCTCTAAGCAGTGCTATTACAGTAGCCGATGTAATCAAAATCGACTTTGACGTAAGCCTAGTTTAAATATTAAATTGGTTTTAAAAATGATTGATAAAAAACATGAATTCGGGTTCATTGTGCTTTCCCCAGAACATAATATGGGTTTGCTGCAATCTACCATGATGTCAATAAATCGTGAGTATAAAAAATCCAATGTATTATGTGTTGTAGGAGATACCGCAAAAGAAAAAGACATAGAAAATATGACTAAGTTCTGTCCTGTGGTTAAAGGAAAGAACACAATTACATCTCTTATTAATACAGGGCTTGAAAATGGCTGGCCTGAATGGAATATATTAGTTTTTGCTGGGACTCAAGTAAAAAGAATTCTTACAAAAAAGATTTTCTTATTCGCAACGAATAAGAAAGATGTCTTATTTCCTATTGTTGTAGATTATAACAGGCGTGGTTTTCCTATTCATATTTATAAAGATTTTCCAGAAGCCACATTAAATGGAATGACAATGCATAAAAGTACATTTGATGCTGTTGGAAAATTTTCTGAAAACCCCATAAAAGTATCTAAGCAATTTTGGGGACTAGATGCCATAGACTATGGATGTAAATTTAAAGCTGTTCTTGGGGCTAAAGTAATTTAAACGTCCCCATAAACAAAACTCCATTCATCTTTATCTTTATGAAGTCCTTCATCTACCTCTTTTAGATACTCAAATAACTTTTCCCAATTAGGGAACATGAATTCAATGGGGATGAAGCCATAATACCAAACGGGGATATAAGAAATATCATTTTGATTAGTTACTAATAAAGCAGGTTTTTTTAAGTTATCTGCCACTACGATTTCATGAACGGTTCCTGCTGTGGGAACTTTATATGGCAGATAAGAGATTGTAAAATCTTGTCTGTCTATTGTGCCCAAATCTTTTCTAACGAAGGCTTTAGCGATTTGGGCTATTTTTTCATAATCTTTAGCGGCTTGTGCTTTTTTGATTTCTGGAACCCATTGTTGTTTAGGGTCTGTAAATGGGTCAAATACGTTTATGCCTAAATTTTCAGATAATACATTTTTAGGATAATCTCTCCATCCTGCTTGTCCGTATTGAATTGGACCACCTAAATAGCAAGACTTTCCTTTTAAATAACCTGTTTTTATACTCATATAATATAAGATAAAAAAAAGGAGTTCAAATGTCAAGTGAATTAAAGAATAAAATAAAAAAATTAATGAAAAATGAGATAGTAGAAAGACACAGCTTTTTTCAGCTTAAATATTTTGTCATAGGCAAAGAACCCACCACACAAGCAAAATTGTGGAGATGCATAAGAGAATTAGAATCACGTAACAAATCTTTGCAAGCCATTGAGTTAGAGATTGAAGAAGCAAATGATGATGTTGAACTGCTACATATAAAGACAAAAGACATGATTCATAACGGGACGGCGTTTGTGGATGATGATGAAACAAACAAAATATTAGTAAGAAAAAATGAAAGAAAAACAAAATCATTAGTTGATAAGTTAAATGATTTAAAAAGAAAAAAGAGATATATAGAAGAAGAGGCTGCGTTCTTCGTGGAAGCGTTTGAGTCTCTTGAAAAAGTAGAAAAGATTAAATCTTTTGACGATTTAGAAGCTCAAACAGAATATTGGAATGAAAAATTAAAACAAGACCTTAATCTTAAAATGATTTTGCGTCAACCGTTTGATACAGAGCTTACGAAAACTATATTAGCGTTAGATGATAAAACACCTGTAAAACAACAGATGTGCAACGTATTAGAAACATTAAGAGGCCCAGATGCAGCGTCGAAAAAACCACAATTGGAGAATAAATAAATAATGCCTACTAGGATTTCTAGTTTAGATGATGGATATGAGGCGGGGCAACTTTCTGTATTCCCAGAAGCTTTGGATGATAAGGAAGATTTATACGAGGCCCATAATAATGCCGAATCTGTTTTAACCCAGAGTTTAACATATAATGGGAGAAATATTGTTGTTGAAGATGCAACAGGATTTCCTCAAACGGGTATTGTTCGCTTAGGACAAAGAGCTAATTCATACCCTTCCCCAGAATTAATTTACTATGGTTCAAGAAGTGATAATGTATTCACAGACCTTGTACGTGGTTTTGCGGGTTCAACCACTGGGGCATGGCCAAGTCACAACACTTATGTGTCAAATTCTGTAGTGGCAGAGCATCACAATGCTTCTAAGGATGCAATAATAAATATAGAGAATGATTTAGGTTTAGAAAAATTTCCAGATGAAGATTCTCTAAATGGAATTTTACAGGCATTAGAAATAAAATATCTTGCTCCAAAACCAAGTTATCGTGCCTACCCATTAAAAGGACCGCCGCCAATGGACGTTACTTTTCATAGTGTTTCAGAAGGTCATATTATAAGATATTTCTGGGATTTCGGAGATGGGACTACTTCCACAGAAAGGAACCCTTTCCACACGTATACGCAGGAAGGAATTTACACAGTTAGATTAAATACTATTTCTTCTAGTGGTGCTCAGGGCATATCCATCAAAAGTGGGTATATAACTATTGATGAAAACGAAGTAATACCGTTTGCTTACACAACGGCTACTACTGGAACTACAGCCGATACGTTTACTTTCGTAGACCAAACAGATGGAGATATAGCACAAAGACACTGGGTTTTCGGAGATGGTAATAGCTCAACAATTACCGACCCAGACGTTCATACTACGACGCATAGTTATAGCACGGCGGGTGAATACAGACCAACATTAGTTGTTGTCTTTAGTGACCAAACGTATAAACGTGCTTTTTTAGAAACAATTACGGTGACATAATATGACGATACCTACATCAAGCAATTTCCCTACAACATTTGATTCCGATAGTAATCTGTACGAGGTACATGATGCTCTGAGGGTTCGTCTATCAGAAGATTATACTCCGGGGGATACGTCTATAACAATAGAAGGTGATGCGGATACAATAGCAAAATTTCCATCCACTGGATTGATTACTCTTACAGAGCAAATAAGTGAAATTGATGACCGAGCAATAAGTTTTTATTATGCTTCTAGAACTTTAACTACATTTGATGGATTAGAAATATTATCTGGATTTGACGATGATGTTGTGAAACCAGCCACATTAACAAATGTAACACAAAATGTTATGGCATCTCATCACAATAACATCAAAGATGCTATTATTGCTATAGAAGAATTTGTTGGAGTACAAGGAACTGTTGACACAATGCCTTTTGGGGATACTATGACTGGAAGAATTAATTTTCTTCGTAATTTAGTTTTAACACCTAGAGCTTGGTTCACTTCAGATAAAAAGGTTGGCCTTGTCCCGTTAGAAGTAGATTTTACAGACCAGAGTTTTCGTCTAGGTGACGGTTCCGTTACTTTCTTATGGGATTTTGGAGACCAAAACCCATCATACATTTCATTTGCATCACTCAATACAATATCTGTTATTAGTTATGTGCCAACAGACGAAGTAAATGTTCTGGTGCAAGACCTAGATGGTGGAAATGTAACAAAAACTTATTCTACTCCCGGCATTTATGATGTAACACTTACAGTTACGAATGAACATGGACAAGATGTAGTAGAGTTTAAAAACTTCATAGAAGCACGAACAGCCGCTCCTTTAGAGGCTGATGTAGAGTTTGATGCCACCACTGTTCAAAACAGTTCTCTTGGAGACACTACTCCTTTATTTGACAGATTAGCAACGGCTCCGGGTGGTCCTTGGACTATACCACCTACAATACGTTCAAAAATAAATACGCTTGTAACAATGGAAGTACCAACTGGAGAAGACCCGTTAACACCGGGATACTCATATGCTGGCGAAGAATTAAGTAATGGAGTGGCTATTGACCCAATTATTAGCTATACGTGGTCGCTTGGAGACGATTTAACGCATTCTAACAGCATGGGAGCCAGAGCTTCATACGGAATTGGTGGTGTATATGATATGAAACTCAGAACAGATACAAGTTTTGGGTCATATAGAATTACAACATATGAAAACGTAATTGATATTATTGAAAATAGAAACCTTTGGTTGTTTACGAAGAACGGGAATGAAGTAAAAGGCAATGAGTTTGGACTAATAAGTGAAACATTCAAAATAGCAACACAAACACTAACAGTTGCTCAGAATGATAAATTTTTGAATGGGACCGGAGAAGAAACAAGAGCCAAAAGAGAATTTAATAGGAATGTAAGTTTCACAAATGTTAATACAACTTCTTCAGGTAGTAGTGGAGAAGGACTTGCTGTATGGTCTAGTGGCGGAATTGCTGGTAGCGCATTAAGCATACAAACTGTAGAGGCTTTTAAATATAATGGGTTTGATGACACATACACAGACCCCGCAATTACTATAACAAGACCGTGGAACTGGGTCTTCTTAAATTCTGGTAATCTTGCATACTTCCTGTTTGGCCCTGACCCACTTGCTACTCCAAACACAAACTTAACTAATCAAGAAAAAACAATATTAAACATGTCAACGTTTACTGACTCGGATGAAACATTAGTGAATTCGAATTATTTAAACGGTGCTGAAGAGTTGCAAGAAAATCCAACAGACGGTTATACAGCAGGAGAACCAGATTCAGGAAGGTTCTCAGTATATCGCTCTGCTTGGAAAGACCAATCAGGTTATTTCTTAAGAAATGATGGAGTGGGAGAGTTCTTCAGAATAAAAAGTTTTTATCAAACAAGTGGCACGTTAACAGAAACCGTTCAAAACTTGATAAAGTTACCAGATATGACGGGAACCACTAAATTAGAAGGTGAATTAGTAAGCATGAGTAATGGCTTGTTCTTCTTTAACAATAGTGGAAGTATTTCCGCATATAATGATAATTCTGGGGTTTGGGAAACAGGGTCTTCTATAGTTACTAGTTTTAGAAATCTACAAGATTCAACGGCAAATGATTTCGATAACCCTGCCAATACTCTTTTGGCGACAAGTGATGGAGACAGAATAGCCTACCTCAGTTATGATTATAGTACTAATGCAATGATAAAATTCAATGGAGTAGATTTAACATTTACTTTACTTAGTTCACGACCTAGTGGAGACCAATGGGCGATGGGAGTATATTAATATGGCAACGAGTTTTCCACCAATTCCGGTTTTTCCAGCAGCAATAGATTCTGATTATACATTATTCTTAGTGTATAATACTTCTGAAGCTCAATTGTCTAGCAATAATCAGCCATGGTCAAATGAAATTTCAATAGTGCCAGTAGGCGACAATGACCTTGAACAATGGGGCGACAATGGTTTTGCTAATATATCTGGTGAATTATTTTACTATGATGCCGTTACCAAGAATGCCGCTGGAAAGATAAAAACACTTAGAAGGTGTGCTAGAAATTTGTCCGGTTCTCAAACTCAATACAATCCATCTGGAACTTGGGTGAGGGGATATGTTGTAGCAGAACATCATAATCAATTGGTAGACACTACCTTAAAATTAGAAAACTATATTGGGATAAACTACTCGACAAACACACTTACTTTAGATTATAAAATAAGAGATTTATTATCTGTTCCTGATTTCACAGATGACCACGGATGTGCTGACGTAGTGTTTACTTTTATTATTGACGAAAGTGCAAGCAATAATTCTGTTGGGACAGTAGTTGTTTTTAAGGTAGTTATAACTGGTACTTTTAATAGTTATGTGTTAGATTTTGGAGACGGCAACACAACAACAGATTTAGAAGGAACTCACACATACGCCACAAATATCACCCCAGAACCAGTTGTAATTGTTTCTAATGAAACATGCGAGATTGTTCAAACTCCGTATAATTTTGCTAATCCTAATGAGCCACCTACAGAGGAAGATGAAAGATTTGAAATACCAATACCGGAAGTGCCTGAATTCCCGGCAATACTTATACCTGAAATAGATGTACCAGAAACAACGTTGACATTACCTCAAATAGTTTTCCCGTGTTTGGATATTGCGTTAAATCCAATGAGTATTATTTTTGTTCCACCAAATCCAGTGCCAAGTATCATTGAATTTGGGCCTGTGGATATACCTTCTATTATCAGTGTAACTGATAGCATACCTTCTATTATCAGTGTAATAGATAGTATACCTTCTGTTATCAGTTTAATAGGTAGCCTACCTTCTGTTATCAGTTTAATAGCTGATTTAACAAATATTACTCTTATTGGACTAGCAGATATTACTCTTATTGGCGTAACAGATATTACTCTTATTGGCATATCAGATATTAGTCTTCTAGGAGTAGAAGATATTACTCTTATTGGCATATCAGATATTAGCCTTCTTGGAATATCAGACATTAATCTTCTAGGAGTAGAAGATATTACTCTTATTGGAATATCAAATATTAATCTTCTTGGAATATCAGACATTAATCTTCTTGGAATACGAGATATTAGCCTTTATGGAATACGGGATATTAGTCTTATTGTTCCTGATATTACCGTATCTATTGTATGTAGTAGTGGTGCCGCTGTCATGGGCTTGGAAGCTCCTGTTGAAGCTATGGCTAGTTTCGATACTGGTTCCGAAGCTATCCCCAATGTAACTGAGTTCAGTAAAGAAGACGGGACTATTTTGGACCAAAGGGAAGTAGAAAGATTATCAGAAGATATAAAATTAATTCATAATTTACCGATGGAAATACAACTTAATTCTGAAACCCTTCCAGAATCTATTAAAATAGATTCATCAGATATTCCCGGTGTAATAGATTTGAAATTAGACGGCAATTTCCCATCTGTGTTGAAAATAGATGCTAGTGGTTTGCCAGAAAGTATTCAGGTCATTGGTATACCTGAATCTATAGAATTAAAAGGAACTATTCCTGACGAAATTAAAATAACTGCACCAGAAGATTTAGAAGTGCCACTAGTTTATAGAGGTGGCCCTATACCTATAAAATTTGATGAAACGGCATTCCAAAATGCGGATGGTGAAGACTTCCCGTGTTTTGCTATCGTTCCTTGTCCTTCTAAAAAATGAGAATAAAAAAACATTCAAATAACAACAAATACTTATCTACTGATTCTGGTGTTTGGGTAAGAGATTTCTGTACAACTGCAAAAAGGTTTGAAGATATTAATCACTTAATTCCTCAGAAAGACTTTTCTGTTCTTCTTAATAATGAATTAGAAAATAGAAAAAGACGACATCCCAATATTGATAACGAAAATGTTGTGATGCGTAATATCGTCATTGTTTCTGATGGGTATGATTTTGAAAGCAAACAAGAAATTTTGGCTGATTTGCCAGATGATGTTTTTATAATAGGAACTAACAAGGCGTTAAAGCGTTGGTCTCTTGTCGGCAGAAAGACAATGAATTATTATGTGATAAATAATCCATATGTGGATGCTATGTCTTTTATTCCTAAAAAATATTTTCCAACATGTATTGCTTCCTCAAGAACATATCTTGAATTTCTAAAAAACTATCGAGGAACAAAATATACATATTTTCCTGTTTCAGAAGAGGGGTACTCTGGATTGAATATGGACTCGAATTATAAAATAGATGATTATAGAAACCCAATATGTGCTGCTATTGGTTTGGCTTACAAATTTGGGGTTCGAAAATTAGCACTATTTTGTTGTGACACTTCGTTTAAGGATAATCGTCCCGGTGCTGAAAAATTGGAAAATGGATTCTGGGCTTATCCACAACAAAAATTATCCCACGAGTTAATTGATGGTAATTTACATTGGCTTTCTGCTCAGGGTGTTAAAATATGTGAACATACTAATGATTACAAATTTACTAATGCTACATATATAAAAGAGGAAGATATTAAAAGGTTTTTTGAAGATGACAATGAATGATAAATTTTCGGTAGATGATTTCAAAAAGTGGATGACAACTCACAATGAATCCCAACATGATTTTATTAAACAAAAAACTAATGCTCTTGTTGGAACAAAAGTAGAATCCAAAATAGATGCAGATAGAATCGCTGCAAAGATAACAACAGATGATTTCGTTGATGAATTTTCTCTTGCAGAATCTTTTTCAAAAGATGGTGGGGAAATTTGCGAAGTCGATGGAAAACAATTTAAAATTCAATTGGAAAGTGGTGATACATTTTATATCCATCGTTGTTACGTAACACGTATTTAATATTTCTTTCTTCTTAACATTGTCTTAATTGGATTATTCAATTTTCTATTGATTTCTATTGGTTTTGGTTTATCTTTTGGAACATATACTTTACTTTCATATTCTTGGCAAACGGACGAATAGCTTAATGGAAGATTTTTATACTTTCTTTTCTTAAGACCCTTTCTCAAAGAATCATAATTTTCTGCTCCTTCAACCCATAACTCCCATAGCATTTTATTTTCTAATATTTCTTTGGATATTATAGATTCCATTTTAGAAGGAAGACTAAGCTCTTCTACATTATTGACTCTTGTTGGTGGAAAGTAATCTTTTCCATTAATGACGCTGAGAACTCGAATTCCCTTTTTGTCTCGTCTTGCTAGATATAGGTAAAGTTTCATATAGTTTTTTGAACAACTCCTCTAATACTATAGTAGTATAATTATCTGGTGTAGAGCCAAATTGATTAAAAAAATCAAAGAAAGCTTGTTGAGACATCTGTTTTCTCATATCCTTACTCATATACCATAGATATGGTAAGAATAGCATTTAATGATAGAGAAAAATTTGGTCATGTTTTAGTACCTGCCCATCATTATTCGGTAATAAAAAATAGATATTGCATAGCATACTTTGGTCCTATGACAGAGTATATTATCCAATTAAATGCTTTATTCCCAATTATAGAAAAACAATTTCCAAAATTAGAATTATATTTAGCAATAAGAAATGAATTATTGTGCCTTGTGGAAGATAGGCAAAGAATCATACTAAAAAATGAAATGCCTGACTTTAAAGATAAAATAGCGTACATTAGAGAAATAAAATCTGATTTACGCCAGCATCCCGTGCTTACAATATTAGAAGAGTCCGAGATAAAAATACCCAAAAACTCATTTCCTGTTAATGAAGAACCCAGCACAAAATGCGTCATAGTTACACACGGAATCAATCCTCCCACACAATCATTAAATGAAAAACAAATCAAAAAACTACATGACATGTGCCAAGCAGAAGGATATCAGGTAGAAATAGATTCTAATATAGAAAACGCAGGATGGGTAGTTGGTGTAGAAAGCCCAAAACTATACAAAGCAGGAATAAAAGGTATTAGAACTTCTCTAGTACCTACAGGCATTGGGACTAAATTATATAAAATGATGTTTTCTAATGGTAATATATTACTAGAATTAAGTTCGCAAGTATAGATAACTTGAAGACGAAATGTTAGACACTTGACATCATAGGGAGATAAAAATGAGTGTATTTAGAGTAGCCTTAAACAACATTGACCAAGGTAGATTAGACATTAATCCTATTACTGGTCTACAATCAGACCCAAGTATCCAGAGAACTGTTTATGTCATGGGACCGAACCAAGTAAATCGTCTGCTAGCAGACGGCGAAACGTTCACGGATTGCAACTACTGGAAACAGTTTGCTTATCCTCAGACGACCAAGGCATTAGCGTTCGTAGAAGTAGTCACAGATGACGGAAGTGTTTGGGCCAATGGTTCAAGCAGCAATGTCGTTGACAGTGACACCTTGACTGGTGCTGCTGGTAGCATTTATTCCACAGCCGGAAATACGTGGGATATCGAAGCTGAGCATGATAGTTATGCAATTTACACCCGTATCATTAACACTGCCGCAACTGGCACTGTTAACATTCAGTTGAATGATACCGCAATCTTCTCGCTGGGTGGCGGCGAAGAAATGGTATTCGATATCGGCGACCTTGCTATAACCAAGGTAGCAGTTGGAAACAACAGTTCTGGTGCTGTAGATTCGCCAATCGAAGTTATTGCTTTGATTCAGTCGATTTGCACTAGCTAATCCATGGTAAATTTTATGGGGAGAGAAAAAGCCCGCTCTTTTGAGCGGGCTTTTTTGCATTTTAACTATATTAAAACATGGTTAAACTTTTTCAAAAACGACGTAATAGAAAACCAAGAACATCTGAGTTCAAACCTTTGTCTATAAAGAGATTTAGTGAAATAAGAAACAATATCTTAGTAATAAGAAAATTAGGCGGAATCGGAGATATTGTTATGCATCGTTATATTTTCGAAAGTCTGAAAAAAGTAAATGAAGACATAAAAATCACATTTGCATGTCCACCAGAATTTCATGAATTTGTAGATGAACACCCTTATATTGATAAATTAGAAAATAGTAATACAATAGATTATTCAGATTATATCATATCATTTGATACCACAAGGTGTTGTTTAAGAACCGAATACTCTACCTCTCCAAAAGTAACAATGAATCGTCCAGATATATGGGCAAAGCATTGTGGCATAAAAATCAATAATTATGATATGCATTTCGATTTAACGGATGAGCAGAAGAAATGGGGAGAAGATAAAATAAAAGAAATAAGAAATGGCGTAGATGGGCCTTCTGTTTTGTTATCTCCATTATCAGTAGCTATGGATAGAAGTTTTACGAATGACCAAATAAGGATGATAGTAAAAAACTTACGCAAGATGGGATATTTTGTATTTGGCACACATCATCTTCCCGTTTCGGTATTTAGTGAACTTAATGTTCCATTATTAAGGAAACTACCTCCAAAAAATTGGATATCAACAATTAATGCTGCTGATTATGTGATAACTGTTGATACAGGTACGTTTCATATAGCCGGGGGATTAGGTAAGCCTATGGCTGCTATGTTTACATGGACTGACGGGAAAGTTCGTGGGAATCATTATGATTTTATCCTAATGCAAAATCATCGTGATGATGGATGGAATTGTGGTCCTTGTTGGGTTCCTTGCAAAAGATATAACGGACCATATAAGCCTTGTTGTACTGAACTATCTGAAGATATGATTATGGCAAGCATAAATAAAATGTTAAATAAATGGCCGTATCAAACTAAGGTAATCATAGATGGTTAGAAATATAAAACCTGATAAAGTGAAAACAAGTGTCGTTACCAAAAATGGTGAATGCAAAATTGAACTTACTCTTAATATTAATATAAATTCTGAAGGCGTGACTGTTAACGCAAATGCAACTGCCGCTGAAGAAAAGAAGAAAAAATATATTGATAAGGAAGAAGACAATGTGGCATGGGCTATCCCTGAATTTGACAGTGAAAAAATAGACTTTGGTAAACAAAAAATTGGAGATTAATATGGCTGGAATAGGCTTTGATTGCGGAACATACAATTTAGTTTGTTGTAAACGCAACGAAAAAAACGAATTAGAATATAAAAGAGAAGTAAATGCTTTCATTGAAATGCCTATAGAAAATAGGTTCGTTTTCAACATGATGAAAGATGCTGGAGTTCCTCTTATTGAAAGAGCGGATGCGGGTGTTGCATATGCTTTGGGTGAAGCAGCAGTTAACATTGCTTATACCATGAATAATGTAGAACTAAAAAGGCCCATGAAAGATGGATGCCTAAATCCAAAAGAAAAATATGCTCAACAGATTATGAGCATCATGATGCATAGTCTTATAGACACATCGGATAATGGCGAACCTGTTTATTACAGTGTTCCCGCAAATGCAATTAACGAAGAGACGGATTCGGATTATCATGGAAAAGTATTAGAAGCCGTATTCAAAGCATTTAAGGATGATGATGATAATAAGGTTGAACCATTCCCCATTAATGAAGGTTTGGCATTAGTTTATTCTGAATTAAAGAAAAAAGCTTATACTGGATTGGGAATTAGTTTTGGAGCAGGAATGGTAAATGTTTGTTTTGCAAACAGTGGATTCCCTGTGTTTGAGTTTTCAATAGTAAACTCGGGTGACTGGATTGATAAGATGGCGGCAAAAGCCACTGGCGAAACATCAACTTTCATTAATAAAGAAAAAGAAAAGCTTGATTTGACGGTTGACTCAGATTCATTAGTTCAACGGGCAATTAAGGCTCAATATGAAATTATGGTTCAAAAGACTGTAACAGAAATAAAAAGAGGATTAGAAGAATCAAATAACAAAGCTAGAAACCCCGGACATCCTATTGATATAGTGATTTCTGGTGGAACTAGTTCCCCCAAGGGTTTTAAAGAATTATTTGCTGATATTGTGGAAAAATCACATCTCCCGATAGACTTAGGAGATATTATCAGGCCAAAAGACCCTCTTTATTCTGTGGCTCGTGGATGTCTATTCGCCGCAGAAATGTCGATGCAATAAACCAAAGAAAGAAGGAAAGAATGAATGAAATGAAAGAAAAGCTTCTAGACGAAATAAAAGAAGAGCTTAAAGGTACATTTAAACATCGTTTGTTTGATAAAAAAAATGATAGAGATTTTGAAACAGCATATAAAAACATGTGCGTTGATATGTTAAAAGATATATTAGACAATAACTCTGTGAAAATAAGATGGACTAAAGATGAAAATCTTGAAGAAAAGGAATTGAAAATGGATGAATATAAGCGAGGGTATATATATGACCCAATGAGTGAAGACAAAATATTGAGAGATGACATGCCAGCAAAACTAACCTATGAAGACGCCCGAGAAAAAGCCACAGTTGACATCAGAAGCGAACATAAAGTGTGCGGAAATAATGATGATGGCTTCTGCGTTGAATCAGTAAGATTAGCAGGAAACAAAAAACATAAAACTCAAAACTCGTATGTTGATAAAATACACGAACATGTAGAAATACTTAGAAAATTCACCTCTGGAGAAGAAATGTTAAAAGAGATGTCGTATGTAGTTCGTGGTAAAATGAGTTCAATCATGCAGGAAATGTGCGATAAGATTATAGTAGAAACTAAGAATTTCAAACATTCTTTAAATAAGTAAAATTCGTAATTCTCAAACAAAGAAAGAAGGAAAGAAAGTATGGAACCCGTAATTCAAAAAGAAGTGTGCGATTTAGGTGCTGGTGCTTATATGCTTATGCATGGGTACAAAGTAATAGGTCGCAGAGGTCGTTGTATCATTTTTGAAGTAGAGCAAAGTGCAGATGACGAGTTCGAACAGAAGCAACTTGAATATTTATCTAGTGAATTTCACAGATTTGATTCTTGTTTAATGTCGTTGAAGAAGATTAATGAGTACATGCCCAAATAATTATTATATGACTATATACCTATAATGATACAGCACAACACAATCATAGAAGCGGCAGACCCAGCATTTGAGCAATTAAAAAGCGATGTTGACCGAATTATATCTTCTTTTCAAGACAGACTTGTTCGTTCAGTAACAAATGTTGTTTCTAATGCGGTACAGTATGCTCGTCAGGAAGGCCCACAGGGACCACAGGGAGCCTCACAAGGGACTTCGCAAGGAGTATCACAGTCAGGGCATCCTAAATCTCTTCCTTGGTTTAAATATGGAGTACGTGGGTTTTTAAATAAACTCTGGCATGGAGATAGTTCAAGTAATCCAAATTACCAAACCGAAGGTATGACGCTTGAATCATATATTCATCTAGAAGAAAAAGTAGATGAAGCCGTAGACATAATTATAGAAGAAATGCTATGCGAAGCAGGGGTTGCAACAGGTGACCTTCAATCTGGTTGGATGGATGTATTCAAAGATTTCAGAAATGAATTATTTGTAACAATACAAAAACATTTAGCTGGTAAAGGAACTGTTGCCGCCCCTGATGCTAAAGAGCCACAATCTGAGCCGGAAGTTGAGTCACAACCTGAAACTAACGAACCAGAGGTTGTAGACCCTAAAGACATTCCTCCTTCGGATAACGTGCAAGCAGATTCAGTTCGTTGGTGGAACCATGCTGGTAAACAGCATTTTGACAATGAAGAAACGCCAAAAATAGTAAAATTTTTAGATAGGCATCGTAGACATGAAACCTATAGAAGAATTTTTGCAAAGAAAAGGGACAAAGCGGTGGAAATTATGAAAGAAGCAGGGTTAGACCCAAATAAACCAGAAGATATTAAATTAGTATGGCCATGGCATTTAGATGTTCCAATAAGAGGGGCGAAAGTTGTAAAAGGTGCCTCGGCTCTTGAATCAGAAGACCATAAAACGGCTATGAGAATATTAGAAGGTGCAAAACCAAGTACAATGGCCACCTACTACAAAATGTTATTAGAGTCCAGACGATAAACCCTTAGATATATTATCTAAATTTTCGACATCAACATATTGACCATCCTTTAAATTAGGGATGGTCTTTATTTTTTCTTTATATTCCGATTTGATACCTTCTATGACCTTGGCATCTTCTTTATTTTCTGGGTCTAGTAATTCTTCTTGAGCCAACCCTACCGTATTAGACCACAAGAAAAAAGAAGGTAAACCTGTTGTGGGCTGTGTTGTATACACCCCGCCATCATCTATATCTTCTATGAGTCCAACGAAATACGTATACAAAGGCTTGGGATATGTTGTTGGATTTTCAGCCTTATAATCTCTGTTTATAGGAGTTGTAAATATAGTGCATATTTTCCCGAGAAATATTTTTTTAAGTTTATTGATATCCATAAAATTAATATAGTTCTAAATTTTTTATAAAGAAATTCAAATTTCTTGAAGTTCTATTATTAAAGGGTCAAATTCCTCTTCGTATTCTTGAAGATAACGGTTGAGAACATTTGGTCCCAATTTAATCAACATTTCATTCCAATCTTTATACTTTGTTGGTGGTTTTACATACTTTATTTTACCTTTGAAGCTCCCCATAGGTATTAAACCACCAATTTTTTTCATCGCATTTATACCGGCCTTATCGTTATCTAAGGCAATCACATGTTGATATTTTATCATAAAATATAATTGCGAATCATGAATTTCTTTTCCACCTAATGCGACCCCGTTTAATCCTGCTGCACAGATAGCCAGTGCATCAAATTCACCTTCAGTAATGTAAATCTTGGCACCATCTTCAGGCCACCCTTTAGGCATATAAACTACGTCTTCTTTAGCTATCCCAGTTTTTTTATCCGGCCCCATATATTTCATGACATTCTTAGATTTTCCAAGGTATCTTCCATTGAAATATATTAATTTTCCATTTCTATCATAATAAGGAATTATGATTCTATTTTTATAATCACCACCGACACATACATAAAACCCATCTATAGGAAGCTTTCTTTCTCTTAGGTGGATTTCTGCCGCATTTCTAAAATAATCTCCCTCGGGTAAATCTTGAATGCGATAAGTCATCTCAGGAAAACTTATCTTATCTTCTTCTGGATTAGTTTCCACAATAACTTTGTGAGTCTTACTTTTACTTCGAGTCATTTCTTCGACTTGTTTTTCCATAGCAGCGAAAGTTAAGTCATATCCTTCCAAAATTTCTAATGCTTCATCAAAAGGACAATTATCAACCTTCATAACAAGGGAAACTAGACTTCCTTTATTTCCCGTCTTCCAACAGTGATAAACACCATTGGCTCTCTCTTTCTTTCCGCCCTTAGTGTTACACCACATCTTGTGCTTATAATCTTCACAAAAAATAGAATTGACTTTGACTTCATCGCCCTTAAGGACAACATCGCCAAATCGACTCTCAACCCAACTAACAAATTTATCATGATTAATCATTGGTAACTATTCTATCATTTTTATTTGATATTGCCAATTATTTTAAAAAATTATTTTTAGTCTTGAAATAAATGAAAAATATAGTAAAATAAAATAATGAATATAACAGCTATAAGCGTTTCGAGAAAAAGTGTTTGGGACCAATGTACACAACTTTACAAGTATAAGTATCATTTAAAAATTCCCCCACCGGGGCCAGAACCATTTTATTTTACATATGGTAAAATTGTTCATAAAATTGCAGAAGAATTTGTTTTAAGAAAAGGAAAAACAGCCCTTGGAAAGGTTGCCTTAATGGTGCTTGAAGGAAAAATTCCTATGGACGCATATAATGGAGAATCTTTTTTTGCTCCACCTCTTCCTAAAGCATACTCAAAAAGATTACCAGAACATATAGAGTCTATTGCTAAAATAACAAAACAATTAGGGACAAGTGGTATAGTAGAATATGAATTCTTGTATGATTTAGACCCGCCAAATAAGAAGAATGTAAGAGGGTTTATTGACCGTATTATAAAGAAAGATGATAACTATTTCATATTAGACTATAAAACAAGTAAAAAAGGCATATACAGAAAAACCAGAAGTAATATTACATCTGATTTACAATTGAGAGCATATGCCAGAGTCATACAAAGAGAAAAAGATGTGCCTGCAAAGAATATTCATGCTGGTTTATATTACTTAGAAGGTGCAGATTTAGTTGGAGCAACATTTTCTGATAAATCTCTTAGACAAGCTGAAGAATCTTTGTTGTATACATACAAACAAATAGAAAATACCCCAGAAGACAAAGCATGGGGAAATGTTGGTCGTCATTGCAGACGATGTGACTACGTAAAAAGATGTCCTTTTTATAGAATAACTAGCTAATAGGTTAAAATATGCTTACAATAGCAATATCTCATAATATATTCCTTACTAAAGATGAACTTGCCACCCTTTCCATGGGAGAACCCGTAGAAACAATCGGTGTTAGCCTTCCTGTTTGGTTTTTTCAAGGCAATACGTCCGAACCCGCACACGAAGTGTTTTGCGAGTATAAATTAACAAACATAAAAGAAGATTATCCCGTTACCATTTTGGCAAAAGGATATAGAATAAATTTGCCTCAAGTTCCTGCTATGTTAAGTAAATTGAAAAAGCCTTCTAAAAGACAATGGGAAGAAATGACTATCTCTGAGAAGGAAGATTGGAGGCAGGAAAACCCTGTATCTGTAACGGGGGAGGATTTACTGGACATAGATGAAGTAAATCCTTTTCACTTCAAGAAATACAATAAAATAAAAGAAGGCGACAGGCGAATGAATTGTATTCACGCTGTAGAAATCAGTACGTTTGAATTGTTGAATAAGTCTCTTACTTTTTAAGGGATATCAGTTAAAGAAAGGCCCATTTCAAGAAGTATTTGTTCGCCGTCATTTAATGTCACGGTGGAACCTAAAGCCACAGAAGAAATGAGACTGCCTGAATCATTTCCTGCGTCGGTAAGGAATAGATTTTTTACTGGTCCCCATGCTCCACCTATCGCAGAAAAGGCAACCACTGGGCTGTCTGCACGATAGTGACCTGAATTTAAGGCGACAGAAAACTGACTTAATGATGACACATCTTGCCGAACATAACCGTTTGCTGATGGCTCATTTAGCAAATTGCTCATAGTATCACTAACGGCTATAGGGTCTCGTGCATCTAAACCAAAATAATAGAAATCTGGGATGTAAATACTATCTTGCCCACCAGCAAACACAGCGTTTAAAATAAACTGTTCTCCTTCCGCATGAAGGGTGTTATATAGATTAGAACTCTCCCAAAGAACTTCGCCTGTCTTTGACAAATGTTGTATTTTTTTAATTTTAATTAAGCCATGCCAGTCTTTTTGCATAATTGATTCCTCTACCAGTATATATCATAGTATGATATCTTTTAGAAAATGGTTAGAATTAGTTGATTCAGGTCCGTTCGAACCCGAGAACATCGTAGTCACCGCTATGAATGTTGCATCGGGTCCGGGTTCTTCTGAAATTCCTCCTACAAGAAAAAATAAACATTGTATGAAAAAGAAGATGAAGAAAAAGCAGAAAAAGTAATTACCACTTATTGTTCTTTTTCTCGTCATCGTCATCATTGTAGATTTCTTCTTCTTCTATTTCATCATCATCACTATACGGCCATTCTCCATCTCCATTAGGGTAAAATACCCATTTTTCTTCTTCGTTATCTTCAGATTCATTTTCCCAATCATCGTCTAATAATTCATCATCATCGTCCTGCCACTTTTTATTCTTTTTTAATCGTGGGTCTTCTTGCGTCATATATTTTCCTTAATCAATAAAATTTCTTAATAATTTTCCATTTTTAACTGCCCACATTTCTCTACTGCCTACTTTTTTATTTTCCTGTTGTATGCTTATTGCAGAGTCAATGGCAGATTGAATTACTTCTTGTTCATCTACATGTGTTTCTTCAACAACTTTCCCTTCTGAGTCAAATTCATATCCTGTATCTATAGGAACTTCAATTTGTGCGTTCAGGAACGGGTTGTCTGAGTTTAATGCGGTTATTGCATAGTCTGATGGTTTGATTGTTCTTTTGTTGTTTATTCGTAAAAAGCATCTTGGTTTATCTTCAAAAATATCATCTTCTTTTTTGAGACACATCTTTACATCATCAATAGACTTAGATGAAGATAATCCTATAATGTTTTCACTAAGTATTTTTCGTTCTATAAAAACATCTTTTATTATTTTATCATATCCTTTATCATCTAATTTAGAAGCATAAATCATATTTTCTGCAATTGATTTTGTAAATCTTACAGTTTTTGGTGCTTGAGCTACAGCTTTCAATAAATATCGGCAAGTAATATCTTTTGCTTTATGGAGTATAAGTGCTTTATTTTTTTTATTTTTTGTTTTCATGTCTTCAAAAATACGAACCATAATTTCATACCAAGCACCTGCAAATACTCTACCAAAACTATGACACTCATTGGCTAATATTGCGTAAGGAGCTTTTCGAGGTAGCGTTTTAGGTTTAGCATATCCGAAAACATTTGTAACATCACGAAGGGAATCTAAATTTCCTTTTTGTTTATTAGTGATATTGAATGCTATAGCACCAATTTGTTCTGCGAGTTTAGAAATGACATTACTTTTCATCATATTGCCATTAGTTTCTGAAAGGGCTTTGGCAATTACTTCTTCATGTTGCATAATAGAAAGTATTGCAGTGATATCGGCAAATGCTTCGTGAAAAGACCGAATTTCCATCGCTGCTTGGTTCCATAAATCAGGTCTTAATAAATCGAGAATAGCATGGCCTAATTCATGAGCCACTATGTCTGCTGAGTCTGATGTATATACTGTTTCTTTCGTTTCAGGATTCTTTGCATAAAAGAAACGAAGTGCTTTTCTGTTGTAATTTGCATTTAATTGCTGGCCAGCCATAGGATAAATTTTTAAACAGTTGGTGGCAGACCACTTTTCAAATGGTTTTATATTCACTAACATTTTGTTAAAATAATTCATACAATTCACTAGCGTGATATAACAACTAGAATTATGAAACTCAGAAGAAGCCATCTTCGTTGGTTTATAATCATACCGTATGTTTAGACACAAATAACTTGGTGAAGTAGGAATTGTTATTTTCTTTAACAAAGATTTATCACTCGGGTCATTTAAAAAATAATATGTTTTTTCTTCACTCATAATCTTACTCATTTAACTTTAGGTATCATCGAGGATATATATTTTTAGTAATTTAAAATGAACGAAAAAGAAGAGAGAATTAAAGAACAACGAACTTTAGAAGCAGCCCACAAAAATCTAAGTGGATTGGGAGGTAAGTTTGGCATAATCCTGCAAGGGCTAGGACAGCCTATCATTGCGCAAGGTGGTGGTAGTTTGTATGCGATGATTGAAGACCCTGATGAAATGCACGAAGAGAAAGAACTTGGTGGAACCCCGGAAGAAATGCAGGGGCAAATACCGTATTTTGACTCTCAAACCGGAGAAGAGCCTTTTGGAGGGGCGTGGAGAAACGATAGAGAATATGTAAAAGAGCCGTACAGCGCACACAAGATAGGATATGTGTTTGATGGATTGAGCCGAGGAATTCATGTCGAAATTAAGTATGTGATTGACAACAACGAGCTAACAGTATATCATAAGGGCTACTTAGTGTATAGAGAAGTAGCAGGTGACCTATTAGCCTTCGCTCCTAATGACGAATGGGAACAAAAGGTAGATAGATTATTTCAGTCAGCAAAAAAAACAAGCAATGAGAAAAGTAAGGAATCCCAGAAAGAAAAGGTTGCGAACGCTATGAGAAAAAAAGATAGTTGGTGGCAAACAGTAAAAACTAAATGGGGTTTATAATGACAGATGAAAAAAGAATCCAAAGAATAGAAGCATTAGTCGCACAATTCGCTAATCTAGAGGGCAACCCTTTAGATAATGCTCTTCGTTTAATTTCAACCTTACACACACCACCTCTTACTTATCGCTTTACGGAGAGACCGATGGGTTTTGGCATACAGTTTGATGCCAAGGTAGACGAGCTTTCAATTGGTTATTCATATAATGAAGATGGAACAATCAATCAATGGACCAAAATTGAGAGATTTGGTGATACTCAGGAAGAAGCTAAAGCATCTTTAGATAATATGATATCTAAACATTATTCTATAAAAAGAAAAATGGCCGCTGAAGGAGTATTAACCCCAATAGACCTAGAAGCATTTGATATTGAACATGGTTTAAAAGAAAAAATAACTTTTTCTGCTCAAGTATTATACAACGTAGGATTGGGTCCAGAATTCTTTGATATACCCAATATAGAAGCAATTAATGTTGATGATGCAAAAGTTGAAGCAAAAAAATTAGCAAATGAAAAATTTGGCGATGGCAATTGGATGGAAGTCAAAGTCAAACCTATTTCCTAATTTGATAATTTAATGGATTTGGATGACTTCCATAGTGAGGAAGTCTCACAAATCGCAACCTATCAAGAGCAGTTATAGGCTTTTGTATTAGTTGGCCATATTTAGTTAGCATTAATGATTCTTCTATACCCGTCTTATCTCCGCCGCTAGGCTGGTTCCCAGTCAATATTCCGTTCAAAGTAAGACTTGATATTGTAGGAGTCTCAGACGTTACTGGAGGGGCACCAGCATCATACAATGATTCTAATTGAGCAACAGACAATGGTGTATCCCAAATTGCCACTTCATCAATTACACCATTAAAGTAACCACGTTTAGTAGAACCATTAGTCTGCATACTAGTAGCAAAAACTAATGGTTGACCAGAATACCAATCAGGGTCTTCCGTCATAGCCACAGAGCCATCCTCAACTGCATTAAGGTATACCTTATGAGTAGAACCGTTGTAGATTATGGCAGCAAAATACCATGTGCCATTTTCAATAGTAGTAGCACCCGTAACAGGAACGTTCACACCATCCGACAACTTTTCTGTATCGCCAGCTAATTTAACCCCAGATACCGTGTTAATACCAAGCATATAGTTAGCATTGATTCCAGCAGGAGATTCTTGCTCGGCACAACCTTTGGATACTATCGGCTCAAAACTAGCAATGCCGCCATTACCCGTTGTGTCACCATCACCAGTGCCCGTTCTGTTAAACCAACAAGTAACAGTATATTGCTGACATCCCATTGCGGTTGGACCAGTTCTTGGAACTACCGCCTCTGCATTTTCTAACTGTATATAACTAGAACTGCCATTAAAAGTAGCAGCGGTATCAGCATCTCCAGATATTCCGCCAGCCGTTCCGAATGTCGTGCTGACCACATCTACACTATCATTGTTGTTAGCCGTTTCATCTATAACTTGGCTAGAACCGAGAGGCTCCCCAAGTCGCCAATACCCTTTGAGGTTGGCACTTTCTATAGCTTCAAGTATTGTTTGGTAGTCAGAACCACCACCGCCACCAATTCCTCTATCCAAATTAGCTAGTATCTGATTATATCGTCCATCTTCAAGTGCCGATATATCTAAATCATTGGCACCATCAGATAACACGACAGTCACAAAATCTTTTGAAGTAGACCCATTATCACTACTATGGACATCTACTTCTATTGATTGCCCATCAGTAATAGATGTCGTGACTTCAATCGTGGACCAATCAACTTCCTCTCCAGCATCGGCCCAACTAGAGGTGTATATCCCAGTATCAAATCCGCCTTCTACCCATATTTCACTAACCTCAACTTCATGCTGCGTGGTATTTCCTAAGTCATATGCGGCACCCACAGCAATAGTTGTCGAAGTTGTGCCAATGAACCGTTGCCGCAAATTGACTCGCATCAGAATATAATTCTACATTGGCGGGAGTGCTATCATTTACAATGGCTTTGAAGTCTGGGCGGTCGCCAATAGAAAGCGTGGGTGTTCCAGTAACGGCAACACCAGCCCTAGTTCCGTCACAAAGACGCCATACGCCAGTTTTAGATATATTATTAGTGCCAACGTTATGCAGTTCTACGAGTTGAGTTGGCGTTAAAGCTTTATCCCAAATTGCAACTTCATCAATCACACCTTTGAAATAACCCTGCCTTGTGGTTCCATTAGTCCTAATGCAAGTACCAAAAGCTAATGGCTGACCAGAATAATAGTCAATGTCATTCGTAGCAGATATTGACCCATCTTCTACGCCGTTTAAATAGACCTTATGAGTAGAACCGTCAAAGACAATAGCAGCAAAGTACCATGTGTCATCAACAATAGCGGTAGAACCTGTGACTGGCTTATTTAAACCGCCAACCATTTCTTCTGTGTCACCAGCCAACAAAACCCCAGAACCCGTATTAAGTCCAAGCATGTAGTTGGCATTAACTCCAGCGGGAGATTCAGACTCGGCACAACCTTTAACCACCAAAGGTTCAAAACTGGCGATGCCACCACCGCCAGTTCCAGTACTAGTTCCACCGCCAACCGCCCTCTTGAACCAGCAAGTCACTGTATAATACTGAGCACCCATCGCAGTTGGTTCTGTTCTTGGTGCTGTTTCCGCATTTTCTATTTGAACGTAACTTGAACTTCCGTTAAATGTTGCAGCGGTATCAGCATCTCCAGATATTCCGCCAACCGTTCCGAATGTCATGTTAGCTAAAGCTACACTATCGTTATTATTAGCTGTTTCATCAATAACTTGACTAGCACCAGCACCCTCTCCAAGACGCCAATATCCTAATAAGTTGGCACTCTCAGTGTCGGTAACTGTCGTTTCATAATCGGGAGCACCGCCTGAGCCTAGAAAATCTGAGCCTGCATATTCGTAGTGAGTTGTATCTTCATACCTATAAATAGCATTACGCATTCTAAATGCGTCATTACCTTCAGGGTCACCGCCAGCATCAACAAACGTGACTGTATAATCCGACAAGGCACTTTCTCCCGGTGGAAGATTCAACACAGCCAGTGCTTGGGCATAATCTACGCCTATTGGAGACTGCACCCACAAATAATCATTAGAGCCGGGAGTGTCAACAAAATTGATATCTCTCAAGCTCATTGTTCCGCCGTCGCCAGCAACCGCCCAAACAGCGGAATTATCTGACCATTTTAGATTCGCTAAGTCTTCATCGGTTACCGTTGAGAAATCTTGGTAATATCCGCAACCAACTACACCATCTTTAACGTACACTAGGTCACCAGAACCGTCTTCCCAATCAGTACCGCTAATCTCTCTAGAATATTCTGATAAGGTAGCTGTTTGGCTTGTTAATGATTGGAGTGTACCGCCGCCTTGAAGTAGTTCAACTTCAAATTCATATTCAGGTTCAGTCAAGCCGCTAATAGCAGCCGGAATGTCTTGGTTGTCACCAGCAGTCTTCGCTTGATAAGTTGTATACTGCCAAGCACCCGGAGAGGTATCACGATACCTAAATCTAACATCTCCAGCAGCTTGTAAGCTAACAGTAGAGTTGGCTGTAAATGAAGTAGATGTTGTATCTGTCGCCGCATCGGTTGCTAAAGCAACTAATTTTGAGGGGATGTCAGATGCAAAAATTTGTGTCGTTCCATCATTCTCTAAACACTGGTCGTGATAGCTAAGCCCATCAATTGTTAATATATCGCAATTTTGTCGCCCACTTGCTGATACTACATCATATCCATCGCCATCAATCCACCATTCGCCGATAGAGCCACCACTGAAAGTAGTATTACCCATCGGTCCATCGCCTAATTCTCTCAACCCTAAAGCATCTGTAGTAACATTACCAGCGCCAGAGGCGGTAGCCCAATCATCAATAGGCTGTCCTAATGTGGCGAAATGGTCATGCCCAGCATATGTGGATGATACACCATATTGCTGAAACAACGGACCCCATATGGTTCGAGCCTCAGAAGACCCAGATGCACCTAAACCATTTGACCCCGGCCATGCAGGATAGTGATAAGTTGCAATTATCCAGCGGAGAGTAGCATCTGTAGACGCTCTTATCAATGCATCTGTCAAGAACCCTAGCTGCCCATCCCAAGTAGTAGGATTTGTATAACTACCTTGGTCCCATTGCTCGATGTTACCACTATCTAGACCAATGATTAAAACATCGCCAATTTGAACTTTCCAGTGGTATTGAGGCGTAAAGAAAGCATTAACATATTCTGGTGCGCTTCCCTCTAATTCATGGTTGCCTAAAATAGCCATAAGGGGAACTCTAAATCCAGTTGGAGTTACCCATTCGCCGCCTTGTCCGTCGCCCGATATGATGTCGAACATTTCTGTCCAGTGCGAAAGAGTGTTGCCATTATCGACCATATCACCACTATGGATGAGAACTAGTGGTTCCTTGGACATAGCCACAGTGGAAGTCAGACGGAAATCAGCCCTATAAGTAGCATTGAGGTTTATTTGAGCATCACTACCTTGAACAAATACCTTTTCACCCGCATAGCCAGCAGAGGGTGCAGTACGGAATTTTCTAACGGCACCAGCATCGCTTGATACTTTGAAGTAAAAGGTAGTATTTGCTGTCAGTCCAATTAATTTGGCGGTATGCACCCAACCACCTGCGAGGGCTTCAGAGGTACTATCAACATTAGAAGTTAGTGCGCCAGATGTAAGCCCATAGTCAACCTGAACAGGTTCAGCCTGCCCACTATCCCTCCACTTGACAATCATCTCAGTAGTAGGGTCAAAAGTAGCTGCCCCAGTCTGTGGCATCCACACCAACCATTGATATTCTAGAACTGAAGCCATTTAACACCTTTTAATTCTTTTGTTAATTTATCTTTCAACTATTACAATCGACCTTAAGGCGTAACTAAATCGCCTGCTTCAAGAGTGTATGGTTCTTCCGTTGTTTGTGTCGGCTGAAGGTTGGTATCAGCATTTCCTGCATATACATACGTAATTTTTCTTCCTAAATCACCTACAACTGCACCTGCGGGAAATTCTACAATTTCTCCGATTCTTTCAATAGCTCCTGCTGTATTTGATAAAGTTATACTTTGGAAATTAAAGATTCCAGAACGGCCCCTTAACAGTTCGTAATCATCTTGAATTACGGTTCCGTCAAAGTTTAAACTAACTCCTTTGAAGTTTACTGCATTATTAACAACATTCAAGTCAACTGTGTTTGCAACAGTATCTAAAGGAACTATCATTCCTGTAGAATCGGCGAAGTCATCCCACTGGTTTACTTCATGTCTACTAAAATAAGTTGGTAATTCAGACACACCCGCACGCCCATTGAATTGGAGAGCTTCTTCTGCTCTTCCATTTACAATATAAAATTTCATTCTTGTAGCATCGAAATTAGAGCGAATCATTACTACACGGGTGCCTTCAGGAATCGAGTTGTCACCCGTGTTGGTTTGAATAAGAGCCGTAAACATTGCAGTAAAGGCTACATCCGAATTTAATGCGGCAACTACTTCATCTGAGGTAGTTGCGGCGGAAAGAAGAGTAGGTGCTGTACCTACGACATCCATCGTCGCATATTGTCGTATGTTTGTATTAAATGCTGTGCGTATTTGCAATGTATCTCTAGAATTACCATCTACATCATTACCAGCAAAATTATACACTGGCGTAGGGGGTTGCCAAGACACAACTAAAGTCTCGCCTCTTCCGGCATTTCTAGGACATTTAAATGTAAGGCTTTGCTGGCGGTCGCCTAGCACCCAATTGCCTTGATAATCTTCAAAAAATGGATTTTGGAACCAACTCATATTGACCTCTCGTTTTATTCATTAAAAAAGGGTTACTTCAGTATCTATCTATTGAAGTAACCTTATTTTATTTTATTATATGCAAAAAACGGTTACTTCAATGAAGTAACCGTTTTTAAGTTGAGAGTGTTTTTTACTTTATACTCCGTCCTGCACCAAATTAACTAAATTAGCACGTCTAAGAGTCGTCTTACTGAGTTCATTAAGAGGAGTTTTAGTCCGAAGCGTTCTTCGGCGGTCAATTTGGTTAATTTTAGCAATCTTATTCAGCCTGTATGTCTTAATTGGAGCCGCCTTATATGAGCGAGTACGTGAACCTTCTCGCAATTCATATCCACGAATATAACTTCGTGTGGACTCAATCAGCAAAACAGTACGTCTTACAGGGTGAGTATGCTTGTTGCCTTGGTAGAAGAAACGAGCCACAGGCGTATTTCTCATTACCGGATAATTATTCTTTACATTCTTTTCATTCATGCTTTCTCCTTGTTAGTTAAAGTTAGTATATTATTAGCATGTTGTATGTCACAGAGGCGATAACTTCCATAATCTTCATTAAAAGGTTCTGCTTCATGTAACATATAATTTAATATTATATCAGGAATTGATTTAGGTTGCAATTGAAATTCTGGCATTTCGTGCTCTGCCATAACAAAATAATTTTTTTTATCGTTTTTAAAGAAATCTACTTCCCACAGCCCATCTTTATGTTCGATATGGTATCGAGTTTTTATAAGTCGGGAATGAAAATTGGGTAAAAGGTCATTAAAATCTCTAGCGTCTATTTCTTTTTCTATTTCTACTAACCGATAAACACCATTTGATTTTACTTTGTGTTTAAAACAAAAAACATATTTTTCAGAATCTTTTATTTCTGTTTTTCTTATTCGGACAATATGACCATCCGCTTTAAGATATGCTTGCTGTATTTGCAAAACACAACTAGATTGAGCCAAAAACTCATTTTCTGGTGTATTTGGGCATAAGACTATTTTTTTCTCGTTCTCTGTCGGCATTCTTTTGAATCCAATATTTTTCTAGAGCTATCTGAGTGCATCTTTCTTGGAATTGGGCACCTGTATCACCCGCTCCATTTTTTGCTATTTCGGCTATATGTTCTGGATAATCTTTTAAGATTCTTCCAGCTATCTTCACACGGCATTTTTCTGTAAGCTCTTTTAATTCTAGTGCTCTGTCTATTCTTCCGGGTCGAGTTGAAATCTTAGTGCCATTTACAGCTTTATCTTTTCTAGGAACACCGATTGCTTCATCAACATCTTCTATTTTATTTGTTGTTACTATTAGCATTACGCCGTCACAATTTTCTATTCCACCAATGCAATTTAGCAAACAGTCAAATGTTAATCCCCCTCCATATTCTCCAAGTTTATTATTTCTTCCTTCGAACACAGCATCTATATCTTCCATAAGAGCAACACATGGAGTATGGGTTTTCATTAATTTCCACTTTTCTACAAGTTCTTCATTAGACATAGTGGAAAGGTCGAATGAATAAATTGGTAAATCTAAATCATATGCAACCGCTCGTACAAGAGATGTTTTTCCCGTACCCGGAGGCCCATAGAGCAACCAACCTCTTCGCCATTGGATTTGTTTTTCCTTATACCATTTTTCGGATTGTTTCCATTTTTTAGCTTCATCAACAAATTCTTCTACTTCTGGAGGGAAAGCAAGTATTTCAAAAGCAGATTCATCAGAAAACACTTCTTGACCTATTTCTTGGATTCCCCATTTAAGAAGCCTTCTATTTCCTAAAACAAAACTATCTGAATTAGCTTCTGATTTGTCGGCAGTTGCTACAGGGTAGCCTTGGTCACCGCCGCCATGTCTTCTTTTAATGATGGACCCAGACCCCGCTAAACGTCTTATTCGGAATCTTTCTTTAACTCCTGTTTTTGTTTTTTCATTAGCAAAACGAATAGCTCTGATAATTAATTCATCTATATTAAATGTGCCACGAATATAAGTGATATTAATTGCACCATAAGCATCGTTATCATTACCTTTAATAGGAGGTCCAACTAGAACAGGTCGCCAACCTTTCAGAAAAATAGAACTTCTTTTCGAAAGTTCTTCGTATCCGATTCTTTCTGTTCTTCTATTGGGTTTCACATATTCAAAATAAGAACCAAAAGTTTTGCCGCCCATAGGTAGACGACGAAGCTTCTCAGAGCAATACGAAATAACGGCATCCGGCATTTCGCCTTCTATCTTTACTGTAACAACAAACAAACTAAATATTTTAGAGACAAAATGTTTTATATATCTCCAAAATCCAGCAATAATACCTATTGCTGCTCCGCCTGCAAGCATCATGGGAACTTCCATAAAAAAAACCTTTCTTTAAGTAGGAAGTAAAATTATAACATAACTAAATTAAGGATGCCATAAGATTTTGTTAAAAACATGATAAATAATAATATGGAGAGAAAAGAATGGACGATATAAGCCAATTAGACGGAATGAGTCACGCAAAGAAGAAAGATGTTGCATTACCCGAAGAGAAGTTCGATTTGTTTTACAAGAAATTTGACTTTGTTAAGGATATTGTAGAAACAGATGAATGGAAGAAAATATATTCTAATTATTATGACTTTGACAAATCTGAATTAACCATAAAGATAAATGAACCTGAACATGAAATTGATTCATATGACGGTGAGAAACAAATATTAGAGATTATAAAATGTGTCAATAGTTTTTCATATTTTTGTCACAAATATGTAAAAATCAACCACCCAATTTATGGTTTGATTCCTTTCAAATTATATTCTTATCAAAAAAGAGTATATCAAGAATACACACAAAATAGATTCAACATTCTTAGCAAATTCCGTCAGGGTGGGCTAACAACCATGTCTGTACTGTGGTCTATGTGGAGATGTTTGTTCAGCACTGACCAACAAATCATGGTTATGTCCAAAACTGACCGTGAAGCTATTGCCGCAGGCGAAATTGTTAAAAGAGCATTGGAACATTTACCAGCTTGGCTTAAATGCAACATGGGCAAAAATAATGACCATGAAAAAGAATTTAAATCAACAGGCTCAAAACTATCGTTCTATACACCTGAAGCTGCTCGTGGTAAATCCTGTACTTTACTTATAATTGATGAAGCAGCATTTATTCCAGATATGGAGAAACACTGGAAGTCCATGTATCCGGTTCTTGCAACTGGTGGAGCTTGCTGTGTTGTTTCTACAGTAAATGGTCTTGGTAACTGGTATGAAGAAATATATCACGAAGCAGAAAATCATAAAAATGCATTTAATGTAATTGACCTAGATTTCTGGGAGCATCCAGAGTATAATGACCCAGTATGGGTTAAAGATACTAAATCAAACTTAGGAGAAAAAGGTTGGCAACAGGAAGTACTTCGTTCATTCTTGGGGTCAGGCGAAACATATATTTCTCCTAATATCATAGCGCAATTAGATAAGGAAACGAGAGATAGAAAACCAGTAAGAGCATTATTTGAGAAATGGACATCTATTGGAAGAGATAAAGATGAAGCTCTTGGAGTGGGTGCTTTATGGATATTCCAAGAACCAATTGAGGGACACGAATATATTATTGGTGTTGATTCTGCTGAAGGTGTCGGTGAAGATGGTGATAATAGCGTGTTCCAAGTTTTGGACCAAGCTACATTAGAACAGGTTGCAGAATTTTATAGCAACACAGTACCGCCTCATGAATTTTCTCAAATTTTAAATGAAATGGGATATTGTTACAATACAGCAATAATTGTTGTAGAAAATTTGGGAATTGGTTCTGCAATAATTAACTCATTAATTCATGACCTGTCTTATGAAAATATATTTTATGGTGGAAATAGGGGCAAACAACAACAACCCGGAATCAAAACCAATAAAACTAACAGGCCAGTTATTTTAGAGACATTACAGAATAGGCTTATCAATAATGTATTAAAAATAAATAGTCACAGATTTGTGGATGAATTAAAAACCTTTATCTTTAATTCAACAAGAAAAGCCGCTGAAGCACAAAAAGGAAAGCACGATGATGCTATAATGGCATTAAGTTTTGCTATACACGTTAGAGATTTGCAAATGCGTGATATCCCAATCGGTGCCGAATTGCCACAAGAAATGACGAATATATTTAAAAGTGAAATATACGAACAAATAAGACAAGAGATTAAAAAAGGCGCACCAGAAGATTGGCTTGCAGACGACGACGATGACGAGCCAATGTTTATTCCCAACGATGATGTGTTACCTCCTGTTTTATTCGACATTAATAGACCCAAAGATAAATTATTGAAAGAATTCGGATGGTAAAAACATTTTCTAAATTCGTAGAAAGTCAAGGAATTAGACTTTGGGTAGACGACCTACGTGACCCTAAAGAGAGCGATGCCAAGAGAAAAGGTGCGGCTGGAGATGAGGTGTGGGTTAAAACTCCCGAAGAAGCTATCAAAATTATATCTACAGGAAATGTTATAAGCATATCTTTAGATGGAGACTTGGGAGAAGATGAAAATGGCAAAGACTTATCTGGCACAGATATAAGTAAATTTATTCAGGGATTGGCCTTGCATAATAAGATACCAAGATTAAAATGGGCCATTCATACAGATAATGGTGGTAAATTCAAATCTATGACAATGGATTTAACAAGAGCGGATGATTTTTGGAATAGACATGAGCAAGAATAGTAGAAAAAATGAAGCAGTCGTGCTTTTGAATCGTGCTCTTGCATTATTACCTAATGAGAATGCAAAACGTCATGTGGGTAATGCATTGGCCGAGTTACACAAAAGTGATAAAAAGAAAAAGAAAAAAATGGAACAAGAAACTGCTGCGCAAAAATGGCAAGAAGACCTAAAAAATAATCTTGTAAATCCTTTAGATGGCAGAAGAACATTGGCTACCATAGAAGCTATGATAGAGACAGAAAAGGCTAGAGTAGCAGAAGTGAAGAGAGAGAAAAAAGAAAAATCTAACACAGATACATCAACTCTTTTTGATTAAACTCTAAGTAAGTCTAGCTTCTGAAATTGTTTTATATACCGTGAATAACATAAATCAGAAGTTTCAGTAATCTCCAAAGGAACTTCTGCATTTGCTCTAGCAGGAAGAAAATTAATTTTTTTATTAAACAAATTATTGATTTCCAAATAATCTCTCATTAATTTTACACCCTTTTCACTCGTTAGATTTTCACGGGTAAGGAAAAGTGAACCGGGAGCAGACTTAGCCATTTCTAAAATCCTCCCAAGACGGAAAGAGTAATATTTATAGGCATTTTGTGGTAACATTTCCATATCTTTTATTACATCACCATTTCTGATGATAAATATAAACTTACAAAATTTATAAAATTCCTTACTCGAAAATTGGTGATTGAATAATAAGTGGGCACCACATATGTGTTTATTCTTTTTTCTTTCTTCCAACACATTCATTGGATTTTTATAATTTGTTTTTTCAGTTTTGATATAGATATCTTTACGTTTGTTCATAATATCTATAATATGTTCCGAACCGGATTCCAAATGACTAACTATGAATACGAACTTCGGTTGCTTTGCTTTAATAATTTTCATTCACTCAAACCTAATAATTTTTATGATTAATTCACTACTCTAATATATAAAGAGAAAGATTACAGGAAAATAGATATGCCTTTTTGGTCTGATTTATATAAATTATGGACGTATGCTTTTGAGAAAGACCCTCTTTCGAGAAGAACTGATGACTCTGGAATTTCTGGTGCTGGTGTTACACAGCCAGAAGCAATCCCAGACATTAGACAAGACGGAAGTTTTTGGGGTGGTGGTAAAGGTCTAGTACGTCTTCGAGATACGAACGATTTTATTGACCTCTCTACCGTCTCAAACAGAAAGAGTAGATACAAAGAATACGAAAGATTAAGGAATGTTCCTGAAATAGAAACCGCCATGACTGTTTTTGCTGACGAAGCATGTCTTGCGGGAGCAACAAAAATAGCTACAGTTGCCGAAGGCTTAGTTTCTATCCAGAAATTAGCTGAAACTAAAACAGAACCATTTTTGGTCTACTGCTGGGATTTTGAAAAAAATGATTACACAATAGGCTGGGCTTCTGACCCACGCTATGTGAAGACAGAGAAAACTATCAAAATCACATTAGATAATGGAAGATTTTTCAGATGTACCGTAGACCATCGTGTTTTGAGAAGAAACGGTAAATTTATAGAAGCAGGAAAAATAACAGAGGGTATGGAATTAATGCCTTTCTACAGAATCCCTGCTAATTATGAAAAAACTCAAATAAAAACAAAACAATTCCCAAGAATATTCACATTCACAGATGGCTGGAAGCACGAAAGACAATTTATTGATGAATGGAGATTGGGACGTTCTATTGAAAAATATAAAGATGTAAATGCAGCTTGTCGGGCTTTAGCTGCTGGATTAACCACAAGACAAATAGCTAAAATAATGGGGCATCAATGGATTACCATAGATTCAAAGATAGCCAAAGAAGGATTTACCACTAGCGAAGTAAAATGGCTTGGTAAAAAAGAAGATGTAAGACGTGTTATTGGTGTTCACAAAGACCGCACCGAAGACGTATACGATTTGTCAGTAGAAAAACATAAGAATTTCTGCGGCGACTCTTGTATTTTCCATAATTGTCAAAGAGGCGATAATAATCACGTATTTGACATTATTTGTAAAGATAATGATGTCAAAAAAGAACTGGACTTTTTATTCTTCCATCGAAAAATGCTGAACATGGATAGGAGAATTTGGAGTAGGTCAAAGAATCTCTTCATTATGGGAGATGAATTCTGGGAAATCGTTATTGACCCAGACAATCCAAAAGATGGTATCTTAAAGATTCAAGAGTTACCTCCTGATAGTATGTTTAGAATTGAAACCACAAAAGGTAAACTTGTGGAATTCCAACAAGCTAAAGAAGGTCCAGATTATCAGGCATTAACAAAAGCTCCGATACCTCAAGCTACAGAATCATCTATACAACAATCAAAAGCATTAAGGTTTACTCCAGACCAGATTGTTCATATGAAAATTGGAGATGATAGAAAAACATTCTATCCATATGGTCAAAGTTTAGTAGAGCCAGCAAGAGGCCCAGCACACCAATTGCGTCTGATGGAGGATGCAATGGTCGTATACAGGCTCTCCCGTGCGCCTGAAAGAAGGGTGTTCTATATTGACGTTGGTAATCTTGCTCCCTATAAAGCAGAAGCTTTTATGGAAAGATTAAAAGACCAATTTAGAAAGAAAAAAGTTGCTGGTAGAACAGCAGGCACTTCAAGTGGTGCATCTGCTGTTGAAGAAAGATGGCACGCACGGGCGGCTGATGAAGATTATTGGCTACCAATTCGTCCGAATGCCAATACCAGAATTGATACTCTCCCCGGAGCACAAAACTTGGGAGAGATTGATGATGCTGTATATTTTAGAAATAAATTATTCACGGCTTTAAATTTCCCCAAAAATTACATGTCCAATGAAGATGTGCAAACAACAAGAATTGCTCTATCTGCACAGGATTGTAAGTTTGCACGACTTGTTGAAAGATTACAAAGTCATATGGAAGATGGAATTTGGGCTGTTGCTGACCGTCATCTTAAACTACGTGGATTCCCAGAAGAAGCTTGGGAAGACCTTATTATAAAATTAACTCCTCCTTCTGATTGGAGAGAGTTGAGTAGAGCAGAAGTTGTCTCGAATAGAATCAACAACGCAAATAGTTTAAAAGGTTCTATGCTGATGTCTGATTTTGATATCCTTACACAATGGATGAAATTAAATGAAGATGAAGCCCAAGATATGATGTCAAGGATGAAAGTTCAAAAACTTGAAGATATGAAACTTCAGGTGTTGGCACAGAATCCGCAGCTTCTAGGTGTGGGCGTTCCCGGCATAGGAGGACAAGAAGTTGGGGCTGAAGGGCCAAGTCAAATGCCGCAACAACCACCTGAAGGTGCTGGCCCAGAAATGGGTGCGGAACCTCCGCAACAGCCCACTGAAGGTGGAGCACCAGCACCAGCTACATCAAGTGGAATCGCACTTCCAAAACCATCGACAGGTGACTTGAAGAAGTATGACCTACAAATTCAGACATATAGTAGCGAACAAGACCATGAAGACATAGATTTTAGTCTATAATAATACTTTTATCTCGTATAGATAAAATATGAAGATAAAAGAAGTATTTATTTTATTCTGTTTGTTCTTACCTGCTTGTACTACAAACAACACATACAACTATAACAATAAATCTACATCTAATTTGTTTGCTTCAGCCATGTTGCCTACTGTAAAGGTGAACAACAATTCTGGCGCAGGAGTAGTAATAAAAATTGTTAAAGGGGAATTAAAAGATAAAGTTTATATTCTTACTGCTGCTCATGTACTTACCCAACTAAAAACGGTAGAAGAAAGAATAGGTTTTCCACCTCCCAAAATGTTGCCCACGACTCAACCAGCTAAAACGTCAATAATGCCAAATGAACCACTTTCATTAGACGAAAAAGATTTTATAATACTTACAATTACTAAAAGAGTTGATTTGGATGAACCGAATGTAGAATTTTATGTTTATAATAATGAGAAAGTAATAGAAAAAGTAAGAGCTAAAGGAAAAGTTCTTAAAAGAAATAAAAAAATAGATTTAGCCTTAGTAGTTGTTGAAACAAGGCCAAATTTAGCAACGGTATCTCGTATAGCCAAAGTCCATCCAAAAATAGGGGACACATTATACGCAGTAGGTGCAGGAGGGATATTAAAAGGAACTCCTGTTTTAACCAAAGGAAAACATGGCGGCTTCGCCGATGGCAAAAGCAAAGAAGTTACTGTGGGGATATACACCGGAGGAACATTTTTTGGAGATTCCGGTGGCCCTGTCTATAATGATTCTTTCGAACTCGTCGGCATTATTCTAGCTGTACAAGCACCCGCATGGCACACAGGGCTTTATTTGAACATAATAAATTTTAATTTTTAAATTAAAATTTATTCTTCATCACCATCTTCTAAGCCGGGACTGCCATCTGCGTCTGATGGGACAACTTCATCTTTATTCACATCGTCCTCATGCGGAGATGTTGGGCCTTCATCAGCATTAACGTCATTTAACATCGACTTAATCTCTGGGTCCATATCCGCTAATTGAGCAATAAATCGCTCTACGTGCTTGCGATGTTTTCTCCAAGCAACTTTACAAATTCTGAAAATAACATCTTCAGACAATTCCTTTATTTCAGGATTAACGCCTGATTCTTCTTGTTCGATGAAGTAGTCTGTAAATCTTTTCATATAAATTTCCTCAGTTTTGGCCGCTCGTGCATACTATATCTATAGTCGTGATACAGATATTGTCGAAAAAGTTTATGTAGAAAGGCGATACAAAAAAAAATAATTCTAAACAAGAAGCTTGCAAGCTATTAGGAGTCACATATTATGAAGAGAAAATTAATCAGCTATGATGTATTCGAGAGTATCAACCGTGATTCACTCTCTAACTCAGAGCAAGAATTGGCCGAGGCCGCACCCATTTTAGCGAGGGCATTACAAGTAGAGCAGCTAGAGTTGCTAAACTTTGGTCCCGATAACGTTCTTTTTGAAGCTATTGACGGAACTTATGTTCATGCTAGTTATGTAATGAACAAAGACCAAATCAGTTTCGAAAATATCGAACAGCTAGCCATCGACGATGAGACAGAAAAAGAAGCTTCGAAAGACGCTGTTTCTTTAATGCTCGACGCAATCATCGAAGGTAACACCGACAAAGCAAATGCACATTTCGATGAGTATGTTTCACTACCTAATACTCAGCGTGAAATGAAAGAAGGCTTTGCTATCAAATCCCAAGTAACTACGGGTCGTGGTACTCATAGTAAGAAAAAGGGAAAGAAACGTGCAGGCGGAAACCGTGCAGCACGCATGGCTGGTAAAACCAGAAAACGTCGTGACCGTTCACTGACTCCGGGCTTGAGAAAACTCATGGACCGCAAAAGAGACATCGCAAGAAAGAAACTTGGTGGACGTGACGCAAAAACCGAGCGTGGACAAAGACAAGTAAGAGTTACGCTTCGTAGAGTAAAGCCATCCTCAATGAAGGAATGGAATAACATTTGCGAAAACGTTTTTGATTATATTGATTACAAAACGTATGGACCCGTTCTTGATAAGGCAACAATTGGACATGATGACAGCGGCAACGTAGTCAACGTATCAATTCCAAAGATTAAGACCAGAAATGAAGCAAAACTTCTTAGTTTCGACTGGAAGACAATGGCAACTGACGTGAAGGTTCTTCGTGGAACTGGTAAATGCCTTTGTGAAAGCACTGATTTCTGCAAATCAATCGCAGACCTGAAAAGACAAAATGCTGTTTCCGATAGTGCCGCTCTGGAAGAGTCGCTTGAAAATATCGTCGGTCAGTGGCCGAATGTTTTATATCTGACGCAGGAAGAGCTAACTGGAACCATTAAGTGTGCATTAGAAACTGTTAATGCTAAAAATTATGATGACAGCACATGCGAATTTATGTCAGAAGGTATTCTGAGAACAGCACATCACGCTTACGTAGACAGAGTAGAAAAAATTATGCAACTCTCTGGCTCAAAAGTAAACGAAGATGCAGAAGATGCATATTCCGAGTTTAAGACTACTGTAGATGCTTATTTCCCAACATTAGACGAATCAGCAATGTCGGAAATGCAAATATTCGCTGACCTTTATGAAGCGATTAGAAGCATCCATGGATTAGCCGTAGAAGATGGTGATAAGGAACTTGCAACTGAGACTGGCGCACAACTCGAAGAGTTGATTCCTGTCTTGCAGCAAGAAGTAGCTCCTTCGCTTGAAATCGCCGCAGAAGCAGCCGCTTGGCTGACAAGTGTGGTTGAGACCAATTTGGAAACTACTCCTTGGGACGCATCAGGAATGAGTCCTAATAATCAAGTATACATCACCAACCATGGCGAACATCCCAGAATGGCACAAAATGCTAAGAAGGGTTATTCACCAGCAGCCGATTTCTCTGGTAATTGGGGCGACTCAGCACCAGTAAGTGATGGAAAAAGTTATACAGGCGGCGAAGCTGATGAGATGAGAAGCCGTGCTTGGGGTAATATCGGCGGTGGCGATACATATCCTTCATTACAAAACCCATACATTCCTTCCTCACAGGTTCCTACTATGATTCCGGCAACGGGCGTAGATAAGGAAGCTGGTAACGGTGTGAATGATGGTGGGAGTGACACATGGCCTGCATTGCAGAATCCATATATCCCACAGGCCGGTGATTATACAATCAAAGGCGAAACAGGCGTAGATAAACTTTAAATAAAGCGAGGTATGATAATGGAATTACTTCTGGAACATGATGTAACTCCGGGAACGAGTTATGATGAATGCCTGCTATATGGCGGGGGTGGATTCGTTCTCAACGAGGCCGTAAACCTCAATGAAGCAGCAGATGCGAGTGTTAAGACCGTTAAGTTTCGTGGAAAATTTCAAGAAGCTGACGCAGTTAACAAAAACAAAAGGTCGTACCCGTATAAGGTGCTCAATACCAATTTAACGAGACTTGAAGAAATGATGAACAGCGGGGGTCTGTGTGGTGAGTTAGACCACCCCACAGATTCCATTGTTCACTTTGCCAATGCATCTCATAAAATTGTTAAACTCTGGTGGGAAGATAATGTCATGATGGGTGAAGGATATATCCTTAACACACCACATGGAAAAATTCTTCGTTCGCTCATCAATGATGGCGTAAGAATCGGAATTAGCAGTAGAGGCGTAGGCAACGGACAAGTCGATGAAAATGGTATACTTGTCATTGGGGAAAGTTATAAATTGATAACATTTGATGCTGTTGCAGACCCAAGTACGCACGCAGCATTTCAGAAAAAAGTAACAAGTAGTACTCATGAAAGTGTCATGCCTACTACCGTAATTGATAATAATTCTCAGAAAAATGAAGCCAGCAGCATAGATACCGTCAGCAAAGAGGTTCTATTAGCTTGCATCACTGGAATTGCGAACAGAACCACTAATAAAATTAAAGCGAGGTTGAGCTAATGGATAAAATCATGGAAGCATTAAGTAAACTTTTACCTGAAGACCAAGTAAAAGAAGTAGCCACGGCTGTTGAGGGAGTACTCAATGACTCAAAGGCTGAATTGGAAAAAGAATACAATGACCAACTAGAAAAAGCTTATGAAGGTCTTACCAGTGAGCTTAAGGTTGCTGAAGAAACCGGCGAACAAGGATACCATGAAGCTTTTGGTGTTATCCAAGACCTACGCAATCGTCTAGAAACTCAGAGAACTGAATTCGAGACTGCTCTCGAAGAAGGTTACGAAGAGGCATATCAGATGTTGGTCACCGAACGTGGCAAAAACGATAACATTTCTACTGACCTCTACGAAGAGTACGATAAGAAACTCAGCGAAATGAAAGAATTCTTGGTTGACAAGATTGATGAATTCCTTCAACAGAAAGGTTCAGAGCTTTATGAGCAAGCAAGACGTGATGTTCTTAATGACCCACGCCTAGTTGAACATAAAGTTACACTTCAGAAAATAATTGAACAAGTTTCTGACTATATTACAGATGAAGATTATGCATTGGCAACAACTGCAAAATTGGAAGAGTCTGATAAGAAAATTGATGAGCTTAAAGGCCAGTACAGATTGCTTGAAGCTCGTAACATCAGAATGTCTACCGAAAACACAAAACTAACTGAACAAGTTCGTCAAGACAAAGAACTGATTCAGGAACATACAACGAATGACGCAGACGCACAAAAGAAAGAAAGAACTGAAAAGGCAAAGAATGTGACGGGGCGAGGAAGCAAAGAACTTGAAACTGTAGAAGTTATTGGTGAGCATCAAGAAGCTACAGTTCCAACCGAAGGTGGTGATAATACCATCTCCGAAAGTATGACACCAGCAGCAATCCGTCAGATGAAGGTATTGTCTGGTCTCATTCGTGACGATGAATAACAAACCAAACCTAAAGAGGATTTAATATGAATGCAAATGCAAGATTTCTCAACGAAGCCCGTGAATTAGAGGGACGTTGGGGCCAAACTGGTTTGCTAGATGGCATCGAAGACCGATTTGTTCGCTCAACAACGGCAGTGCTTTTAGAAAACCAAAGACTGATGAATGAAGTTTCGACGGACACGAGTGATATCGCTCAGTTCAAAAGAATTTCTATTCCATTAGTAAGACGTATTTACCCCCAGTTGATTGCTAACAAAGTTGTATCCGTACAGCCTTTGCTTGGTCCTACTGGATTAGTTTACTACCTGAGATTCCGCTACAGCAGCAACAAGGGCACAATTCAGGGTGCAACAAACAATAGTGGTTTCCCGACTGATGACGCTAACAGTTTACAGCAACTCGCCTCGGGTGATGCAAACCTCAATATTTTCTACAGTAGCCAATTCGTAGAAAATGAGACAAGCAGCACTGATGATGGCGTTGATGTAACTTCAGTCTTCACCCCGTTGCAGCATACGCCGATTCTTGCTGGAACAATGACTGGTACGATTTATGACGGTGCAACCGCCATTCAGACATACACAGTAAGTGAAGCTGGTGTTTTCACCTTTAGTAATATTGGTGCAGCAGCCGCAATCTTAGTAACCGCTGGAGCACTTGATGTTACCACTGGTGAATTAACCTTAACTTGGAGTGCTGCTCCGGGTGCAAACAATGTTATTACTAGTTATGAGTATAACATGGAATGCAACCAAGACCTTCCAGAAATCAACTTGGTCATCGAGTCGGAAGAAATCGTTGCCAAAACGAGAAAACTGAAAGCAGTCTGGAGTTACGAGGCACAGCAAGACCTGCGTTCGCAACACAACCTCGATGCAGAGGCCGAGTTGACCGCAGTTCTGGCACAAGAAATTAACTTGGAAATTGACCGTGAAGTTCTGACTGACCTTCGCAACAATGCAGGTACAGTTTCCTCATGGGACTTCAACACCGCACTTGGCGATACGATTAAAGAGAAGTATGAATCTCTCTACGTCAAGGTCGTAGAAGTTTCGAACGTCGTTCACCGTAAGACCCTGAGAGGCGGGGCAAACTGGATTGTGACTTCACCAGAAGTAGCATCCATCTTTGAAACCGCCACCGCTGGTTTCGCACCAGCTTCCTCAGAGACTTTCACCAGCAGCCTCGGCATCCAGTATGTTGGTACAGTTAACAACCGCTGGAGAATGTACAAAGACCCGCTGTTCCCGACTGGTCAGATTTTGATGGGTTATAAGGGCGACAGCTACATGGATAGTGGTTATTTCTACTGCCCATACGTACCGCTGACACAGACCCCAGTTGTTCTTGACCCAGAGAGCTTCTGCCCACGTAAGGGTATCTTAACACGCTACGGAAAAAAACTTTTGAGGGAAGGTGCAAAATTCTATGCCCGACTTTCGATTGCGAACTTCGTTATCTAAAGGATAGTAAAGCAAATAAAGAAGCCCCGTCAGTAATGGCGGGGCTTTTTTTATTCTCTACCATGCACTATAAATTAGATAATCATTCTCCCAATCAAACGTTCGGTAAATATATACTAAATTAAAAATTGCGTATTCATGTTTCCAAGAACATGCCATTTCTCCGTCTGGATTCTCTTGGTCCAACACATAAGGTTTATAGTCAAACTTACTTTCCCATTCCATATGCATCTGTTGTGCATGAATTTTCAATTCTTCAAATGTAGCTGTAGTCAATTTTTTATAGGATTCCTCTACCCAACTGGCGAATAATTGAATCAGCTTTTTCAAACCTTCTTTAGTGAGAATGCTAAATTGTGACTCATACTCACTCATAATATCGAAGTTATAGAAGTCTGACAACTCTTCTGTCTCAAACAAAAGGTACTTACCTATCTCATACAATTGCGTGTGTCCGGGTGGGCGGTAGGGGGAATAATGAGACCTATCCATCATAGCGTCTACTTCGTCACTTGTTTTATCTGCATACTTTGCTCTTGCATCTTTACTAATCTTACCTAATCTATAACGATAACCCATAATATTAATTCCTTTTTTCCCATTTACATCCTAATATAATTCTCATCATCCAACGATGAAAAAAGTTTGGAACTCCTCCCAAACCCGGAGTCAAAGTCATACCATTGCTTCCATTAGAACCAAATAAGTGGCAACACCATTCATCTTGTCCTTGGTTTGGAGCTTGGATATTAAATTGTTCTTGGGGGATTACATCAATTTCATATTCTGGTTCTTGGTAAGGAACTACATCATCACTTTCCCATGCTTGGGTATTAAATTGTTCTTGGGGGATTACATCAATTTCATATTCTGGTTCTTGGCAAGGAACTACACCATCACTTTCCCATCCAAGATTGAGTTTTTTCGATTTCATAAATTTATTATACATAAAAACAATAAATTTTTCAATAAAAAAAGACCCGCTCAATGGCGGGTCTATCTCCTTCGGCTCTTACATTGTTTCCAATGGCCGATAAGTTTTTTAATTTAAGCCGGGTCTGACGTTACTCCTTTTTTGATGATACTCCAGACATACCATGCTGATGCTGCTACCGGAGAGGTATCCTTGTCGCCAGCAGTCTTGGTTGCCACAGTAAAACCATTAAAATTGCCATCGCCATCTGAACTCAAGGAGTCAATTCCCGCTGAAAAGTTAACACTCTCTGCGGTAACATGAGCAACAAAAGTGCCATTATACCCTCCATCTAGTGGGGCAAAACTAATTGTATCCAAACCAGTAGCAAAATTAGTTACGCCTCGGCCCGCAAGCACTACTTCTGTCGTAACTTTTGGTTTGTAAATTTCTCTATTATTACCCGGACCTTTAGTTTGTACTGCCGCCCCGTGTCCTTGTCCTTCACTACTTGTGGAACCCATAATTATCTCCTATTTGTTAATTAAATCCAAATGATGCATCGCCCATAGTAGAGGGGTTTGCAGCATATTTTGTTTGTTTTTTAACAAAGTGCTTCTTCTCTTTTTTCTTTTTCTTCTTTTTATCTTCGAGTTGTAGCCATTGTTTAAATTTCATACTATCTTATATAGAAAGGCTTAAAATGAAAATCATAAATATTAACGAAAAATTTGCAATAGTCGGTGATAATGCTGTGAAGAATCTTTATTACACAGGAGGTGGCTTGGTTAAGGGTGAAGCTAGAAGATGGAGTTTTGAAATCAATAAATCCAAACAGTATAATTCCATTAAAAATGCAGAATACATTCTTGATATAATAACAGGTCTAAAAAATGACGATAATAAAGCATAAAGAAAAATTTGTAATAACTCGTGAGTCTAGAATCATGCATACGCCTGTTTATTACGTTGAGGGCGGATTGGAAAGAATTAAATATGTAGCGAGTGTTCCACGTTGGAATAGCGATATAGATAAAGCTAACCAATACGGCACCATTCAGGATGCAGAATTAATTATTGAAGCATTGAGAAACTAACATGAAAAAAGAAATAAAATTTACCGATATTTTGGGTCCAGAAGACCGAAATATACTTCTCATTAATACTCATTTCACAAATGCGATAATAGGTGTATGCATAGTGCCGGGGAACCCTCCTGTAGCCGCATATGATTATGATAAATGCGTAGCAATTATCAAGAAAAGTGAAAAGACGCAACAAAAAGCAATTGAATTTATGGAAACAAAAATTATTGCGGTAACCGAAGAAAAAAGGAAAAAGAATCCTGAAGGAAAATTTCCTGTTTTCATAAAGAAACTTAAAATTCAGAAAGGTTAATATGGATTATAAGATTAAAACAAAGGTTGAAGATATTGTTAAGCGTTGGGAAGAAAGCTATGGGGTTTACGCTAATTTAAATGAAGAATCACGTAAAATGCTTATTAGAGAAATCGCTTCAGAAATGGAGCGTTATTGGGTAAAAGGTTTAAACGAAGGACGACAAGAAAAAGAAAAATGGGGCTTTCCAGATACGCCTAAAAGAATATTTAATGGTGGTTAGAAAAAGCTTTTATGTAGGTTTTTTGTATTTATAATTTAAATAATAAATTAACCCAACAGGTTTTAATGAGGGTAAATTATTGAAATCAACAGGTGTTTTATCACCGTGATATTCATATCGTTGTCCAAACGAACAGGAGAGTGTTTTATCACCGTGATATTGGTTTCCCCATCCAAGATTAACTTTTCTTGTTTTCATAATATCATTTTAACAAATTATAAAAATTTTTCAACTTAACTTTTTAAAAGTTCTTAGTTTTTCTACGAGAGGATGTATGTGGTCATACAAAACTTTTCTTCTTTCAATGAAATCATCATCATTTGGCCTTCCAGATATTTTGTCTAATTCATCTTCTAGACCTTCTACTGTGTGTATTGAACAACAGGGTATAGATATTGGCATTCCATCAGTCACCATTGGCGGGAACTTATTTTCACACACAGGCTGATAATTTTTTATCAACTCATCCCAAAGCATTGGCTCTCCCGTAGTAGGTATCGCATACATTATATCATTTTGTATGGTAACGTAATGTATATTTAATCGTTCACCTTCTGCGTTTTTATATTCGTAGTAATTTGACATATTTCTCCTTAAATTGACATATTAATGTAGTGTCTTTTCTATAATAATATCATGAAAGACTTAGTGATAGGACTCTGTACCGTAAGTAATAGAAAAACAAGTTATCTTCAGGCAACACTGGATAGTTTGATAAATAATGCCAATAATAAAAACGGCATGGTAATAAGATTGCATCATTGTGATTTAAAAGGACAAGACGAACTTTGTGTTGGGTCCAATCAAGTTAAAATAGAAGATTTGTATGAAGATGAAATCAATTCAGGATTTTTGCAAATTATTCGAATAGACAACCACCCTGTGTTTGAAAACCTACCAAATAATTTTGGAGATAATGACACCAGAGTGTCTTGGAGAACAAAACAGTGTTATGACTATAGTGAAGCATTTCGATTGAGTCATAATATCGGTAAGCATTACATGCATATTGAAGATGACTTAATTGCTTGCAAGGGTTACGATTCGTACATCAGGAGCGAAATAGAAAAAGCAAATAATAATTGGGCGACTATATGGATGGCTCAAGGTGGGTTTATTGGCTGGTTATTCAGAAATAAAGACTTACCTAAAATGTCTAGCATGTTAAATGTTTTTAAGGAAGAAATGCCGTGTGATTGGATTGCTGAGTATTTTGCTATAATTATGCAGAGAACTGGATTACAAAATATCCATACAAACTACAGTATTTTTCAACATGTTGGAAGAGACAGAACATTACGAGATGGAAAAGATGATATTCAACCTGTAACTTTCACAAATTTTGTCGATTAACTATAATATCTTGTGTTACAATAACAAAAGGAAAACATATGAGCGTACAAATTTTAAAATTAGTCACAGGTGAAGATGTCATTGCAAGAGTAGATGTTGCAGAAGATGCATATACAATAACAAAAGGTTTCAGATTGGCAGTTACACAGGAAGGATTAATGATGGCCCCCTTGTGTCCTTTCTCAAAAGATGATATACTTACTATCGAGAAAGACAGGATAGTATTTATGACTGACCCGGATTCGGAAATAGAAACTGAGTACATGAATCAAACGAGTAACATTATAACGGCCTCTGGCCCTACTATTGCAGGAGTTTAAAAAAATGAGTAAACTAATTAAAGTATATTTCGCTATCGTTATTTATGCGTTAGTTTTTTCTTTGTGTTTTCCAAAGCTGCCTTCCGGCATTGAAGATGCAGAATAAAAAAAATACTCCCCATTGCTTGATGCAATGGGGAGTATTTTTTTTTATCTAAATTCATTCTTTGACAATGCGTTTCCAAACAACTGTATCACCGCACTTCGTAGGGTTCATGTTAGACATTTTTTTTTTGCTATTTCTAAGAACTTGTTTTTGAAACTTTCCAATACATCTAATGAAGCTTTTGGGTCTCTCATCAAATGAGGTTCAAGTTCTTCATATCGCTCTGCGATTTCTTCTTTTGTATATAATTCTTTGGCGTCTTCTAGTAAAGCTAATGTTTGGCCAAATTGGAATGCTAGTATTTTAGAAACATTTTCATTACTTTCGATGTCAGATAGGTTGATTTTTTCTAAAGCTTTTATTTTTTCTTTAAAATCACCTATTAAAGCCTTTTTAATTATATCTCTATACTTATCATCCCTTATAAAGCTTAAAGCTATCCTAGCGGCTTCCAGTAGCTTTAAATAGGGTTCTCGTGGCACTTTAGTCTTAAGAGTAAGACCATGCCATTGTTTATGCAAGGAATATGTGCTTATTATGGAGTTATTGACTTCATCCGGCGTCCCTGTGAACACACTTGTGATTACGCCGTCTTTAATTACTCCCAAATTAACTTTAACAGGTTTTTCGGGAAGCATTTTTTGAAGGCTTTCTTCTAATTCACAACACCATTCATGGCATGTATAAATTTCAGGCATATGCCCTACAATAACAAGGATATTATAATCAATGCTAGTAGGTGAGCCAAATACAAAAAAGGTTTGTTCTATCATAATTTATTAATTCCCTAATATTTATTTATTAGATTTAGGTTGTAAGGCGTAGTACATGCCACCTTTGGCATTACGGTCGGTTTTTAGAAGACGATTGAGTTGGAGGGGGATTTTTAAAAATCTTCCTCTTTTATCTCTTTTCATATGCTTCGCCTCTTGTCTCATCACTTCTTTTGCAGACTCAGCCCACGGTGTTGATGACACAAACTTTTTTGGAAGAACATGATTTTGAGATGGGCATAATGATAAATCATTTTCCCTTACGTACATAGCCTTATTCATTAACCCACGTCTTACAAGCCATACTCCGATTGTCTTGTCTTGGCAGAAATACTTATATCCATCATCATTAACTGTATTTCCTGTATAACAATATTTATACCCAACAATTTGTCCTATGTAAGATTCGAAATCTTCCTCGCTGGAAGCTCTTACCATCTTTCGTTTTTGACTGATATATACGAAATCTACAACATTTCGTACTTCAACCCAGTCGCCAACTGTATATTTGTATTTCTTGGCCATTATTTCTTTTTCTTCAACGTAAGCTGTTTTATTGTATCGCAAAATCCATACTTCTTTGCTTCAGCAGCAGTCAACCACTCATCAGACGGGCCTAATAATTTTCCTATTTGTTTATCTGACATTTTAGTACACATTTTGTAGTGATTGTACATACGTTCTTCTATGAGGTCTTGTTCTTTTCTGGCAGCAATCAACTCATGTTGTTTGCCAGAAGCACCCCACGAATATTGGTGACTAAGTATTGATGTGTTCGGCGTAAGTACTCTATGCTTTCCTGTCATAAAGATTAACAATCCTGCCGATGCTATTATTCCTATCCCTGATGTGACAACAGGAATGTTTGACCCAAGCATAATATCTGTCAGGGCAAACGCAGCCGTCACACTTCCTCCCGACGAATTTATTATAAGTTTAATTTCTTTTAATCTGGTTTTAGTAAAATCAAGATTCTTTTCGAGAATAAATGATATAATATCTTTGCAAGAAGAGTCTGTTATATCCTCCATTAAAATATGAATCCCAACATCTCCTAAACGACTTGATGATTCTTTAGTCATGCTTTCTTTACCTTTGAAGTAGCGTATTTATTGTAGAGCTTTTTGCTGTACTTCCCAGATGATAGCATATCGGCAATGTATTTGTCAAATAAATCTGCAATGGGGATTTCTCCAGCACCAGCGGACTCGATACGTCCTATGGTGTTTTGGGCAGAAAAGGCTGTTAAATTTTTAAGTAAAACACAGCTTCTCTTATCATATCTTGAAGGATTCATTAAGAATTTTTTCAATTGGAAAATATGAGCCAGAGATACACGAATAGATGATACTGGTCTTTCAGAATAAGCTGCATTAAGACTCAAATAATGGTGACCTGAATTATTAATGCATATGGAGCTTGCCGCTACAATAGCGGCATGTATATCCATTCCTTCGTCAACAAAGTGAGAAGTGATACGGACAAAATCTGGTTCTTCTTCTACGTCCCTTAAAGTACAAAGATAAACATATAACAAACTTGGAGCGATATTACATCGCAATAGGAATGTTTTCTTCAGATGCTCAAATTCTACATAAGGAGGAAGTAATCTTCCGGCTTTAGCAATTTCTATCCAGTGTTTAACATCTTTGGACTTAATCACCTTGTTAACTCGTGGTTTATAACAAAGTCGATTTAGTTTCTTTTTATCTGCCTTGAATGCTCCCATTAACCCAGAGAAACAAACATTCTTAAGAGTAACTAGTCCTTTTTTCTTTTTGACATCATCAGGGATAGTCAAACCCCCAAGAGACCTGTTTCGTTCACGAAACAAGTGATATTCGACTTTGTAGTTAGAGGATTTGTGCTTACGTTTAAATACTGCTGCATTATTCTTTAACATAGGTTATTTCCACTCTCAAAAGTTCATTGAGTGGGCATTATATGCTGTAACACAGTTTAAAACAAGAAGACTGGGCGGCGTAGAAGAATTTTTTCTCCAGAATGCTGCACTTGTTTGCTTATTTTTGCAGAAACAAGTTTGTGAAATACTGCCCACGACATCTTTTTTTCCCCGGCATTTTGCACTTGTTTACCCACTCTAATTATTTCCACCAATCTCCCCCAAGTCCAAATTCTGTTGTTTCGTCTGTTTCATTTTCGCCTTCATCTACCAAAAATTCCTCATTATCATACCCTAACGGATAAGCTTCATCTACTAGTGCATTTCCATTGTTGTTTTTGTTAAGATTTTCAACTATTTCTTTATCTAGCTTTTTTAACTTCCCCAAAAGAACTTGTCTTTGGGATATCAATTCGAATATTTTTTCATGATTCATATTATTCTTCTTTCAAAGGTCTATTATAATGAAAAAATATATTAATTCAACTGTCTTTTACGCACTTTTTATACAATATCTTGACCGTAATAGATGAAAAACCATATTTACTGCAATCGGTAAGACGTAAAAGATTTTCAAGCAAAAATTTGAAGCGATACTAAATTGACTTGCGAAAAAATGGTCAGTTTGGTAAATTCCTCATGTCGCATGTTTTGAGAGACTTTACGAATGAATTATACATTATTAAGAGATGAGTGGATAGGACCGGATGATGAGATTCTCGTCTCTTTCAACGTATATGATGAAGATTATGGGCTATTAGCATGGAGTAGCGATTATGTTGATATGAGCGAGGCTATTAGCGAATTTGATTTGAATGAAATCAGAAAAGAAATCATAGAACAGTGTAAGACGTTTAAACTTACTGTAGATTTATCCGCAAAGGCACCCACAGAGTGGGGCGAAGAATGGGAAGAAGAAAGAGTGTTAACATGAAAAAAGTTTTAGTTGTAAGTGAACATGGGTATAGACAGTCCTCGTATTACAAACCTTTTGAAGAGTTTGGGGAATGCGAAATGGACGCATCAGTATTGACCACCAATCCAGATTCAGTTTGTCTAGCAGTCTTCGAGGGTGGAAGTGATGTTTCGCCTCATCTATATAATGAAGAAAAACATCATACAACATCTAACGACCCCCAACGTGACGTGTTTGAAAAAGCTGTTTTTCAGAGATTGCTTAAATTAGGAATCCCTATGGCTGGGATATGTCGTGGGTCACAATTGCTATGCGTTTTGTCCGGTGGAAGATTAGTTCAAAATATTAATGGCCATCTAGGAAATCACAGAGTACAAACCAGTGACGGTAGAACAATAATTGTTAGTTCAACTCACCACCAAATGCAACTGCCTCCTGTTGACGCAGAACCTCTTGCATGGGCCGAACCTAGATTGTCTGATATGTATGAAGGATGGACTCCAACGGATGGTATATTCACGCCTGAGCGTGAATTTGATTGCGTGTATTATCCGAAAACTAATTGTCTTGGAATGCAATATCACCCAGAATATATGTCTCGTGATTCAGAAGGATTCCAATATTGTGTTGAACTTACAAAGAAATACTTGTTTAAACAGAGTTAGCTTGACGTTCCCGTTCCCTATTTGCCATGTCGTTCATGGTGCCGATGGCGTCTGCTCGTTCTTCAGGACCGTCACCGCCAGCATGATATGATTTGTCATCATTAAGTACGCCGTTTTCTATCCATTGAACAATGTATTCATTCCATTCAGTGTCTTTTTTAATTTTGAGTAAAACATCGCCAATAACAATGCCTCCTCCAGCGACTTCCTCAATAACCCATTCCGAAAAACTTTTCATATGTGACCTTTATTATGCAATCTAGAACGCCAAACAACACGCTATCACAAATATATATGTTTCTGAAGTCGATATTCATTGACCCCCTTTTCCAACGGCGGTATAATCCAGTTATGAGTAAATCACAAGACACCGAAAAACCATATTTTCTACCCAAGATAAAGGTTGCCCGACCTAATAACGGGTTATCAGATGGTAGTTTCGCATCAGTGACCAGTAAGGGTTCTGGCACTATAAACTACAATGATTTCATTCATTGTCGTGAAACTTTCCAAGGTCGCTCTATGGACAAAATGTTGTTTTCTCACTCTGACAAAGTAAGTAGCGAAACAATAGCTGAGTTTATACATCTTGTTGAACAGAGACTTAATCACAAGAATATTACTCATATTGCACCAACAAACATAAATAAAATCACCTATATTGAGCCAGCCCAATTCTGGTTGTTCAAGCCGATGAGACAATCCTTGTTCACGGCATTGTTAAGAGCGGCTTGTAATTACACGGGAAACTTCGATAAGGCGTTGTATAGCATTAATTATCTCAATGGAACCAAAAAAGCTGTAAGTCATTTCCTAGATGGAAATACTTGGTACAAAGGAAATTCAAGCGGTTGGTTCAACGCATTCCGAAATCAAAAGGACTTGACAACTGTGTTGGGCAAGAAGCCAATTCCGAAAGCAAAGTTTACAGAATTTGTCTTTAGTCTACTTGGCAAAGAGCCAGAAGCTATTAAGAAAAGTTTGGAAAAGAAGCCTATCACACAAGAAGACTTATTAGACCACGCATTAAGTTTGCTTAAAATGAAGCCTGATTCACTGACCACTGCATTGAAAAAAGCAAGAACTTCGGATGCAGTTATAGAAAGAGAAGCGCTTAAGGAATTAGGTAAAAATAAAAATGAGATAGAAAAAGATTATAGACGGCGTAACTTTACTCATTCTGCCAAGGCTCATGACGCAAAGAATAAAGAAAAAGCAAAGACAGAAGATAAAAAGAAGAAGCCCGCTAATCCAGAACGAAGAAGGCGAAGGACTTTAAGAACCAAATGAGAACTTTAGCAATAAAAAATTCCAAACAGGGTAATGATTTTAATGTAGTTATATCTGATTCGGCTCTAGCTGAAATGGAAGAATACGTTAAAGTTAACCACCCAAAAACGACTGTCTACATCATATATGACCAAATCTTAGGAGATAAGATAGACCTACTTCGGAAAGATACAGTTTTCATTCCTTACCCCAAGACAAGAAGCTACAGAGAATCGGCAGAAGAAATAAAAAATTGGAAAACAGCAACTCAATTGGTAAAGAATTTGTTTGAATATGGTATGAAAAAAAATGATGTGGTGATTGCTGTTGGTGGTGGGACAGTTACCGACATGGCTGGATTTGTCTCTACGCTTGTTTATAGAGGGGTAAGTTGCATCTATTGTCCAACGACTATATCGTGCAGTATTGATGCGTGTATCGGGGGAGAAACGGGAGTAAATTACGGCAAGAGAAAAAATGTTATTGGGACATTCCGAAATCCTAATGCTGTGTTCGTTGATTTAAATTTATTACAAAGTTTGTCCCATGAGGAAGTCCAAAGCGGACTTTGTACAAGCATAAAACATGCATTAATATGTGATGAAGGTTTTTTCCATTTTATACAAGAAAATTCCAATAATATATATGAGAAAAACCACGAAACCTTAGAAGAATTGATTTATAAAAATCTGGAAATCAAAAGAACATTTGTCACATCAGATGGATTGTACAATAAAAAAATTGCTTTGGATTTAGGTCAACCTTTCTTTGATGCTTTGGTTAAACACTTTGAATATAATTATGAAGTCGCTTTAGCTATGGGATTAATAATAGTGTGTCGTGTTTCTAATAAACTCAATCTTCTTAGTGATGAAGATTTAGTTAAGATTGATGCATTACTATCATCTCATTTCAATCTTAGCATCGCAACTGGTAGACCACCGAAAAGAGATGTAGATTACTTGATGAAATCAATACGTCGCCATAAAGAAGTAAATATAGTCCTTCCTGTTGCCATAGGTAACGTAGAGGTACATACCGTTCCAATAAAATTATTGAACGAATCTTTAACTAGTGTATTCGTTGATGATGGCCGTTTCTAGTAGAATTTTATACCATTGATAAGTAGATTGAAGCCCTTCTTTAAATGGAATCTTTGCTTTCCAGCCTGCTTCTGTAATTTTTGTTACATCAAGAAGTTTTCTCATAGTCCCATCAGGTTTAGAAGTATCTGTCACAATTTCTCCTTTAAAACCTACAACTTCTTTTATTGCTTCGGCAATTTCTAATATGGATAAATCTTCTCCGGTTCCTACATTGATAATATCAGGCGAATCATAATTGTTCATCAAAAACAGACAGGCATAAGCCAAATCGTCTACATGAAGCATTTCTCTTCTTGGAGTTCCGGTTCCCCACATCACAACTTGTTTGTCTCCATTCATTTTGGCTTCATGAAATTTCCTCATTAAAGCTGGTAGTAGGTGAGATGTTTCTAAGTCAAAATTGTCATTCGGGCCAAACAAGTTGGTTGGCATCAAGCAAATGCCATTGAACCCATATTGCTTGGCATAAGATTGTATCATTTGGATACCAGCTATTTTAGCAATTGCATACGCATTGTTTGTAGACTCAAGTGGTCCAGTCAGAAGATAGTCTTCCTTAATGGGTTGTGGGCATTCTTTTGGGTAAATACAAGATGAACCTAAAAACATGAGCTTTTTGACGCCATTACGATATGCTGAATCAATAACGTTTGTTTGAATCATTAAATTATCGTATATGAAATCAGCAGGGCATGTAGAATTTGCAACAATTCCCCCTACCGTTGCTGCTGACAAGAAAATATATTCCGGCTTACTTTCTTTAAACCATTTATCTACTTCATCACGGTTTCTCAAATCTACTTCTAATCTTGTTTTTACTTCGATGTTCGCATATCCATTCAGATATAGTTTTGTTACTATGGCTGACCCTACCAACCCCTTATGACCTAAAACAATTATTTTACTTTCTTTTTTCATTTTATCTTATCCTATAATCTAAGTTTGGCCGACAATCATACTTCATCATATCATCAATAATCATGTCAAAATCAAATTCGGGTTTCCAACCAATTTTTTTTATTTTAGAAGGATTTCCAAGAAGAACATCTACCTCTGACGGTCGGAAATACTTTTTATCTACTTTTACAACTACATTCCCAGCGTATACGCCTACTTCATCTATACCAGAACCACTCCATTCTAAGGGCATTCCCATCCAGTCAAAACATTTTTTTACGAATTCTCTTACAGTATGTGTTTCTCCTGTGGCTACAACATAATCATCTGGTTCATCTTGTTGTAAAATAAGCCATTGTGATTTAACATAATCCCTAGCATGTCCCCAATCTCTATAGGCATCCATATTCCCCAGTCTAAGAGGTTCTACAAACTGAAACTTTCTTTCTTTAAGTAATGATAAATTTTCGCCACACCATCTTGTTATTTTTTTTGTTACAAAAGTTTCTCCTCTGCGAGAGGATTCATGGTTGAATAAGATTCCATTGCAAGCAAAAGAACCATAAGCTTCACGATAGTTCTTTGTAATCCAATATGCGTATAACTTAGCAGCCCCATACGGAGAACGAGGATGGAAATCATTATTTTCATCATATCCATTTTCAGGCATTTCGCTACGCCGTCCCCCAAACATCTCTGATGTAGATGCTTGGTAGAATTTAGAATTAGGGCAATTCTGGTACATAGCATCTAACAATCTAAGACATCCAATAGCGTCTACATCGGCTGTATATTCTGGAACTTCAAAAGATACCTTTACATGACTTTGAGCGGCCAGATTATAGATTTCTTTTGGCTTGATTTTAGAAATTAAAGCTGTGAGATTACTAGAATCTGTCATGTCCCCATGATGAATAAATAATTTTTTTCCATATATCTTGTCATCTGACATGAGATGTTCTATCCGTTCCGTAGTAAAAACAGAACTTCTACGCATGATTCCATGCACTTCATATCCTTTATCTAACAAGAATTCTGCTAGATAGCTTCCATCTTGACCTGTAATGCCAGTAATAATAGCTTTCTTATTCATACTTTACATGAGTATAGGGTGATATTATTTTGAAAAATACTTGGGATGAATCAGGATTAATCATAATTCTAAAACGACCTCTATCTGTCGTAATTCTTGTGGAAAAATTAAGACCTATTCGGAAGAATTTTTCTATTGTGTTGGTTCCTTTTTCTCCCCATACGTGCGTGTTTAGAATAATTTCTTTGTTATGATAACGACCCGAATCCATATACCATATTGCCATAGATAAATCATACATTGTATCTAATATGGTAGATTTAATATGTCTCACACCGTCTTTGTAAAACATCTTCCTATATTCATCAAAAATTGGATAACAAAGAGAGTGCCATCTGTTGGTGTTCTTTGATGATGTAAATGGATTGTCAGAAGATAAAACATTAAGTTCAGATGCCTTATGTTCAATCCATTTTATATTGTTACTTCGCATTGTTAAATAACAATTTCTTCCTTTAGGAGGCTTTACAATAGAAGAACCTCCTAAAATAGTCCCTATTATTATCCTATTTTGTCTTTTTGATATTGTTGGGTTTATCGTGTGCATCGTTTTATATACGCAATTGGTATAATTTTCTACCAGTTGCATGTTAAAATTAATTTGATAAAAATAGATAAGGTTGAAGTACAATTTAGTACACAAACTTAATTAAAAATTAAAAGGAGAAAATTATGGGAGCAACAACTGGTAATCAAGGAGCTGGACATGGTTCGGCAATGGGCGCAGGCGTTAAAGGTCCGGGTAATGGAAGAAATATTTTTGTTCCGTTGGTAGCACCGCATATCGTAGCCGCTGGCGTAGTAGCCCTAGTTGGTGGAACTATAAACGTTTCGTTGGCTGGTTTGACGGGTGGAGCAGAGCTTTATTCGGTACAGGCACAGGGACCAAATGCTGTAACAGTTACAGTAAAGACAGAAACGGATGACGTTCTGACTTCAATTACACTGGTAGGAACTGGTACTGACAGCGTAGACTACGTTGTAACAACCGTAGGCATTCAGTAATCTCGACGGATTAATACTAGCAAGAACCCTCCGCAATTTATTTTGCGGGGGGTTTTTTATTTAAAGAATAATTTTATTATCCCTCATTGTATCTGTTAATTTAAGTAGATGTTTACACATCCCCGGCATTTCTTGTGGGTTCGCAGTTCCGGGCCTCATTAAAGCCTCATACGCAGCCCTTTTACGGCCATATAATGAATTATCTACATGGTCATAGTAATTGAATCTCCAATAAAAATCTTTACAGTTGCATCTTAAAATAACATCAGTATCCATAGACAGTGGCTCAAAGAAATGTTCACTGCCATCTTCAGTTATTTTGATTAAATTGGGTTCTTCATTTTCATGGTATTGAACATTTTTGAAAACGATTATTGGAGAATATTCTTTTCCTTCATTCTGGGCGAGTCCCTTAACAAATAATGTTCTCATCCCAAGAAATGGCCTCCATGTTATATTAGCTATATTTATAGTATCTGTAGCGTACTGTCTCTTTGTGGTATTTGGAAAGGCATCCACCGTACTTTGAAACAGTTCAGAAAGAGAAGACTCTGTAATTATCCAACTTTTAAAGTCCATACAATAATATCAATCATATTTAATAGTTTTAACGGCTGAATGGACCTTGTGGAGCTAACCTGTTCTGCTGCTGATTAGACTGTGGTTGATTAGCTTGTTGCTGAAAAACATTAGGCTGCTGTTGCTGCTGATTAGGCTGCTGCTGTTGTTGCTGATTAGGCTGCTGCTGCTGCTGTTGTTGTTGTTGTTGTTGTTGTTGTTGTTGTTGTTGCGGCTGTCGTTGTTCTTGTTCTTTTTGTTGCTGATATCTTTTTATAGTATCTAAATGCTTCTGCGACGTTGCTTTATCCATCCCTCCTCCTGCATTACCCGCATTCGTTAAGGCTGTGATAGCATCAATCACGGTCTGTGCATCGCCGGGGGTATTTTGTCCTTGGGGAGCTTGGGGAGCTTGAAGTTCCTCAAGACGTTCTTCCATATATTCATTAAATGTTTTCATTATTTCAATCCTAAAAAATTATCCACTTTCACTACTGTTGTTGGGGTTGCTGCCCCTGCTGTTGAGGCTGCTGTCCCTGCTGTTGGGGTTGCTGTCCCTGCTGTTGGGGTTGCTGCCCCTGCTGTTGAGGCTGCTGCTGTTGTGGTTGTTGTGCCATCAAAGAGAATTTTTGATTAAGAGCGTCTATTTCAGGCTTAAATACGTTCGTCAATCCTAATTTCATTCCTGAATGATTGTAATGTTTTGGCTACATTGGCCTGCATATTTCCCTTATCAACATCCGTGTTAAGAGCTTGGCGATTTTCTTCTAAATATTTATGAAATGTTTTCATTATCTTATCCTTTATTATCTATTGCCCTGAAGCTCCGCCGGGATTCATTGGTGCTGCCTGTGCCTGCGGTTGTGCCTGCGGTGCTTGCGATTGCTGTTGCTGTTGCTGTTGCCCCATTTGTACTAATTTTTTTTGCATAGAATCAAATTCATCCTTGAACATATCAGTTAATCCTGCTTTTTGTAAATTATCCTTAAATGACATTAATACTTGAACTATTTGATTAGCTTGGGGGTTATTCCCTTGAGCATCTTGACCCTGTTGAGGTTGCTGACCTTGTTGTTGTTGTTGCTGCTGTTGAGGCTGTTGACCTTGTGGGGGTACTGGCTGACCTTGTTGATTTTGGTAATCAGTCCTAGTTTGTTGATACCCCTTCCCCATATCAGAGAACGAATTTCTTATTTTACCTGCTATGTTTCCTATAGCGGAGCCAATTCCTTCAATAATTTCTTGTTCAATGAGTGCAACTTTTATCTTATCTTCTCTATCATCTAATTTGGATATAATGTTTTCCGACATTTCTCCAATGATATCAAGTGGGTTTATACCTAATTCAGCTATGTTATAAGCTAACTGTTCTAATTGGGCATTAGCATTATTGTTCTCGTTATATTCTAAAAATGTTCTCATTTTTCCTTTAAAATGTAGGCACTAATTCTGGCAATGTTACGCTTAAAACATTGACATTAGCATCGCCAATTCTATCGTCTGTATTAGCCTGTATAGCTAAACAAGTTTCTCTGGTGACGGTATCAAAACTAAGAATCACCCAATCATCATCGTCCATGTCTGTAAAGAACTCTCTTGTTGTGCTTCCTACTGGCAACATAGCCATAAAGGTAGCTTTAGAAATAGTTCCTGTATTAGCACATCCTCTTTTTTTTAATTGTCGAACCATTTACTATTATATAGACGAAAAGGATTAATTCCAAAAGGAGAAATCTTGATAAATGAAGATTGTTACTGGTTTTTAGATAAAGCTGAAAGCATAATGAAGGCACTATGCGTGGAGTGCCAACAAATAGAGAAAACTGGCTGGTTTTGGAAAGGCAGCGAGTTTGGTTATGGTGATTACCACTTAGAATGTTCTAAGTGTGGAAAGATTCTACATGAAAGTAAAAAAAATGAGACCTCCGTTTAAAACACATGGTGGAAAGTTCTATCTTGCCTCTTGGATTATAGAGAACTTCCCAGAAAATCATGAACAATATGATTATATCGAACCTTTCATGGGCGGTGGAAGCGTATTCTTAAATAAAACTCCCTCTATAGGATTGAAAGTCATAAATGACATTGATTTGGGAACAATTCAAGTATTCAGAGCATTAAGAGATGAACCTAAAACGTTCATTGCAAAATTGAAAAGAAAAAAATACTCTGAAAATGTATTCAAAAGGGAATTAAAAAAGACGGAATTTAAAGATTATTTAGACCATGCAATAAACGAATTTGTATTAAGAAGAATGAGTCGTGGTGGTCTTAAAACAGCCTTCGCTTGGTCGGAAAGACTACGAGGTGGTGAGCCGGGAGATTTACATGCTTGGAAAACTATTGTTAAGCAATTACCTGAAATAGCCAAGAAGATAAAAAACATATACATATTTAATAAAGATGCTTGTAAGATTATAGAAGCGTTTAATTCTAAGAATGCCTTAGTTTATTGTGACCCTCCTTATGTTCCAGAAACAAGAGTAAGCCCTTCTGCATATGGAGCAAACGAAATGAGCACAGATGACCATATTAAACTTTCTCAAAAACTGATGAGGTTTGAAGGCAAAGTGGTTATAAGTGGATATTCGGGTATTTTGTATAATAGACTTTATGAAGAATGGAGACGAATTGAAAAAGAAGTGCCGAATCATTCTTCTCAACAAAAGACCAAACCACGTAAAATAGAAGTTTGTTGGATGAACTACTAACCAACAAACTATATATTATGTGAAAAGTTTTAAAAAATGGCTAGAAGATACAGGTCAAGCATGGCCTGCAACAAATGATGAACCATATGCTATGGCTGGTGTTCAGAGCAGGATTGTGAGTAACGATGCTGTAAAGGCAAAGCCTCAAGGGTTAGCTGCTAAGCTATTTGGTAAAAAGAAGAAGAGAAAAAAACATGAGAACATTTAGCGAATACATGGATACCGCAAAAAGTCTTTTCGGGGATAATAAAGACACACAAGCAAAAGCCGTCATACGTTCAGGTATCAATTTAAGACCTGATTTTTGGGACGATTTTATGAGTATTACAAATGATTCAGAAGGTGTTTCTCAATTATTAGATGTTCCAAAAGAAAAAGTTTCTAATTGGGCTTCTCTCGTAAAAGATGCATTGGAAGATGTACAAGCAACAGATAATGAAGAAAAAGGTGGACGTTCAGAAATCTTGGGGACTGGCGAAGATATTGAAGACCCCAAAGGACACCCGGACCACATGGATGATTTGAGACCTACACCTTAATCCCAGCCCAAAATTTTACGTAAAACATCATCCGGTTGAAACACGGGATTTTTATACTTTTCAATATATTTCAATTGTGCATCAACATTGTGCCCACTCTTTATTACCTTCTGCTTATACCCTTCTTTATTTGTTATTTTAGTTGGCATACTTGGGTGATAACCCTCTCTATAGCCATCCCTGAAGAACGTTATACCTGTAACAAATAGTTCGGTAATCTTAAAAGTCATTAAATAATCAATTGCTAACACACCAGTGTTGGCCGTACTACCACCTATGCTGTGTGTTATTTGTTTATGAATGTTTAAAGGAATATAAACTACTTCAAATTCAGTATTAATTTCCTCTAGTGCCTTAACACGTTTTTGAACAGCCCCCGTACTTGCGGGATGCCATGTAATCAAATATTTAAGCCCTAATTCCTTAGCTGGTATCCAAATAGTATCATAAACTTCTTTTAATCTGTCTGTATATCCTTTTTGTTTAGAATGTTTATTTAAATAATCTTCAGCCAACCCTGTTACTAATGCGTCGGTGTGATGTCCAACATCTTCATAATTATCTTCACTTATTGGCAATGCGCTATTCATACGAATAACTTTATCATAATTATCTATAAGTTGTCCCGAACCCTTCAGCGAAGGGGAGGGGCCAACCAACACAACACGTTTATCATATAAATCTTTAACTATACTCATTTCCAAACCCCAATGTATAAAGCATGGTCTCCTTGACTTCCTTCTGAATAGATATGGACATCGGTTAATTCTGCGTATTCTTCCAGCTTTTTTTTCCACCATGGTTGATTATGTGCTGAAGGATGTAATGTCTCATCATCAACTCTATAACAAGTCTCCTTTTTGAAACAAACTGTAACAAAAAGCCTACAACTTACACGTTTCATTTCTATTAGAGATGCATCAACTAAATGTGCATCTAAGTGTTCTAAACAATCAAAAGAAGTTAATACGTCAAACTCTTTCTCATCAAATGGTAAATTATCAGCGGAAGCTTTAACATCAGCCGATGGACATGCTATATCAACACCTATTCTTTTTGAAACGTCTAAACCTTTAATAAATTCGTTATGGCCACATCCAATGTCAACTACAGATGAAGCATCTAACTCTTTGAATAAACACATATGGTCTCGGCTATGATTGTCATGCCCATACTGTCCATACTTGTTTTGATTATTGTAAATGTATTCGTAATGTTCTTTGGTCATTTTTTAAACTCCTGTAGCAATAATTACATATCCTTCTTTATCGTCTTTTCCATATGATAAAAGACCTTTTCCAACCGAATCTGTAAAGTTAAGGCCCATTTGAGCTGCTAATATACCTATTACTGATTGGTCATGACGGTGCCCAAGTACTCTTGAATCCTTACTGCACGAGCCTTTATCATTCTTCCAAGGGCCACTAAAAACTTCTTTGTTTTTACTATAATCTAACCATTTATCAAAACATTCGGTGCAAATAGGATTAGTAAAATCAAAGCCCATTACATTAGCCATGGCATGAGGCATTTTAAATGCCTCTTCTCTACTTACTCCCATGATTTCTAAACATCTATCAGTAGTCCAATCACCACTTGTCCATCCATTCAATTGTATATAATATCCCTGTTTTTCTATTATATCCCAATGTGCGTCTAAACTCTTCTTGACATAACATCCGGCATCAATCCACAACACTTGGTCATAACCCTGCTTACGGGCTAAATCAATGACATATGGTTTAAATGCATAATTTATTTCTTGGTGTGTTGGACATCCATCTGGGTATTTAGTATAAAATTTAACATCACCATTGTAATGGTCTAATACACTCTTTTTTAATTTTTTTGAAGCATTTAGATATCTTTTGCTATTAGAATTATTATCAAACTAACTACTATTCTTTTTTTCATAGTTCTCTCCTAACCGCCATTAGCTAAAAATATAATATCTTTGTATTCTGTGTCCATGCCGGGACGCCAATACAAAACATCACATATCTCGTTTTCTTTTCTTTTCCCTTTTAATCCTGTATTGACATGTCTCCAATTGGTTGCTCCTAATTGATGAGCAATTAAAGATACAGGTGCTTGCTGTCTATGCCCCAGTACTCTCTTGTCGCTACTTGCCTCACAGTTATTATTATGTCTTATTCTGTTATCTCCATCTCCTGATGCTTCTGGGCACTGCCATGTGTACCTCCAATCCCAAATTCTATCAAATAAATCAATACCAATTTGAGAAGTTAAATCTAAACCAAAGCATCCGCCTGAAATACTGGGTATATCGAACAAAGAGTTACGGTCCTCTATACCCATTATTTCTAAAGCCTTATCCGATGTCCATTGACCCACATTCCAATCGTCATTATCTATAAAATAATATCCTTGTTTGTCTATAATATCAAATATAGGTCGGACATTGTTTATGGCCCATAGAGACGAGTCGATATACAATAATTTCTCATATCCTTTGTCTAATAATTCTTTGAAAATATATATCTTAAAACCTAAGTGAAGTTCGTTATGTGTTGGGCCACCATAAGTCTCAGGAGTTACTGGCTGATAATCACCGTCCCAATACTTTTTGATGCTTTCTTTTTGTCGTTCTAAACATCTGTAATATCTTGGACTATCTGCATAACTAAATATTATTTCTTTACTCATCGTGTTAATATAATATTTTCAGCACTTTGATATACATTCTTATATCCAAGAGGTTCTAGCCTCTTCTCTATATCTTTAGCTCTATTATCATGTTCTACAATTATTAGAGAACACTTATCCAACTTATCCCAAGGGAACATACAAAACAATTCGTAGCTATACCCCTCTACATCAACATCAATGAAATCAAAATCATTCCCATATGTTTCTAATAATTGATTTACTGTTATTGAAGGAATGGAAATTTTTTGCCAATCGACACCACCTGCCATCGTAGACCATTTATCTCGATGTGCCGTATCACTAGTTGAGATGGCATCTCCCTGTGAATCATAAAAATCAAGAATACCGCCTTCAGGTGTTATGGCTGCACATAATAAATCAACATTAGGCTTCCTAACATTTTTCATCAAATTAACAAAGTTAATAGGACTGGCTTCTATTTCTAACCCAGACCATCCTAGCTCAACTAATGCAAAAGTATTTGAGAAGGTCTTTCCATCATAGGCACCTATGTCTAAAAACTTCCCTTTACGATTTTTAAAATGTTCTAATATAAATTTTTCTTCATTGTTTTGCGAATACATTTAACGCCTTTCTATATGGTTTTCCAATTATTCATTGGGGGTATTTTTTATTATTTTAAAACTTCCGAAAATATTATTGCTATTCCTTTTTCTTCCAAATCTTTTGCTAGTTCAAATGTCCACTGTGTGTTACAAACCGATTTGTACACTAAGGGGCATAATTCCTTGGAAAATAAAACATTTTTGTAACTTAAAGTATTTTTTACTTCATAGGAGGAAAATACTTCAAAAGAAGATTGTCCATCATCTGCACCTGTTACTACCGATGTTGGGAACAGTTTATGCAAATCTAATAAAATTTGAAACCAATTTTCTTTACTTTCTTGCACATCTTGCAACCACACGATTAAATCGCAACTTTCTGAAAGTAAATCAATGGCTTTTTTAAATATTATATTTGGATTTTCTTCTTGTATTATATGAGTTTCTATTTCGGAAAATTGATGTGCATATTTTTCTGTCGTTACCACAACATCTACTGGCGGTGGGGAGACTACTTTAGACATACAAATTAACCCTATTTTATCAATATTTTTTTTGACTTTATCGGTCGAATAATAATTTTTTAGTTTAGGGTTAATTCGGGGGAATCCCTGTTTCCTTCTTGCGTTGTAATTTATGTTATCCTGATTAAAAAATGTATCATTTCTTTTAAGTAGTTTATCAGCACCCCCTATGACATCAATCCATTTATGGACAATTATGATTTCATCAATATATTTAACAGTTCCCATTATCCTTGTGATATCTGTATATTCGTTATCACACCATAACGAAATATAAGAAGGGTGATAAATATATCCGAAATAATCATACATTTTTTTGTTCATTATTGACAACGTATTTAACGCATTGCCCACCCGCCCATCATTATAATGTAATGCCCCAAATTGGTCATATCCAAAATGTTTTTCCATATCTCTTATTACAATTTTGTCATAATCTCGTTTTGCCGGAATCATATCATCAGATATTAGGAATAAAATTTTGAATTCTTGGCCGGACAAATTAGAATTAACAGCAGATATTTTAGTTTGAATTGGGGGGTTAAAGTGCAACTCGGTATTTGGGATATCTTTTATTTTTTTTATCATAGCCGGATTATTCATGGACTCATCATCAGCGTCGCAAGAAATTAAGAATTTATAACTATAATCTCCCGATAAAAAATCACAATAAATCCCCAGTGTTTTTAAGAACAGTTCGGGTCTCGACCTTGTTGGATATTTAAAAAGTATATCAACCATAGTAACCTATTTTCTATATATATAGTAGTAAATAGGCTCTGTTATAAATTCTTCTTTTTTCAACAAAGGATAAACGCCATCAGAAAAATCACGGTCTTCGCCATGATTTTTCTTCGGAAAGCCAACTTTTAACGCCAATTCTCTTTTAATCGGGTTTAAGTGATTGGGGCTTCTATAAAAGATTCCATTCTTTTCAAACCAGCCTTTATATTCAATAGAGTGTATGAAAGTTCGAGGGGATTCTCCATTGGTGGTCATGACTCCATTTATACCCACGCAATCTGGCCCAGATTTTATAGCATTTAATATGTTCGATATATAATTTGGTGATACCAAATCATCATCATCTACAAAAGAAACATAATCACCAATAGCTTGTCTAAGAAGTTCGTTTCTTTTTGTGCCTATATCTTTTTCCCCATTATCTATATTGAACAATATTTCTATATCGGGCTGTCTTTGTTGTTCCAGAACGTCTAAAAGTCTATCGGCTACCTGCCACCTATTCTCCAAAGACACAATTAAAATTGATAATTTCAAGGATAACTCCTATTCGGCCCAATCATCTCTGACTTTAGTAATATGTTTTTTTCCACTAAGAGTAAGGAATTGCAGCCATGTGGAAAACGAATTATTCACGGTGTATATATTTTGTGCTTTTTCAGCGACTTTACTCCAATCAAGAATGGTAAAATTAGAAATTTTTTCCATATAAATAGTTTTAATATTCTTTTCAAACTCTAGAGCGGTCTTGTCAAAACCATAATGGTAATACTCATTCACTAGATTAAATTTTTCATCTTCTTCTAAGCCAAGGATATTAGTAAACAATTTGGATTCAGATTCTTTATCTCTTATCCAAGTAGAATTTTTATAAGTGGATGGAGGCATATTCCACAACTTATAAATGCTTTCTAGATAATCTAATTCTCCTTCAATGATGGAGGGTGCGTGTTGAATTGGAATTTCTAGTATGCCTTTTTTATTAACAAAGTTTTTACTGTCATCAGTTTTCAAATAATCAGTATTGATAAAAGTAATATAATCGGAGTGCTTATTTAAATCTGTTAAGTTATATGAAACTGGCCATATAATCTTATAACCAAGTTCTTTATAATATCTGGCTATTGGTTCTGAGAACAATATAGTTCTTAAACTTTTTGTGCAATTAAAAATGCATAGTCTGCCGGTGTTTAATTTCTCTACGTCCATTCTTGCAACTACATCTGTCTCAGAGTAAATGTTATGAATTTCTTTTAGGATTACGACTGGCGTTGGGGGAGTTGCCTGATTTCTTTTTTTTACTTTTGCTTTTGCCGTTCTTACCATGGGTTCTCTAACCTTAACCTTCCTGTTATTTTGCTTTTTGCCAAATATCTTTTTTAGCTTGTCCGATGATATCCCTCTTTGTCCAGCGAAGACATTTCGATTGGCGTTTATTCTTGTTGCTTTTTGATTTCTCGTATTTCTTGCCATAATATAATTCTATTCACTAATTTATCTAGTTTAAACATTAACCCACATGTCGCTTGTGTCAACATTGTTATGGCCCATAGAACTATCTTCTCCTATATGGGCAATCACGGATGGGGAAGAAGCAATCATCAATATTTTATCATTTGCTAACTTTTTAGAAACATCCCAATCCCATTGGCTATTATTTACTTGGGGTCGTAATTTAGGCCAAAGGTCTTTGTTAAACATTAAGTTGATTCCACCAATACTTCTTTTGGTATAATATGTTTCAAAGATTCCAGTGAATCTATGAGCAGCAGTGTTAAACCCAGTAACAACAGACCGAGGGAAGCAAGAATGTAGCTCAAACAATATAGTAAGCCAATAAGGTTTCACTAAGGCATCCGGGTCTAGATTAATAAGAATATCAAAATCGTTTTCATAAAGATAATCAAACCCCTTCTTTATATTATAAGCTATTCCTCTATTTTTTTCATTTTCCAGCCTTACAATTGGAACATTCTCTATTTCGAAACTGTTGAATATGTTTAGAGTATCCTTATTTGTGCTGCAATCATCCAAAAGAACAATGGTTAAATCATCTGGCAAGTAGCTATTTTTGATGCTATCAAGCGTCTTTTGAAGATACTCTGGTCTGTCAAATAAAGTTATTAATAATCCTGTTTTCATTTTATCCTACTTTTATACAAAGAGAAATCCATTTGTCCGAATGTGGCTTCTAAACTAATGTCTCTCATTGCAATTCTTTTTCCAGTTAAATACATATCATTTAAATAATCAGTCCCAAGCCCTTCTTCATCAAGTATAGGTATGATTTTAGGGGTTTCTGAACAAACAATTTCACAATCAGGCATATCGTTTTTCACACAATCTTCTAATTCTTCAAAAGAGGAAAAATCAGATAGAAGAATAGTTCTTCCTATTTCTTTTGTCTTAAATACTTGGCCATTTAATTCTATAGGGTATCGCCAATTTCCTTTTTGTTTTTTTATTCTTATCGAAAGATAAGTATTATCTTCCAAGTCTTCTAAGCTAAAAGAGCTTCTAAACAGATAAATATCGTGTAAAAAAATGGAGTAAGCAGAAGATGGGTTAATTACATCAAGAAGCTGTTCTTTTAAATTAGCTTTTCTTTTTTGTATTAAAATATTTGGATATAGGGACGATAAGATTTTAAACGAGTTATCAAATCTATTATTTGTCGCCTCATACAGAACAGTTATGGAATGAGATTTGTAATTGTAAAAATATTTTTCAATGCTCCTGAGAAGCAAATCAACTTGGCACGCCCTGTCTTTGGAAAGTATGATTAAGTTGAATTTTTTCATTATACATTATGGATTTTATATTTGCTTTTAAAAGGAACTTCTCCAAATGCATCTTCATTAGATTTAAGATGTAAATGAAGCTCCTTGTTCTTTAGGTTCAAGAGTTCAATCCAATACATAATAGCACTAGGTGCTACATGTATTGTTGTGGCATTTTCTATTACTTTGCTCCAATCTAAAAGCGTAAAATTTGATATTTTTTCTACGTATACGTTTTTGAGGTCATTGCCTGTTTCTATATCAATTCGCTTACTGAAATCTCTATTTAAAAACTCACTAACCAAATTGTATTTATCTCCGTCTTTAAGTCTAAGGATGCTAGAGAAAAGCTTGTCTTCTGCCTTTTCATCTCTTTTCCAACTGGATTCTTGCCATTTATTTATAGACATATTCCACAAATCATATTTACTTTTCATCTTGTGGTCTTCTGAAACCGCCTTTAGCTCATTAGAATATATTAAAGGAACAATTAGGGCATCTTGTATATTGAAAAAATCTTTATGCCCATAATTAAATTTCATAAGTTTTTTATCTATAAACGTAATATAATCAGAGTGTTTGTTCATTCCAGAATATACAGAATCTAATGGCCATATTACTTTATAACCAAGTTCGTGATAATATCGAGCTATTGGTTCTGAAAAAAGTATTTCCTTAATAGAAACTGGTTGATTAATATAGCAGATTCTATTGTGGTTTAAAGCTTCAATTCTCATTCGTTCTTCGACATCTGCCTTATCGTACACATGTAAAGGCTGAGCGGTTTCAAGTGCTTTGATTGTAGGTGTTGGTGTTTTTCTTTTTCTTGTATGACGAACCATTTCTTTATTCACTCCCTTTTTCAGGTGCTTTTTTTGTATTCTTTCCATCCTGTCAGCAGTGGATGTGGATGGGGTTCGGGCAGCATTTGGTTTAGAACCAAATATCTTTCTTAATTTGTCCGATGATATTCCTTTTTGGCCTACGAAGACTTTTCTGTTGACATGTGCTCTGGTTGCTTTTTGATTTCTTGTATTTCTTGCCATGACATTTATTCTATGCGGTTATACAATTTATTAACTTATTTTTATCTGCTGCTACGTTTTCCCAGTAATTTATAGCTAACTCTACAGCTTCGTCGTGCCATATTAATTCGTTTTCAAGCCAAATGCCGTTAAACGTATCTTGATAATTGAGTATTGTATTGTTAGGATTTGGGTCAACTAAATTAATTTTCTTTATAGTAACTTTTTCCAAATCTCCTCTTAATGCTCTCCCCAAAACATATGGTGAAGAGCCTACTGCAAAAGTACAAGAGTAATTTTGTATTAATTCTATCGTGTTAACACAACCAAGTATTAATACCCCACCCGAGGCTGTATATGTAAAATTCATTGTAAATCCTCCAACCTATTTATTTTGCCTTGAATAACCACAAGCTCTTCTTCTATGGCGGCTGAAGAATAAACAGTTTCAACCACTAAAACACCACTATCCCCGTCTGCGACTGGTGTAAGAGAACTTAATCTATTCACTCTGCTTGTGGCTTCATTGATATCTAGTATTAATTCATCCACATTATATTCTGTTTTTACTTGTTTGATGCAGCCCATTTTATTCTCTCCATCTTATTTAGGTTAACAACAATAAATAAGTTAGGAGCTTATTATGAAAAACAAACAGAAGTGTTATCTTCCGCCTTATGTGGTTGACCCTATAATTTCTTTACTATCTGCTCAACAAAAAATAGGTTGGAATATTACTGCTTTTAATCTTCCCAGTGCTTGGAAAGAAACAAGTGGAGAAGGAGTAAAAGTAGCTATAATTGATTCTGGTTGTGATTTAAACCATCCAGATTTAAAAAGTAATTTATTAAAGGGCAAAAATTTTATCAACCCATCTCAACCGCCCAAAGATATGTGTGGACATGGTACTCATGTCGCTGGGACTATAGCGGCAGAGAACAACGAAATTGGCATGGTTGGAGTAGCGCCTAAATGTAAAATAATTCCCATAAAGGTTTTGGACGCTAATGGAAACGGCAAAATGGAACATGTAGCCAAAGCCATACGTTGGGCAACAAATAATGGGGCAGATATCATTTCATTATCTTTAGGAGCGCCATCTAAATTACAACAAGTAAGAAAGGCTATTCAATATGCTGCACAGAAGGGAATACCTACTTTTTGTGCAGCGGGTAATGCAGGAAAAACGAAAGAGGTTTTTTATCCTGCGGCGTATCCAGAAACTATAGCAATTGGAAGTATTGATGAAAACTTCCAAAGGTCGTCTTTTTCAAATACAGGAAAAAATTTAGATTTCATGGCCCCCGGAGGTCAGATATTTTCTACATACCCACCCAATTGGTATTCAATATTATCTGGAACTTCTATGGCATGTCCTTTTGTTGTGGGTGTAGCTGCTTTATTGCTATCTTTCACAAGAAAAAATAATGTGTCTATATCATTAAAAACAGTTGAAGATTACAGAAAAATATTTAGACAGAATACTATTCCAGTGTCGAATAAAGAATATGCTGGAAATAAGTTCTTTCAAGGATTCGGCATCATAGACCCAAGAAAATTTGTAGAGTGGTGCAAAGATAACGCATAAATATTAATTGTCATTTATTAAATTTGTAATAAGGATGTCAATATTTTTAGATATTTCTTCTGCGGTTTCGAGGTGGTCGTGTGTTACGGCTATCTCAAGCTGATGCTCTAATTCTCTTTTTTTTGTTTCAGCTTCAGTTATTTTTTCTATTTTGATTTTCAACAAACTGGCTGTCTCGTAATCTTCTTTTTGTAAAGCATTTTGCAGTTCATATTGTATTTCATCTTTATATTCTTCAATGCTTTTTTTGTAAGGTTTTTTTTCTGATTTTTGAAGATTACCAAAAAATTCAAAACACTTTATGCATCCAACACCTTCGTTTGAAATTTCATCTAGCGTAGTTTGACAATTAGGGCACGCATTTTTGTTGTGACTTTTCTTTTGGGGTTCAGGTTCTTTTTCCAAAACATCCTTAAACAATTCAGAAAGCTTTAAAAATATGTCTTTAATAGAAGATGGAATATCATGTTGAGCTTCTATTTCTCCCATTTCTTCATCAACAAAGAAGGAGCCTGCACATTCTTCACAAAGAAAAAAAGATTGAGTTTCGCCATCAATTATTTCAGTTATATGATGACGTTTAGGCTTCCTGCATGGCTTTCCTGATAACGGGCATACTTCCATTCTATTTCCTTCTCTCAAACTATAATAGTTATCTTTAATAGAATATCTTAATATGTCTTAAACTCGCTTAAATCAACCACAGTTAAGATGTGTGTGCTGCCTAAAGAAACCATAGCTGCACTAATCTCCGTCAACAACGTGTGAACAGCGGGTGCCCAAGATGTGCCATGAATTGTAGCCATCAATATAGCCTCATTATTGATAATCATAAATTGAGGGTCGCTACTGTCACCACCAATAGTTTCCTCATAATACAACAAACGCTGAGCACCATTGGTTTGAGATATAGATGGGGCATTCCACCACACGTTTAAACCAGTAACGTTTCCATTAAACCTAAATATATTTCGTACAGTTACATGGTCCTCTTGGTCAAGACTCACCATAGGAGCACCATAATATTCATATGTATATTCAGGCTCAGTATAATTTTCAAAGTTAGCTGGTAAAACTTTAGCCGGGGTAACTGATGATGGTAAATCTGAATCCAATCGGCCCAAATATAAATCTGTGTTGGCAACTTGCAAACGGGCAGTCATTGTGCGAGTATGGATGCTACCGTCAGACCCAACAAAACGGAATGTATCGCCAACTTCATTCCACCAATCGCTGTGTAAATTTGCCATAAATATATCAGGTGTAATTGCTGTGGCACATCGCTGGCCCGGAACACCTCTACTTTGCCAAACACAATGAGATGTAAAATTAACATCATCAAGCCAACATTCAGGACTCCTTACATAATTTGGAGTATTATTGTCAAGTACACTCCATAATGGTTTTTCGGCTTCAGGGTCGAGTCCTAATCGGTCATCGACCTGACTATGCATGTGGCTAAGCAAATCAAGAACGGGTTCTGGCTCTGGAATGATGTCAGGAACAGGTGCAGCGACAGGTGGAATTGGTTGAGACTCATTTCTATAAGTTGGAATTATCACAAGAAGTTTCGGCTGTTGACATATTGTAACAGCAGGCACCATTGCACCTTTAGTTAGTCCGGCATAAATTTCGGTAAATTGTGAATCTCCATCAGCATCTACATATTGACATGTTATACTCATAAATTTAATCCCCGGTTAATCTCATAGTAAATCCATCATCCGTTACAGGTGTAGTCCCTTTAGTTACAACTCTTTTAAACCACACTGGAAAGCCGTCATCAGGAGATAATCTTCCAATAGGTACTATCTCGTCAATTGAGGTGGTAAATTGAACGCCACTTGGTGCTGATTCCATAGATGGAACTAGTGGTGCAATGGCATTCATAGGTGAACCATTTTGTTTTTTTCTCATTGTTATCACAGGACTGTCACCAATCAGATTGTTTTCCTGTATATCAATTAAATCATAAAATCTATTGTCACCATCTACTACAAAACTAATTATAAAGACATAAGAAGTAGATGTAGAGGTTCCCGTTACTGTGATGTCACTATATCCATAAGTTGTACAACTTCGTAATGCGGCTTGGAAATTAGAAGCCCATATGTTGATATTAGCATTATATTGAACATTTTTAATTTGGTATAATGGACCTGAAACATGAGTCCCCGGACATAAAGTTGTAAAACTTCCCCCAGTTACCTCCCCTCTAATTATCATTTCTTGTATGTCTGTAGCGTAATCTACGCCAAGATTAACAATGGCACCAGCAGGCTCTTTTGCAACTATTTGGAGTTTAGCATTTGTTAAATTATCAATGCCCTCATTAAAAATGTAAATACATCTATAATCTGTATATCCTAAATCAACGTCATCTTGAGATACGTTGGAAAAAAGAGTTTCAGAATTAATTGGTTGAGAAGAAGGTTCCCCACCAAGAGACTCATCTGAATCTATATTAGATGAACCACCAGACAAAAACATATTAATGTCATTTGAAGTGACGGCCATTTATCTTTTGTTCCTAAGTATTTTTCTAATGTTTCTTTCCGTATAACCAGTTAATTGAGCAACTTGGTGTACAGGCAATCCAGAATCAACAAACATCAAAACGTTATGGTGGTTGGTGATTTGGCGATTAGGTGTTCGTCCTTCACGCTGCACAATACGATAAATATCTCCTACAGATTTTCTGGTTTTTTCAGAAATTTCCCTTATCGTCATTTCAGGATGAGAGAAGTATAGATTGATAATATCTCTAGGTCCGTATTCGCTATTTAAAAATTCTTTAAAGTCCATCATGATATTTACTATACCTGATTGTTTTTTAGCCAGCATTTGTTAAAATGCTCGTGTTGAAGGAGTTATTTATGAGCAAGAAGCTTAAGAAATCGGATGATAAAGCGGCTATAACATGGGTAAAGAAGCCGAAATACGGCCCTTTATCACAATCGTTTAGTCGAGGATTAGAGTTCTGTTTGGTTTCGGATAAAAACCATCAGTGTTCTCCGTTCATGTACTGTAAAGACTACATACAGGATGCTTTGCACGGGGCTGTAAACTCGATGGACCGCAAAATTTATGGTTTTTCATATAGGGCCAAACAAAAATATCAGCCATCAATTAAAAAAGCCAAATTCTTGGTGGCAAATTCTGATGACGATTCTATGAAGGATAAAGTCCCCTGTTGTTTGGATTTCATCCATCAAATAGAAGAGCATCTAGGGATAGATGAAAAAACAGAAATTTTGGAAGCCCTAGAGGTAACCGATAAAACTCCTGCTTGGTTGAAAAAATATTACAAGTGTGGCGTGTGGTCGGTAGAAGGAAATAGTCGTTGGATTATCAGCCCAGTAATGATTTCTCTTTATACCTTGTTGATTCGAGTCGGGTTTGCTCATAAGATTGGGAAAACGTTTCAAGACACAATAAAAGATGTGATGACCGGAACGACACCACCTTATACAAATTGCGATAAGGGGCGACTAAAAAGTGCTGAGAAGGGTCTAGCAAAGATACTGAAGCGAGGGGATGGAAAAATATTTTTCAAAACCATGAAGGCAAATTATCCTAAAGATTTAACAATGGATGATGTACACAATCGTGGCGGCATATGCTCTTTCTCGAATAAAACTACAGGGTCAGAGCCGCATGGAAAATTGATGAACACTTGGTTAAAAAGAGCAGGAAAAGCTGTTTTGAGTTTACAGGGATAGAAAAAACTCCTATAATAGAAAAGATGAGATGTCAGGAAAATTATTTTAAGAAGGAGTCTCAAATTGGCTAAATTTACGTTCGGTTCAGACCCAGAGTTTATGTTGGTGGATAAAAACGGTGTATTTCGTAGCGCCATAGGTATCGTTCCCGGCACCAAATACAAAAGACACCGTATAGGTGGTGACCACTTCTATTATGATAACGTAATGGCAGAATGCACCATTGAGCCAGCAGCATCTAAGAAAGAAGCTTTAGCTAATTTCAGAAAAGCATTTGGCTCATTCGCAAAATTGGTAAAGCCCAATATCCTTGTAGCAAGAGCATCGCAAGAATATTCACGAGAAGAGTTGGCCCATCCAGATGCGTTGGAAATAGGATGTGACAGAGAATATTGCTGTTATGCTTTGAGGGATGTTGAACCGCCCGAAGAAGATTTCCAATCAGGGCAGTTGAGGTCCGCTGGAGGCCACCTTCATATAGGAAGCGAATTTGCCAAAGACCCTAAAGGGTGTCTTGCAACGATTCGTATGATGGACTTGTTCCTTGGCACAATGTCAATTTATCTTGATAAAGATGAAACAACCGCACGCCGAAAAGAGCTATATGGTAAAGCTGGAAGATTCAGAACTCCACCGCACGGTGCTGAATATAGGTCTTTGGGGAATTTCTGGTTATCTAGTCCAAAATTGGTTGGGTTTGTTTATGATATGACCGCATTTATCATGCAGTTTGTTGAAGATAGAAGGCATGACGAATTCTGGTTCATTGATGAAGAAAGACTGGATAGTGATGACGCATGGAACGAAGAAGGATTTGACCCCGCAAGTTGTCATATTTGCAAGGGTTACGATTTGGACGCTCTTCGTTATGCCATCGACACGGTAGATGCCAAACAAGGTCGGGATTTTCTGTCTTTCATTGAAGGACAAATGCCTGCACGTTTGTTTAATAAATTTCGGGAATTGGCTGATGTCAAAGAACCATATGACTTCAATAAAGAATGGAGTTTGGCATAATGTCAAAAGAAATTTATTTAAAATGGTGCGTATACAAGAACGACCCTGAACCCACATCTTGTATTCTAGCGTTGCCGGGAAGAGGTCAAAGCGGGTCTCATATGGCTTCGACTTACTTCAGCATAATGAGTCACCCTAAAACGATGATTATTGGGGTGACTCCAATGGGTCATGAATGGTATCCTTGTCCCAAAGGACCATATGACCAAAATGAAGCACTAAGCGGCTTGGATGCTGCAATAGAAACAGTTGATGATGTGGTAAATTGCATAATTGAAAGATATAATATCCCAGCAGAAAATATTTCCATAGTTGGATATTCCGCTGGTGGAGTTATGGCAGTGCAGGCAGCGTCACATTTGCCTCATCATAACTTTGCCTCTATTGCTTGTCATGCTGGGGCAGTCTTAGACCCAAATGAATTGCCTGATTGTGTAAATGAAACTGAAATTTTGATTTGTCACAGTCAAGATGATTCTTGTTTTGATTGGTGGACTAGATACATGCCCTCAAGAGAGGCATTAAGAAACAAAGGATATAACGTTCGATTTTCAGAACGTGCAAAGGGTGGGCATTCAATTTTCTATGGTGATTTGAAGAAGGCTGCTGACATCATGGAAAGTAAGTTTGGATAATTTATTATCTGCCCCTTAAAGGGCAGTAACTTAGGGCTTCGGGTTCTAGTTAGCCCTTTATTTATGAGTAGGTGAAGCTCATTATATAAAAAAGGGAGATGATTCAATCATCTCCCTTTTTCTATGCTCTCTTTTTATATAAAATTATGAACCAATTCTGGCTTGTGGTGCATAACCTATTTCTCCGGGTCCGGGTTGTTCGGCACCGACACTCACACTATTGTCAGGTTCGATTCTTTTGGTTAGTTCCATATCTTCTACGGCCACACCATCCCAGTTGCCTTGGTCAGAGAAGTCGGTCATCATGTCATTCAGGCTGTTAAGGAATCCATCATCATCTTCAACGGTTTCTTTTTTCATCTTGCCTTTTTTCATGTCTTTGTCAACCTTGTCCATCTTATCCATCTTATCTTCTTTAGAATCGGCCTTCTTGTCGTCCTTCTTATCGTCTTTTTTATCGTCTTTCTTGGCTTTACCCTTTTTAGCGGACTTGCCACCTTTTTTCATGCCTTTTTTCTGCATTTCTAGGGCATCGCCTGAATCGTCATCAGAATCAATTTCTGTTTCAGTTTCTTCTTCCTCGTCACCATCACCATCTTTTTTGATAACAGTTGTTTCTTCTTCTGAATCTTCCGAATCTTTTTCGGCATCTTCATCAGCGTCCGGGTCTGCGTCTTTTACGGCGGTGGGGTCAACGATTTCACCGTCATCTTCGCCATCTTCGCTTTCACCATCTTCTTTTGGGATATCGACATCGCCATCCATCTTCTTTTTGAGTTTCTTTTTGGCTTCGTCTAATTTTGTTTTTAGCTTATCAAGCATTTCATCTTCGGTTGGCATATTGCTAACTAGCCCAATGTTTTGAGGATTAGAAATACCCAAAGCATGAGTGACACCAACAGATTCGTTCATCAACTTCCAATTTTTATAAGAAAGCATTTTTATCTCCTATTTTTTTTAACGGTCCATAAAGGCCGACAACTTTTCTAACCTATATAGATTAGTTATTATAATTTTCCGAATTTCTTAAGTATTTGTTCTCTTCTTTTACGTTCTACATCTCTGCGTTTTCTATTTCGGCTTGAATTATTAATAGGAGTTGACCTGCTAGCACTTAAAATGGTATTACCTCTGCCTCTGCCGCTTCTGCCGCTACTAGCGCTTTTTACGCTTCCGATTCTTTTTCTGGCACCGCCGCCTTTATTACATCCGCAACCCATATTTTCCTCCTACGATTTTTAGAAAGTCTAGTTCCAGTTCGTGACTTCCTTTTCTTTTTATTTTTTCTTCCACAGCACATAATATATGTAGTGATGTTAAATAAAAAAAACGCCCTCAAAAGAGGGCGTTAGTTTGAAGGCACGACTACGACGATTTAACGATACATATTGTCCGGTATAAATCCTCTACTATCATCGAATGTGAATTTCTTATTACTTTCATAGCCGCCACAATCTTTCAGTGTGGGGATAAGAAATCTCTTGTTGGTAGGTCTATATCGCTCTTGAGAGAACTTCTCAACGGCTGTTTCAAATTTATGGTAGAATTTTCCCATTTTAATAGATGTAATGTGATGAGGAAGATTCAAACACAAAATCTGGTTCTGAATGGTTTTTAATACCTCAGACGCTCTAACCTTTTTACGCCCTTTACCAACTTTACTAAAGTCAATAAACCACAAGAAAGAATCAGGGTCATACGTAAAAACAGGATTTTGAATTCCTGCGTCCCAATGACTATCAATAATATCCGTTATTTCAGATAGCCAAAGATTACGTTTTACTACAGAAACGTATTTTGCGTAATAATAATAAGCAAAGACGCTTCTGAAACTCATAATCAAGATATGCTTGTTTGCTTTCGTGTGCATATTATGACGGAGACAGAATGGACAATAGAAACGTTGGCCTGATAAACGCTCACACCACTTCCTTATCATAGGCAGCATTCCTACTTGTTTGCCACAAAAGCAACAAGAGTAATGAATGTGTTCTGACAATTCATCGGACTCGTTTTCTATTTCTTGTAATTGTATATTTTGACGGTCTATGGTTGTGCTCATTTTTTACACCAAAAAAAAATAAGTTTTTGTTCTACGCTCTCTATATAAGTTTGAACTATAGTTAGCAGTAGAGGATAATTATGAAAACATTCTATCAATGGGCTGAAGAAAATAAAATAGAGCTTCCCGTAATAACGACTGACGGTGAGGATGCCACGAGCGAAAACAGAGTCAGGACTGGTTATAGTGCAAACTATCCACCTGCCTATGTTGCTGCTCAATATCCTCATCATTACTTCAATCCTGCCAAGGCCACAGCAGACCTTGATGCGGAACAAATGAAGAAAAAAGATAAGAAGTAAGCTCTAAGAATATAAACTTCTAGACAACAAGCCTGCATTTTGCGGGCTTGTTTTGTTTCTTTTTACGGGTTACCACCTATAGCGTTACCGCCCATAGTTTGGGGGTCAGCTTTATCAATTCTACTCTTTTGGTCTTTCCTTGTAAGGCTTGAGTGCTTCTTTTGAGAGTTTTTAACCCGTTCCCAATATCCCCAGTTATCAGGGGTCGTGGGGCTATTAACAATCATTCCCGGTGCTCTGCGATGGTATTTTTGAATTATCTGTTCTATTCGCTCGGCAGTTAGCTTACTTTCTTTCCGAATAGCAGCTAAACTTCGCCATTCATATTTTTTATGTCTAGCTAAGGCTTTGAAAAAGCGTGACTCTTCATCACCTTCTGGCGTCCCTTGAGGGAATACATTTGTCCATCGTGGCGGCGAATTTGTGAAATTTCCTAACATTATTACTCCATTATTACTACATAAAAGTATCTGGTTTATTTGTGCCATCTGGTATATCTACCAAGGAGAGTATAGCAAACTTGACAAAGAATGTAAAGGGAAGAAAAGATGAGACACAGAAAAAAACTGAATCGCTACGAAAGACTTGAAGAAAACAAGAAAAAAGTTGCTCAGGCTTTGAGTGGCAAAGGCTTATATGTATATCGGAATAACACAAAAGGAGAGTTGAATCTTGCTAAACCCGCCGAGGGTGGGCAAAAATTCGTCCAGCCGGGATGTGAGTTTACAGGTGATGATTACTTTATGTTTATGATAAAAGAAACGCACGAGGCAACATTAGTACGGACGATTGAACAACCAAAGGAGATAATTATGGAGCAAAAATTAATAGTTGACCAGCCTGATTGTATTACAACAGAGGGGAAAGTTGAACATGTTATAGTTCAGCCGAAAGACAAACCGCTTAATGAAGAAACCCCTGAATCGAATATTGGAGAAGATATTCTTCTTGTTGATGATGCCATGGATGGAATTGAAATTATCCTAGAATAGAATTTTAGGAAACAGGTTTTTCCTGTTGGTATTTAACATTTTAGCACTTAGAACCCGAGCATATACGCTTGGGTTCTTTTTTTAGCTTTACAACTAAGTGAGTTGACCTACAATAAATTTGTACAAAGTGGATTGACCCTGTGCGAAAGTTTTGTTATTATACGAGCCAGTGGAATAATCCACAGCAGAAATAACCAGTAGAGAAAGGGTAGTAAAAATGAAGGCACTCATTAAAGAAGGCAAACTAATAGGTACGTGTAGTGATGAAGACGCTGTTACGGCACTGGCTGATGGAACGGCAGATTCAATACTAACTGTAGACCCCGCAGAAGTCGCCCAATTGTCAGGACGCCCTCTGACTCTCGGCCAAAGACTTCAAAGTAAAATCAACAGTATTGGTCGTGACTTAGATGAGAGTGCGACAGAACTTGTAAAAAAAGCACCGGGATTATGTGGTGCGGCAAAAGATAAAGTACTATCTTTCGCTGCGACAATTAAAAATAAAGGCGACGAAGCTTTGGCCCAGTTGCGTGTAGTTGCTCATGAACTGACGGCTCCTGAAGCTGAAGTCGAAGCTCCCGCTGAAGTTGAAGAAGCTCCTGTTGTTGAAGCTCCTGTTGAAGCACCCGCCGAAGAAGCTCCTGCCGCTGTTGAAGCGGTCGAAGTTGTAGAAGAGGAAATCCCCACAGAATGAGTACATTAGTAGTAGAAGTTTGTAAAGTTAAGTCGGTAAGACCGCATCCAAATGCGGACAGATTGGCTATAGCTACGGTGAAAGCTTGGGAAACCTGCATTCAGTATGACCCCGATACTAAGACAGCAGCGTTCAAGCCCGGAGAAAAGTGTATCTATTTCCCACCTGATTGCATTCTTCCTCCAGCACTAGCGAATAGTCCACATCAAGTATGCAAAACCAAAAATTGTAAAAATTACAATGTAGTTAAAAGTAAAGATTACAAAAATGGAATGTGCATATCTTGTGGGTTAACGATTAAGTTTATGGATGTAACTCCGGGTAGACTCGGCGTAATGTCCTATTGTGCTGAATTGCCGAAACAAGCTGATGGAATTCGTAGCGAGGGTGGCCGTGTAAAAGCCACACGTTTGCGTGGTCGCCCTTCCTACGGGTTTATCATGAAGATTGATGAATCTAAGGGAGATGACCCATCTTGGAAAGTGGGTCAGGATGTAAAGGCTCATTTCAAAGTAAAGAAATGGGAACCACCTGAGAAGTCCACTGATGGAGATACAGCTACTCCTAATCCTCGTTTCCATAAATATACTGACATAGAAAATTACAATAACTTTCCTGAAATCCTTACAGAAGGGGAAGAAGTAATTTTCACAGAAAAGATTCATGGAAAAAACTGTCGATTAGGTATGGTCTTAGATACGAATGAAAAAGGTGAAGCTGTATGGACGCCCATGTGCGGAAGTCATGCAGTAAGACGAAAGAAACATAGTCTCAAAAAAATCAAAAGAACGTTCTTGAAATCTGTGTTGGATTCTTTGAAATATGGAATAAGATTCAGAAAGCCTCCCAAATACACTATTGGCCCGATTTCAGAATTTTGGGGTTATATGACTCCAAAAATCGAAAAAATGCTGGTTTGGTTAAGGGATGATTATGAGTGGGGAGAACCTATTTCCAGTATAATCCTGTTTGGAGAAATCTACGGGAAAGGCGTTCAAGATATGACCTATGGCCACGCAAAACGTGGACTTAGATGTTTTGATATTGCTGTAAATAGGAAATACGTTAATTTTGAATTGAAAGAAAAATTCCTTAAGCAGTTTGAAGTAGAAATGGTTCCGATACTTTATCGTGGGCCGTTTACCAGAGAAATTCTTCAAAAACACGTCGATGGACCAACCACGATGTGTGCAAAGACATTGGCAGGGAAATTCTCTGGACGTGAAGGTGTGGTAATCACGCCTGTCAAAGAACGCCATAATCCTCAAGTAGGACGTGTTATTTTTAAGGCAATCTCCGCTGATTACCTTGCAAGAAAAAACCCCACTGACGGTCACTAAGAAAAAAAGGAAAAAAGATTATGTTAAAAACGATTATAGGAATTATTGTTGCTGTTGCCATTGCTCTTGTTGCGCTGAAAGTTGTGTCGTTTGTTTTCGGAGTAATTGGACTTGGCCTGACAGTTGGAAAGATTCTGGCTGTGGGTCTGTCCCTTAGTAGAAATGGCTCTATCGGTTGGGGCATTGTCCACTTTTTCTGTGGCTGGCTCTATGTCGGCTATTGGGCCTTCACAGGTGGCACGAATAAGACAACCGCTTAAGGTAGAGACATATGATACTACTAAAAATATTTGGAACTATAACAGCAGTAATTTTAATACTAGCTGCTGACCGCCATGAACTGTCCGAAGGGACTGCCCTTCTCTGTGCTGCGGTTTCGATAACAGCTATTTGGTGTAATTAATTGAGCAACAAGAAGCATTCTGCTGGCGTTTTATTGTTTAAACAAAGTTCAGATGGCATTGTAGTTCTTATTGTGCATCCATCTGGCGACTATAACGCCAAAGCCGCTTGGAGCGTTCCAAAAGGACTGATAGATGATGGGGAAACCCCTATCATAGCAGGACGAAGGGAATTAAAAGAAGAGACTGGTGCAATAGCCCCAGATATTCTTATTCCTTTGGAAGACGTTCAATACAAGAGTGGAAAAAAAGTTACCTGTTTTGCGGGGCTGGCCGATTCTGAATATCAGCCAGCCCCAGCTTCATGGGAAGTAGATAAGGTAGAATTTGTTTCTCTTGATGAAGCTGAAAATTTATTACATTCGGCACAACAAGAATTCATTCGAAGATTGAAAAAAGCTCTAAAATGGAAAGCATTTCTAGATTGAAGGTTCTAAAATGAAATATGTTGGAATAAAAAATAGAGATATTGTTAAAGGCAACTTGGGTGGGGGCGTGGGCGATGCGGCTGAAGCGTTATCAATAGCTGACAACTTGAAAAAAAATGGGGTAACTCCTGTAATTATTGAAAAAGATGATTTCATTCACGTTGAACATAGAGTGCCAAAAAGGGCAGTCTATGCGGGAAGTTTTGACCCATTAACTTTTGGGCATCTTTGGGTAATCAGATATGGTTTGTCGTTGTTTGATGAGCTAATTGTTGCCATTGCTGATAATCCCGAGAAAACATATACGTTCTCATTAGAAGAACGTATTGAAATGCTAAACAAATCTTTGATAGATGAAGATGGTCTGTACCATAGCATATCCTATAGTGATACTGGGTCAATAAGGTGGCTTGGTTCTACTTTAGAAATATGTCATATTGGGAATAAATTTCTTATTGATTTTACTTCTCAAAAAGATGCTAGATTCATATTAAGAGGTCTTCGAAATGTAAAAGATTTTTCATCTGAATTAGAGATGGCTCATTTCAACTCAGACCCCGAAATGGGTAGAGCTATGATAAAAACTGTTTGGGCACCATGTCCTAAGAGGTTTACAGGATTAAGTTCTAGCTTCGTTAAAGGATTATGTGGTCCCGATTGCTGGGAAGAGCGAGTACAACAAATGGTTCCTCCTGTTGTTTTTGATAAATTAGTAGAATGGAAAAGTAAAGGATGATGTCCTTAAGATATGAAATTTCCAAAAGAATTAACAAAACAATATTGGCCAAAAACCATACCTGTGACAACATTTGCATTTTCTAAAGTTTTTAAAAATAAAGGCATCCAAAAAGAACTTGATAGTTTTAATTTAGGATTACCAAAACCATATGGTGAACGAATTGTGCTTTCTAAAGAACAAGAATCTGAATTATTTCTCAAATTCAATTATGCTAAATATCGAGCATCTTTAATAGTTCATAAGAGTACCATAAAAAAATGGTTAGCTAAAGCGACATATTATGAAGCTGTAATAGTGCATCATAATATATCTTTAGCTTATAGTTGGGCTATAAAAAGTCACAAATTTGGAGCAAGAACAGAAATTAGTTTTATGGACGAAGATGAAGTTGAGGCCGAGGCTATTTTTGGTTTCTACAACGCCATAATAAAATTTGATGTAGACCGTGGTTTCAAATTTTCCACTTTTGCTAAATTTCCCATTCAAACCGCTGTATTTGGCCAAAGAAGAAAGAATGAAAAACATGACCATGCAGAATTGTTTACACGTAAAAACGAAGTCATCAAAGACAAAACAAATATCCCAAGAATTGATGCGGCAATAGATGTTGAACAAATGGTGTTTAGCAATGATGAATTATTGAAAAGTGAACGTAATGTCTTGTCCAAATTATTTGGGCTAAGAGGTGGGGAAGTCAATTTGTTACGAGAAGTGGCAGATGAATTTGGTGTTACTAAACAAAGAATTCAACAAATTAAAGTACTTACCTTGAAAAAGATTCGTAATAAATTTGAGCAGGCGGCTATCCTATGAAAATTTATCATGGAACATCTCATTTAATAGCTCGTAGGGCTGCTTCTTTTGGATTAGTCCCTCAAGGTTTAAAAGGCAAAATGGGGCAATTTAGCTCTCATCCAAACATGGCTTACCTTACAACAACATATGCTTTGCATTTTGCTTGTGTACCTTTAAATGGGGTTACACACATATCCCCTGAAGAATCTAAAATTGCCGTAATAGAAATAGAAACAGATAAATTAGATAAAGAAAAACTATATCCAGATGAAAATTTCATTTGTGAAATTGTAAGAAGGCAAAACCCATTGCCTCCAACAGAAAATCACGAAAAAACACTTCATTCATATGTAAGGGCAAATTTGGATAGGTATCAAGGGTTTTGGTCAGAGTCTTTACAAATGTTGGGAAATATTTGCTATAAAGGCTTAGTTCCTGTTGATGCAATCACTCGATATGTTATGTTTGATTTATCAAAAAATAATGACTTGATGAATTTAGACCCTATCACTTGCACAACAAATAATGCAATTGTTGGACAGTTCTATAAACAATTTATAGCTTGGTTATTTGATGAAGTCAGAGAGTTGCCACATGTTAAAGAAGCAATAGATATTCTTTCTCACATAGAAGATAAACAATCAGACATGGCAATTCATTTTAAAAAACAAATAGAATTATTCAAAAAGTTACAAAGAAAAAGAGATGGAATAAAAATCATTAATCTATGATTTTCTTTTTCTTCTTTTTCTTTTTGCCATATTTTTTATCTGTTTTATCGCCTTTGATTTTGACTTTGTGCATAGAAAAATTTTGAGGTCTATGTGCAGGGTCTTGGTCAGCATATAAGTCAACGCCCCACCCACCGCTTTCTTTTATGTTTGACTCAGACGCAACACGAAATCCTGCTTCGCTTCCACCTTTATGAGGTCTTTTTGCGTGGGCATCAACATCTATGAAATGTTGATACCTTTTGTTGTAATAATCTTGACCTAATTCGCCAGAAGAAGACCTTTCCAAAGCCTGTTTAACTTCATCTGGTGTCCATGTGGATTTTGTTTGTGGGTTTATTCTAGAGAATAAAGCATTAACATCAAACCCTTTTTTTCTCATTGTAGTTAACGTGCGTCTTCCGGCGACACCGTTCTGAATGACTTTTGATATTTCATTACGAATAAAACTTATTCTTCCTTTTTGAGTGTGTACTATGGGATTTTTCCAATTCAACAAAATTCTTTCATTTATTTTTTTCCATAATTCACTATATCTACTTGGCTCCGACCACCACAACATGTTTGGATATAAAACAGAATTCTTATTTGCATTAGAAAAAGAATATTCCATGATTTTTTGAACTTGTTGTTCTATTTCATTTTTAGATGTTTCGTAATTACTCCTGCCTGTGACTGCCTTTTTAGATGTTTCCGTAGGTTCGATATCATCTCTTCTAGACATTTGTTTATTTGGAGAGAAGAACACAACATCCGGCTGCATGTTTTTAGGAACTACTGTTTTCCCTCTTCCTGCTGGTCTATATTCTGGGTCTGATTGTTTTAATTTTTTAATAATACTATTAGCGGTAAATTTGGACATGGGTGTAAAATAAGGAATAGTTTTATTTGAATCATTAATTCCTCTTAAATCATATCCAAGCGATTTAAGCTTTTTAACGACTTCTCTCATTCCAGTATTTACTAGATAAGATTTAGGACCAACTCTGCCTGAAGATATATTTACTGATTGTATATCATCCCAACCAGCTTTTATCCTGCCATTAGCAGGATTAACTGCTTGGAATAAAAAATCATTATATCTCATTTTCAAAGCAGTTGCCCAGCTTCTAGGGAGAAACTTCTTAATATAGTCTATTCAAGCCATTGTTTAAAATTCATGCTGTCTCCTCACAATTAATACTTTTTATACTATCACTGCCATCCCCATCCCATCCAAATGTTTTCATACTTGGAGATTTAGGGTCTACTACAATACTAAAAGAATGTCCACAATTTCCATTGGTTTTTATGTAATTTAGCAAATCTTCAAGAGTATTATCTTGGTCATTACATTTTATAACTATGGTTTTGACTTTACTACTGCCTTCATTAAAATATTGTTCAAATGTTTTCATGAGTTATCCCTGATTCATTTTGGCCACAGGTTCCATACATTTTCTGCAAATATAAACAGCCGTTGCAGTACTGTCATGGGGCCAAGAGCTATTTTTTTTATTTTTATGTAAATCACACACAAAATCTTTGGAAGATTTATCTTCTTTATTCACAAAGGCAATGTCAGCTTTGCCGCCACATTTAGAACATTTAATTGTTTTGTCAAAGGGAGCTTGCCATGTCTTGTCAAGACCTTTTTCTCCAACATAAACAGTTTCTAGCCATTGACGAAAATGCATTATCTCTTCGGTCCTCTTTTAAGTGGCACAGGTTTTAATTTTTCTTGGTGTCTGTCTTTCTTATCTTTTAATTGATGCATCATGTTCCTTACATCGGCAGTTATTTCTGCTGCCGATGTACCATCACATTTTTTGCTAGTCTGAATAGAAACACTTCTTCTGTCTGAGTTGTAGAATCCTTTAGATAAAGTAAACTCTCCACCGTTCTTAGGCTCAAAGATAACTAATCCGCACCATTCTCCATCATCCCAATTGCGACTTGAAATCAAAATTCTAATTGGTTTGTGGTCAAAGACATGTTTGACGTGATAATCATTCTGCTTGAGAGCAGCACTAACATAGCCTAAAACTATCTTAGCGAATGAATCTAGACACTCATCCATCTTGCTACGATAGTTTATTTCTATACTATAACGTGTTGCAGTAGTTGCTTCGTTAAAACGCTTTTTCCAGTCTTCTAGGCTGGTGTTACCGTCTATATCCAAAATGTCATGCCAAATTTTAAATTCCATACTGCTATATTTAGCAATACAGGCATAGTTTTAAGAGAATATTATGATAAGGGTAAAGATTCCCCTAAGATAAATATGATATCACATTCATCAGCTTCCGGCCATTCCATAGACTTAATCATCCCTTGTATAACTGCATCCCATTCTTCTCGTGAATAACCACGAGAATCATTCATACGCCTATCTAACGTGTCTGTATTTTTAAAAACTACGTATATGATTTCATAACCGGGGACAAGCTCTTTCAATACATCTCTTTTAGACTTCTTAATATTCACTTCATCTACAATGATATCAAGACCATTTTTAACAGCAGAAGTAATAGCAGCAGTCTGTAGGTCATGTACAATAGGTTCATATTTCATATTGTACTCATAATTTATACGTAACATGCTTCGGAAAGCATCTTTGCAGATAACAACCGTATCTTCATTTATGTTTTCTTTGGACCATGTAGACTTGCCACAACCGGGAACACCAATTAAGATATACATTTTATTCATGCTGGTTATTATATCAGAATTAAAAATTTAATCAATGGAATTATGTTTACAAAAACTGTTTGTTTTGTTATATTATTGTTTTAACAAGGAAACAAAAATGAACGATAAAAAAATTCTAAATAATTTAAACCAAACTGTGTCACAAAATTTGATACTTTGCGAAAATGGAGAAATATCAAGAAATGATGATACTAGCAAAGCATAGTGAAAGATGTTTTAGAAGTCGCTGCTATGCCAATAGGATTAATGATAGTCGGTTCGGTAGCTCAGTGGATTTCAAATGAAGGGTTTGGCGTTAACATTGATGAATATGAAGTGGCAGAAATTCTTAATGAAAAAAAGATTGATAATAATGAATCACTTAGACTTTTAAATTATATTTTTCAATTACCAATAATCAAAGAAGATATTATCGGGCATGACGAGTCTTACCCGTTATTTACAGTTGATGATTCGGAATTAGATGATTTAGAATATTATGGGTTGTTCTAGGAGGGTAAAAATGAGTTATAAGTCTTAAAGTAAAAGTAGCTCCTTAATTGACGCCATAAATAGTAGAGATGCTAAGTATTTGTAAATTTTTTCAATTATTCTGATTTTCTTGTCTACGCCGACCCATGTTTTTCATTCTACGATGGTCTGTTACCACAAGTATTGCAGTGGGAGCATTGTTACTATCTTATCTAGTTTATCAACATACACTCAAAAATTAATCAATAACATATAATATATCGACATATGCTAATCCATTGTTATGGCAGGTATATCGCCAAATCTATATATGAGGTCTTCTTTCCAGGCTGCTCTTTCTTCTTTTGCTTCAGCTAGAAGATTTTGTCCATCAAGTTGCATTCCGCCACCCGGACCCGGAGGGGCTGGATATTTACTTCTAATTCTGCCGACTATTTCTTTAGCATAACTAAGAGCACCTTCTTGCATAGCCTGAGTCACTTCTTCCCAATCTTTATTTCTTTGCAAGTAGTGAACTAATATTTTAGATACTCTAGACGGTGTTGGGTAGACTTTAATATGTTTTAATCCGCCAACAAATTCCCATCCACCAAGGTTTGAACTAACTCTTGAGTACATTTGTTCATATTGTTTATACAAAACCCATTCGCCCATTCTTCCCCAAATAGGTTGGATAGGGTCAATCAAGCCGCCCTGAATGGATGCATAAGCGCCGCCGGGATAGAAATATTCAACCGGGATAGCTCCATCTAAGTCTGATGCTTGGAAGGCGAACGTTCCTTGTTCTTTGTAGAACACATTTCTTACTATACCTACATCAGGCGGTAATTCATATACACTTTTACCCGGAGTAGAATTCATTGCGTAATAGTTAAAATATTCTCTTGGTGCATAATCTTCTAAAATCTTCAAAGATTGGTCTACACAAAAGTTTATATTTTGCTCATCTAATTCCAGTTTTATTGCTGGAGCACCTAACATATGGAGAATATAGTCTCTTATTTGCATTCTGACTTTTTCTCTATTTGGTCTCGGTCCTAATTCGTTTTTGTTTAGAGGGTCTACAGGGCCAAGGTCTGAACATGATGAGGGACATTGAACAGATGACATGGTATTGTTAGACGGTCTACTTATTGCTAAAGTGTTATTGGCCATTATAACTTTATATATTCACGGGACTATATTAATTCATGGCAGAACAAAAAGTAATCCTTGGCGATTGTATGCAAATCATGTCTGAAATGGACTCAAAGAGCATAGATGTTGTAGTTTGTAGTCCTCCTTACAATTTAGGAAAAAACTATAAGACATATGAAGATAAATTACCTCGGGAAGAATATCTCGAATGGACAAGAAAATGGATGGAACTTGTAAAGAAAGTTTTAAAAGATGATGGGTCTTTTTTTCTAAACATAGGATTCACCAACAAAGACCCGTGGTTGGGTATGGATGTGGCATTAGTAGCGAGAGATATATTTGAATTACAGAATAACATAGCTTGGATTAAATCTTTATTCGTAGATGGTAAGACATTCGGACATTTCAAGCCAGTTCAGAGTAAAAGGTTTATTAATAATACATTTGAACACATTTTCCATTTTACAAAGGATGGGAACATTCAGGTAGATAGATTGGGAGTTGGCGTCCCTTATAATGATAAACTAAATGCTGAACGATGGAACAATGAAGGTGGGATAAGATGTCGTGGTAATTGTTGGTATATTCCTTACGAGACGATAATCAGGGAAGCTGAAACTGGCGTGCCTGAATCTGAAATAGAAAAAAGTTGGTTAACTGTTTCTGAAGCTGCTGAAAAATCTAAAGTAAATAAAGCCATAATCACAATGGCGGCAAACAAGGGAAAGTTGATAAATAACGGGAAGAAAAGAAGAGAAAGACGGATTGACCCTGTAGATTTGGCAAGGTGGATGGAGGAAAGATTTGAACCAAAAAACGCTGACCATCCTGCGATATATCCTTGGAAGCTTCCAGAAATGTGCATTAAACTACATGGTATAAAAGATGATATGGTTATATTGGACCCATTTTTAGGTTGGGGCAATAGTCTTATTGCGTCTAAAAAGTTAGGCGTTAATGGAATTGGCATTGATGTTGATGAAGAATATGTAAAAGAAGCCAAAAGTCAAATAAATAGCATACATATATAAGAGATAGTTTAAATTGAGGTTATAAAAATGATAAAACATTCATTCCGTTCTTTTGCTGAGCAAAGGTCATCTGGTAATTCTGTTAGACAGGCTGCTCAAGCTCAGGTAGTCCCTGTTGGTGGTTTTGTACCCGGACAAGGTGCTCATTCAATTTTTAAAGAAGCATCGGTAAACACAAACTTAGTTCGTACTCCTAAAATGCCTATTTTGTTTGATGAGAACGATATTAAGTTTCTTTTACAGTTTCCTCCGGGTAAGTGGCCACCCGCTCTTCAATGGAGATATGGTGAAGGTTTAAGATATGCTGCTTTAGAAAGCAACAAATCAGGTGGTGCAGTACCAGATACAGGAACAATAACTTTGGCAGCAAAGGGTCGGGGCAAACCTATGACCTTCCAAAATGTCAATTTATATATGGGACCGTTATTGGAAAAACTAGGAAAGCCCGTGGAAGATGGAGGAGATTACGGATTTGATTTAACCCATTGGAAAGAAATTGGCATGGAAGCTAAAACAAGTAAAGGGGAAAAACGTCTTGTAACCCCGAACTACCTAGGCTTGCTTAAAAATACTGCCGCTGGCACTATAGGAGATTGGAAAATGGCAGTCCCTACTGGATTGTTAGGTAATCCAGAAGAAGGCTCAGTAATGGGAGTTCTTAAAGCCGCTGGAAAACCGCCAACAGGAGTAGGTTTTTTATATGATGGCACAATCGCAAACTATAAAGCGGCGGGTGGAATTGTCAAACCAATGTATTCTCAGGAACAAATTTCTGGGATGATAGATGCAAAAGTAGGAGCGGGTGGTGATGGGGCGGCTGTGGTAGATTATACTTACCAAATGGGTGATGAGACTTTTACTTCGCCAGAACAAGTAAGCACACTTATGCCGGGAAAAATGTTCAACCAAGGTCTGCTGCATAATTTTACATCTAGCAGAAAAATATTACAAGCCCTTACTCAAAAAGCATTTGAAGCAAATCCAGAATTGATGTCAGAGCCGTCATTAAAACCAGAACAGATTGCAGAAAGTTTACCTAAAGGAAAGGTTTTGGAGTTTGGCCCAAAGAGAGTAGAAATACCTTATGATTCATTCATGGATGTATTTGGTCAATCTCGTGAAGAGTTACAAGCAGCAACAAGCAGCGAAATAAGTTTACAAGATTATAGGGCAGAAGAAAGAGCTACTGGAACGGGACCGTCAGTTAGTTCCGAGGGAAAATATAAGCCTAGTCAGATGACAAAAGGAGTAGAACCTGTAAGCAACGCTGATTTGGAACGACTTGGATATAGCCGAGCTAAATATGCGGCTCTTATAAATCAATATTTCGTAGCTATAAGTTCTCAGAACACAAATGTAAGAGGATTAGACGGAGAAGAAATACCCAGTTTAATATTAAAAGCAATAGATTATGGTATTGATACTGCCAAAAAACAGTACTTCTCATTACATGCGCAACGACTTGAAGAAAATAAATCAATTATGTATATGAATGTAAGAGGTTTAATTAAGAAGCAAAATGGCAAAGGTCCGTTTTTGGATTTTGCAGAAGCTATTAAATCGGAAGATAGAAATGCTATTGATAAATCATATCAAGCAGCAAAAAGTCTCGTTACAGGCAGAACATCTAACTACGTAGCAGAAGTTGCTCAATTAGATTTAGGATATGGCACAAGAAGAAAACAAAGAAGAACAGGTGAGTTAGATGCCACCATGCAAAGTGGTCAAAGTAAATGGGGCATTACGCAAGGTGTGGAAAGAAGTAGAGGGACCGAAGAAGAAGAACGTCAGATTAAGAGCGGAATAGATGACGGAGGTAAAATAACTTTTGCTTATCAAGCTGGCGAAATGTGGGATAAAGCAGGCAAAATCCAAAAAGATAAAGCCAAAGCAGATATAGAAGGTGGTGGCCTTTCGGCTATCGCCAGAGAATCACAATTAAGACGAGATTTAGAAAAATTCTTCATGTCTCAATATGTTATCGAAAAGGATTTAGAGGCAAGCGAATACGACATGGGTGCAATTAAAAACTATGCTCGTACTATGGCGAATAAAGTTCTGCAAGTAAAAGGTCTGACTTTAATTCAGCCATCCCCAGTTGATTCGTCTTCAGATGCAAAAGAGTGGTTGTCAAAAATAGCCAGTCTTCCAAAAACTATTGATGCTGTAAGGTTGGCTAAAAATAAACCTATGTTTGCCCCAAACTTTGGAGCAGGTGAAGATGAAGAACAACAACCGGAACGACAAGCAACAGCACAACAGCAAATGCAAACTGCCCCAACACCACAAGTTGCTGCTGACGAAGATTTTAATTTACCGTCTGCTGATATGTTTAGACATCCAGACGATGTAAAAGATTATATAAATGCCCCTGCGTTTACTCAAGGAGTTTCTTCTCAAGGTTTTATTAAAAAATTGATGACTAATCCTCAAGAAATACAAAAAGCTAAACAGCTTAACGCTGTATTGCAATCTAAAGCATTGGCAGCAGCAGTTGCTAAAGCTGAAGAGATGGGGCAAGCAGGAGCAGCATAATGATAAGTTTCAAACAATGGTTAAACGAGATGGCAGGAGCGGGTGCTATTTATGATGGCACCAGTTCTCCTGACTTTAATTGGTGGGGTAGTCCTGAAATATATCATAAAAAAAAGAAAAAGAAGAAAAGTAAAAAGAAGAAAAAATGAACCCTTTTGAAAATCAATATCCTAATGCCGCAAAAAAATTCTTTCTACAATTGTTACCAGAGAATATAGCCCAAACTCATTGGAACATTATAGAAAGAATTTGTGATGATGTTCGTCATGAGAAAGATTACAAACAACTTGCTGCGATGTTAGTGGCAATGTATGAAGTCGGATTTATTCGTTCTATAGAGGAGCATAAAAAAGGGTTAGAAAATGCTGGGATAGAAGTAGAAATAACAGCCCCTACGCCCGCATTACCAAATATTTTTAAGTAAAATCTGGTTGATAATCTGAAACAACTGCTTGTACAATAAAGCCGCCAGATTTTTCTCTCATCTCATTTACTTTCCACCAACGATAATCCCCAAATTTTACTCCACTTCTATATTTGCTAGGATAGAGTATAGAATCCTTTGTCAATTTCACATTAGTCCAGAAGAGAATCATAACATCTTCTCTTTGTATTATGATTCCTTCAAAAGTAAACTTTTCTCCATATTGAATTTTTTTATAAGATTCGTCATATAAGTCGTCTTTATGTTCTTGGACGATAGCTGGTTGGCAATGGATAACAACAACATTCTTCAGATATACAGGCTCTTTTGCTTCTTCTTCAGGTTCAGTTGCTTCAGGCTCAACTACTTCAGGTTCGACTACTTCAGGTTCGACCACTTTGGGTTCAACTACTTCAGGTTCGACCACTTTGGGTTCAACTACTTCAGGTTTTTTAAGTGGGAATGTCGGTAAAAAATCCCCCAACTCTGTCATGGCTTTATCCCAATCAAAGTTGTGAACTATAAATTTATCTTTTTCTGCCCAAAATTGTTGTTCTGAAACTTTGGGGTTGGGAGAATTAAGACGATACACTGTTCCATCTTTCTTTTTAATCATTATATCTACATTTCAAAAGTTTAGCCATAAGACTGATATATATTCTATATTAAAGTAGTTAAGAACGGTATATAAAAACGAAAGGAAAAAAAGATGTCTTTAATTGCACCAGTTGAGGGAGAGGCTAATCTACTAGGATATATGTTGGGAGAAACATCTGTTCCTGCTGGAGGTTTTTATTATCGTTTATATACCGACCCAACAACAGCCCCTACAGAAAATATTGTATTAGCAGATTTAACGGAAGTTACAGATTATTTGTATGCTCAAGTCCAGCTTACGCCTGCTAATTGGGATATTACTGAGGCTGCGGATATAACAACTGCTGAATATAACGCTACAATATCATTTAATTTTGGTGCGGCTGCATCGGTTTACGGATATTATGTGACAAATAATGTTTTGGATGACCCAACTACCACGATATTATGGATTGAAAGATTCAATAACGCACCGTTCGAAATACCTTCAGGGGGCGGAACGATAGAAATTACGCCAAAAATTACGTTAGAATAGGGGATAAAAAAATGTTGCTTAACAATAATGGCACTCCATACGAATCTGCTGGAAGCATTCAGCAGTTCGACCCTGATAATACTGAGCATTGTTTATTTAATCTTTGGGACCAAGAATTAATAGAAATGGGTGGCTCACCTATTTTCTATTATGAAGTTTTTATCCAAGAAGGAAGTGTAGACCCAATTTATTGGGAAGACCGTGGTAAAATTTTCTCAAATAATCCAGTTGAACTTTATTGTCTTTATGAGCCAATTTCTTCTACGAATGACCAAGGGGCATTTGGAATAGATTCTCCAGATGAGATGATATTTGAATTTAATTACCAAGCCGTATTAGACAATATAGGACATGCCCCAAAAATAGGCTCTCGCCTTTACACCCCACATCTACGAGAAAATTGGGTTATTGTTCAAAGAAATCTTGGTGAATTCAAATTATGGGGCACACTGCGATTGACGATTATTGCTCAAAGATTCCAAGAGAGTACTACAACAGGAGAAGGAAACGTTACTCAGAAAGCACCCGATTTCAAAATCATCTAGTGTTCGCCTTCTATTTTCTTTAACTTAGTATAATATTTGGGATGTTCTCTTAAATGAGCAACGGCAATTTTCAATACTTTTATTGGGTCACCATCGACCACATCTGTATCTTTTCCCATTTTGCCATCGTGTTCTTTTTCGACTTTCATGCCCATGGTTAACTCTTCGATAGAAAGTTTAGAAATATCTACATTTCCATCTTTGGCCAACCGTTGCAACTTCTCTTTCTGTTGGTTTCCTTCTAACCAGATATTATATTCAAGCATAATTAACTCCTAACTTATATACATAAGATTTTTTCATTCTACTAAATCTATATAATTCGTATGGCAAAAAATCGACTCGTCAATTTAGGAGCACAAAATCAAACATCATTGTCCGATGCATGTGCTCAAGATAAGGGAATGCCAGCTTCTATAATGGATAACCCACCTGATGTTTTTTGTGACGATAACGGCACAAGAGATGATGGATGGCTTACAGATATTAGTGACAAAAAAGTTGGTATTGGAGAACAACGTTTATGTGACCCAATGCAAACAGGTCAAATAGTTAATGATGTAGAACATCCAAACAGAAATGTAGTTTATAGATATTCAAAAGCCATAAGAGGTTGTGATGAAGCGGTTATGGATTTGTTTAGAAATGTTATTGTTTTAGATGAAGATGGCAAAGCCCATCCAGTACCAATTATTTGGGCGACACAAGAAAAAGCAGTAGCCGCAGTTTTACAACAAAACGTAAGAAAAGATAATAGTTTGGTAGTAGACAGAATTAAATTGCCGATGCTGGCAATTCATTCCAATTCTTTTGATTTTAATCAAGACAGATATATTTACCATCGTGCCACAGATTACTTAAGAGGTTTAAGGTCCGATGGAAAACCGGGATTTACTATCAATGAAAAATATGAAAGAGACACAGTGTTTGGTGTTTCAAGGGGTATACCAGTTGATGTGGGATACACATTATACGGATGGACTCTTTATATTGAAGATATGAACCAACTTTTAGAACAAATAATAACAAAATTTTCGCCTATAGCATACATAAAAGTTAGAGGAGTTGCATGGGAAACAGGCGTAAAAATAGATTCCATAGCAAACAATGCTGAGACAGAACCGGGTGACGAAAATATTAGAGTCATTAAGTTTGAAATTAATATGACAGCAGAGACGTATATACCACAGCCAATAAGAAGAAATAAAGCCGTCTTAAAAACTAAGATTGATGTTTATGACAAATTGAATGTTGATGAAATATCAGAATCTATAGACAGATTAGAGATAGCAGTAGATGATTGGGAAACATGATAGAAATTACAAATAAATTAAAAAGCCCCGTGCAAGTAGTAGTGCGTTCGAAGAAAGCTCCTCGTGCGTTTACGACGTTGAATATTCCGGGTGTGGGCAAGGGGCATAATGTTCGTGTAATTGAAGATGAAAGTTACACACCATATATTGACAGAGTTGAGAGTATGGGCCTTATTTCGACTAAAAAAATACAAGAAAGCTTATAGGGAGAAAAACATATGGCAATTTTAAGAGGATTTCCGCCATCGAACACAATCAGTCCTTCTGTTCGAATCACTGAAAAAGATTTGAGCTTTGTAGCAGCAGAAGATTCGTTCCATCGTGCTGGTTTGGTGGGTTTCGCAAGTAAGGGACCAATCAATATTCCAACAGCGGTGCGAACTTCGAGAGAATTACATACCGTATTCGGTTGGCCGCATCCTGAAGTAGGCGACCCCTACATGATTTATGCAGCAGAGCAATATCTTCTTATTGCCAACGAACTGTGGATAGTAAGAGTAGCTGAGACTGATTTGGTTAATGATGAAGTGGCACAGGTCGCAGAAGTGTCAGTCCCAATTTCGGGCACTGCTGTAATTATACAGTCTGAAGATGTTGGACCGTATAGTTTCACGGCACCGGGATTCTTCAGATGGAGAATTAACGGTACATTATCAACTAAGACATTAGTAGTAGCCGAAGCTGCAACAGTAGCTTCTCCAGTTACCTTAACTGTTGCTGAATTGGTAGAAGATTTAAACGACCAACTTGATACACCTGAAGATGAGAACCTTGAAATGAATTTCGATGGAATTTATTTCGTGGAAGACGCAACTACTAGTAAGTTACAGATTTATAGCACGTATACTTATGGACCAAATGCTTCAATAGAGTTGGTCTCAGTTTTGGCTTCGATTTATGGTGGTGCAGCAGCCTCAGTAGGCTTGGGAACAGGAATGACTCAGGCAACCACTACTGGTGCGGCTCAAAGATATCCGGTTGATTCCGCTACCGCCCTTGGAATCTATGATTTCACAGGTTTAACGGACATGTCGCTGCAAGTAGTAGTAGATGGAACTGATAATGTATTAATTGACAATACGATACAAATAATCGACCTTGAAAACTTAGAAGGTCTCAGTAATACAATTGGCGAAGTTGTTATCGAAATTAATGATTATATCGACAACAACCTTCCGGGCGGCTTCGATGCCGTAGCAATTGGAAACAACTTGGCATTCCGTACCGAACACTATGGTCGTGATGCACAAATATTAGTTAAAACAGTAGCATCATATTCCGTATTTGGATTTACTGGAGTTACGGCAGCGGGAACAAGCCCAGAAAGTACAACGGGCGTTGCAAATGACCATGCTGGAATTATAACGGGTGCGGCTGCTACAGGAACATGCTTCACTTTAATGGCTGATAGTGCAGGAATCGAAGGTAATAACACTCAGGTGATAATTGCCAATGATGACTCCTCGAATACTTTCACTATGGAAGTATATACGGCAGGCGTCCAAGTTGAATCATGGGGACAACTAACCAAGAATCAAGCCAGCAGATATTATGTGGAAACATTCTTGGCCTTAGTTTCAGATTACATCCGTGTAGACGACAATACAGCAACAACGGCATCGCCTGCCGATAGTGCTCTTGGAAGTGCTTACGTGTTGACTGGTGGTTCAGACGGTATTCCGTCAGACCCGGATGACCAAGATGATTTGCTTATTGGTAATGAAGTTGGGTTCACAGGGCTATATGCTTTGTCGGAGCCAGAACAAATTGATATTGACCTTATTGCCGTTCCGGGGCACTCATCGACATCGGTTATTATAGCCATGCTGTTTGTTTGCCAGAGTTTAAGAATGGACTGTTTGGCCATTGTTGACCCGCCATTTGGCCTCACTGTGAATGAAATAATCCAATGGCAGAACGGTACTCACCCACTGAATACAACAAGATTTGATTCAGATTTCGGTGCTTTGTACTGGCCTTGGGTTAAAATCGCTGATACCTATAATGGTGTCAACGTTTGGGTGCCGCCGTCTGGTTCAGTTATGGCAGTATATGCCAGAAGTGATAACTTCGCCGCTCCTTGGTATGCCCCTGCTGGCACCACGAGAGGCGTTGTACCAGCCATTACAGACGTGTTTAGCCGTCCTACGTTAGAAGAGAGAGATGCGATGTATGGGAATCGTAATGCGATTAACCCAATCGTTCAATTCTCGGATGCAGAAGGCTTCTTAGTTTGGGGTCAAAAGACACTCCAAAGAACACCTACAGCATTGGACAGAGTAAATGTCAGAAGATTGATGTTTGTGGTTGAGAAAAGAATTCGTCAAGCGTCACGCAGGTTGCTGTTTGACCCGCATGATGATGAGTTCCGTCAACAGTTCTCAAGAATAGCAGATACGATTCTTAGAGAAATCCAAGTAGGACGAGGAATCAGCGCATACATAATTAAGGCAGACGAAGAATTGAACACGCCTGATGTTATCGACAGAAATGAATTCCGTGCAAGAATTGGTATTCAGCCACTCAGAGCAGTTGAATTTATCTTTATAGAATTCAGCATCCATAGAACTGGAAGCTTTGATGAAGGTGTAGATAATTTCTAAAAACACTGGAGGACAACAATAGTGGTAGATATGGCTCTTGGAAAACTTGGTAGTCAAGACTTGATATTCAAACGCAAGTTTCGATGGACGTTTAAGATTGAAGAAACATGCAAAGGAAATATCCCAGAGCACTACGTGAAAGTTGCGGCTAGGCCCAATTTGACAGTTGAAGAAACCGAAGTCAACTTCCTTAACGCAAAAGGATGGATTCCGGGTAAGGCATCTTGGGAAACTATTACGGTAACTTACTACGATGTAGGTGGAAAAGGCGATGTTGACAGTGAGGGGATTTCCAGTTTATGGGGATGGCTTGCTACAATATATAACTTTTCAAAAGGCGGAAAGTCTGAACAGGGAGCCAATAGAAGCAACTACGCAGGTAAGGGGGTTTTAACCTTATATGATGGTTGTGGAAAAGGCATCGAAGAATGGACGTTAGAAGATATGTGGCCGCAGGCTGTTAATTTCGGAGAATTAGATTACTCTAGTTCGGAGGAATGTACTATAGAATTGACTTTAAGATATTCAATAGTTCAATACACTAACCAATGTGGTAACAAAGTTGACCCGTGCGAATGCTCGGGATGTTAAAAATAGACTCAAGGAGATATAAATATGGCACTACAACAAATGGGATTGGGTAAACTAGGGGATAGAAGCCTTGTTTTTAAAAGAAAATTTCGTTGGACATTTAAAGTCGAAGACGTATGTTCATCGGATGAAAGGCAAACATCTGTTCCAGATAGTTTTGTAAAGCTAGCCGCTAGGCCCAACTTAACAATTGAAGAAACAGAGATAAATAGACTTAACGCAAAGGGTTGGATTCCCGGTAAGGCAGCTTGGGAAACTATTACGGTAACGTACTACGATGTAGCAGATAGAGATAATCTCGCTTTGTGGACATGGTTAGCTTCCGTATATGACTTTACAGACCCAATTAATTTAAAAATGGGGTCTAGAAGAAATGACTATGCTGCTAAGGGTGTTTTGAAGTTATATGATGGCTGTGGTGCTGTTATAGAACAATGGATACTTGAGGACTTATGGCCACAAGCAATTAATTTTGGCGAGTTAGATTATTCTAGCTCAGAGGAATCTAATATCGAATTGACTCTTAGATACTCACAAGTCAAATACAAGAGCTTCTGCCCCGGTGCTGAAATTACTGGCTGCTGCACTGAGTGCGATTCTGGTGCTTCTTCCACTGGTAGTGGAACAGGCGGAACGAATACCGGCAATGTTTCAAGTGGCGTAGTAATTGTTTAATAATCCCTTTGTTAAATTACTTAAAAAGTCCCTCTATTCTTAGGGGGACTTTTTCGGTAATTAAGGAGTAAATTATGGCTAGACAAATGGGATTTGATTTCGGTCTTGAGAGTAAAGAGACTTGTTTCAAAAGAAAATTTCGTTGGCTTCTGGTGATAGAAGGTATATCCGCTGATAAAAATAGTGTAAATTCATTACCCCCTCTGAAAAGTGCAAGACCAAATATTTCTTTCAAAGAAATGGAAGTTAAGCATTTAGTTGAAAATATTTATTATCCAGCAAGACCTGATTGGAAACCAATAACATTAGTTCTATATGATATCAAGAGAGATGACCACCCTGTATTTGATTGGATTCAAAAAATTTATGATGTGAGCAGAGAAGGTGATTGGTTCCCTTCTGGCGATAATGAATTCAAAAAAGAAGCTAGATTAGAGCTATATGATGGGTGTGGTAACATTATAGAAACTTGGAAATACGAAAACGCATGGCCACAAACCGTTGAATTCGGAGAGTTGGCCATGGGCGATTCCGCATATGTCACCGCTGATATAACTTTAAGGTATGATAGAGCCTTTATAGAAGCCTAATCCTCAAATTCTTTATGGAGTATTTCTCTACATGCAGCCAAGGCATCTTCTAATTGCTTTGTTTTGCATCCTAAAGCTCTACACGCCGCACTCTTATTGAGGCGACCCTTTTTAGTATAAACTTTATTGTTGCATAATAAAGTTTCCACTAACTTATAATGACCAGCATCTTTTAATTTATCGACCAACTCTCGTTGCTCTATAGATTCGATTAATATATTCATAAGTAAATTATATATAAAACAATTAACAAGTACAAGAAAAAAATAAATATAAATTTATAAATTTACTCAATAAACCTTGCTTTTTTCATAGGTTTATTTTCAGATTGGAAATTCATGAAGTTTTGATATCTTTTCTTCAATTCATTGTAGTTTCTGGCTGACCTGTAAAGCTGTCTATAATGATTCAATATACAGGTAGTCATATAGTTGAAGGCTTTTCCTTTAGAGGGGTCAAATCTGTCTATCTTCTCAAAACAAATTAATACTCCCTCTTGAATAGCATCATCGGGGTCAATAAAGCTAAATTTAGCATATCTTGCTATATTCTCAGATAAAGTATAAAATGCTGTAGCCAATGAGTCCTGAGATTCTTCGAAAGAAAGAATGGAATCCCTCAAAACACGATTTTTTGCCTTTAATTTTTTAGCGTCTTCAGGCTTATTTGCGTCTCTTTTGGATTTACGTTTATACGCACCATCCAAGTCTTCCACAATAAGTTCATATTTGCTTTTTGTTTTTTTAGAATTTTGAAAAGTATTAATTATATTTTCAAAGGTTTTATTATTAAGGTACTCTGTAGCCATGTAATCCTATCATATGGGTAATTTAACATTCTCATTCTTCCTTTTCATAGGATTATCTATTCTTTCTTTCTCAAACGCTCTATAATAATATGTGCAAAGAATTATAGAACATCTTCTCAAGGTATTAGAGCATGAAAGTGCAGAAAAAGTTTATACCAATTTAAAAAAATATTATGAAGAATGTGGAAAACAGGAAGAAGCAGAAATTATAAGCCATATTATTTCAAAAAGATTTCATGAAAATAACAACAATCATCCTGACGTGTGATAATGAATTAACTATAGAAAAGACATTGCAATCTATATCTGGAGATATCCTTATTGGAGATATGGGTTCAAAAGATTCTACGTTATCTATATGTGAAAAATATAATACATCAATAATTAAAATACCATTTGAAAATGACTATAGCAAAGCAAAAAATCAACTAATATCCCACGTAAAATCCGATTGGATTTTATCTATTGAGCCGGGGGAATCATTAGTTCAAGCAAATTTTGAAGAAGCTGATATTGCTAATTCTTATCATTTGCAAATTATATCAAATGGAGTCATATCAAAAAGTGTAAGATTTTGGCATAAAAGTAAATCATTATCTTTCGTTAATCCTGTATTTGAAATAATTGATGAAGATTCCAAATATCTCCCATCTATTATTTATTCTTCTCCAGTAAGCGTAATGAATCAAATGGATATAATAAACAAATGGAAGAAGGATAAACCAACCGACCCTTCTCCTTATTATTATGAGGCATGTATATTATTACAAGAAAAAAGATATGATAAGTTTTTATCAGTAGCACAAAAATATTTGTTCTTAGAAAATGCAGGCATTCCTGCTGTTATGATAAAATATTATTTAGCAGCTACCCAACTTTATATCAAGAAAAACGCATCTGATTCTCTCAGAAACATTCTCCCATGTATAGCTGCAAAACCAAATATGGCAGAATTTTGGTGTTTGTTGGGCGATGTCTATTACTATAAGAAAATATATAAAAAAGCTAAGGCTTTTTATCAAAATGCAATTTTCGCTGGTGAGAGAAGATTAAAGGAAGATATGTGGCCGCTTGAGATAGAAAAATATCGTAACCACCCTAAAGAGATGATAAAAAGCTGTAAGGGTATATTAGAAGAATCTGATTATATAGCTGCCATATAGTTGCCGCAACACTTAGCTGCTTCACTAATGTCTTTCAACAATTTAATTTGGTCTTCTACAGATTGCGGAATAATTTTATAAAAATCTGTAACGTCTTCTATCGCAGACGTAAGAATCCTAGGCAATGTGTGATTTTTAGGCATATAACTTATGCTGCCATTCTTCACAGTAAATACTACAAATTTATTTTTGTATTCAGAAATAATTATAATCGGAGTAGAGATACCTTGCCACCGCAATTCATTTACTAAAGAAAAACTTTCATAATCTGGAAGGCAATAACTTATTATAATACAGGAAAAATTATTTTCCGTAGTATGCTTTATTATCTCTTCCCCTGTTTTTGCCTCTATAACATCAGCATTTAAGCTAGAGATACTTTTGTTAATAGCTCTGCGTCTTTCTTCTTCTTCGTGCCCCAATAATATGAGCAATCTTTCTTTCACGTCGCCCCCTAAAAATTATTTGACTAACGGTATATATGAGCCATTACCACAATATGTCAATCTCATTAACAATAATGGTTACATCATCTTCATATCGACTAATCGCCAATTGTTTTCTTCCGGGGACTAATTGTTTTAATCTACTTTCAAGTTCGAATATTTTGCAATTTATAACAGTCCAATTATTTTCGGCGAGTTTTTTTATTTCATCTTTCTCATCCATCATAACTTCACGACCCGGATAATATTTTTGAAGATACTTAGAATGTTTTTTTATTAATTTTCTATAAAATGGTACGTTACACGCACACCCCGGATTATGAAGATATGAGGCAACGTCTTCTTGAAGCTCTATTGGTAGCGAATCTCTAAATCTTGAGTCTTTAAGAGCCGCTTTTACGTCCATCAAACCTATCTTTTTCATTCGGTTTCTCCGGTTGAAGTTTTTTTGGAATTACTACTCGACCACATTGGGGACACTTAAACCTTCTTGATTGTTTTATGTTCTTAGGAACAATCACTTTTTTAGTAATAGGGTCAAGAGTTGGTGGCCCACCGGGAATACTGGACATTTTGATTTCGGTCATTTCTTTTATATCAGACCCATCTGTTATTTTTTTCCAATTACAGATTTCACAGTATAACATGTAAAGCGGGATGTTTTTTTTATTTTTCATCGAATTCAATAATCGTTCTAGCTTCTAAATAGTTCATAAATAATTCTGAGAATCCACAGATAAAGCTACCTGCGAACCCGCACATTAATATATAAAGAGGGGCATTGCTAAGTAATGCAAATCCGCATAATAATCCCGAAAAGAATCCTGTACATTTAGAACATATGGATATTGAATAAAATGGAGTCCCTAATAGGAGATTTCTCCACTTATCCAAAAATGTTTGATTTACAATAATATCTGTAAGTCCTACAACCGCACAGCAAAAAAGTATTAAGTTTATCATTTTTTCCTACTTCCAAAAACATATATAAAGTTGGCCACCTTTTCGATACATCGAGGGATATCCTTTGGGGTCCATTTTGTTAAGTTCTGATTCCGCATCGTCAATGTTGCAACTTAGCAATCTTATATTACGATGGTCTATTGATTTATCAATAGTAATTTTATCGTCTAAGTGATGTTCAATCACTTTAATCTGCTCATTATTCAAATGGTTCAAAATGTATAATAAAGATTTGTTTTTAAGAGACCTAGCACCTGTCATAGTGGCTAACTTCCACTGGTCAAAGTATCCTTTAAATTCAGGCAGCTTTTGTCTGAGGCTGGAATCTAAAAAAACTAAATCTTCTATATTGTTAAAATCTAGCTTTATCACACTCATATAAGAATAACTAGGAAATAAAAATGGAAGAAATTAAAACAAAAGAAAAATGGACTTTCGAGATTGTAGACGTAAGCCCTGAACTTAAAGTAACTGTATTGGAATTGCCTAGCATAGAATATGAAGAAGAGGAATTATATTTCCAAGGCAAAAAGGTCTATAAGCCAATATTTTCAACTACTCGTTGGATACCCTTTACAGTATCATTTGCTGAGTATTATGATATGGACATAAATGGTCTTTTTGAATGGATAAGTACATTCAACATGGGAATCGGCGACGGAACAACTACTGGGGCAATAACCAGAACAGGCATCTTAAAATGCTCTAATGGCCAAGTTTGGGAAATAGAAAATATATGGCCTCAGTCAATCAATACTTTAGCTGACTATTCTAACTCAGAGCCTTTAAAAATTGAATTAACATTTAGTTATTCACGGGCGAGAGTTGATTATTCTAATACCGAACCACAAAACAATAAAATATCACTTAATTGGGATAACAAATAGGAGAAAAAAATGACAGAAGAAGTATATCAACCAAAGAGAGTGCCTATCAATCCAGACATTGTAGATACACCAGAAATCCCTCAGAGCGAAGCCCTTGAGCCTACTGTAGAAACAATACGTCCTCCTCAAGCAGATGTAGAGCAGCCAGTGATACGTCCAGCAATGGCAGAAACAGGTATGGAGCTTAAAGGAAATATCCCTGTACAGTTCCAGAACGCCTTGTCAAATGCAAAAAAGGCAAAAAAAGAACAAGAGATTGTTGCCCCTGTCCCTGCACCTGACGCTGCTCCTGCTCCAGCGGTGGCACCACCAGCGGTATCGCAAGAAGTTCAGCCAAGTGTTCCGCCCGGAACTGTTAGGACTCTTGAACAATTAATTCAAGGAATCCAAACTCGTTCTACTCTTTATGAAGAAATTACCCTTCCATCAAAAGGAAGGTTTTATGACGGCGATGATGGGCCACAAGATGGTGTAATCCGCATTCGACCGATGACAGGTGAAGAAGAACAGATTTTGGCTACCCCTAGATTTGTCAAAAAGGGTCAGGCAATTAATATGATATTTGACAGATGTATGCAAGATGGTTTTCAGTCAGAAAGATTTATCACACCAGATAGAACATATATGTTGATTTATCTACGTGGTATTTCTTATACACCATCATATGACGTAGAAGTTAAATGCCCACAGTGTGACAGGAAATTTGCGACAGTCATAGATTTAAATGATTTATATGTTGAATCTTGCCCAGAAAATTTCTCAGCCACTAGTTTGAAGGATTCTCTTCCAACGACTGGTTATAACTTCACCTATCGTCTTTCGACTGGAACTGATGAACAAAGAGTTCAAGAGCATAGAGATAGAAAACTTAGAGGTGGATTTGAAACAAGCGGGCAAGCTGATGATACCCTGCTATTCCGCACAGCAATTATGGTAGAAGAAATAGAAGGGCTTACAGACAAAGACGAACTACAAGCCCTGTTAAGAAAATTACCTATTAATGATGTGGCTTATTTAAGAACGGCTGTCAATGAGCCTCCATTTGGTGTAGACACCAAGGTTGAGATTCCTTGTCCGGGTTGTTTAGCAGATTTTGAAATAGAACTTCCCCTTGAATCAAATTTTTTCTTCCCAAAGGGCCGCAGGAAGACGCCGAACATGCGAGCGTAGAACTTTGGAAAAATATGATGGAAGAAATATTTTTCTTCCAATATCATTTGCATATGAGCAGAGCGGAAGCCTTCCATATGCCTGTGCATGAAAGAAAATGGTTGATTGATAGATTTATCGAACAAAAGCAAAAAGAAAATTCAGCCATGGAAGATTCAAGAAGAAGAGCAAAAAGAAAAACTTAATGATAAATACTAGTGAAAGTTTAAGGTAATTAAGTGGCTACAAAAGAAAGATATCAAAATCCAGTTGTTGGAGATAGTGTAAGATTAAAGCTATTTTCATTTAGGTCAAATAACAGAACGAATTTTAATTCTGTAGACAAAGTAGAAATATACTTCTTAGACCCTGTGGAAGTAACTGAAGAAAATCCAGAGGGTAGAAGATTAGTAGACACTCTAACAGGTGCTTCTATTGTTAATGTTGAAACAGGTCTATATGAAGTTACGGTAGCTCTGGAAGATACGAAATATACAATAGGAGATTATGTAGATGTGTGGTACGCCTACATAGAAGCAAATGATGACCTTTCTACTGTAGAGAATACATGGAAGATTTATCCTGATTTATTCTATACAAGTCCTCTTCCGATTGTATATGATTTTTCGTTTGCATTTAGACCTAATAAGCTAAGACTTGGTTCCAAACAATATCTTATCATAGACATAGTTCCTAATGTAAGAAATGCTTCGGATTTAGCAAGATACTATGAAAATCTAGCTATTGTTTCTCCTTTGAAAATATCTATAACACAAGTCTGCGGTGAGTGTTTGCCAGCAGAGGAAGATTTAAGAGTAATTGCTGAAGAAGAGAATGTAGAATTCCGAGAAAAAGGAAGAGGATATTATTTCTTGGATACAGAAGACTGGACAGAAGGATTGTATGATGTCTGGTTTACTATGGAGTTTGGTGGAAACACATATATTTCTAGTAAACAACAACTTCAAATATATTAAACGCAATACAATTGGTAAAAAAGACAACATTTTAAATGTTGTCTTTTTTTTCCCAAAACCATATATATCTTTATGGGAGCAACAACAACAGAGGGGTCCGGCGCTGGTTCAGCGGCAGGTGCATTAAGAGGTCTTACTTTAGATAATTTACATAGAGTACTTGCCTCTGATGGTAAAAGTCCCTCTACTACAAATGACGGTTTACAATTCGTAAAAGAAATATTAAAAACAAGGACTGTTTCTGGTACTTCAATAACAGCCGGAAGTGATGATGAACTTATTATTATAACGGCTACTAGCGATGTAACCATTTCGCTTCCTGACCCAACAACCTTTACTGGTCAGGGATTTATTATAAAAAGAGCCAATAGTGCTACTAGTTCACTTACTTTATTACCAGTCGCCGGAAATATAGAGGGTGCTTCTAGTTGGCAAACTATACATTCTAGAATTGGGATTCAAGTAATATCCACAGGAACAGAATGGGCAATTACTTCATGGTATCATCCTGATGAAAGTAGTGAATCGTCCGCTTATAAAGCGATTATGTCTTCTGAGCTAAATTTCAAAACTATCGCAGATTATACACTGTATGTTGTTCCATCCGATAAAATATTTTTAATTGATTCGATGGAAATAATTACTACCGCCATCACGGGTGCCGCCACTGCACCTACTATAAGATTCGGAAATAGTGTAGATAGAGATAAGAATTGGGGACCAACAATAACCACATCTAATACTTTTAATTTTAGACATGTTGTTAGCAATCCGCAACATGGTGCTGTAGCTGGAACGTCTATCTCGGGGGGGATAACTATTGGTAGTACAGCAACTACTCATTCTGGATACTTTGTAATCAGAGGCACTTTGCTTGATGTTTAATCTTGAGGTTGGACTGGGTTAGTCGGCGTTTGGGACAATTGTTGTTGTGGAGTAGCTTGAGGTTGTTCAACGCTCTGGACTCGTTGCATCATTTTTTCTAATTCGCCACTAAAGCTCATTATCGTGCCATCAAATTCATTTCCTAATCCAGCAGCCTGCAATTCTCTTCTTAATGTTTGTAGCCCTTGATTTATATTAGTTGCAGCCGTAAGAACTTGCTGTACAGATTGTTGCTGTTTTTGAGCGTTCTGTTGAGCCTGTGCTGTCTCGACGCCACCAGCGGTTTGTGTTTGCGCTACTGGTTGCGATGGTACTTCATTCCCTGTGGGTTCTGGCTGTGTTGCCACATCTTCTTGTTCTAAACTCAGTTGATTCATATTAATTCGTATATTTCGCTCACGACGAATAAGGTCATTAATTTTTTTTGAATTAGGGCCAGATTGCTTTTGTAATTGTTTTAGCTCTTTCCTAAGCTCTTCTAATTCTTGAGCAAGAGATTCTTTATTTCGTTGTTCAATATATTTATTAAATGTTCTCATTATTTATTTCCTAACAATATCAATCCATCCCTCACTGGATGCCCAGCACGATTCCACAAGCTGAAAGCTTGCTCTGCTGACATATTCTGAGGATTTGTAGCTAATACTCTCTTTTTTATTTTAGAATAACGAATCCCATTTAGCACATCTTTAAAAAATAATAACATTGAACTACGATTATTCTTTTCCCCAAATAAATCAGAGTCAACATCAGTATCAGGTAAAGACCTCACATCGTCAATAAACCCTTGCACGACGGACTCGATTGATTCATCTTGTTCAGCATATTCACTAAATGTTCTCATTATGATTATTTAGGTGATTAGTTATTTATTTAGCTTACTAAATACTTGTATGGAATTTAAAAAGTGGATAAATTTATCCGAAGGTATTTTGGGGTATGTCATTGCAGCCTGTATCACAGAAGGACGGAAAGCCCCAGAATCTCTTAGAGGTAGTGATTTTTCATCAACTTTATTTGACACAACTCCTAAATCCAAACAGATTTTAGGAGCGGATGCATGTCCAGTAAATCCTCTTAGTGGTTATGATACACACATTAAATCCATACAAAAATTTGCATTTTCAGGACCAGACCAGTTTGCCCAGACAATGCTTTTTTCTCCATTATCAGCAAATGTTCCATTTACAAAGCACTGGGATAATTTCCAAGTGCTTATGATGATATTGAAACATTATTTCCCAAACAAAGTAAACCCACAAAAATTAGAATTTATAGTTGATGCATTTAATGATAAGTATCATGCAATGGCTCATACTATAGCTGGATTTAAATATAACACAATTGCTGACATATGGAATAATAGAGAAAAATTATTCAACGAACTTCCCAAATTATCTAAAGAGGGAGATGATGAAAAGTTGATAAGAAGATTGTCTGAAATCCCCGGTGTCCAGTCTGTCAAAGCTGGATTTATTGCTCAATTGTTATTTGGTAAAGCAGGCTGTATAGACACTCACAATATAGATATTTATAGCAAAGTATTCCCAGATATGGCTGATGAGTTTGACGAAAAGAAGTGGAAGGGAAAAGATGGAGCTAAGAATTATGTTGCTTTGTTAAGAAAGTTGGAAAAAGAAAAGAAAGTAGGCAGCAAACAATTGTGGGATATTTGGGTAGATTTTGTAGAGCATTTCTATCGTCTTGTATCAACGCATGGCGAGGGTATCTATGCTGATATGGGGTCTTCGTTGAATCCAGATGACCCAGTTTATCAAGCAATAAAAGAAAAAGAAATAAAAATCCCTAAAATAAAAATAGGTCAATCCACAAAAAGACAAGCTATGGTTCCGGTTGTTTCTGGTAAGCATGGTATGGGTGCTAGTGCAACTCATTTACAAGATGACCCTGATGAAATGCTAAGACAGTTCCAACGAATACAAAGAGGTGAGGAAGGCAGCATTGCTTCTAAAGCAGTTCCGTTCAGAGCGGGTTTACATGACCCATCAATTGGAATGGCAACACAACCATCTTCGCTACACTATTTTGGAAAAGCTCTTAGTGACAAGGGAGAAGTAGACCCAGATAGGATTAGAGACATCATAAATAGACGACAAAAGCGGGGCGGTAAAAAAGCGTGGGCCGCACGAAATGCAAAACAACAAGGAAATCTTTTTTAATAAACTATATTAAAGCATGGATGAAGAAGATTTTATAGTAGACAATATTGTTTCTCACAAACCCAAAAGAATTAAATCAGGCAAAAAGGGCAAGCGTGTAGAGTTAAATCTCGTAAAGGCTCTTAATGAAAGATTTAGTAAGTTATTCTTGTTAAACCCAGATTGGGGCCAGTTTTCAAGAACCATTGGTTCTGGAAATAGATGGGGCCAGCAAGTGGTATTACCAAAACATGCAAAAGACACCTTCACAGGCGACCTTGTTTGTCCTGAAAATTTTGAATTCGTAATTGAATCAAAGGGCGGATATAACGATATAGATTTGTGTTCTGCGTTTGGTGGAAAGTGCAAAGGCTTAGATAATTTTTTAGACCAAGTAACTAGCGATAGTAAAAGGTCAGGAAAGAAGCCTTTGTTGGTTTGGAAAAAAGACCGAAAACCCAGTTTAGCATTTATTACTAAAGAACTTCCGCATCCATTCAAGTGTTCAATGAAATATAATGAATGGACCGCAGTATCCTTAAAGGATTTGCTTGAGTTAGACGATGAGTTCTTTTTTTCTAGCTAAACCTGAGATGATATCGCAAAAACAGCAGCAAGAAGAGCAAGAACTGCCGCTACAATGGCTATTTCTATTAATGAAAATTTTCCCATTACCTTCCTAACAACACCAAAGTTCCTTGCATATCTAATTTGCATTGTTCTAAAGCATCACAAACCAAGATGCCATCTGTGTGGCTAAGTGGTGGTGATGTGGTAAGAAGGATTTCATCAAGCAGACCCCGTATATCAGTTATATTTGTTCTTATTTCTTTTGTTTTCATCTTTATACTTTCTCTTTGGCATCCTCGCATGGATACGGTCGTGCTTTTGCTGCGGCTAAACTCTCATAAGGGCACTTGAATGTTCTTCCCTCGTTCAAGTGAGCGGTACACGCTGTTCCGGGTTTGCCTTTATCTATGTCACTGCACCTATGATGCCAATAACACCAAGTTTTATATTCTACTTCTTTTGTTTTCATCTTCCTAACAAATCTAAAGACCCTTCCATGTCTAATTTAGATTGCTCTAAAGCATCGTCCAACATAACACCATTAGCAACGGTCAATTGTCTGCCTTCTACGTTAAGTAAAGAAAGAGGCAAGTATGACTCAATTTTATCAAGTTGGTCCCGAAGGACAGATATCTTTGTTCCAATTAATTCTTTGATTACCATATATATTTATCAGCCTTAGAATTTTGTCCATTGAAGCATTACGTGTGTATTCAAGCATACTTGCCCTAATACATCGACTAACATATTGCCATCTCCTACTGTTATTCCAGAGACTTGTGCAATTTTCTCGATTTTACCAAGCATCTCACGCATGGCCGTAATGCTTGCCTCAACTTTTTTTGGAGTCTCAGCCATTACTTATTTACCAAGCAACTTCAAAGACCCTTCCATGTCCAGACTAGATTGCTCTAAAGCATCTGCTAACATAACGCCATCTTCTGCTGTCATGTCTTCACCGCTTTTCACAACCGTCTCGATTTCATCAAGTTTTTCACGAATAGTGGCAATGGTTGTTTCAACTTTTTTAATCAATTCTTTATCCGCCAGTGCGTTGTTATCTTCGTTGTCATCATCATCAATCGTGACATTATTTAATTCTTCGTCCCACTCTTTATCTTCCGCTTTTTTTTTGGCGGCGGCAGTGTTGTTTTTGGCCCATTTGCCGTTTTTATATATACCATCTTTCCTGTTGTTGTGCTGATTGTATGAGTTATAATTGGTGCTGCAATAAGATTTTTTACCAATAACATCTTCGTCATCATCTAATTTGGTAATGACTTCAGCAACAGGTTTATTTTGGGGGATTTTGATTTCATCGCCTTCATGTTCGAATGACGTAAAGCCAGTAGCTCTGACATCAAACTTACGAAGAGTTTTATTCTCTAGAATAGGATGAGCAGGGTTCGTACTGAGAACCCAAATTTCCTCTGTAGGAAGCTCAATAAGCTTTGTCTTTGTTTTTACAATTTCAGAAGCTTCTGGACAAGACAGAATAGCACGATGCCAGATTTCTGGTGTACTACAGAAGAATACTAATCCCAGAGTTTTTCGAAGGTCCATCAGCCAAAGAGGACGATGCCTATTTCTGAAGAGCCAAAGTCGGCGATGACCTTTTTCTAATCTTTCACCGATAGCAACTGCCATTTGGCCTTTAACAACTTGAGACCAAATATTACGCAGTCCACTTATACGATGGATAATATTATCATCTAGATTCATACCATCAAGGTCATCATCTAATATTTCCCCAGCTTCAAATATACGAAGCAAAATTTCTGAATCGCAAGACGAATTAACTTCATACTTTTGTTTCAGAGCTTTATATTCGATATCAGGGATTCGTCCATTATGTGCAAGACCAATCGTTCGGTCTGTACTTGCGAATGGATGATTATTTTTGTTGACGTGTGCTGTCCCAACACCTGTACTCGATGCTCTTGCATGTATAATAAGAAGGTCTGGATTTGCCGCACAAACACTCTTCCATGTTGGGGTGTTAATGAAGTCGGAGGACTTTTCAGGCTCTTTGTGATAAATGATTTTACCATCACCACTTTGAGTTCCCCACATGCCAGAGGCATCAGTTCCACGAACTTCCAGTTGGTCAAAAACAGAGTTCATTATTTGAAATGAAACTTCTGGTTTTTTACTTTTGCCAATAAATCCTGCAATACCGCACATACATATAAACCTTTTTGTAGTCTGCGAAAAATAAATAGGTTTTCGACAAGGGGCAGTATATCACAATCCTACGTCAAATCAACTCAAATCAACTAAAATTGAGGAAATTGTTGAGGCGGTTGTGGTGCCTGTTGTTGATTTGGGTCCATCTGGGGCTGTTGTGGGGGCATTTGTGCCCCTTCTGGCGGTGGAGGCTGTTGTTGAGGCGGTTGTTGCTGTTGCGGCTGTTCTGGAGGAGATTCCCCTTGTGACGGGGGTAAAGCTTCATTTTCAGGAGGTGCTTCTTCTGGCGAGGCTAATGCATTTACAGGTGCCCCTACACTATCTGCTAATTTCTGTAATTCTTCTACTGATGCGGTCATAACCTCGCTCAAATCATCTTTTTCATCAATAGCCTTAGAAATGGCAACCCCTACTGTTTGTAGCGGGGCAAGATACTGAGTATCCTTCTTCGGCCAGTGCGTGTGAAGAATAGTACGTATTTGATTCACTATTTTTTCAGAAGCAGTGACTACTTGACGCTTACCCATTCCTTCACTGTTATCAAGTAAATTCTGCATAGCGTTAGTTAGGTCGCCTATCTTTTCATTTAAAAAAGATGCGTCTTCATTTAGTAAGTAGTCTCTGAATCTCATGTTAGTATCTATTCTAGAAAAAGTGGTTTTTGCGGCTGATTACAAAAATGCTTGAAACATAAGGGCAATCAAAATAGTGCTTGACATAAATATGAGTTCCCAAATATCAACTAATCGCCAAAACCGCTTAAATGATTCTGCTTCTGCCAGCCATATTTTTTCTTGTTTTATATTCACTTAAACCTTGTCTTATCGGCGACGGCGCATGACCATCTTCCCGTCTCAATCGTTCATGTGTGGTAAGCGGTTTATAGTAGCAGCCAAAGGCGTGTTCTCGTAACGCATAAAGACCCTTTTTTCCTGTATAGTTAGAACGGAGAACCTTACCTTCTATAAGGTCTAATCTTTCGATACATTTATCATATATGTTCTTCCACCACCGAGGGGGTTCTTTAATGCCTGTTTTGTGACACCAATACTCAGGATGCTCTATTTCAAAATTCTCTAAAATATATCCCTTTATTTGCTTCGAAGAAACCATGGGAGACCGTATAGAAGAAAGCTCTTTAAATACATATTCTATTTGTGCTGATTGATAGTCTATGTGGTTATTACATTTTGCATCTACATCACTATGGTCAGGAAGAAGTTTGGGAAGGACTAATTTGGGTCGATTCACAATTTCTTTTTTTAACTTGTAATGTTCGTGTGCTGTTGTTACAATTCTCTCAATGTTAGCAAGAGCTACATCTTCAAGGCGTAATTGCTCTATTTGAGCAGCAATTTCTACTCGCTTATTTTGAATGTATTTTATATCATCAATCATAAAAGCATTATAAGATAAATCGGGGAAAAAATCAACTACTTTCCTGTGCTACCAAAACCACCTAAACCACGGTCGGTATCTGATAGTTCTCCAACTTCTTCGATTTCGCCATAAATGGTCTGTTCGATTTTGAGTTGTCCTATTCTATCGCCTTTTTTGTAAATCTTAAGAGCTGGTACGAAACCGCTAGCGGAGAATGTTGCCCCATGTGCTCTTTTAATATATGAATATATACACTTAAATCTAAATCTTATTGAATTTCTGTAAGAATTATCTATAAGTCCTTCGCCATTACAAAGAACTAAATCATATTTGCTCACACTAGACCGAGCAGATATTTTGAGATGATACCCAATTGGCAATTCAACGGCAATGCCAGTATCATATTCTATATATCTTTTATCTTTAGACCATACGCCATCATCTATGGCTACAACATCATAACCTGAATCGGTTGGAGTCCCTTGAGTGGGTATCTGTGCATCATCATGCGTTCTTTTTACTTTCATACTAATTTTATTCATATTTCTTTTCCTGCTGAAAATGTAGCAATAACTCTATATGTTTCCAAATTAACGACTCTCATCATGCCATAAAAAATAGAATCTTTTGATAATATTTTAGCTTCTATCCTAGCAGATTCTTCGTCGTCAAAATCTGTGTGCCTTACATCTTCCCATTGACTGTCTTGATATCTATTTTGTAATGTAAATCTATTCATTATTTTATGCTTCATATAGCATTTCATATGTGACTAATTCTTTAGGGGGAACATATAAATTAAATTTACCATACTTTTCATTCCAATTCTTTTTCCACCATATATCACATTTTCCATCGGAGTACACCTTTTGGTTTCGTTTGTTTTTTATCCACTTTTTAGTAGTGAGTTCATCAAACTTTTCTGGCTTATCCCATTTTTCTTTTGTCCTATTCCAATTTGCTATAAGTCTGGTGCAAATACGACAAAGTTCTTTGCTCTCACATCTAGAAACAGATTGTAATTTATGATTCTTCGTGACTCCGACATAGTAATATTCAGACATATGATTAAATAATGCCTTTATATCTCTTCCTTTTTTTGTCTTTTCGTGATTCCACCCATAAAACGGCTGGGCTATCACCACTGGGTAGTCGGGCCAGTTATATCTAATTTTAAACTGGATGGGGACATTCTTTTTATCGGCAAAATCTGCCCACAAATCTATCCCTGTTTTATCTTCGTCTAACGTAACAGGTCTTACATCTTTAAAGTGTTTAATGTTAGTTAGAATTTCAATACATTCGTTCGTGTTTTTATCAGAAACATTCTTTCTGTTTACAAATGACGTTTCGTTTACTGGCATAATTTCCTTTCATTAGCCGCATTTACTCCACCCACATGAGCAGCCTATGCAACCTTCATTTCTCATTAAATCATTTCCGCCACATTCTGGGCATTTTCCATTTACTTTTGTACCATTCTTGATATACTTCTTCAAAGCACGAGATATCGCCTTTGAAAGACAGCATAAATCACCTTCTGATTTTTCCAACTGTTCTACAACATAGAGGATGTCTGCTCCATGACGAAGGGATGTAGAGATAAGACGGGTAAAGATGTCTTCTTCTGGCGTTGCATCTTTTGTCACATCATCAATTGTGAAACCATCTTCTTCAAATCGTAATGAATAAACACCGCTTTTTGTTTTTGTAATAGTTCCAACTACGTTTTTCTTGGGGACAAAACCGTTTTCCATTACAAATATTTCATATGGGTCTCCACCCAACAGCCCAACCATAACCAGATAATCAAAAGTTCTTACTTTATCCAACTTCTTAGTTACTTTGATATGGTGAATATCACACTGAAGTACATTAGGTCTTATCGGTGCTTTCGTTTTAGAAATTTGCCCTATATCAGCGGCATGAGGGCTAATTCCAAAATATTGCTCAAGCTCCCCATGCTCCTTCTTGGTAAAGTTTTGGTCATGAATATTCAAACCTTCCGATATCAACTTGGTTGCAAGAGATTTAAAAGGAACATAAGAAATAATTCCATACATCTTCTTGTCAGGGAAGGCAGCTATACTTTTAACTTCTTTTTTATGTGCAGCGAGAATAAAATTATAAATATCACGCCACTTAGCACTTTCTGGGAGCATGTATGTAACAGAGATAGAAGAGTCTATATGTTTCATTACTTGCTCCATCAAGTCTAATTTATCCATTGGTTTTACAACAGTAGAGCGATGGAACTTGATTCCTAATTTTTTCAAATTATTATCTATGAATTCAGCTACAGGCTTCCCATGTTTACCGTCCCATGTGTCCTTAATAGTATCGCTTGCGATGGGGATTTCTAAACCATGTTCTTTAAAGGCTTGTCTAACAACAGCAGGCACACAGAAATAGTATTCATAATGACCAGCAATACGTGTTCTCTTCCAGAAATAAATACCAAAAGCAGGTTCAATTCCATAAGACAAAACTAAATCTCTAAACATAAGAGATAATGTACCTGTTGGTGCAATGCTGGAACAATTGCAATTTCGCATGGTTTTGAAATCCAAACCAAGCTTCATCATTCTTTTTACAAATGGTGAAGCTTCAAATTTTTCTTTCTTGAACAAACCGAAGCTTCCTTTTTCCTTGCCTAATTCTATTGAATACTTATAAAGATGATAATTATATCTCTTTGTGAATTCTGCAATGGCTTTATTACCTTCAGGTGTACCGTATTCAAGACCTTGTTTGAATAACCATCCTGCGATGTTGGTATATCCAGCCCCAATACGTCTCAATTTTTCTATAGCCATTTTCTGGAATGGGGTAGCATAAGTTCCAATACGGGCTTCCATGGTGTTTACGTTATCAAGGAACCTCACTAGGGATTCGCCTACCTTTTGAAGTTGTGCCTCGTATTCTTCTGGAATAACAGAAAACGTTCCTACATTAGCTGATGATAGAACACAAAGTGCATCTCTAGAAAGATATTGCTCTGAGCAAGCATTTGTAGAAATTATCCTGCTGTCGTATTCGTCCTTGGGGTCATAAACATAATCTGAATTAGAATATTTTCTAGCAATGTCTATATTTTGTATCCCCGGTTCGGCGAATTTAGACATATTTTTCGCTATAAGCTCAAGAAGTTGTCTAGCTTTAACTGTCTTGATAATTTTTTCTTCTTTTCGATTTTTCCTAGCAAGATAGTAGTGCTTTTTCTTTTTCTCATCATATAAAGAATCTTTGTCCGTACTATGGACATCTAAGAAAACTTTTTGTCCCTTTCTAATTTCTGGGATGGTAAAGGTGAGATTCCAATCTTTGTCCTTTTCTACCGCCTTATAAAATGCTTCTGTACAATGAACAGATATATTAGCATTTTGCATATGCGTAGTGTCTTCCTTCATCTTGATGAATTCTTCAACATCAGGATGGTCGCAAGAAAGAGAGAAAAGCATAGCAGGCACACGACCGAATTGACCAACATAATAACCAATTGAATCTATAAATTTCATCCAATGAGTAGCACCAGAAGATGTGCTTGCGGAATTTTTCACAGATGTCCCTACAGGGCGTAGTCGAGAAAAATCAACACCTATTCCTTGACGGAATGCGGCGGCTTTAGCAACTGTATAAGCTGTATTTTTGATAATGCTTTCTAAATTGTCCCATTCTTCATCATCTCTACCGTTTCCTAAAGAGATAGTGGTGCAATTACATAAAGAAACATTTTTACCTGATGCTGCACCTTGCATAATACTTCCTGCTGGGTGCCACCAATCTTTGTAAATTTCATCAAACCATCGCTTAGACCAATATTTTTTAAGTGCTGCTGTTTCTTCAGCAGAGGCAACAAAATCACATACTCTTTTTATTGCTTGGACATAAGTTTCGCCTTCAAATAGAATGTATTTTTTATTAAACGCATCTATGGCGAATTGGTTACTTTTGAAATATTCGTCGGTGGTTTGGTCTTTGACAGACTCATAAGTTATAACGGTATCAACGCTCTTTTCCATCATTGTGTTTTCTTTCTTTTCTACGCTCAGGTCTTGAACTACTTTTCAAATCAAATTATCTAACAATATTATTCCTAAAAATAATATCTAATTTAATATTAAGTTTGTTCATCAAACTAAAGTTGTAAATTCGTTTTTTCTTTCCAAGTTAATAGAATCACAATCGCCTAACGCCTCTAATAAATCACGGTCATGTGTAGTCACAAACACCTTTTTGTTCTTCGATAACTGCATAATCATGTTGTATACGTTCTCTACACCTAGTGGGTCTATGTTCGTTGTAACTTCATCTAAAAACAAAATAGATGAAGCTGCTCCAGAATCTATTGTCATTATGTGAGCAAATGCTTGAGACACAGCAAGGTTAAGTCGCCTTCGTTCGCCACCTGATAAATTATGGTAAACAAATGATTCGCTTTTACTCGGAACTCTGCTAATTATCTCATTAAATTCATTATCAAATTCTAATTTGATTTTTCCATCAATAAGGAATTGAAGCCAATAAGTAATACGAGAATTTAATGCTGGAATTATTCCATCAATAATAAATTTTCTTATTCCGTTATCTCCGAAAGCATTGACCCAAAAATTATAATAAGGCAAGTCTTGTTCGGTTTTTTCTAGTTCAGTTTTCTTATCTTTACATTCATTTTCCTTGTCCTCTTTTTCTTTAATAGATAATAATTTTATCTCTTTGTAAGGAGAAAGTCCATCAATTTCTTTTTTCTTTACTATTGCTTGTTTCTTAAGGCTTTCAATGTCGTTATTAAGAATCTTATCGTCTGCATCTGCATCTGGTTTATTAACTTTAGACAAACGAGACATGTTAAAAGTGATACTGGTAATTATCTTAGAGTTATTTAAAGATTTCTTTGAGGCTAATTCAACAGCCTCATTTAATTTTTTTGTTTTTAAATTTATTGTTTCTAGAAGGGCTGATTTTTCTTTGGCAATTAATTTTTGAGCTTCTAGTTTTTCTTTCTCTTTGTCAATGATTTTTTCAGATTCTATTGTGAGATGTTCATAATTTTCTTTTTTAACAATTCCAAGACACGTTGGGCATTTCTTACCTTTTTTATTTTCATAATCAGATATGGTCTTCTCATTTTTTCTAATTGTAGATGAGAAATCTGCCATGTTAGATTGTGCCTTATTTAAAGCAGAATCCAATTCATATTTCTTGGCAAGCTCTTCATCTAATTGCCCTTGAACCGTTTCTTTTATCTTGTTTATTTGCTCAATCTCAGATTGACGCAGAGACATCTTTTCTTCTAATTCTTTCAACTCTTCTTGTGCTTCGTTGTACTTAATAAGAGCAGCCCCAGAATTACTATTTCTGAGAGATATAGTTTTAGTTTTAATAAGATTGATTAATTCAGCAAGTTCTTCTTCTTTATTGTTTTTCCATTCTTCTTCTTGTTGTTTTATTTTCTCAATACGAGTTTCGCATGAATTTAATTGGGAAAGAAAACTGGAATATTGTTCAGAAATTAGTTTTATTTTTTCTTTGTATTTGCTCTTTATTTTCTTGGCTTTATCTGAATACTCCCGATAAGAACCTAAAGATAACAAGTTATCAATAATTTGTCTTTTCGTTGGGGTATCGCTCTCTAGGAAACACCCACTGTTGTTATCCCTGAATATAACAGTATTTACAAACGTTTCATACGAGAGGCCGATAATGTCTTGAATCGCTTTCTGGGTATCGGTCATGCTCCCACGAGTCTTTTCATTATTTTCATCCCATATATGGTCTTTACTTTCCCACAACTTAAGCTTGTTGGGCTTTCTACTTCGAACTATTCGATAGTTATCCCATATAATTTCTACTTCTAAATCCTTACATATTGTAAGATTTATTATCTTATCATTTGTAAGTTTTTTAATAGTTTTTCCATACAAAGCATAAACAAGTATTTCAGGTATGCTTGACTTTCCAACTCCATTTGAAGATGCGTGTCCTTCATCATCTAAAATATCTTTATTCTTACCACGAACAAGAATTATATTCCCGTATGATTTTAAATCAATTTCGATTCCCTCTGGGCCGAAACATAAGAAATTCTTTGCCCGAATATATTGAAAGTCTAAATTCTTCATTAAAAAGCCTTATCGTGTTTATAGGGTCTGGTTTTATTGTAATTATGTTTGGCTAATATCGCCTCTGGAAGATTTAATTTCTTTTGAATTGAAAAATCCATAATTCGAATAACAGCATCAGCTAGTTCTGCTTCTAAGTTGGTAAATTCTGGAATCTTATCATCTGGGGGATTGCCATGTCTTATGGCCTCTAATGCTTCGCTTAATTCTGAATGCATAAGAGCTATTTTTGTCCCGTCATCTGGGTCATCTTCCCAAAATCCATGGTCTATTGCGGTTTCATTAGTCAACTTGGCAACGTGGGAAAAACCCTGCATGAAGAATTGCAGTTGGCTTTTTTCCCGAATATCTGCGAGTTTCATTTCATCTTCAGGAGTATTGTGATGACCACAGCTACATTTTTTATTTTTCATTTTTATCCTCGCATATATTATGCCCAATTTTTAACAATTTTTCTTTATCGAGGCCATCAAGAGAGTCTGCCTCGTTTTTAACTTCGATATATTTTTCTAACATTTCTGATTCTTTGTAGAGAATAGCTTTAGCATTTATTACGAGGTCTTCTTCCTCTTCTTTGTCGGCTTGTTTAAACTCTAAAGTCCCTACACTATTTTTATTTAATATTTCACTTCTCAATTCAACGATATCAGAAGATGTTAAATCATCCATAATGACTTGAACAAAATTGCCATTTAAATCATATTTGTCTATGTCTTTCTGAGGAATGATAAAGTGTTGGGGGCTAAAATCGTTTCTTACGTATTCTCTTTCTTGTGTTTCCAAGTCATATACAAGTAGCTCTTTATGAGTAAAAGCTTCTCCAAAACTTAACTGAAGTGGGGAGCCAATATATTCAATATTTGGCTTGATAGTTTGTTTGGCATGATAATGACCAAGAAATACTTGGTCCCAATTTTTGAATATATCCGGGGTCATTTTGTCCATGTATCCATCATGTTCGACAGAAACATTAGAATGAACGCCAGCCCTAACATTAAGTAATGCTCCATCTATAGCACAATGGCCACATAATATCTTATGTTTAGAGTCATTTTTAATTTCAGTGATATCTTCACCGGGATTAGATGTATAGGGAAGGAAGCTAATTGGATATTCACCTACTTGTAAGGTACAGGGACGGTTTATAACGACCGCATTAGGAAGGCTTTTAAGGGGATAGACACTACTCACATCCCATTTATTTAAATGCCATATATCATGATTGCCCAATAAAAAATAGACATGCACAGACCCATCCATATATTTTTCAAATATTTCGAAAGACTTTTGATAGGTGTATACGTCTATTTTTTGTTTTTCGTGAAATAAATCACCAAGAAGCAAAATGTGTTTAATTTTCTTTTCTTTTGCTGTTTCAAATATCCAAGTAAGTGCATCTAAACAATTTTGAAGACGACTATAACTCTTTTTGTGTGGATATAGATGTAAGTCAGCAGATAACAATACTTTCATAACAACCTCTATTGAGCGGATAACTCAATAGAGCCATCCGACTACATCATTGGTGGGGGAGGGGCCGCAGCGGGGGGCATTCCCGGCTGTTGAGGCGGCTGTTGTTGTGGTTGAATTGGTGGTGGAGGTTGTTGTGGTTGTGGGGGTTGTTGTTGCTGTTGCATAGAATCTACCATATTTGGGTCGGCTTCGCCAGCTTTTTCTTCTGGATTTACAGGTTTCCCTGAAAGTATTTTTTCTATTACTTCCCAAACGTTAGTAGCTTTGAATTCTGCGGCTGGTTCTGGTTGTCCCGGTTGTGGTTGACCACCCATCGGGTCCATGCCGCCCATTGGAGGAGCACCGCCACCCATCGGGGGAGCACCACCACCCATTGGAGGAGCACCACCCATTGGAGGGGCACCACCCATTGGGTCCATTCCACCGCCGCCCATTGGAGGAGCACCGCCGCCCATTGGAGGAGCTTGCGGGTCTTGTTCTATGATAAAATCTTCGAAAGTTTTCATTACAATATATATAGTGATTCTAGTTCACAAAGAAAAACAAGTTTTTTCTTGTTTTTTCATTAAAAATATTCTATATTACTTACAGTGGTAGATACGCTACCGAAGATTGCAGCAAAAGGCTGCGTAGAAGAAGGAAAACAAAATATGTACGAAGAAAAAATTGCTAGTGCTATTGCGCTCATAGCGGAACACAACGAAGCCATTGGAAAAGATGACGATGGCAATCCAAATCCGGGGTATATAGACCCCACAGATTTCACAACATGCTTAAAGGCATCAGGTGGAACTTCCGAAGAAAGACTTAAAGGGTTCTCTTATGAGGATATTTTAACCTGTCTTCCAAAAGTCAAAACACCATCTGGTATAGAGGCATTTCCTCGTGTTGTGGCTAAAGAAATTGCAAAAATATTTCGAGGTGGCGAAAAAGTTGAAAATCGTCCTATTAGTCGCAGAAGAACAGAACGTATGACTTTAAGGGAATTAGTCGAGAGTTTCGACCCAGAAGAACACACATCTGCAATTGCCAAAAGACTTTATGAAATTTCCAACGGGCAAGCTTTTATTGTATTTGAAAATGGTCGTGTTGTAGATGTAGACACCACCATGAAGCTACTGTTGGAAATTAAACAAGGTCATAAAGGAAGGGCAAACATAAAGGTAAATGACAAAATAAAAAGAGTCCATAAAATAGGACAATTACCTGATAATTATGCTGTTGAAAACCCATTATACCCACGCCGTCCATTGCGACCCGACGGAACTTGTGACCAAACAGGACGCTCATGGGAAGGAGTTACTTTAGAAATAATGCAACTTGTTAGACTTGCAATAACAACAGGAGAATTAAAAGTAAACTTAGAAATGGCCCATAATACATTGGATATGGCTATGGGTGAAGGTGCCGAAGAAAAGCTTAGAGATAGATATAGAGATGCTTCTGTTCTGTTCGATGAAAAACCAGATGATAGACCTAAATTGAAAATTTCATTAAACGGAAACTCTAAAGGAAATCCTTTAAAAGAAGGTCGCCCCGTAAGATGGAAAAAAGAAGGCAATGCGTATCGTTCACTATAAAACAATAAAGGATAAAAAATGTCAAAAGAAAAAAAGAAATTATATGTAGCAATTGTGTTGGATAAGTCTGGTTCTATGTGGAAAACAAGAGAAGCTGCCATTATAGGATACAATGAACAAGTTCAACAGTTAAAAATAAATGAAGATGATTTAGAAACAGAAGTTTGTTTGGTAACGTTTAATGGACAAGTTTTTGAACATCTATGGTGCGTCCCTACTGATGACTTGACAGAAATAGGTGATGATGATTATAAACCATTGGGTGCCACGGCTCTGCGAGATGCCATGGGATATACAATCAAAAAACTCATGGACACTACAGACTACGAAGATGAAAATAATGCCTATCTCGTTATTGCCATTTCCGATGGTGATACCATGAGTGATAAACATTACAGTGTTGGTGCTTTAAAAGAATTAATCGAAGGCTGTCAAGCAACGAAACAATGGACGTTCACCCACATGGGATGTAATGAGAATTATCTGAAAGAAATGGCAAAAGAAACCGGAATTCCAGTGGCTAATTATGCTGCATGGGATAATACATCTCTTGATTCTACGAGGGGTGGAATGAAGAGAGCGACCGCAAGAACACAACTATATCGTAAAAGCATCGCTGGAGGGCAATGTTGTTCATCAAACTTTATGTCAGATGTGGACAACCAAGTTGCTGATTTCACGAAAGTAGATGATATAGATTTAATCGCAAAGAATGTTGATGTTGCATCAATCCCAAAACCCTCAACGACAACTAAAGCTAGAACAGTTTTCTGCGAAGCTAAAGCTGTTGAGTGGCCCCAAGAAGATAATTAAGATGTATAGATAAAGAGTGGGTTACAATAATTACAAACAGACTGACCGCAGTAAGTGCGAAGGTTGTATGGTTCCGTGGGAAACTTATACGGGATTTGGGATGTGCGGAAATAGAAATGGCCAATGCCCTTCGGGGCTAAGCTATCTATCGAAAGAAGATGAGGAATTGCGGCAAAAAGCCCTGTTTGAAAGTTACGCATATAAAAAAAATCCACTGTAATCCGATTTTTATGTTTACAAACTAGAACGGATGCACTATTATACGTTAGAAGTAGGAAAAGAAACATGAACACGAATACGTTTTATTTTAGTCTAAGCTTATTATCCTCATCGCTGCTCTTGAGCAACGATAAAGGAACTGCTGTGGACTAAGGTACAAAACACCTAGAGACGGGCAAAAGCCCCGAACCACAACGGTTCGGGGCTTTTTTTGTTGTATTTTTGGAAAATAGGCAGATATTGGCTTGCTGCGCTGGTTTGCTAAACCAGTTGGCCTGAAAGGGTCATGAGGGTTCGAATCCCTTGTTTTCCGTTTGGAAAGTAGCCGAATATTGGTTTGTCGGGCTAGTTTCGAAAACTAGTTGGCCTTCGGGTCATAAGGGTTCGATTCCTCTTACTTTCCGTGGTGACGATTGCCAATGCAACGCTAGGTTGCATTAGTTTAAATAAATTTAAAAGTGAATATTGCCATCGGGCGGTTAACACTGTGGTCAGTGTGCTGGATTGAAGTCCCAGAAAAGTTGGTTCGATACCATCACCGCCCATTTTATGTACACTCCAACGGTGGTTAGAGTGTGACGGTAGCACGGGTGAGCCTGAAACTCATCAAGAATGGGTTCGATTCCCATAACCACCATTAGTCGGAGCTTTGGTACTGGTCTGGTGACAGTGTGCGCCTGAAGAGCGTAAAAGTTCGGTTCGATTCCGAAAGGCTCCATTTAGTTGTAAAAACGCTGCGGTAGCTCAGTTGGTAGAGCACTAGACTGAAAATCTAGGTGTCGCTGGTTCGATTCCAGTCCGTAGCATTGGATATTCACATGGCGGAATATATTGTTTCATTGACCCTTGTTCTTTATAGAAATGCAAATGGAACTACAAGGCACACGCAGCTTTCTTCGGGAAGTGTGACCTCCCAGCCGAGGTCTTGTCCGTTCAATTCGGACTGTGAATATCCTAAACGGCAGTATTGAGCAATTGGCTGCTCCCCAGATTGTAAATCTGGCGTCGAAAGGCATTGAAGGTTCGAGTCCTTCTGCTGCCAGTTATGAGTAAGAAAGATGAAAATAAGCGTAGAGAATACCAAATGCAGAATTATTCCGTGTATTATTTTCCTATAACAGGAGAAGTAATGTGTTGCCCAAAAAAAAGAAGTGTATTTGGCGAGTTGCACGACCACCACTATTACATAAATTATTGTACTGATTGTGGGCAGCGAGTAAAACTTTTTGTTGCTAAAAGAAAACGTGTAGTTTGTGAACGTTGTAAAAAAGATTAGTCTATTTCGGCAGTATTGAGCAATTGGCCGCTCAGCGGACTGTAAATCCGCCGCCTTCGGGCATTGAAGGTTCGAGTCCTTCTGCTGCCATTATTAGCCCCCGTGACGGAATTGGCAGACGTGCGAGTTTTAAGGGTTTAAGAACCCACTAAAAGAAACTCGTGTCCATACGGGCGTACAGGTTCGAGTCCTGTCGGGGGCATTAAGATTCAAATTCTTTTTGAATCATCTCCATTACTTTGTTAAAATCTTTTTCACTAGTTGTTTTGGTTTGAACGTATTCGGCAGCTTTATCTATAGTGAGACCGCCTGTGCGAATGCTATTTACCATCTTACTAGCTAATTTATTTAAATTTAATTCACCATAACCCCCAACAAGTGGTGGCATTAATCTTGATTCTAACCATGTGTTAAAAGTTTTCATAATGTATCTATTCGCCCTAGTGACGGAATTGGCAGACGTGCTGGCCTTAAAAGCCGGTGTCAATATATGGCGTGCAGGTTCGAGTCCTGTCTAGGGTATTTTCTGGGGACGTGGTGTGCAGAATGAAGTTAGGACTACACAAGGCTTATAGGTTCGAGTCCTATCACGGAACATCTCTGGAAAGCAGCCGAATATTGGTTTGTCGGGCTAGTTTTGAAAACTAGTTGGCCTCCGGGTCATAAGGGTTCGATTCCTCTTGCTTTCCTTTTGGATGGGAGCCGAATATTGGTTTGTCGGGCTAGTTTGGAAAACTAGTTGGCCTGAAAGGGTCATTAGGGTCCAATTCCCTACTCATCCGTTCGAATAAAAATATAAAAATTATTCGAACCTTTACTATTATATAGTGGAGGTAAAAAATGAAAGAAAATATTCTTAGATTAAGAAAAGAAGGAAAATCATATGGAGAAATACAAAAAGAGCTAGGTTGTTCTAAAAGCACAATCTCATATCACTGTGGAGAAGGGCAGAGGGAAAAACAGGTTGAGAGGCAAAGGCAATTCAGAAAAAACAATGTAATTACTAGAAGAATTGGTTCGTTTACACAAAACAGACCTAAAAAAAAGAACAAACAACCTAAATTTGAAAGAAGCGTAACTCAAAAAACACAAGAAAAAAGTTATGATTTCCAACGCAAACAAAAATGTTCTAAATTTAATTTCAAAGATGTATTAGAGCATTATGGAGAACAAACAACATGTTACTTATCTGGAAGACTTATTGATTTATCAGAACCTAGAACTTATCATTTTGACCATATAATTCCGGTTTCAAAAGGAGGAGATTGTAGTTTTGAAAACTTAGGAATTGTTCGTAAAGAAGCAAATAGGGCTAAAAGTGACCTATTAGTAGAAGAATTTATTGAGCTTTGTAAAGACATTCTCGAATACAATGGTTATACAGTAATTAAAAACGATTAATTATCAAACTAAAACAATATATAATGTTATGGGTGCTCAAACTACAGAGGGAACAGGATTTGGTTCTGCTGAAGGTCCAATTAGAGGACTAGGCGATGTAACCAAGATTCTAAAAAAGAATGCTGATGGGTCAGCATTCTCAAGTGAAGATAGCGTCATTAGAGAAACTAGTGGCGGTGATGCTGTAGATATACCTATAGACCCAATAGATGGCTTAGATGCTGAAAATGTTCAAGAAGCTTTAGAAGAACTCCAAGAAGAAGTTGAGGCTGGTGGGATTCCACCATTAGCGGAAAACATCACTGTTATACCAGTTGGAGATTTAACATCAACAAATGTACAAGATGCGTTAGAAGAACATCAGGATGACATAGATAATATCGAATCAGATGTTGCTATAAATGCATTTGATATTTTTACTAATGCCACAAATATTGATGGAAAAATAGATAAGATTTCTGCTCCGGTTACTGGGAATTTCCCATTAATTACGGCGACTGGTGAGGTGTCTAATTCTACGGTGGGTCCAGATGATTATTATACTCAGGGAGAAATAGACGCTTTAGAATACAGTCACTCTAGCTTATTAGACCTTCAAGGTGGAAGTGCTTCAGAAAGATACCATTTAACAAATGCACAACATACCAATTTAACTGATGGCGACCCCACATTTGATACGATTGTTTTAAATGATATTATCCTTAATGACAGCCAAGCCACAACAAAAGAATATGTAGATTCTATAGTAGCTGGTTCTGGTGCTTGGTTAGACCCTGTAATTGACTTCAGTACAGAAGCAGCAGCCACAGAAACTACTGGCTTTCGCTATATTGCCTCTGCGGATGGTTCGACTTGGACAAAAGATAATATTTATGAATATAATGGTGCATCGTGGGATGAAACAGTAATAGCTTCAGGAAATACTACTTTTGTAGAAGATTTAGGATTAGTCTACTTATTCACTGGAACTAGTTGGGTTGATACTGGTGGAGTGTTCCAAATCATAATGACTTAGATGGTCTTCAAGGAGGTTCTGGAGACGATACAGAACAGTATCACTTAACACAAGCAGCACATGACATAGCAGAAACATTCAATGTAAGTACTCCATCTAATTTTGATAAATTAGTATACGATAGCGGGTCAAGCGAATGGGTGAATGATAATCCAGACGAAATTTATCATAAATCTTCTGATGAAATATTGACAGAAACTCATGGTATTTTCTTTGTAAATGCCTCTGGAGGGGATGTCACACTGACTATAGCTGACAGTGCTCTAAATAATAACAATTCTGGAATAATGAGATTTTATAAGTCATCGAATGATGAATTTGAAGTCATTATTGTAACTTCTGGTGGGCAAAACATTGGCACTGATACATCCCAAACCATTTGGAAAATTGATGAAGGATTTTCTTGCATTAGTGATTATAATGGAGGTGTAAATTCTGGATGGAGGATTGTTCAAGATAGCAGAACATTCACAGGTCAAGTTTCTAAAATTTTCCAAGTAGCTACTCAAGGAGCCGAATACACATCTGTAGTCGATGCTATTGCTGATATTAACCTTATTGGGGATGCATCTGCTACTATTAAGTATGTTATTGATGTGGCACCCGGAATCTATACAGAAGACCCATTTGTTGTGCCTGATTATGTTTCTATAATGGGTAAAAACGATGAAGCTACATTTATAAAAACAAATGATAATACTGTAACGTTTATTGAATTAGGTCATAATTCTGTTCTTTACAACCTTAGAGTAGATGGTGACTCACCTGTTACAAATGCGGTAGTTAGCGTATATTGTACTGATGAATCTGAATTGGTTAGAGTTGTTTTTCAAAACTCAGGAACATGTGTAAAAACAGTAAGTGGATTTACAACTGTTGAGTCTTGTAAGTTTAAGGATAGTTGTAATATAGGAATTGAGGTCACTGGTGGTATTGTAGGGTCAACGAGCCTATTTTCAGAAGTTTCAGATATATTCCTCTATGCAAATGGCGGCCTTCTTGTTGCCAACAACATGTTTAGTTCCAATGCCACAACCCATTTATACGCAAATAATGGTGGAACTTTACAACCAAATTTAATTAATTGTGAATTTGGAACAAATGTGTTGAGAACTGGAACAACTGGTGTAAACACAATTACAGGCTCTAATATTCATGGCGAAAGCTCTCAAACATGGCATGTTTTGCAAGAAGCCGCATCTGGAGAGATGCATCTAACTGCAAATTTATTGTTAGCGACGAAAATTTCTATGGTAAGTCCTGAAAATATCACTATTGATTTCAATAGTGAGTTAGAAGGAGATGAAGGCCATGTGTTTTATGAAGAGCTTCAAGTAGGGGCACCAGAAAAAGGCAGAGAATCTGTATTTGGTGAGGGAGATAGTTACACTCGTGGAATGTTGGTATATACCGAAACGGCAGGCGGTGTATTTGTCGATGAATCTGAAGCCGCAGCGAGTGCTTCTGGCTCAACTTTTGAATTCACGGGTGTTGCTGCCGACAACGCAATCTATGTTTCTTCAGATTTGCAAGACGTAACAGACTACAAACAATTTTTAGGAATTAAAGCTAGTATTATTGTTGCAGCAACAGGAACGGGAGAAATAGTAACCGAATATTGGGATGGTTCAAGTTGGACGGAATTTAATAATATGTCAGCGGAAGCTGATGTCCCTTACACTCAACATGCAAATAACATATTTGAGCGTACAGGTTCAGAGCAAATTAGATTTCAAGATATATCTTTATCTTCGGCAACATGGACAAAAAATGACCCATTAACACTTGGCGACCCCAATCAGGGAACTAATAGATTTTGGGTTAGGTTCAGAATAGATTCACTGCTAATTACAGCTCCAATATTTCAGCAATTCAAAGTCCATAGCAATAGAACCGAAATTAATGCTGATGGATTTGTTGAATATATGGGAGGGGCAAGAAAAAGAATCAGCATTGAAGGAATTAATTTAGGAAACACATTTGAAATTGATGGGTTTGCTCCTAAAGACAATACTGTTGATTTCGGTCCCACAATCAATCTTAAAGTTAAGAAAAATAAATTTGAAGATACCAAACTAGACGGTTTTGGACAAGCGATTGCAGTGCCAGATGGTTTGGATACTTCTATGCCATTAAGATATGTAGTTCGATGGTCGCTAAATTCCGATGAACCGTCTGGTGATGTTGCATTGGATTTTGTATACGGACAAGCACAAGTAGGCACGATATTAGATGGCACTAATACAGAAGTTATAATCACCGACATTACCACTACTGTAGCAAATACAGCCGATGAAATTTATGAGACTGTATACTCATTCTCTATCACAAGCTCGCTGCCTGAAGACGGATTATTTATAGTTCTTAAAAGAGATGCAGATGGAGGTGCTACTGGAGATACTTATGGTGGTGATGTATATATTGTAAATACTGAGTTGCTTGGGTATTTTTGGCATTAAAATTATTTTACTATATTAAATACATGAAATACAAGTGTTCAATATATAAAGAAGAGCCGGAACACTGCCGAGATTACCCATGGAACGAGGCAAATGACCTTTTTCCTAGTTGTATTTTCTACAATGCAGAAACAGACACAATAATTACAGAAGAAACAGTCTTGGAAACAAAAACAAAAGAAGAGCTTCAAGAATACTGCATTAGTTGTGGAAAATGTTGTTTTTATTGGGAAGATGGTAAACCAGTAATTCCTTGTTCGGCATTAGAAATCACAGAAGATGTAATAAGTGAGGAAGTGATAAGAGCCGAAATAAAGTCACAAAACTTGTCAGATGGGTCATTTATACAATGGAAATATGCAGATACAAAAATGTTAGTCGGTTATTTTGATGGCTTGCATTCTTTTCGTGCGACGTTTAACCCAGCCACTTTAGAGTGGGATGCGATGCGACGAATTACGGCTGACTTTGCAAAAATGAGTGGACATAAGATTCTTGCAGAAGCGATGGTTGCATGTGAGGTTGAAGCTTATCATAGGCAAAAAAGACGCTGTTTTATAATGAGCTAGTTATCTCATCGACCATATGGCCTAGTTTTTCAACTGACATTTTAAGTGATTCATTTCGGAAAGCATTTGTCATGTTTGGGAAATCTTGGACACTTTCTTCCATGGCAAGTGTCAACATAATTACAGCATCATAAGTGGCAATCGCAATGCTTCGAATTGGCTCTTCTTTTGTTTCTATGTTAGATTTTTTTTGTATTGCCGTGTCTCTTAGCTTCTTGGATGTCTGCCTGATACTTTCAACAGATTTTTCTTTATAAGGATGGTTTTCCCAAACTCGTGTTGTGTATAGTTCTTTAGAGTATTCTCGGATTACCTTTCGAATAATACCCATCTCTTCAGATATGTGCCCTAATTCGTATCGCAAACCATTATCACCTAATGCTTTTCCAAGAGACCCTAAAATACAATGAGCAGCTTCAGCAAAACTCTGAGCACCTATTTCGTATTCTGTATTTGACTCATAACCACCTGCGTCGGGTAAGCCGCCATATGCTTGCGTGGCGATAGGACATGCTTCTTGAATTAACCAATTTTTGAAGTTCATAAAATTATATATACAGTTTGTGCTCAAAAACAAGCGAGAGTGGTGGAATTGGCAGACAATATTTTATAAAAAAAATTACACCACGCTAACTATTATATTATATGCCAATATGTAAAAAATGTAATAAAGAATTTCCAAGTAGGATAGGTAATAAAACTTATCATAAAAGAAGTTATTGTTTAAAATGTTCTCCTCCGGGTTCCGGTATGGGGTATGAAATAAGAAAGGCCACTAGAAAAAAAGAAAAAGTAAAAGGAAAAAAAGAATGCCCTATTTGCGGGAAATTTTCGACTTGGACTAAAAATAATGTTTGTTCAACATGTCGGATGATGTGGCAGAGATGGAAAACAAAAAAAAGAGCGGTAGATATGAAAGGCGGCAAATGCTGCAAGTGTGGAGAAACAGATATGCGGGTTTTAACCTTCCACCATCTTAATGTGGAGGACAAAGAATATAATATTTCCAATTTCTACTCAAGAATTTGTTGGGAGAAAATAGTTTTAGAAATAGAAAAATGTGATTTAATGTGTTTTAATTGTCATGTGAGATTACATTCCGAAATCAATAGAGCCAAGTATTCTTGCATAGAACAATACTATGCTATGACCTAATCTATCTTCACTTTCTCTCAGAAAAAGACTTTCATTTTTGGGTTTATGCCCTATAATGACAGTTCAGGCTGAATGACGGAATTGGCAGACGTGCGAGCTTTTAGGGTTTGAAAACCCATTAAAAGGTGCTCGTGTCCTTCGGGGCGTGTGGGTTCGAATCCCTCTTTGGCCAGTAAGGAAATTGTTATGTGGCGTGAAGAATACGACGAATACGATGATGATGGCTATCCTTATTATTATCATGATGGCCTTGGTTGTCGTTGTTATAAATATGACAGACCTCCTTATAATAAAAATTATAACGTGCCGTCTCATATTCATATAATGAACAAGAATGAGGCGAAAGTAATGCGTCGTCTCAAAAATGAAACTGGTTTATCTGAAGAGGGTATTCGAAAGATTAAGAAATATCGAATTATGCTTTCTGAAGCTCAAAAAGAAGGGCAAAAAGCCAAACGGACAAGGGTGCAAAAAGCTAGAGATGAAGTAATGAAATGCGTTTGTCGTAAGCTTAAATTAGCCAAAGAACATCCTGTTACACAGAAAGCATATCGTGAAGAATGGGAACGGCGGCGAAAGGAATATGATAATCGTCCTTGTTGTAATAGTAGTATTTATCTAGAATCACCAAAGGATGATAGATAAAATCCAGCCTCGTGACGGAATTGGCAGACGTTCGGGACTTAAAATCCCGTGCCCTTCGGGGCGTGTGGGTTCGAGTCCCACCGAGGCTATTTAGAAATAATCAGGCCGAGTGACGGAACTGGCAGACGTGCGGGGTTCAAATTCCCGTGTCCGAAAGGGCGTGTGGGTTCGAGTCCCACCTCGGCCAGTATAAAGGTGATTAAAATGACCTTACGAAGTGGAATAAAAATTATACATCCTTCTATAAACGCTCCTGAGTTAGAAGAGACAACTTGTATCAAGTGTGGGGAAAATTTTCTTTCAGAAGACCGACGAAGAATTAGATATTGTTCAAAATGCAGAAAGATTGTTAATTCTCCGTCACACAAATTAGGTATAGCATCAGAACATATAGATTATCGTAAAATTTTTAACCATCTGGAACCTCGCCAGATACGACAAATGAAAATAAAAAGTCGTACAATTAGGCAATATCACTCATAGACTTATGTTTGAAAAGGAATCTATGCACATGTCTCATGAACTCTGGAAGTGTTGCTACTTTATCTACACGCAATGCTTCTGGAGTGAATGGTTGTGGTTTTCCCGGCATATCAGAAGAACGTCTGATAAACCCTGTAATCACAGAAGGAACTCCCTTATTGTTAGGTCTAATTACTACCACAACAATATTACCATTAGACCCATCTAAAGGGTCTGTTTGAGCATATTCTGGTAATTCTGCCACTTGGAGTGCCCATGAATTTTTATCATCATAAACATCTTTTGCGACATCTGCTAGTTGTTCAACTTGTTTGAGAATATCGGGCCAACGGGCTAATCGACTTCTTAATTGTTCAAGTGCGTGTTGTTTGACGTAACCTTTAAAAGTCTCCATGGTCCTCCTTTAATTTATTTATTCATTATAACTAATTATTTTATAAAAGCAAGTATGGTTTTTGTTAGGCGAATATACAGTTCTTGGGATTAAACTAATGGAATTTTCTAGTAAACCCCTTGAATTGTTGGTGGAGTAAAGTAGAATAGGTGCAGAGAAACCAGTATTTTGAAAAGACACACCAAGGAAATTAGTATGATTACGTGGAGAGATTTGCTTAAATTTTCAGAGACTCTTGATGAGACAGAGAAGAAAAAAGAGATTTTGATTTCAAATCCATCAAGAAAGCTGCATTATGTTTCGTACACTTGTGATGTCCAGACAGAGACAGGTGCGTTCTCAGTAGGCACTAAATACATTAGGGCTGGGGCGAAACCAGCAGCTAGAATAAACTCTTTGTATCCCACTTGGGAAAAAATGGACGTGTTTATAGGTGAGCTTAAAGAGGAAGATTTAGACGAGCCAGTTCTTATTTCTAGTCCTAAGTCGGAACTACATGAGGCCACCTTGTGTAAGAAATCCACCAAAGGAACTGTTTTCATACAGGCAGGTAAGAAGATATACACATATTGGTCTTCACACTTCGAAGAACATAAAATATGTTTGTGTCGTGGTTTTAAGAATATATTTGAATACAAATTCTTAGAATTCAAGTCTCCAGTAGGGTTGATTACAAAAGACAAGAAATGGGTTCTTGAAAAGATTTGGCATGAATGGGAGAGTACCACCGCTGGCCCTTACACAGAATTAATGAAACAGAAGATAAAAAATCATCTTCAAAAAGCTACAGAGAGCGAAATACAGAAGTTAATGGAAGCAGACGGGACTACTGAAGAGTTTGAGAAGAAGTTTGAAGAGCCAAAAGAAGATGAATATTCATATTGGTATGAATTACATAGAAAATCTAGCCCTGTATCTTTTAGTTCAAAAGTACATTTGTATCGAGGTATAAACTGTATAGAAGAAGAATGTCTTTTAGATATGTCAACAGGCATATGGACAATTGAGGCAAATTGGTTGCCAAAGAAAAAGGTGCTTCCTCTTCCTAAGACTATTTTCCAAATTTCTTCCGGTGACGTTGATGGCCTTTTCGCCTTGATAGGAACCAAAAACTTGTTTGATTGGGATATAACCCCTAAAACAAGTAAAAAATATTGGTACATACATATTTGTCATCCTAAAGCTGAAGAAATATATTTGTGCCGAGGTGAAAAAAGTCCAGAAGAATTTATCGTAATGAAAAAGTGGTCATTGAATGCGAGTATGTGGTATAAGCTAGAAGATTGGTCAAAATGGCCAACCGACTCAAAAAGACCGTTCTGGGGCAAAGTAGAAAAAAACCTCATAGAAGTTTCTCAAGAGCAGATGTGTGAGATTTTGTTTTGCGTAGGCAAAACTGTATTAGTGGGCACTGATAAAATCAAAATAGAAGACATGTTAAGCGATAAAAAATTAGTGCCGCCCGAATACAAATATTGGTATCTTCATATTAAGAATGAAGATAAAAAAACAGAGGCAATATATGTGTATCGTGGTTTAAAAAAGCTAGAAACATTTAAGAAGATTAGTTTACTAGGTGATACATGGAAACTACAAAACTTCAATTGGACTCATGTAATGCCATGGGGTTCAAAAAGGCCAATGGACCCCTCAGACGTGACTAAAAATGTTATAGAAATTGACAAAATAGAAGCAGAAAAATTGTTGTCTATTGATAGCAAACCAAAAACGTTTGACTGCAATACACATGTTACTCGTTATCAGGTATGGAATAAAAAAAAAGATGACCTGAATGGTAAAGGATACAAGTATCAAAATGCGAAAGGCGACGATACAAAGGACGATGATAAAAATTACAAGTATTGTTGTTGGGCAGAACAAACCACCAATGGGTTGATGATTGATAGGCGTATATGTTTGAAGCGTAGTTTTGGTGACGAAAGCTCTTACAAAATAATGACGATAAATCAGAGGGGTGTTTTATCAACATGGAAATGCAGTGGAGCTTGGAGAGATTGCATGGGGTTTAGTTTGGCTCACCTTGTTGGCAAAGATGTAATATCTAAGCAAATCTCTAAATATTACGCAAACCAAATTTTGAATTTGGTTGGCAAAACAAACTTGTATTGTGTTAGGAATGTAGTTAATTGGGAAAAAGATGCTGAAATAATATGCTGAAATAATACTGGCAATATTCTCTCTTTTTAGTTAGTATGTACATGAGGAAGAGATATGTATTTTATAGGTGACATTCACGGTGCTTTTAATTGGTACTTAGCTAAAGGAATCAAAGCTGCTAGTAGCTCTATTCAGCTTGGCGACTTTGGTTGGGGATTTCCTCCAGAAAAAAATAAGCGAGGGAAAGTTCTAGCCGAATCTTTAATGAGTAAAGATTTAGAGTCTATCCCCGCTATGCCGCAACATAAATTTTTATGTGGTAATCACGATGATAGGAAGTTTGTCGCAAATCATCCCAACTACATAGGAGATTGTGGGTATGATAAAAATTCAGAAATATTCTATATTAGTGGTGCTTTTTCAATTGATTTTGAGTGGAGAACGATTGGTATAGATATGTGGGAGTATGAAGAGCTTGATTATAAAGTCCTTCTTGAAATGATTGAAATGTTTGCAGACATCAAGCCCCGAATTGTGGTCTCTCATAGTTGTCCTGCTGCTGCTCAATTTGCTATGTTCCCACATACCACAAAAAGGCACTGGCATCCTCGAACTCAATTTGCCATGGATGAAGCTTTTGATAAATGGCAACCAGAGCGATGGTATTTCGGACATTACCACTTCAGTAAACATGTCGATATTGGTAAAACGAGGTTTCAGTGTGTTGGAATCAATCAAAGAGTAGAGTTAAAAGGTGTAGATTGGTAATAAATTAATTGCTTAGAAAAAGGTGTCACAATTTGTGGCACCTTTTTCTATATTATAGTAACATGTTTATTCCAGATAAATTTCACTTCATATACCTTAATGAAGGAGCGGGAGCAAAACCGTTTAGTCTAGTTCATTATGTTTCTATTAAATCAGCAATAGAGGTCAACAATCCTGATTCTGTAACCTTATATTATTCTAAAGAGCCTGATTCTTTCTGGTGGGATAAAATCAAAGGTCAAGTAAATTTAGAAAAAGTAGTACCGCCTAATAGTGTTTTTGGTAGACCAATAACTCATGTGGCTCACAAAGCTGATGTATTAAGACTTGAAAAACTAATTAAGCATGGGGGGATTTATTTAGATATAGATATAGTTTGTTTAAAACCATTTAAAGATTTATTGAATAACAAAGTAGTTCTTGGTAGAGAAAAAAAGCAACAGATTTGTAATGGCGTCATTATGGCCAAAAAAAACTCCGCATTTCTTAAGGAATGGTATCAACTTTACAGGAGTTTTGATGACACACAATGGTCAACACATTCAGGTTATCTTTCAACTCGATTAGCTCAATTCAACCCCTCAGTACGGTTAGAACCACCAGAGTCATTCTTTATTCCAAGTTATCGTAGACTTCCTGCCTTATTCAAAAGAAATCAAAACTTTCCACAAGCATACTGTTATCATCTATGGGAAAAATTGTCTTGGAATTTCATAAAACAATTAACAGTCTCAAAGATTAGAAAAGAAGATACAACATTTAATGTGGTGGCAAGAAAATATTTATCTGATATAGTAATTCCACCATCGGAGGATAAGTCTAAGCATAAACATAAAGTAATATGGAGAAAATATCCTATATTTATACATACGCCGAAAACAGCAGGCACTTCTATGGCGAAGATTTTGAAGAATAATAAGATTCGTCATTTCTGGCACAAGCCTGCTAAAGAATTATTAAGAGGCAATCCTTTTTCTTTCGCATTCGTAAGAAATCCTTACGATAGATTTGTAAGTGCTTATCAATTTGTAAAAGATGGAATAGTTGACCCTGTACAGAATAAAAGTGTTTTTAAAATCATAAAGAAATGTGGTGATTTTGAAACGTTCTGTATGGATTTTAAAAATTATCCAGTTTGTACAAACCATGTAATTTTTGAACCACAATACAAATTCCTATGTGATAAAGAAAAAATTATAGTTGATTTTATAGGCCGATATGAGAATCTACATGAAGATTGGTTTAAGTTGCTTAAAAAGCTTAAAATAAAAGATACTCCACTTCCTATGTTAAGAAAGAGTAAAAGAACCTCAGATTATATGTCGTACTATACAGAAGATGCCAAACAAGCTATAGGTGAATATTATAAAAAGGATTTCGAAATATTTGGATATTAAAATAATACATCTTCTTTCGTATCCTAAAGAGGAAAGAGAAATTAATTCTATTTCCTCAATAAGTAAATTGGATATTCCTTATACTCAACACGTAAACACTGTGTTCACAGGTAAACCTCCTGAGAGTAAATGGCCGTGTGAAAATTCCATAAGGGAGACATCATACGGATGTTACGATTCTCATAAAAAAGCTCTTGGTGAATTTAATACAGATTATCTTTTAGTCTGTGAGTGTGATTGTATTATCTCAATTCCTCCTAGCCAATTTCTTGAAATATTACCATTTTATATCAAAGATATGGAAGAGAATAATATTGCTTGTTTAGGGATTGGCTCTTTTTGTAATACGATAAAAAAAGAAACTAAAGAATTGTATATTTGTGAGAAAATGGCCTGTACTCAATGTTTGCTATACTCGTCTGAATATAAAGAAATGATAAACCAAGATGAAGATTGGCAACCATATGACAGTTGGTTGAGTCGAATTTTAGGAGAAAAAGGAAAATTAGCTGTTGTAAAACAACGTACAACGCATCAACATATTGGTCGTTCATTGATAGATGGATTAGATAAAAGAATGGCGAAAAGAGTAGATTCTAATGGCACAGAAGATATATTTACCATATGGTCAGATGGCATGATATACAATGCTACTTTTTAAGTTTCATTTATTGTATTGTAATGGGCAGTTTTTTTGATTGGTAAAAAGGAATGGGAGGTGTTCTACGGTATTCAAACCTATTCTGTTGGCTTTTTCTTACACACATATCAAATAACTCCAAGTCGATATCTTGTAAGACAGCACAATATTTTTTTGTTCCCTTTGGGCATTTATCTAAAGGAAGTGGAGAAACGATACCACATGGCTTATGTTGACAAAATCCACTACCAAACATGAAGGTGGGAATTTTATATTTATGAGCGATATATTTAGGAGGAAGAGTGGACATAATACCTACAGAAGGAATTCTAAATGCTTCTCCAAGATGTACTCCAGCAGAATCAGGAGACACAATAAATTCTGCATTAAACGCTAAAGAGAATACGTCTATTGCTTCTGTTTTTCCAGAAAGATTTTTTACCCCTTCTATTTCTTCCAGTCTATCTAAACAATTATAACGTCCGTAAACATAAACCTTTACACCATATTGTTTTAATATATGTTTAATTAATTTTATGTTTGTTTTAGGAGGAAGATTTTTGCAATTCCCACTTGAATGCCACTGTAGTAGGACATATTTATCGTTTTTATCTATACCAAGTCTTTCGTAATAATCTTTATTTGGATATAATATTTCTTCATTTGTGAAAGCCCCAAAATCAGGAAGACCTTCATATTCCATACCCACAGTATTATACAGACGTTGTATAATACTTTGATTATCTACCCATGACCTATCCGCTCTGTCTTTTTCCGTCCAAAAAAACATAGCAGGTATTTTGTGTGTAAATGTGTCAAATTCTTCTTTTGTGATATATGGTTCTCTAAGATTTATACTTGAAGGAAGAAAATTAGAATAGAATTTATTTATAGGAGGAGTAGAACACACATCTAATCTACATCTCATTCTACTTTTAATCCTATATATATCTCTTAAATAAGTGATAAGCCAGATTGAATCACCCATGCCAAGAGTGGCATCGCCTTGCATCATATACACAGCCGATTCTTCTGGGCTTATACGGTTTCCGCTGTATACTTCGATATCATAATCAGGAGCTACTTCACTAACTGCGTTTTGGGGTAATGAGCGAGGCTTACCCCAAGTTACGTATTTTTTTTTGTCTTGTTTTCTTGTCCATGTCCAAAACATAAATTACTTTGCTTTCTTTTTAGAAGTTTTCTTTTTGGGAGTTTTCTTTTTATTTTCTAAGACATTATCGCTTATACACTTCTCTTTTGCAACAGATTCCTCTATACTATTAGAAAGTTCATCAATAATTTCGTTCTCAATTTCATTTTCATCAGGTCGTGTTGGTGCATCCGCTGTGAAAGAACGTGCAGTAAATGAAATTTCTGGATAGTAAGCTTCGTAATACCATTTATTTCGATTCACAATGGAGGTTATAATGCGTGGAGAAAGTTTTCTGAGTTCTGGCTTCTCCAATTTAGATTTGATTTTATGCATGTACTTCATACGATAGAATGAGTCGGCTTCTGGAATCGTTGTTTGTTCAATGTTATCAAAGTCTATCTTTTGAGTTTTAACTCCTATCCATGTGAACAACTCATCCATAGTTTTTTGCGGGTCGCTTAGGAAATCTTCATATCTCCAAAAATATATGTTTCGCATTATATCAGGAATATCACCAAGATTATAAATGGCCTTTAATGGACCACCTATAACTCCATTATCATCAAACATTGCCCCAGCCCTCTTATCTACTATATGCTGTTCACAATGGTCTGGGAAATCTAGAAGAAGTGTTTCTTTATGTCTTTTTTCTATACTAGAAAATACACCTCTTAAATCTCTGAGACATACTATCATTTTAAAATTAGGATAAAGGTGTTGTAATGTGGGAGCACTATGACACCATCCTCTATTTTTATCTATAGTAATAGGAGTATTTGTATCTGAAGACCATTCTCCCATAAACGCTTTAAGAGACCGCTTTAGACGTTTGTAGACAACTTCAAAATTAGAATCTAATTGGGTTAAAAGAAAAGGGTCATCACTCCAAATTCTTCTTAGTTGATTAATTAATCCACATAAAGGAGAAGATGGAGTAGATGAAATTTCCGAATGTTTATCCAGTAAATTGCAAAGTAGTGTTGAGCCGCTTCGTGGAAGGCCCGATAAATATATTATTTCTTTCATAAAAAAAACCTCATTGTAATTTAGTTACTAATGAGGTTTTTTTATTATCTTTTTATTTTTAAGAGACACTCATTACGATTCCATTGACTACTGTGATGGAGGTAACCGCTCCGTTGAAATAACCATACCCACTTGTGCCAGACGCCGCAAAGAAGGTCGCAGCTACAGTTCCATTGTTAGTAGCATCGACGGTTCCTCCATAGGATTGCATAATCATATTTCCTTGTGCCGCTATACTTCCAGCAGACGTACCATAAGCCATGAAAACGGTGCCCGCCCCGACATCGCAATTACCGTATTGTGAATAAAAACCGCCAGCAGTAAAATCACTGTTACATGAACCATAGGACATAGTCATACTACCATTAGCAGTAAAATCACCGGATGATGAACCTTGGCCCATATAAACCGAGCTTGCATATGCATAACCCGCATACATCGAGCCGCAAGTGAACACGTTATTGCATGAACCATCGCTCATATACACAGTGCCAGAGTTACAATATATATTGTTGGTAGCATAGATGTCGGCCCCAGTTATCGCACCGTAAGCCGAAAAACTGGTCCCCGCTGCGTTAGCGTAAATTGTGCCTTCAGTATACATAATTCCATCAGCACGAACATCTTGGCATTGTAACGTACCTAACCCAGCACCAACCCCGTATTCGCCAAGTTGTAAGGAATTAGACGAGTTGTTTACACCTTGACCAATTTGCCAACAGTTAGCTTGAGCAGCAGTCGCACCATCACCAAAAGCAAAAGAATTAGCCCCCACTGCTGTTGTGTTACCTCCTAGAGCAAAAGAAGCGTTCCCTAATGCTGTAGCTGAGCTTCCTTGAGCAAAAGACGGTCCCCCTGATGCTGTAGTTGAGCTTCCTTGAGCAAAAGAACTTGGCCCTGATGCTGTAACGCTGCTTCCTTGAGCAAAAGAGCCAATGACTCCCGAAGCAGTAACAGCACTTCCTTGAGCGAAGGACTGAGTATCGGCACTGTTTTCACTTGCAATTTTGTCTAACGTAACAAAATCAATATTATTTTCTACATACGCATTATCAGGCATATTTCCCTCACTTATTTATTTAACTAACTACTGAGAGTATGTATGCCGCCAAGAGGAAAATCTTTATAAGAGTATATTAGAAAACCTCATGATAATTGCTTATCATGAGGTTTTCTAGTTGTTGTTGTTGTTTTTTTTTTATTTATTCAACTTCTTCCATAGGCAGCACAACTGCTTCTGTAGCTGTTGCTTCTATGAAAGCAACGGCTCTAAGATATAAAGCCTGCATTTCTGCTGCTGCTGGTGTTCCCAAAGCTGCTATTAGCTCAGGTTTGCCATAGGTAGAAACAGTAGTTCTTACCTGTTGCAGATAATTTTGCATATTTCGTACCATCCTATTTGACGCTTTAATGAGACGATTTGCTCCTACAACACCAGCTTCTTCGGTGCCTATTTCAAAATCTAATAAAACATTTCCTTGGTCTGCCATAATTTTCTCTCCTATATTATTCGCTTAAAATAATAACTACTTTATATATGGATTATCATTATTTTTTTTTAAATCTTCTTTTATTATATGTAAATTGAGTTGTATTTAAGAAGATATTGGTGTATATAAAGATAACAGTCAAGATGCTCAGCCGTGTAATAAATAAAGCGTTTTCTTTTAGAAGACCAAAAGAGGCCCAACACGAACGGGCATGGGTGACTGAAAATTAAAACGGGCCTCTTATGCAGCAGATGAGTTAAATCCTTATCTGCTGCACTTTTTAAGCTACTTGGGTTTTTTCTGGGTTTCCAAAAAACCCAATATCCCAATAAATAGCATGAAGAATATCTAGAAGGGTGAAATCTTTAAAGCAATCAATAAATACTTTAGAGTTTTTAGCGAATTTAATAGAGAATTGATGATTTACAATAATGGGGATATGAACTAATTCATTCATAGGTGTCATTGTAACACTGTGTTGTTCTGTGTTGGGTATTTCCGTCGAGGAGACCTCTCCTACACCGAAAAATTTACTTAAGATATAGAATTTTTTATTATCAAGTTCTCCCTGTGAACTTACTTGTAGATATTCGATATCAGTAGAAAGTTTTTTAGGTCTTATTTTGGCTGCTTTATGAAAAGCTGAAATATCGCAAGATGAATATTTACTCATGAAATCTTTTAGTATTTCATTACTGTTGACAAATCTGAAGATATCTCCCAGAGTGGTGCCTCCAATAATTTTACATTTGGACATCAGGCACTTAATCACATCGTCAGATGGAACCATATGGTATTTTTCATCTATAAAACCATTTCTTGTAAGATAGCCACAAGAAAAATCAGATTTAGCGTCGGCAAACAAAATATCAATAATTTCAAGGAGGGTCCATCTCATAGAAGCAGGAAGTGGAGTTTTATCTTTGTTTTTTATTTTTATTTCATTTTTTAATATAAGTGGTTTATCTGTTAGGTCTTTTGAAGTGGAGGAAGCGGGGCTTATATTAAGATTGTCATGTTTTAAAGTTATATTTCTTGAAATAAGAATAGGTGGTAAAATAAACAGATGGTGTGGGTAGCAGGCTTCTACAAAACACTTAAGAGAATCATTTTTTGAAATGATTCTCAATAAGTCTTCCCATGTTACCCCACTGTCAATCGTACAAGATGCACGAAGATAGGGCCACACATCTTCTATTTTTGTTCGTAAAAAGCTATTAGTTCCTTGAATCGGTTTCTTACAACGAATATCTGTCTTTGTTATTTCAATGTGATTCATAGTATTCCAGTAAGCGGGATTCTGTTTTATGACTGCATTTATCTCACCTTACGGTGGCGGCTCATGCCGCTGCCACTACCCGACCATTATAGTGCTGCTCACCCACTAGGTCTGTACGTGTTGCATTCTCGGTGGTGCAAATGGACATAAGCCCTCCCACCTTAAGCAGAAATGTCCTGACTTTCCTCTGTTTTAAAAATCAAAACAGCGCAGTCTCAGAACACTATAAATCACATTCTAATTTCTTTAACAATATCAGTAACTATTTTGCCATCAGCTTTTTTGCCAGTACTTTTTAGAGCCTTCATAGCAAGTCCTGTTGCTTGACCATCTGAGCGGCAATCTTTTATATCTGTCATATGTGGATAAAGAAAGTGTATTATTTCTTCTTTTTCCATCATAGCTGGAAGGAAGGTAGTGAGAATTTCATTTTCTCTTTTTATAGCGTCTAGTTTCTCTTGAGCATGAGTATGTTCGATATTAGCTTCATTTAAAACGATTATTTTCCGAATAATTCTTTGTTCGTCTTCTTCGGAAATCCCATTTTTAGCCCTACTCTGAGCCGCCTGTATTTCACTGGCTGCATATTTCAGGACATCCCTAGCAAACGTATCTCCCGACTTCATTGCTTGGGTAATTTGTTCTCGTATTGTATTAGATAAACTCATGCCTTCTTCCTCGGTCTTTTTGGTTTTTTATGTTTTTTCTTAATGACCTTCTTCAAGGTTTTTCGTCTTGCGGGGTTACTTGGGATTGGTGGCCCTTTTTCGGGGTCAAAAGAATATCCCATCGAACTCGGTTTCTTTTTCTTAATCTTAACTATAGGTTTGTCCTCACGAACAGTACCCGCTGGATACCACGGCGGTGATTCATCAAGCGACATTTCAGTGGAGACATATAAATTTTTTGAGTTTTTTGAGTGTTGTTTTGCGTATGCACTAATGCCAACATTGACACCACTTCCTGCCGTATCAATACTGCCAACCGAAACGCCGCCATGTGTTTTCAACTCTGATACTTCAGGTTCTTTCTTCTTTTTCTTAGATTCGCTATTTTTGTTGACCCATCCATCTTCTGTGAAGTCTAACGTGCCGTTTTTGAAACCTTCAAGCTCTTTTTTGTTTAAATTTCTTCCACAGCAACATGTAGTCAGTTCTTCTTTTGGTAATCCACATTGAGTACAAACCGTTTCTATTTCTTTAGAACAAACTCGACAATGTTCTTTACCACAAGAGCATTTAAGAAAATTATGCTCACGATTATTCCTTCCTAATGGTGATTTATACTTCCATCTACCGGGGGCAGAGTTATAGCTATATTGCGGTTCAACACCTTCACTTACTGCTGGTGCGGCACTTATTCTTCCTGTTTGTATCTTAGCCATGTGTGATAGTATACCTGTTTCTAGGGGAAATTTCTTGGGAAAACCTACAGTTTTCTCAATTTTTTTTCGAGAGAACTGATTTCATTCCAGTTCGATTTTTGAATTCGGATATTTTTTCCCAGAGTTTAGGAATCCCTAAAACTTGAATATAGGTAAATTCCGGCATTCCGCTTCTCTGAGCGATAAATCCTATTGTGGGGTCCATAACATAAACCTTACCTTTAAGATTCAACTCTACCCACGCATGAAATCTTTTAGATTTGTTATGGGTTATACCAAAAACAACATTCGCATTATACCCATTTTGACGTAATAAATAAAGCAAAAGTAGAGAAATGTCTTCACAATCTCCTTTTTTTATTCTCAATGTCTTTTCTGGGGCTTGCCATTCGTCTTTTTTAAAGTCTTCTTTTTCATATTTAATCTCCGTACATTCTTGGAATATATTCAAGACAGACCTAGGCGGCGTATATAAAAATGTTAAGAAAAGAGTCGCTAAAAGACTAATTATTATGAATCTCCCCATACAAATATATACTTGCTATTTTACAGTAAATAATTTATAATATACGACATGGTAGTACATTGCAAAAAAAGTAAATATGATGTGTATATTGGTCGGCCTTCAAAGTGGGGCAATCCATTTAATATTGGTGAAGACGGCACAAGAGATGAAGTTTGTGATAAGTTTGAGGAATGGTTTCTCAAACAACCAGAATTAGTTGAAGAATGTAAAAAAGAATTACGTGGAAAAACTCTCGGTTGTTGGTGTGCCCCATTGCGATGCCATGGAGATTTTCTTTCTAAAATAGCTAATGATGATTCAGAAAATAAACAATTTAGTATATAATAACTTGTGAAAAAAGCTTTTATAAAAACTCAAAACACCTATTCATGGTTAACCACTAATAGTGATGAAGTAAGTACTGTCCTTTGGAAAGCATTACGATTCAGAGCTAAGAACTATTTCCATAGTAGATTGTACAAACAAAGAATCTGGGATGGCTACACTGAATTCTATAAGAAAATTAGTGGTAGATTTCTTACAGGTTTACTTCCAGAAGTAAAAGCAGCGTTAAGATATTTGAATGTTTCATATCAAATTTCAGATGAGCGAAACACCATATCTCTATTACACAATGAAATAGATAAAAACTTTTTAAGTAATTTTGAGAAGGGTGGACGCCCCATTGAGCTTGAAGATTACCAAGTAGATTATACCAATCAAATTCTTAAACATAAACGTGGAATCATATTAGCACCAACTGCTAGTGGAAAGACTCTGGTGATGATGTGTATTCTTAAGTGCCTTAATGAAAAAACTCCTGCTTTGGTTTTGACCAATAGAAAAGGTCTCGCTCAACAAAACTATGAAGAAATGCAAGAGCTTGGAATCAAACGGGCTGGTGTATTACATTCAGACTGTAAAGAGCCAAATATTATTACGTGTGCCACATGGCAATCATTACACAGATTAGAGAAGTTACTTCCTCATATACGAGTTGTTATTGTAGATGAAATCCATGAGATGATGTCAGATGGTCCTAAAAAGTTTTACAATAAGCTCAAAGGAACATGTGTGAGAGTAGCTGTTAGTGCAACTCCGTTTAAATTCGGTGGAAAAGATAAACCACAAAAATATTCCGTAAAGGGCTATTTTGGTCCCATTATGAAAACTAAATCAGCCTCGGCTGAAAAGGGCGTCTTAACTACAAAGAAATTGCAAGAACACGGAAGGCTATCAAAAACAAAATGCACCTTCTTCCCAGTTACAGAACCTCAATTGCCATATGCGATTTATTTGGATGCGGTTGAAAAGGGCATTTCCCAGAATTTATCTTTCAATAATATGGTCGCTAAACTTGCAAAAAGTTTAAAAGGAAGAACTCTTGTAATAGTTGAGCGATTGGCCCATGGCGATTTGTTACATAATCTTCTACCTAATTCCTTATGGGTTCAAGGAAAAGATGATTTAAAAACCAGAAAGATAGTTGTTGATAGATTGCAAGAATTTCAAAATGATGTTGTTGCAATTGCTACTCAAGGAATCTTTAACACTGGTCTTAATGTTAAAGCTCACAATCTTATTAATGCCGCAGGTGGTCAGGCTGAACACGTTATTATCCAACGCTTTGGTAGAGGGTTGAGAACTGCTGACGATAAGGACTATTTAGACTATTATGATTTTGTTTTTAAAATTAATGATTACTTAGAAGAACACAGTAAAAACAGGATTAAAATTCTCAAGAAGGAAGGTCACGAAATAAACATAAAAGATTCGTTTATGCTCTAAGGCACCATTTCTAAGTTTCCATGCCTAAATACTGTAATGGCGGTTGAATTCAAAATATGGTTAGAGAATAGTGACGTTGTTTCTTTTCTAGAAGGAATCAAGCGTTCTGTGTTAAGTTCTCTTAAAGCAGAAGATGGTAAAGTATCATTTAGTTTTCCTTCTTTTGAGTCACAACCATTAACTCTCGCTGCCCATCGTAAATTAAAAGGAAACATTCTTTCTGAAGGATACGGGCAACAAGGCAAATATGGCAAAGGAACTTTAGCTTTTAAAGCTGTTCAAAATCAAGTATTTCCAGATTTAAATCAACAACAAGCTGATGTGTTCCAAAAAAGAATGCAACGTGGTCCCAAGGAAGTTGGAAAAGAAATGGGCCTTATGTTTGAGTTAGAAGTTTATTTATACTTACTCGAAGTAGCTAACCTCCAACCTAGAGGGGAAAGAGGTCCGGGTTGGGTAAGAACACAAAATATAGTTCAATACGAAACAATAAAAAAGAAAACAAGTAAAACTCTTGCTGACCAACTTGTGATGCTAGTAAGGTATCACGCTAAAGAATTAGCCACAAGTATGCTTAAACGCACACAACAGATGCTTAAGGATTGTAAGGTAAGTTATATTGTGTTTAGTGGCGGTGAGTTCTTTAAAACACATGGAACGCATAGACAAACTGCTGATATGGTTTTAGGATGCAGTGAAAAAAGTGTGGGTCACTCTCTCAAATTCACAAGTGAAACAATGCCAACAATCGCTAATCTGTGGAATAAACAATCTTTCATTATGTTTGGTGGAAAAAAGATAGCCACGTTTTCAGACGAATTAGGGAAATATGAAGAAGGCAGTAAAGAAGAATCAAAATTTGTATTAGATAATCTGGAAGAATTAATTAAGGATTTAGTTAATAAACCAGTTAAGTTAAATTATGTAATTAACAAACTTCTTCTTGGTGCCGAGGAAACAGGAGAAATTTCCAATACTGTTCCTGCATTTAGAAATTATATTAAAGGAAGAGGTGAAGCTGGTTTCGCCCCTGCAATTAGAAAAAACTTTAGAGTTTCTTATCAAGATGGTAACAAAATTCTCATTAAGCCAAATTCTGAAATTGGAGTAAGAAGAACAAAAAGTTATATAAACATATACATAACAGCACCCGACTCAAACACTCCTACCATAATCAAAGTTGAAGCAAAAAGAGGGCAAATTATAGTAAAAATGAGCGGGTTGATTTAAACCCGCTCATTTTTACTTTTTCCTTTCCAAAATCTCTTCTGGAGTAAGATTAGGTTGCCATTGTCTGATTTTTTTTCTGAGAACTGACAGAGGGACACCATGTTCGTTGCCACTAACTCCATACTTATCAGCCATACCTTGATGATGCCCAGCTAAGAACCTTGCAAAATCTTCTAATTGTGTTCCATATTGTCCTTTATCAGACAACATATGAGCATGGTCTTGCCACCAAGGAGAAGTTGGTTCTTGTATGTAAGTCACATATCCAGCTTTTTGAGCAGCAATAACGTAATTTTCCATTTCCCATGCTTGGACATTAGTGTTGTCAATAATGATAGGATGGACATTTTCAGATAGAGCCTTTTTAAATCTCCTGAAGTTCCAATCATGAGCGGCCCGTAATTTATCTCCACTCCAATTTTCTCTATAAGTTTCTGGCTCTAATTCTGCATAGTATGCTTCGTCAATTTCTTCACCACGTTCAAGTTTATCTTGTTTTTCTTTGATAATCTCTAATATGAAAAAATCATCCGAGCCAAAGATATGACTTGCAGGGTCTAAATTTTCTCCGTATTGTTTTAAAACTTCTTTAGCGGTATAACTTTTACCACTTCCTGAAATACCTCTCATGATAACACAGGTTTTTTGTTCTTTACGGTCTACGTAATTTACGAATCTCATTCCATCACTCATTTGTATACCACCTTTGAAAACCATATAGGTTCTTCATCCACAATCCAAGTCATTCCGCAATTTTTCATGCCGCTAATGAATGCACTGCTATGTTTTGCTACTTCTTCTGAAAAATCTTCATTGTTAGATTCTAATATTTTACTAGCTTTTTCACATTCTTTCTTTATTTCCTCACGGGTATTTCCGATTGCAAGTTTAGAAAACATTACAGACGGAGCACCGTGTGTGACTAATACGTATTTATCATGTCCAGATTTTTTTAGGTCCAGAAGTAGTTCAAGAGAACGGTCTATCCAAACATCAATAGACTCTGGATTAAATTTTCTACTGTCATCGTCTAACCAATCATTAGGCCAACCAATATTCTGAAAAAGTAAAGACCTATTTGGAATATCAATTATTTCAGGGTTATGAAATCTATACTCACCCAATCTGTCATCTACATGAAATTCAGTCTCCAATATTTCAGACAAAACAGATGCGGTCTGTAGAGTTCTATTATAGGGGCTAACAAGCCCTTTGTAATCCTCAAATTTAAAATTTTCGTACAACCAAGTAGCTGTTCTACAAACTTGAGTCATCCCTGCATCTGTCAAGGTGCTATCTAAGTTATAAGTAACCCCCATATTACGACGACTTTCTGCATGTCTAATTATCAATAATTCCATACTGTTATTTTACAATAAAAGGCAATAAATTTCCAATGATTTATACGAAACGTAAAGGTAATGGTAGTTTTTTCCCATATGGCATAAAAATGGCATCTATTACATGGGTGGGTGATAATGTTTTAATTAAACTATTAAAATCTATTTCGGTCCAAACACATCCGCCTTTAAATGTACGAGCATAATAAATGACTTCATAACCAAATGACATGATTTGATATAAAGTTCTTTTGATGTTTTCACCCGTATTGGTGCGACATGCATTACAATTTAATTCGATAAATAGAATTGGGCATTCATCAAAAATTTTCATACCACCTCTTAAGACGAATTTTTCCACACCTTCTACATCCATTTTTACAACATCTATATGAGGAAGTTTTAGGTTGTCTAGCTTTTTTACTTCGATATCGGTTTTTATAGCATCAGATTCATGATGATTAACAGTAGTAAAATGGCTTTGTCCGGGGTGTGAGGGAAGATGACAAAATACTCTAGTTTCATCTTGGTCCCACAAACCTATGTTGTGACAAGTGATGTTATCACATTTATTTAATTCAATAGTTTTCAATAAATGTTTAAAGTTTTCTTTACTGGGTTCGATTGCAATAACTTCTTTGGCTAATTTAGATGCGAATACACTGTGTATTCCAACATTAGCTCCGATATCTAAAAACACATCATCTGAACTAAGAATTTTTTCTAAAGCACCTTGGACATGAGGTTCCCACTGCTGGTGCATGTCTAATGCTTGTTCTATATAACCGTCATTTTCGTCAAATCCTGAGATAGAAAGACAATCCACACCCATTCTTTCTCTTAATTTTTTTGGGATTTGTAGTTTCCTAATCATGTAAATAAAAGAGTAAATTTAAGAAAAAACAACTATTTTTTAACCCATTTTATGATATAATACATGTTATGAAAGTATTATCATTAATATTAACTATTTTAAGTCTTTGTTCAGTATTAAATGCTGATGTGGTTTCAAACACCCATTTTCGACCTAGAAAAGAATATGTTGTTCCATGGCAAGCAGACGGAAATACAGAGATAAATTATAATTTAGATTCACCACTCCATGTGCAAATTTCACCCACACACACATACAAGAGATTCGATTTGATATCTATTTTGCCAGATGAATATTATGGCATATCAGAATTATATACTTTGAGTTTTTATGAAGATATGGATTTAGGGATAGAAAATGGGTTAAGTGCCAATTGGTATAGAATAAGATTTAAAGCGTATTATACTGAAAGCCCGGAATATGAGAATATTCCAGAACCATCTACTTTGATTCTGCTTTCCGTTTTAGGTTTTATTTTTATTAAAATATAAGGGAAGACAATAAATATGTTGACATGAAAACATTTACAAAATTTATATTAGAACAAGACGAGCAAATTGCTATTGATGAATTCCCGTTTGAACTGGAAGATATTATATCTTGTGAAACACAGCATTTAGGCCCATGTACTACTCCAGAAGCAATTGCCCATATAAAACTGGCACAAAAGACAGCTAAAATTTTAGGAGTTGTCAAAGCTTTTGGATACGGTAGTGATTTTAAAAAATCTACTCCTGATGATTTCATTTATGAGGTGACAGTGGAATATATGGAAAAGGCTCTTGACGAAATTCCAAATTCAAGATTAATACAAAGACCATATTTTGCCAATCCGGGTGAGCGTACTTATAAAAACAGAATGTTAATTGGTGTTAATCAAGAAGGTAAATCCTCAGTGTTTATGAATTAAACTTTGCTTCTGCCAATTATTTCTACTTGAGAGGGATTAAAGACAAAACCATCGAAGTGGTCCCCTCTAGGAAGAATCGCTCCATCATAACCTTGTTGTTCAAGTTGGTCGAGTACAAGTTGATTATATTCTTTCCAACCAGCAGGATTTTGTAAATTAACTTTTAGTTCAAGAATATATCCTGACCCTTGTGCCCCTGCTTCTCCAGATTCAATAGATGTTTTATCAGATGTAAACCAAATTAAACCTTGAGTTGCTTTTTTTAAATTAAATGTCTTAAACCTTTTATCTGTACCGTGATATACGGTCTGTGTGATGACAGATGATTCAAGGTATTGTTTGAACTCCATGTTTAAATACCATTAATTCCACTTAAAGCATCGGCTAATTCTTTAATCTCAATGCCGTTCTTAATTCTATCGTGTATCTCTGGGTCAGCAGCAGAATTCACTGGTCCCCATTGAAGTAAATCCCCTATTAATTCAGGCGTAAATTCATTTGTATTCATAGATAGAAGTTGCTCATCATCGTCAATTCCCGTCTTTGATTTCAAAAATTCTAGCAGCCCAGTCTGTATTGCAGCCTGCTCTGAATTACCCTGTTCTAACCATGTCTTAAATTTCATCATAACAATTCTATTTAGTGAGCCTAAATAAGATAATGAATAAAAGTTTTAAATCTTGGATATTCAATGAGAAAGCTGATATATTTGGTTTTGATAAGAAAATAGAACCAATCAAATGGAAAAAGCTTCAAGACCCCTCTGACAACTTACGAGTAGACGAGGTTCTCAAAGAAATCACAAAAAGTGATTTAGGAATAAAGTGTGGTCGTCAACTATGGTCTAACATTGTTGAATGGGGTTATTTTACAGGTGCTATCAAAGTAGAATCTCATCCTGCTTCCTTTTCTTTAGAAGTAAAAAGAAAAGTTGAAGATTTAGAAGGTAAAACTGTATGGGTCACTAAGCGAGTTGTGTCTATTCTTGAAACTAAAAAAGGACAAGAAGCAGAAATAGCAAGCGGGATGATAGATGAATGCCGAAAAATTGATGAAGAAATGGTTGATATGCCATCAAGAGATTTCACCAAAATTGAAAATCTAGTATCAAAGATATCCTATCATATGAGGCTTAAAGCCCAAGAAAAGTTCATCTTCAAAGGTGTAAAGAAGATGAAAGAAAATAGTTATATAACAAATTGGCAAATGGCTGGAATGGGTGTAGAAGCACCATCCCAAAGAAGAGTAGAACAATTCACATTAAATACGACATATTATCCTGAAAGGGGTGTGATTCGATGTTGGGCCTCTGATATAGGTTCAGAATCAGGTGGTGACTTTGCGTGGAAAATACGACCAAGTGAATGGGATTTATATTTTGTTCCAACACAGTCTATTGATGAAATTGTTAAAGCAAATGTAGTAATGTTCGAGATGTATTAAGAGAGGAAACTATGGCAACAGCTAAAAAAGCAGCACATGATATGGTAAAAGCATTAACTACTGTTTTTAAAAAGTATCCTCTTGCAACTAGAAAAAGAGCTTGGCATGGGTTAATGACAGATAAAGGTCATAAGACAATGGAAGATTTACTACTTCATCCTAATAAACCATTAAATAGAATAAAATCATTCTCATTCAAAGAATGGGTAGAAAATAATTAGCCACCCCAACCACGGGTTGAACCCCTCCGAATTTTGTGGCCAAAGCCTGCAAATTCTTTATCAAGTTCGTGTAATCTTTTTAAATATGCTTTTTCTTCTTTTAATGCCAATGTCATTTCTACAATGCAATCCGCAATATTACGCCGAGATTGCATGAGATTTTTTAAAGTCATAAATACAGCCATGTCTGTCCGTGGTGATATTACTAGTTTTGCAGAGGAACGATGCATAACCACCCTAATTTTACTCCCATTAGGTATTTTTGTTTTCAAATTCTTCAAACGTGGACGTAATGATGCAATGGCTGATGACAACCATTTTTTGATTTTGCACAAGTCAGATAATTTGAAAGTTAAATCAGGTGCCTCAAACCTAACTATAGCCCGACACTTCCCACGACCAAGGCTGGCGGTTAGGCGTTGATTCTTCAAATCAGTAATATCTAAATAATAATTTGCATCAATATTAGAATGCCGGTCATTATAAGTAGGGTAATTCTTCATTCTTAAACCTGCTTCAACATTTTTTCAATTTCTTCTTTATGGTCACCATATCTTTTTCGCCTATTGGAAAATTCATTAACCCAACCCGAAAATTGTTTGGGGTATCGACGCAATCGACCTGTCCAACTATCTCTCTGAGGGGATGTTTTACCATTCCATTTAGTTTTGCCTTGTAAAAATAATTTGACTGCAAGTGAGGTTGGTTTGAAATATTTAGATTCAGTTAATGCTTTTGTGTATGAGCCAGATTTATTTGGGTTATACATCAAAGAAGCACGTAGCATAGCGGTAAAAAACGATTTCCGCATCTGTGTGCTATGCCAGAATCGAGATACTTTAATCCACATCACACCCTTGCGATTAGTTGGACCGCATTCAGAGAATTTTGTGAATTCCAATCTTCTTTCTATACGTCTAATAAATGCTGCGACATGTTTTCCTTGAGATTTTTTGTGACAAAATACAATGGATGTCCATTTACGCCCATCCATTTTTTCCCTACAATAGGACCAATATTCCGTTTTATATTTGTGTTTCGAGGACTTCTTTTTGATAGGAATAAGCGGAGCATAATTACCTGTTTCTGCATTGTTAAAAGAACGAAAAGATATATCCAATTTTTCCCCAAAAATAGGTATTCTTATTCTTTTTTCAGCGGACTCTGGTAATAATCTTTTATTTATTTTAACTTTGCCAGCTTGAGAAAATACATTTACCCAACCCCCACTACTCCCTCGATAGTATGTATTACCTTCCAAAAATCGGCTTAACGCCGTAGCGGTTTCCCTAAAATAACTTTGCGACTTTATCGCTGCATTAAAACTACCTTTATATGATTTCCCGGCTCGGAGGAAAATAGTAAAAATAGAACGTCTCATTGCTGACCGAAGCCACCATTTAGATGGAGCTATTATCAAACCATTTGAATTCCCAGAAATACTATGAAAAACAGTTCTTTCTTTTAGTCCTAATTTATCTTCTAATTTTTTGATGAAGGCAGCTATTTTGAAGCGAGTCTCTGAATCTGCATCATAGCTAATTAACCCAGAGCCAGTCCTTGCTTGTCGGCCCCATGCTGTTGCGAAGGTCTCTCTACAATTATGGGTATTTGACACTATGTATCGGTTTGTATTTTTTTCCGGTTTTTTAGAAACAACACCAAATTCTCCACCTCGGTTCCATTCGCAAAATCTAACTTTCATCGGCTTGCCATCAAGTCGTTTACTTATACTCATAATCAAATTCTTTCAAAAACAAATTATTCACTTCATCCGTTATAGAAGACTTGTAAATATCAAGGTCGAACATAAAATACTCTTCGAAGCCCTTTTTGTCAATAGCGCTAGCTATAAAGGGAGATAACAAAACATAGTAAGGTGTTATCTTACCTAAAGTTAGCCATTTAACTACCAAATATTCTTGCACTGCCGCTTGAATTTGTTCGAAACTAGGATGTCCCTCAAATTTATCGAACAAAAACTTCTTTGTACGCTTAAGTGCAGATTGAATTTGGATAAATGACGACTTTCCTCCGTCAGATTCAATTTTTTGCTGTTTCTTAACTTTATCGTACTTCCGTTGCCATAACTTCCATCTACGCCACGCCTTATCTCCGGTCAAACATGCTGGAGTTATTAGGGCATGTACATCTCCATCGCTAATATTCGTTAAAACATGTATTTGTGCGGTCACATACAGCCTATAATCCTTGTAGTCTATCAACCCACGAGTTTCTTTAATGAGCTTGTAACAATAGCGGAATAAGAGAGATTTACGAGGGTCGCCAGTTTGTTTGGATTTCGTGTATTGATATTTAGGAATTTCCTTTTCACACACTGAATCCCACATAATACAGAGTTTGTACGCAGAAATCTCGTCTTGGTTCATTTTGTATTTGACTATTTGTTCCGCTGGCGACATTTGAACATGATACCATAAAGTCTAGTGTAAACCTAGCTTTTTCATTGTTAACTCGGCGACAAGCTCTTTAGCTTCTACCATTGTTCGGATTATTCGTGTTGGAAGTCTATGTTGGATAGGGACTTCACCTTCTCGTAGAATATTGATAATCATCAATGGTACGTTACTATCGAATATTACAAGGTCAAGAGTATCAAAACCAGAATAAATTTCACCTCTAATATCAGAAATCGGTTTTAAAGAAGAGTGGAGGAATGATTGGATTTCGAATTTAGAATCTTGTTCAGGGTATTTTATAGAAAACTCACCGGACAGCTTTGGTGGTTGATATAAGACATCATCAGAAACTACAGGTATTGAGTTCCTTTCGGCTAGCGCTAGAAGTTTGGAATCTATCGTAGTGCCAACTAATTTCTTTTTCCATTTTTTGTATGGAGGCCAACCAACGCCTATGAGCATTAATGTGTTTCTACTGTATCCACCAGATGGTGTTCTTAGACTCTCAAGAATTGCTTGAGTGAGAGTTATTTGTGGCATTTTCAATTCCTCTAGTATTTACTTATATCTACTTAGTACTTATTAATTTGAGTATGATTAAATCCCCGGAGACTCCCCTTGTATCCTCGCTTTAAACGAAGAAATAACAAGAGGGGAATCTTCGGAATAAGTTTCTCTTTATCCCTTTTTACTCGATGTTTATTTTTTTTAGACGAATAAACTATACAAGTGGCCTTGTATCTCCCACGTCTATACCACAAAATGTTATGCAATGTGTCGGGGAGTCAATCTTATCCCATTGCTTTGTGATTTAGTTGTTAGTAATGATTAGTGGGAGTTAGTAGGTATGTTCTGGAGTCTTTCATCTTTTGCATACCCAGTTAGTTAATTAGTTAATTAGTGTTAGAGAAGTTATATCAAAAACAGTAGAGTATTTCAAGCGCTTTTTTTTGCGCTTTCTTAATTTACTTGAAAATTAATTTCTTAGCGTTATTATAAGTTCATGGAAATTGAAAGAAAAGGCAGAATCATCTATGTTTCCTGTGATTCAAGGTATGAAGTTACTTCTACATTTATGAGATTACAAGAGTTTCATGAGTCTCCTTCTAAAAAGATACGAGGTAAATATTTTACTTTAGAACAATTCATGGATGAGTATGCGAACATGATGGGCAATTTTACTTATTGTTCTGATTGGTCTGGTTTTAATGTACCCGGAAAAGTATATTATAAATTTATAAATATGTTTTCTTCGGATTTGCTTAAAAAAGAAGAAAAGATGATGGACCTTATAGAAAAGGCCACATTTGGCCTTGATGACACAGAAGATGATTTTTATATAATAGGTACATGGGATGATGAAGATATCATTCATGAAGAAGCACATGCGTTTTTTGCTCTTTCTCCGGTATACCGTAAAACAATGGAGAAATTGGTGAATGATTATAAAAGAAAAAATGAAGTAGGAAAGTGGATACGGGATATGGGATATGACAAAAGTGTTGTTGTAGACGAAACACAGGCATACTTAGCGACATCAGATGATGAATACCTTTTAGAATCTGGTTTTAAGAAGAGTTGGTGTGTACCCAAAGCATTTTCTAATTATTTTAATGAATTTAAGGAACAATATGAAACCTAGAGTTAAAATTTATACAGATGGCTCATGTCCCATTCCAAATGGTCCCGGTGGATGGGCTTATATCATGCGAATCACTGGGTCCGAAGGGTTTGAGAAAAAGAAGGCTGGAGGGGAACGCAGCACTACAAATAACAGAATGGAATTAATGGGGCCAATAAAAGCCTTAGAAGACTTGTCTTTTGTGGGGAAATCGCTTAATATCATTCTAACATCTGACAGCCAGTATGTGACTAAGGGTATATCTGAGTGGTTGCCTAAATGGGTGCGTGCTGGTTGGAAGAAGAGAAACTTCAAAACTAAAGAAGTAGAAGACGTTGCTAATAAGGATTTATGGAAAAGATTGTATGCTCTGATATCGAAACATGATATTGAAACATGTTGGGTTAGAGGTCACAATGGTCATACAGAGAACGAAGAATGTGACGTTATGGCTGGAAATGAGACAAAGAGAGTTATAGCTGAAATCAGAAGCGAAAAATAGGTTTTTCAAGATGGGCAAAAACAAGCACAAAAAGAAAAAGAAAAATAAACCAGTTATCATAGTCACTTATCCAAATACAGTGGCACAGTGCATTGATGACAAGTTGAAATTTCGCAAAGATACTATTAATGCTATTAATGAGTTTAGAACCTTTCGTCCTTGGAAGGGGACTTTGTGGCAGAGAAAGAATAAGATTGTATATTTACATCTTCATTTGTGTGAAATATATGGCAACGAGGTTGGTATAACATTTAATCCTTCATTAAAGTCGAGCGTGTACATTCCCGATGAAAACATAATTGTACTAAGGGATTGTTCTGTGGTTACATTTTTACACGAGTTTGCTCATTCTTTAGGGAAGGATGAAAACGATGCTTGTCGTTGGAGTTTAAATCTGTTCAAAAGATGTTTCCCTAAAGCTTTTGCAAACAATAAACAAATGGGGCATATGTTGGTTAGAAAGAAAAATAAACCAAAAAAGGCTCGGAAGGGCACGGTTGTTGACACCACTATCCAAACTACCCCCAAAACTACTCAGATTTTTGAAAACATTAAAAAAACCCAAGTTTTTGAAGACATTAAAAACTCTGAACTTTTTGGAGATGTGGTAGAGGCCGCTAAAGCTCTCGTTAGAAAAGCTAAAGCTCTTAAATAGATTTATTTTCAATTTTTACAAGGGGTTGTTTCTTCATCTTGATTTTGTTATAATTTTTGTATGTTCGAATTTGAATCCGCTTTAAATAAAATTTGGGGCCAAACGCTCTTTGCTGAGTTCCAACCAGATGTCGGAGATTTCACAGGTGATAAACCTACATATCTCAATATACATTCGGATACTCTTAATTTGCGGATTCCATTTCCATCTGACCCTAAAAGGCTTAAGAAGCGTCGAGCACAAATCTTAACTTATATTTCTGGCAAAGATAAGCCAAATGTAATTATTGGGTGGAATCTTAAAGAATTATTCAGTTACATACTGGGAAAAACAACAGTCCCGCTTCAACTCAATTCTAAAATATATGATTTAAAGATTCTGGAATGGTATTTGGGAATTGAAAAGAGTGTTCCAACATCCTTAAAAGAAGCACAAAATAGACTTGCTAAAGTAGTACAACATTCTTCTTGGGAAAAGCTTCAAAAAGTGTACGAAGGTATATATATACCTTTGATAACACGAGTCGTCCCGGCTATGGAGACTATCGGTGTTAACCACCGGGGACTCAAAAAACGGCTTCATAGTCATTATGAAATAAACGGCCAAGTCAATGGCCGAATGAAATGTTCAAAAATTCTTCAAGATGGTTTCAATCCACATTCAATAGGTCTTGAAGATAGACGAGCGTTACGAGCGGTAGGTTTTGACCGAACGTTTATGTATTTGGATTATAAGCACATGGAGGTTTCAGTTCTCCAATGGTTGAGTGGCGATGATGTTTTGGGAAATATATTAGATTCGGGGAAAGATATTTATGAGGCAGTATGGACTATTCTTACAACATTAGAAAGCACACCTAAGTTTCGTGAAAAATGTAAAGGATTGTTTCTTCCCGTAGTTTATGGACAAGGTGTTGCTTCTGTGGCTAAAGCTAGTCAAATACCAGAAGAAACAGCAAGAAGATTGGTGAGCAGAATCTATAATCGTTTACCAATGGCAATGAATTGGGTTCAAGGACAACAAAATTTATTAATAGACGGAATAGGAACTGATGTACACGGAAGATGTAGAGAATTTGACCAAGCGTATAAGGTGCGGAATTTTATTGTCCAATCCCCCGCAGCATTGTTATGTTTGCACAAGCTGGTCGAACTGTATGACGCAATGAAAGGATTGGCACAGGTTGCCTTTCATATTCATGATGGTTATGTTTTATATGTGCCGAAAGAAGATAGCATGAAAGTAGCAAAACGAGCTAAAGAAGTTTTGGAATCAGAGGACAGCTTTTTCCAAGGTCTGAGGTTAAAGGTTTCATGCAAAATAGGTGATAATTTAGACGAATTAAAAGAAATGAGGATAGATGAATGAAATATGTAAATCCTTCCCAATAGGAGAAGAAGAGTATGCGTCGTTGCACAAAAAGTTCGGTGATTTGAATCATTATATTGCTTGGCAACTCTATAAAAAGAATAGCAGGAATAATCACACGGATGAACAGGAGGACATCGCTCAGGAATTAACAATAGCGTTAATCAGAGCGGGTTCATATTACAAAAGACAAATTTATATTGAGACATCCCTTGATTTATGTGCCAAATTTGTAAAAGATAAATTTTTGAATTTAATTGTTTTAGAATTAAAAAATCTTTGGGACAATAAGACACGTCATGGTGCCAGTCGTCAGAAATTTGGCCCATATCAAGAAAAGATTCTGAATAAAATTCTCAGGAAGGTGGTCCCACAGAATAAAAGACCATCTAAAAAAGCTCCCTTGGAGATTGATGGGAAATTTACCACATATTGTAAAGCAATTACGTGGAATGCTCAAAAATCTATGGGGAAAAAGATAACAAGGGAAAAAGGGATTAGAGCCTCCATGGTTTCTCTCTCAGAGTTTGATTATTTAGGTTCTTCAAAATTGTAATTGATTATTTAATTATAATAAGGTAAAATAATAGCATGACAAACGAATTCCCGATAGATTTAACAAAAGAAGAGGCTGAAGAATTAGCCAAGCTGGTCCCCGTAGGTGCAGCAGATGAAGCTAATTCTTATAAATGGGATGAAGATTTCCAGAGAGAATTATTAGGTCTTCTTTTACATGACCGATATTTCTTATTGGAAAGTTTAGCAATTATAAAACCTAATTATTTTGTGAATGAAACTCATCGTCATATTTGCGACATTCTTTTTAAGCATTTCGACAAGTATAAAACGCTTCCTAGTAGAGTTCAAATGACGAATGAGCTTAGTGTGTTACTTGAAGGAAAGGCTGATGAGGTTAAAGTCCTTCATATTGGGGAATATAATGAAATTATTTTAGATTATCTTCCCGGCATGGAGTCGAGAGATTACTATCGAGATAAGATTGTTAATTTCGCAAAAACTCAATCTTTAAAACAGGCGTTCCATCAATGTTTACAAGCTATCAAAGAAGACCCTGAATCGGAAAAGACATGGGAGATTGTTCATGAAGTTCTTAGAGATGCGTTAACAGTTGAACATAATTTTGACCTTGGTTTAGATTATTTCCAAACGATAGAAGCACGTTACGAAAGAATGAATAATGAAATAGAAATAGGCGACCGATTTACGTCTGGTTTCCATGCTATAGATACAGCTTTAGCTGGCGAAGGTTTGAAGCGTGGAGAAATTGGTTCTTGGGTAGGATTAAGTGGAACTGGCAAATCTTTGGCTTTAAAAGTGGCTTCGATTGCCAACATCACTAATGGTAAAAAGGTATTATATATTTCGCTCGAAATAGACCAAGACGGAGTAGCAGAAAGGTTTGATGCCGAATTCGCCAGTATGATGGAAAATCCCGATGTGTTGGAAGCAGATAAGATTACGATAAAAAATCTGCTTGAGAAAAAACAGCTTGTTTTTGATTTTATTAAAGAATACAAAGATGAAAATGTTTGTAAAGACGACCAATTATTGGTTATTAAGCAGTTCCCCGGTGGCCAGATGGATATGGCTGCGTTTCGTGCATATCACTCACAATTAGCATTGCGTGGTTTCCATCCTGATTTAGTCGTGATTGATTACATTGGGGAAATGAAAGATTATGCTGGAATACCCACTCATGAATCTCGATATAGAATGACAAGAGATTTAAGAGGATTTGCTGTAGAACAAAATGTTTTAGTTTTAACAGCAATGCAGCCGAATCGTTCTGCCAAGGAAGTTATCAGAAGTGGAGAATTAATTGATGATGAAAATCTTGGTGATTCTTATGCACAAATAAAACCACTTGATGCTATGTGGACTATAAACCAATTGCAGGAAGAAAAAGATTGTGGTCTTGCTCGAATATATGTGGCCAAACATAGGTCGGGAAAGAGTAGGTTCTCTTTCCATGTTACGTTTAATTATGAAACATTAGCAATTAGACAAATTAGTTATGAGCAGTATTCTGAGACGTTGAAGGAATATCGTAATACCAAAGAAAAAACTACAACAGATACGATGAAAGATGTAATTAAAGACCGTGAAGTAAGAGGCATTATAGATGGAAATCAGAGGGAAGCTAACTTTAGAATGGAAAGAGGATAAACATGGCAACATTAGATGAAATTTTAGACGGAGTAAGAACAATAAAAGTAGCTGGTCAGGATATAGTTATAGACCCTAAGAAGCTTACGTTTTCAGAAGTAACTCTTACCAAATATACAGAAGAAGAAGGTGTGTGGTATAACTATTTCGGCCAACGGCTTGCAGACGCAGATGCAGAATGGCAGCTTTTTTCCTCTAAGCATGACAATCTGAGTGCGGAAAAATTTGTTCAATTTAAATCAGAAGGTGGTTCAGATAAATATAATGAAGCACGAGTAAAAAGTGATTGTGACGTACAAGCTGCCAAGGAAAGCGAAATCGCTGCTCGACATAAAGTAAAGGTGTTACAAGGTCATTTGCGTGCATGGGATAAATGCCATGAAAACGCACAGAGTAGAGGGCATATGCTTCGAAAAGAAATTGACAAGTTGAATCGTGATACCTTTGCGAAGCATCAGATGGATGGTGGTATGGAAGAAGAAGTAGATAAGATTATAGCTTCTTCAAAAGATGATTAAAAATTATAATATGAAGGGTATATAATATGCCTTAGTTAGTTTCGTCTTCAGCTTTGACAAGGAGGGCGAATGTACTTGTTCGTGTGGATAGTACATCGTTTTGTCGGGGCAGTGAGGAGCCAACACGAGAACTGATGCCTCTGCGTAGAGTCACAGTTCAGCAGAATCACAAAGAGATAAACAAAATCTCAGGCTAAGGTAGGGGGTTCAAAAGATTGTTTCTTTTGGGTTCCCTTTTTTTTATGGATATACAATCTCTACAACTCGATTTAAAAATAAGTGCTAGAGCGTTGCTTGCTAGTTTTCGTTTTCTTACAGAAGAGTCTAGACTGACCGGAGCTTATCAAGACCCTTTATATTTCCCTTTTTATTATTATTTAGGACAAAAGGTAGATGCCAAGAACTTAATTGAATGGAATTTCAATTTGGGGCTTTATGGCGGTTGTTTTTTAAAAGGAAATGATACAGTTGAGAATATGTTTTCTTTTCATGAGAAGACAGAAGAATTTTATTCTTCACGGATAGGGATTTCCAATATAAAGAATCATTATCATAAGAATTTTGAAATTTGTGAAGGAACTATTGATGAAGCTCAAGAACGGTTGGCTCAAGATTCTTGGGATGTTGCTATTGTAAATGGTGAGGTTTCTCGTAAAGAGCAAATATCGAGATTAGAGATTTTGTGGGAACACATAAAGTTAGATGGACTAATAGTAGTTGATTATATAAGTTCTAATTGTGGGTTCGAAGATTTTTGTCATATAAAGAATCGTGTACCTGTAATTTTCGATACAAGATATGGAATTGGAATAATTCAAAAATAAAAACTTGTTTTTATACTAAGTTATTTTGAGGTAAATAAAATGGGATATGAAGTAAAATACCAATATCACACCAAAGATGAAAATGGTGAATACGATACAGACAATACTGAAGAAGGAAGTATCAAAGTAGGTTCTCCTTATGAGGATTTACCTTTAGATAATTTGGCCGGGAAGGTTATGTCTCTTCTCGCTCGAAGAAACATCTTAGTGACAGAAATAGAGACTTTCGAATATACAAAGAAAAAAATAAGTTTTTCGGAAGAGGAAAGCGGAATTAAGATTAAGAATAAAAAGTTTAAGTTTGATGATGGACCGCCTGTTCAATGTTTTGATGAGAGTAGTGCGAAAGACCAGATTCAAGCCCTTATTTCTGCACATCCAGAGTTACTAGAAGGGGCTGCACAAGCCCCTACAGCAGCCACCACAACCCCTCCAGCAGTCCCGGCTGAGAAAGCGGTCACAGTACCTCATAAATCTCCTGAACAGATTATGCGACGTGAATATTTCTGGCCAGATGATGAGAGATGGGTAGACTTTGCCAGAAAATCTACTCCAAATATGTCATTTACTTTAAAAAAGGCATATCCGATATATGCTGAAAAAAATGAGTCTGGAACTCGAAATATTTTATATAAAATTAGGGATGACAATGGTAGTTTGATGTGGTGTGTTGATAAATTGTTTTCTATGTCAGTACCGCAAGGAGATTTAACAGGAAAGACAGACACCGGAGGATTATCTGATGCAGGATTAATTTGGTCTGGAACTCAACAGGATAATATCCCAGCTTTAAGAAAGTAATAAAATGAATAAACAAAGAAAAAAAGATAAAAAGAAGAAAGAAAGAACAAAGAAGGATAAGGCTTCATTTCTTCGAAAGAGGACTAAAGACCGTGCCGAAAAAAGAAAGGAACGGGATATAGAGAAGAGGGTAAGAGATGCCTCGCCTAAAAGGGAACCATTCCGTAATCCTTTAACACCGGAAAAACAAGCAGAGCATGATGAAAAAGTCAAAGCTAAGTTACAACACAATCTTGAAGTCCTTCAAGCTCTTGAAGATGAGTATGATATAGAACAAGCTAAAAGAGAAGTACTAAACAAAGAACTTGAAGATGAAGGAAATATGACCGTACAAGAGAAGATGAAAGCAATAAATGATAAAAGTATTGCTGAAGGTCAAAAAGCTGAAGCAGAAGTTATTGCTGAAGAAGTTGAAGCATAGAATAATTTTATTTTTCAAAAAGAGCTATTTAAAAAATATAGCTCTTTTTTTAATTAATTTTTATTTTTCGCTAAACTAACTTGCATGTTGGAACGATTATAGATATAGTAAACAAACGTAAAACGTAAACAACGTAAAACGTAAAACCATTAACCATTAACTTATTAACAGGAGAAAACAAAAATGGGACTAAATTTAGCAGAAATGCAGAGTGAAAAAGAGAGATTGGCACAAGGAAACAAGAGCGAATTTCTAGAGAATTTCGTAAGAATGCCGGATGGCAATGGGCATTTGACACTTCGCCTACTTCCCCCGGCTGAAGACGGGATGTTTGAGAAAGAAGTTAATCCTTTCGTTGTAAGAACAAGAATCCACCGTGTAAACAATAAGAGTATGCACTGTCCAAAAGAACTGGATAAGGATAACGGTAGACGTTGGGTTGGCGAATGCCCAATTTGCAACTATTACCATTGGCTTTGGAATGAGTCAAAGAAGAAAGACCCAACCGAGGCAGAGGCAATGCAGGCAAAAGCTCGGGAAATTAAACCTATCGAGCGTTATTACTACAACGTATTAGTACGTTCGCAGTTTAATGAAGATAAACAGGCAGTAGAGAAAAATGTTGGCCCTAAGATTTTCAGTTGTGGTAAGACTCTTTACGGAATGATTGTGCGTGCAATTTGCGGCGACAAAGAGCTTGAAGAGAAGCCTCTGGGCGACGTTACGGATGTAAAGGGTGGTCGTGACTTTAAGTTGATGAAGACGATGCGACAATCAGGACAGAATAGTTATCCAAATTATAGTGACTCTAAATTCCTTGATGAATCTCCATTAGGAGAGGGCGAGGATGTCACAAAATGGTTGACTGGACTTCATGATTTATCAACTCTTCGTGTTATTAAGTCGGAAGAAGAATTGAAGCATGAACTTAAGGTTCATTTGGGTGTTGCAAAGGATGTTAACGATGGTGGTTTTGACCCTTCTGAGTTCCAGAAAGGCGGCACAGACGCCGTTGCAGAAGAAACCCCCTCAGTATCGGAAGCAAAGGCAGAAGAGGCTCCAGCAGCCACTCCTGACGCTCCTGAAGCACCTGCTACCCCTGTAGTTGAAGAAGATGATGCATTAGACGGAGATGATTTCATTAACAAATTGAAATCAATGTAAAAGGTCCGGTTGGTAAAGGGGCCATGGGTATTTCCCCATGGCCCCTTTTTTTAAGAAATAAGGATAAATTATGGCGAAGAAGAAAAAAGAAGAAGTAAAGTCAGATTTTTTTGCTGATTTAGCAGAACATACAGGCGGTCGTATTTTGAAAGGCTTGGGCGATAGTCGATATTTTGTGGATAGTGGTAACTTAGCTTTGAATTATATAAATTCAGGGAAATTTATGGGTGGTGGTTGGCCAACCGGGATTATAGAAATTTTTGGGCCTCCCGCATCTGCAAAGAGTTTATTTGCCTATTCAGCGTTAGGAGCTTGTCAAAGAATGGGAGGAATAGCTATTCTCTTGGACTGTGAACGTGCAGCGAATGAAAAGTTTGCTGTTAGTGCTGGTCATGTAAATGAAAATGAATTGATTATTCAGACACCAATTTCTATTGAAGAAGTAGAAAGAAAGATTATCAGCATGACGAAGCTCATTAGGGAAAAAAAGGGTGAAGACATTCCGATATTTTTTGCATGGGATTCAATTGGAGTAGCTTCTTGTGAACGAGAAGTGAAAGAGACACATCTTCCTGAAGAATATACACAAAAGCAGTTCAAGGATATTGTTGGTGGAAAAGAACAACCCGGAGAACGTGCGAAAGCGGCTGGTCGTATGTTAAGAAAAGTTAATCCGTTCCTTGATGAGCATAATGCTACTTTGTTTGTTATCAATCAAACTAGGATGGCAATAGGTGCATATGGTGACCCTGAAGTTACGGCTGGTGGTGGTAAATCACTTCCTTTCTATGCCAACTGTCGTGTTCGAACTTGGCCCAGAAAACAGATTGAAGATGCAAAAAGAAAAATACCAATTGGAGTTAATATAAACTTAAGAAATAAAAAGAGTCGTTCATTTGTTCCATTCTTGGGAACAACTAATGTCCAACTATATTTTGCAAGCGGAATTAATCCTGTTGGTGGTCTTCTAGAGGTTTTAGTCGGTGCAGGCCGAGTAGAAGGAAAAGGAACCTATATAGTAAATGAGCCTTGGGCTGGAGGAGAGGAAATTAAATTTAAAGCATCAAAAGAAAGAAATGATGTGCCAATAGAATTAATTTTAGAATGCCCAGCTTTGATAGACGCTACATCTAAAAAAGAAGTAGAAGATTATTTAAGAGTTTATTCAGAGGCATACAATTTATCTATATCAGACCTAGTTGAAACAGATATAGAAGGTTCTGATGATTATGAAGATGATACTGATGATACTGATGTATTAGAGATATAATCTCCACTACGAAAAATAACCCAACTAGTTTTAGCTAGTTGGGTTATTTTTTTTATTGTTTTTATTTAGTAGGGATTGTCGCTGAACGGCGTGCGGCGGCTTCGATATTCATCAGGACGTTGCTTGTCCTTGTGACTATTGAGTTTACGACCGAGCTTCTTTTTTTCTCTTAAAGATTCCATCACGGATAATGGTCTCTTTTTTGGTTTATTAACTATCGACCAGCATCCCGGCGTAGTTTTAACTACGTTATAACCTTTGGTTGTGAGTTCTTTTCTTACCGCTAGTATATGGCTTTTATAGGTTGCGAGACCAAAGCCATATGTTTTAAAATTGTAAGCGACATCATTTGCAGAAACCTGTTTTTGGCCAAGGAACTGTTCTCTAACGTAGTTCCTAATGGTTGCTGCTTTCCGTGCTTTACTATTTACGGCGGTTTCGGGTTTAGCCTTACGGTTACTCTTTTTAATTTTTGTTTCGATTACCGTATAAGCAACATCAGCCTTATAATCTTGGTTCGTTAAAGCCTTCGCCAGATTAACAAGGTCAAGCAGTGGTGGCAAGTTCGCTTCGTCTATTGTTACCACATAGATACCAGCGTTAAGCTTGTTTGCGTATTCTATAAGCTGTCGGTAATGTTTCATCAGCGTAAAATACTTGTGTCCATCGGCGTCTTCAATCATCATGCATTTTTTCGTTTTCAAGTTAAGCTCCTTATTCTGTATTGCATTCTACAGATTTTCGGGTAGAATAAAAGCTCAAAGTTAGGAAATACAAAAATGGATTCACAAGAAGTATTAACGTTTGATTCGTGTCGCAGGTTTGGTGCGGAGATTGAAATCTGTTCCTTTGACCATCGTGACTTCAAAAACAACCCCTTAGAGGGTAACGAAATGCCTCAAGGCATTGAAGAAGTGGCCCATACCTTGATGGAGGGCTTAAATGCCCAAGTCATTGTCAATAAATGGCACCATACGCATAATAATGAATCGTGGGTGGTTAAACCTGATTCATCTGCGGGTATTGAGGTTTGCTCTCCAGTCATTAAAGGGTGGCGAGGCATCAGGGATGTATGTACTGCTGTCGAGTTGATGAAAACAAATCCTGAAGTGGCTGTAGATGGAAAATGTGGTTTTCATATTCATGTTGAAGTGGAAGATTTTGACACCAGACTTTTAGGCAAAGCTCTTGCTTGGTGGGTAAAATGTGAATCTGTGTTTATGGATTCTGTTCCATCTTGCAGGAAAAGAAATAAATATTGCGAACAAGTGGGATTGAGTCCAGTATTCCAACATGACACAAGAATTGATGGAGAGTGGCTTGTTAATTTACTGGGTGAGATGAAGTATTATACAATTAATACTTATCACCTATGTAAAGGTAAAAGAAAGACTATTGAGTTCCGAATCATCGAAGGCAAAGGTTGTCTTGATTCATATCTTATAAAAAATTGGATGAGGTTACTCATTCATTTTGTAGAGATGGCTAAAAAAGCACCGTGGCCTAAGAGATATAAAGAAGACAATCCTTGGACTGGATATTTGTGGTTAGATTTTCGTGATGTGATGAAATTTCTAGGATTTGACGGGCCGTTGTCTAAAGGGTTGGAAGAAACAAGAAACTGGTTTATAGCTAGAATACAGAAAAATATACGTGAGAATTTATCTGGTTGTTTGTCTGAATCTGCCCGAGGCATTTGTGCCCAACAGGTTGAAGAATTCATAGCTCAACACGGACTTGGTGATGACCTTTCAAATTGGTTGGTGCCGGAGAATTTGGAAGAGGCGTTATATTCAAAAGAAACAGCTTTATAAAGGGCGTTCGTAATCGTATATAATTATTGTGACAGAGTATAAAGAATTAAGTACTGCAATAGCACACATAAGGAATGTAGGGGAACAATTAGTCCCGTATAATTTTCCTCAAGCAGACCCTCAACTTGAAGATGAGATGGGTGTGTTAAAAACACGGGAATTATGTGTAGATGGATATCATGTCATCATACACTTCAGTAAAGCTTTTCATAATGAATATTATTTGGAAACGTTACAAATATTAGGGAAGAAGGTTCCTTTTCTTCCTTTCAACTTAGTTGTTAAATTAGCTAAAAAGTTTCTGGGGTCTCACCATTTGTCTTTATCCGAGTTATTAAGGGATAATAGGAAAATTTATTGCTGGACCATATGCGTAGATGCGGAAGGTCACCCACTTCCTTCGGTTCATGAAGAGGCAAAACTCCTTGAATTTGAGGGATTTGAATACGCCTACGTAGACGCTCAATTTATAAATTTTTATTAATATTTTTTATCTGTTTTAACTGATTATTTGACGTAGATATCTTTAGTTCAACCTATCATTAGGAGGAAATTATGGATAAGGCTACGAAGATACAACAGCTTTTAATCGCCCATCTGCTGAAAGAAGGACAAATATCTCTATTACTGCCGGGAGGAATGTCTGTAGAAGTGGGGATGCTTCAAGAGGGAAAACATGGACCGCAAATTGCCGACGATTATTGCTGGGTTACAGCTAATCAAAACGATAATTCAGTAAATATAGACTCATATAATAATTTATATTTGCAATATCCTGAAGTAAGTGGTAAAATGCTTATTGAAGATAAGTTTGAAAAAGAAGGTAAATCAATAACGGTCCTACAAGCTTGTTAAATTTCTTTAGTTTGTAGGTGAATAATTTCTGAATTAGATAGCATAAATTCGCTAGTTATGTTACTATTATCTATAGAATATTCAGCCCATATTATAAACCCTTTGGATATGAGTTCAAACCTTGTCATCTTAAGATTATGTATTGTTCCTTGTATATCAAGGTGTTTATGAGAATACTCAGCACAAAGAGAAAGTAATTCACGATAGTTCGTGAACTGAGTCCAAGAAGTTAATAATAAGTTTTCAATTTTATCTAGGTTAAGTATCAAGAGGATTTACCTATGAATGATTCGAATTTAAGAGAGTATACAAAAACTTTATCTGATACGGATGTTTCTTTTTTATACATTCGTTTTCAACAGCGTTTAGGCGGTGACACAGAAGAAATTTGTCAAGTTTTAGCTAGAAGTAGAGAAGTAGATAGATGGTTAACTTCAGCAAAAAATCATGATGAATGGGATGTGATGTTTGAACAGGTGGCACGAATAATTTCAGAATCACACAAAAGCAGGAAATTAGACCGTTAGACGAAGATGTTATTTGGTGAGCTTATTAAGTTCACATCTTCAAGTTTTTCTTCATTGGCTAGATTTTCAAGCGTGAAGTCGGACGCCTTATAAATTCCATCTTTTACAACGAGAGCAAATCCACTGGGTTTGCTCTCGTTTGTTTTTCTAGTATTTAATACGTATTCGTAAGTGAGAACCGGACATGGTATTGGCTCTAGGTTGATAAGTAATAAAGCAATCCATTTGTCTTTGTATTGAAAAATATGTTTGTCTTTTTTGAATACTATAGGATTTTTAGTGCTTGTAAATATAAAATGGTCTATATCGTTACTTTCCCAGTTTATTAAGTTTTCATTTCTTTGGATGGTGTCTTTTGGGTCGATGACACTTACATCTGCTTTGGCTTTAAATACATCATTCCCTATTTTAATAGGAATATAATGATTTTCTATTGGTAAAGAAAGAGCAAGCATATGTTCTTCTGGTTCTGGAGGTGGCCCATTTTCACAGCATTGGCCTGTCAAAGAAACAGCATCTAAAAAACATCCTTGGTCCGAGGGATTCGTAGGTTTAATTGTTACCATAACTGTAGATGCATTTGGCGTAAATACTATTTCTTTAGTCTTCCATGAGCCAGTTATAGAGTCGGTTATATAAGTTGTCAATGTTCCAGTAGTTGTATTGGTAATTTCGACTTCAAAATCTTCATAATCTGTTGGGCTTTGATGTTCGTTTCTAGCTTGATAAGCGAAGCTTAAAGTATGTTGTGTGCCACCATCGGAGATGGTAACAGTCTGGGTGACACCCCAACCTTCGGATGCTTGGGCTTGTAGTTCTACGAAGTAAGTGCCTTCATAAGCAGGAGTGCTCATGCCTGCTCCATTCCAAAACTCTATGTTCCAATTACCAGTTGGAGTGGTTGACTCTATCGCACAATCCCAACCATCAACACTTCCTTGGTCTACCCATTCAAAATTCCCAGTTATTGACCCTTGTTCAAAACCCCCGTTTATTAACAATTCCCCACAGTCGCAGCATTCACATAGCATGGTCCAGCATGGGTCTTGAAGTAAACATGCTTTGATATCGTCTGCAATTCCTTGTCCATCGGTAATAAGTGGCATACCTTATTTATGCCTGATTACTCTCATCTCCAAAAAAACCATCTGGGTATTCTATTTTAACGCTTCCGTCCCCTTTTGTTTTTTTACCTTTTTCATCTTCTACCCACCATTTTACTTGCTGAACTTCAGGTTTAAATGATTCATTTTTTCCTTCTTCATTCATGGCGGTAAATTGGTCTTCAAAGAAACAGGTATCGTTTTTGTCTACGGGGATATGAATTTTTTCTCCATCGTGTAGAACAATAACCCCACATAGATTTTCTTTTGGATTAAATAATCTGCACTTCCCACATAGAGGTTTTACTTTTTCTTTATCTTTACTGAAGATTTCTTTTATTTTTATTATTTTCTTTTGCATTTTTTTATAGAAACATGATTTAATTTATGTTAAACTAATTGAGTAATATATAAAAGATTTTAGGAGAAATATGAAACTTAAACAATCAGGTGGTGAAGAACAATTTAAAACAGGTGCGGTCAGAGATGTGGCCGATGACAAACCAAGACCTGATTTGATATCCCCGTTTGCCGAAGAACGGTTGGGGGTGTGGATGAGATTAGGTGCTGTCCGATACGCTGAGAGGAATTGGGAACAAGGGATGCCTATGTCTCGTACTCTTGCCTCTTTAAATAGGCATTTAATGTGGTACAAACAAGGAAAGAAGGATGAAGACCATCTTTCGGCAATTATGTTTAATGCCATGGCTTTGATTCACCATGAAGAGATGATAAAAAGAGGGGTGTTGCCCAAAGAGTTAGGAGATTTGCAAACATATTCTATTGAAAGTCAAAATGATAATGAAGCAAAAAAGATTTCGCCCTCTAAAAAGAAAGCCAACAAGAAAACGCACAATAAGACGAAGAAAGGATAATATGAGAAGTAGCTGGAAAGAATTATTGAAGGTAGCATATGAGGAAGCTGTTAACAGTCCAGACCCATCAACTCAAAATGCGGCTTTGTTGGTGAATGATGGGGCTGTTGTTTTAAAGGCGGTTAACGAGTTCCCAATTGGCGTGGAGTACACAGAGGAAAGATGGGAAAGACCTTTAAAATATAAAATTATTGAACACGCAGAAAGAAATGTAATTTATAAGGCCGCAAGACAAGGAATCGCTACTGATGGGTTAACAATGGTTTCTCCATGGTCGTGTTGTTCCGATTGTGCCCGTGCGATTATCCAAGCTGGAATAAAATGTTTAGTTAGACATAAAGATGCGGGTGATAGGTCGCCGGAATTTTGGGCAGAGGAAATAGCTATTGCGGACCAAATGCTCAAGGAAGCTGGTTTGGAAGTATTAGATTATCATGGTAAAATAGGTGCGCCGGAAGTACGTCATTCTGGTCAGATTTGGAGTCCATAATATGCCAACATATTCATATCGTTGCAAAGCCTGTAAGAAAGATTTTGATATTTTTCATTCGATGAAAGATAAACCAAAAAAGAAATGTCCTAAATGCGGCAAGATGAAATTGGCTCGTGTTATCACAGCGCCGCCAGCCGTTATCTTTAAAGGACAAGGATGGACACCTAAATATCATGATTAAAGGATGGAACACAGCTATCGTTCGTAAAAAGCCTAGTTTGCCTATGCAATGGCTTGATAATAATGGTTATTTAAAAGGTAGACAATTAGATTATGGATGTGGCCGTGGGTTTGATGCGGAGTACTATGAGATAGACCGATATGACCCACACTGGTTCCCAGACAGTCCTGTTGGGCTTTACGACACTATTACATGTAATTATGTTTTAAATGTGGTCACGAAAAAAAAAGAAAGAGCCATTATAGAACATATAAAAACCTTACTTACTGGGACAGCATTTTTTACTGTTCGTCGTGATATAAAGAAGAGTCAAAAAGGAAGAGGGGTAATTCAGAGGTTAGTGAAATTAGATTTACCTTTGGTATATGAAAAAAAAGGAGCGTTTGCTATCTATTCTTTTGATTCCTGACTTTTTTCTTAAGTAGGTCGATTCCTTTTTCGGTTATGACAACAAATTTCCACCCTCTATGCTTACAAGCTTTGTTAGCTGCACGCCATTTATTTTGGTTCACTTCTAAGAAAGTTTGGTTGGCTGGTTTGATTTCCCAAACTTCAGTCTTGCCATCTATAAATTTCACAATTAAATCTGGAATATATTTGTGTTCTTTTCCTTTGTGTAAATAGGCAATTTTGAAAGGTTCGACACTAAAAGCATTGACTTCAACATCTACATCTAAACATTCATAAATTGTTTGTTCATATCCTGAACGATAATGAAGAGGTTTTTTCATTTTTTGGGATTGAAAATATCCTTCTCTAAATTTTGGTTTACGAGTTTTTTTCTTTTTCTTTGGTGCTATATCACGCCACACAATAGATTTCATCATCCCTGTTTTAGGAATGTTTTCGCTAGGGTGTTTAACTTTGAAATGTGCCCTCATATCTCTTACAGGGGCACCACAACGGCTTAACGGACATATAAGGTAGTCTCTACCCTCTTCATGTTCTTCAAAGATATGTTCTTTGAATTCTTTAAATGTTTCAAATTTCACACCACACACGAAGCATTGGTATTTGCGTTTATCTTTATTTGGAATGTCGAATGGGAGGGCCATTACATATCTTTAAATGCATCTTCTCTAGAAATAGGTTTTATTTTTTCTAAATTAGATTGAGAAAATATCTTTTGTTCTTTATGGTTTTTTGATAATTTTTTAATATTAACGCCAACGAATGTGGATTGTTTAGCCCATGCAATATCTTCATCTTCAGGTGATTTCATTCGTGCAAAAGCTAATCTGGTATCTTCTGTGCCACCGTATGGCTCTCCATCGAAGGTAAAGAAGAAAGAAATATTCTCTTCATCGGCCAACTTTTCTAATTCGTCTTTTTCAACGTTCTCGTCCCATATATCCAATAGTTCACGGAAGGATGAGAAATATGGTGATGTTTTCTTACTCATACAGGTATATACTATGGAAAAGGGATTATATGCAATTATCGTTTAAAAAATTTATAGAATTAGAGAAAGTTGAACCAGATTTTCTGGGTAAAACCGCAGATGAATTGGCTATAGACCCTAAGAGTTTTAAAGCGGCACCACAATGGCTCGGAGCAGCACAGTTTGGTAGTTATTACTATAATGGGATGACATATACCATTAAAAACTTCCTTCCTGAAGACCCACAATCTGAGGATGAAATAACTGGCGCTGTGTTAACAGCGATGCCAGCGGTAGATACTCAACGTGCGTATTATGCAGATAAAAAAGGTCGTACTATTCGTTCTCCGAATAATGACCCAGAAGAAGGTAGAGAAGTCACTGTAGATAGAAAAACCTTAAACGACATGATGACACAAGGGATGAACCAGCCACAACAACAGCAAGCGGGTGGTATGCCCGGAGGAATGATGTAATGGAAACACCTAAAGAAAATACATTTACAAGTTTTAAGCAATTTATAAAATTGCAGGAAGTAGGAACTAGTACAGGCGATGTAGCAGCTTTTAAGAGGATGACCATACCGGGACAGATTAAGAGACAATTTCCTCCTTGGGGAGATGAAGACCCATTCTTCAAGAAGAAAAAAAAGAAATTGCTTGGATAGTTGAATAAAATAAACTATTATAAGAGCAGTGTTCGGACAACAGCACCAACACTAAACTTGGCATACCCGTGCCAGCGGTTAGGAAGCCGACCTTTTGTTGCAATAGTGTTTTACAAGTGAAATAGAGAATTAGATATAATAATGGAAATTTGAAGTTGATGCTGAATAAGTTGTTGCAGCAAAGATGAAATTCCAAAAAAATAAAAAACCCACTTAAATAATTTTAAGTGGGTTTTTGTTTTGTAATTGAATTTGATTTAAGATATAATCTTTTTATGAAATCAATACACATTGTAGAAGATACATTACCTGTTGCATGGGAAAAGGCTGTTTTAGCTTGTTGGGAAGAGGGTGAGAATTTTCCTACTGAATATGATAAAGAAAGTGACCCAAATAGCCGGGACGTTACCGCACTTATCCATGTCAAAAACCCAATGGCAGAACCTAGAATTCATCGTGCGTTTCCCGGTGGTCTACATGATTTAGAAAAATATCGTTCAGAAGTTATGTACGGAGTCCACAACCATTGGATAGACCCTAAAGCTGGTAAATGGGAATACACATATCATGAAAGATTGTTTGAATACGATGTGGCAGAAGTTGTAACAACAACTCCGAAGAGTGGTATTACCTATCCGTTTACACATATATGTACGCAGTATGACCAAATACAAAAATGTATTGAAATGATTAAGGCTTGTCCCTTCACCAGACGTGCTCAGGCCGTGACATGGAAAGTGTGGGAAGATTTAGGCATTTCCGACCCAACTTGTTTACAGAGAATTTGGGTTCGCTGTCAAGATGGTAAAATGCATATGAATGTTCATATGAGAAGCAACGATGCATTCAAAGCGGCTTTCATGAATATGCACGCCTTCACAGAATTACAGGCATATATGGCAGCAGAAGCCGGATATGAAATGGGGGAGTATATTCACATAGCAGATTCGTTCCACATCTACGGAAGTTATTTCGAAGATTTCAAAGGGTTCTTAAATATTGTTGACAAGCGAGAGCCTGAAGATAGAGTTTTCACAACCGAAGAAGCTAACTTTTTCTTTATTGATGGGTGTAATGAACTTTTAGCAGAAGAAGATATGCCAGAAAAGAAAAAAGAAATAGTTAGAGAAAGAAAAGCATATTTGGAAATGGGACTGGATGATGACAAATAAAAAAGAAATAGAAGTTTCAGAACAAAATCTACGTGATGTTTTAAAAATAAAAGAAATGAGCAAAATACCAACACAGACACTTTGTGAAATTTTAGGAACGGTAGAGCGGTCAAAAAAAAGTTTAATAGAACGTATAATAGCAGGCTCATGGTTTAAAAAACGGGCTAAAAAACGGACTGAAAAATTGGTTAATGATTTAGATATTCTTATTCTTCGAAAAAATGGAGTTAATTTCCGAGTTCATTTAGGATAAAGGCACAAATATGAAAGCATTAGAAAACGTCTGGGATTTGGTTGGTAAATTTACTAAGAACCCAAAATATGTAGAAATTAGTAATTTGGCAATTGAATCTTGGATTGACAAGTTAAAGGAAGTAAAATTAGAAGATGAGGTTCGTCCTCCAAAAGTGACTAACGATGCTGAGTTATTGGAATACGAACTTATAGCTGGTGCAGTTAATTATTGCTATTGGTACGGGTCTCCAAAAGTAAGGCCGTGTGGAGCTAACGCATGGGCTATGTATAGTGTTTTAAATGAAGTGTATGACCCAAGAAGTTGTGATGTTATACCAGACTTTATTTCAGCTTTATCTTTAAATCGGTTCCCTCTTATGAATGAACGCTCATCTCATTTGATGGAGTTAGTTAATACTGATTACAAAGCGATGGCAATGGAACTATACCGATGCAGAGATAATTTGGAGAGTTGTTTAGAAAAAATTCTTGTCTATCCGGGTTATGCAAATGATATGTTTTTGAAACGAGCATCTTTGTTTTTTATGCAAGTTGCAAGACAATCTGATATGTTTGAATCACAAATAAATATGTTGCCAGTTCCCGCTGATTATCAAGTTCCTAAGATGTTAGAACACATGGGAATATTGCAATATAGTGCCGAATTGAAAAAGACTATAGATGAAGGGATACTAATTCCTTCTGGTTCTCTTATGGAGTGTGAGATTCGAGCGTCTATGATTGCTGCGTGTCATACACTTTGTGTGAAATCTAAACAGAATTCAAGCGTTGTAGACTATTGGCTGTGGCTGAACAGGAAATCATGTGATAATAATTTCCATTTGACGATTACTACTGATTACTAGGAATATATTAGTATAGATATTGAGACTTAGTTAGCATACATAGTATATGAAATTAAAACTATCAGAAAAACAACATGAAGAGATAATTAAAAAATATTTAGATGGCGTGGCATCAAAGGCATTAGCCGTAGAGTATAACGTCAGTCAATCAACAATAAATAGAGTTATTTTAAAAAGATTAGGGAGACAAGTTTATAGGCTTTCTAATAGCGATAAAAATGACATTATTGAAAAATTTAAACTTATATGTATCGGTGAATTAGCTAAAGAATATAATGTTCATGAGAACACTATACGTCGTATATTGTTTAATGCTGGTGTTAGAGAAAAGAAATATGAATTTACTACTAATGGTGGGTTTTCAGAGAAACAAAAAAAAGAAATGATTCGATTATATACAAAAGAAAATAGAGGGAAAGATTATATAGCCGGATTATTTAATTGTTCTGACTATACAATAAAATATTGGTTTGAGAAATGGGGAGTTAAAACTATCTCAAGGTCATCTATTTCGAAGAAAATACGTGAAATTTATGGTTCCACAAATGGTTTTACAGGAAAGAAACATACAAACATAAGTAAGTCAAAAATACGTGAATCATTAAAAAAATCTTGGAAAACTGGAAATAGAAAACCAACAATAGGAAAATCTAGGACATATACGACTATTGTTGGAAAAGTATTAGGAAAGTATGAAGTTGCTTTTTTGCAAAAATTTTATGAAAATGGAGAGTCTCTTCCGCAACCTTGTCGAA